CATGTTCTTAAAATCAAATATCTTCATGTTATCTCCTGTAGTGCCTGTGTGTATAGTGTTGCCAATCATGTTGTGTACCCACTGGCCAAAATGTTTTAGAATGAACTTTCTCTATTCTTACATCATGATTGTCTCTTATTAATTCATTGTAAACAGCCGCAACATAATATTCTCCAAACTCGGGTGGCTTAGATAATAATCTGCTAACACTATCATTAAAAATTTCACCATTATGAAAATGATAAAAACCTGTTGTAGCATTATTAGTAGGATGTCCTGCTGTTGTTTTTTCAGTACACATCCAAACTTTATCCGAGTCGTTTTTTGTATGAGCAAAACTATGTCGTTGAGTATCAGTATGAGGGTAAACTGTTATGTAACTTGTATCTGGATTGCCCTTCATTTTATTTTGTAAACTTGTAGTATCCCATTCAAAAACTTGATCGCAATTAACACTAATAAAAGGCTTACTACTAGTCATTACTTCTTTACACTTTTGTAACGTTTCAGCCGCACCACGTGTAGTTTCTTCTATTGTTGTTATACTGCCCATACTTTCTAACAGCGATTTCATAAAAGGATAATCTTTAAGATGTTGCATTTTTACAACAAAATGCCAATCAGCATTAGGCCACTCTAAACTATAATACACATTTTGTATCATAGTTGTATTTCCTGTTCTAATTAAAGGCTTAGGGTAAACATGCCCTGACTCAACAAATCTAGAACCTTCTCCGGCCATTGCTACTACTATATTCATTAGTCTTCGTCCTTAATTTTATTAAGTATCCAAACTCCTGTGAGACCTATGACAGCCATTACAACTATGCCTGTAAATAACAATCCTAGTCCCGATGCTAAAGTAAAAGTTCCCATTACTTGTAAATAAACGGATCTCGTTTTTTGATGTCTTTAAGTTTTTTTCTGTATGCTCGTTCCATTTTGATTCTATTAATTATATCAGTAAAGAATCTCTTTATACGCCTAATCATACTTTTTCTCCTATCTTTTTTGTTACAAAGTTTGCTATGTATTTGTGACCTGCTTCATTTGGATGCCTACAGTCACAAATTAAATCTGGTTTTGTTCTGTTTATTTGCGAAATAAACGACGGTGTATGGTATTTAATTTTTCTTGTTAGTGCTGGATCAAAGTCCGGATCAGTTGGTTCAAACTCAGCACAATGTAACGCCATAAACTGATGTAGTTCGATATTGTTTGCTTTACATATTTCTTGTAAACCCCACATTAAGTTTTTGGTTATTGGCATATCTACACAAGGATGTTTTAGTAATGTCATTGTTTTTGAAAAACTTTCTGGTTTGTAAACATTAGAAGGTGCATCTTCTGTTCTAGAATTTATAGTCCATGTCCAATATTGTCTATCAGTCCATGTAAATCTTTCTACACCGTTTTCGTCATCTATTTCTGCTGGTATAGGAATCTCAGATCTTTCACTACTACTCCAAGCAACTACTATAGCAACATCTGATAAATCGCCATTATAATTTTGTATAAATTCTATTGTTCTTCTATATATTCTAGCATTACTTCCGCCGCCACGGCCGTCATTAATTAACTGAGGTATGTTATAATGTTCTTTAACGTGCCATGGCCATGTGTTATAAAATTTATAACTTTGTTCGTTGGATGGATGTTCTTCCTCTTTTAAACATTCACCATATGTCCAACTATCGCCGTTTGTGTATAAAAGTTTTTTATCTCGCATTGTACCATTTCATAAAGTTGTTAAACACTATTCTATGTCCAGTAGCATTAAAATGACCGCTACCTCTATCGTCAGGATAGTCTTTACTTAATGTACCAAATTGAGTTTCAATTGTGTTGTCTTTAAACTCGTTTTCTAATTCGTGCCACGGAGTTAATAATATCCAGTTTTTAGTTTTCTCGTTTAATCTTCTTAGTTGTAACGATAATAAACTAATATCCTCATGACGTTTTATTTTACTATCGTGTAGTAGTTTAATATACTGTTCAAGTGCTTTTATTCTACTTTCTGGTTCTCTAGACCTAAAACTTTCTCCATTCCAGCAACTTAAGGATGTACCTACCATCATATTGCCTTCAGCGTGTAAAAGTATATTACTACAAGTTTCTGAATTAATTGTGTTGTTAGGGGAAAACGGTAAGTCGGTTAATAGAAATTCTAAGTAGTCTTCGTAATTAAGTTCTTCTAAATTTACAACGTGTTTATTGTTATATACAATACCAGGACGCAACCAATGTAATCTATCTTCGTTAGTAGTACTTATGATATAAAATGTATCCTCGTCATAGTTATCAACCATCCATTGTACCATTAAACTAATAGCAAAGTTACAACACCCGGGCCGTGCTACACTTGTTAATTTGGCACCGAGCTCTGTTGCTATTCTGGCCGGATAAGATGTTTCAAATCTATCTGGGCCTAAACCCATGCCACATGGAAAACTATCTCCTCCACTAACTACTTTTTTCATTCTAACACTCCTTCTGTATTTGGATTACCCGCACCGTTTAATGCGTTTTCTAATTCTTGTTTTGAAGATCCTACTGCCGCTAATGCTTCTTCACATACTGCTGGAAGTTTAACACCGTTGTAAGTATCGTCATATGATTTCCAAAATGCTGTTTGTATATTTTCGTCGACATTATTTTCTTTCATAACAGTAATCATTTTATCTTTAAACTTACTTAACTTTGGAAAGTCTTCTTCGCATACTTGTACTAAACCTCCTGCTGTAGAACCTACAAACATAGCAGAAAGAACATTTGGTATAGCATTTAAAAATAATTCTATCATTGTAACTCTCCTGTTATATAATCTTTAATATAGTCTGCCCAAAGTTTATGCCCTAGTTCATTAGGATGTTGTCCTGTTATAGTTTTATCTATGTCGTGCTTTTTCATATAGCCAAAGAAACTTTGTTGTAAGAATATTTTTTGGTCTAAACATTCCCACATGGTTTTGTTTAATTCATTGCTGTAATGATGATGCCAGCCTGGATAATTTTCTCCTATTTCTGCTTTCTCAAATTCATCATTTATATAACCTGGGTTTTTGTAATCTCTAAAAGTATCTATGTTTTCATCTGCTCCATGTATACCTAAACCTTTATCATAGAATGCTTGGAACATTAACAGTTTAATATTATGTACTTTACATAAGTTTTGTATTGCTGTTACTTGATGTACATATCTGCTAAGTGCTTCTCTTTCGTGCCACAAGTAAGTTACATAAGTTTTAAAGAAACTATTCATGCCTGGTTGTATATAATTAAAGCCACCTTGCTGTGGCCATATAGTTGTCCAGTTAGGGTTACTATGTTTTTTACTAGGATCATCGTATACAAAATCTTTACGTTCTGGACTAGTCCAGCCGATTATAACTGTAAGGTCCCTAGTGTCTTTGTTTATACTAATATAGTTTTCATACAACCAACTTTCAGTTAATCTTAATATGCGGTCGTTACTTGCCGCCGGATAAGATAAGTTAGTTAAACTTGTGCCTAACTCTGTAGCAAGTAACGTAGGCCATATTCTAGGAATACGGTAACTGTTATTTTTTACGTCCCAGTCTTTAATATCCTTAGATAATGTAGGGTCTTTAATTTCGCTACCAAAGGTCCAACTATCGCCTGCTACTAAAATAGTTTTACTCATATTCATATCCTAATTCTTCGTTGTATGTTTTAAATTTTTCAAGTAGTGCTGGCCTTATATCTTTCAACACATCACCTTGTTTATAAGAAGAAGATTTATAACTTGGGTTAAATTTTATTCCAGTTAGTTGTTGTATATAGCAACTTACTTCATTTAGATTTTCATAATTAAATTTCCTAGTATTGCTAGGCATTTCTTCTAAGTCTGGTACAATAACTTTATCCAAAAACTTCTTTTGTACTACGCCACTATCTTGCCATTGTTCCCAGAACACTCTAAAACAATCTTTGTATACTGTGAAACTATGTAGTGCTGTATTAAATTTAGACTCCGTTGTAGGGTGATCCATATTGCTCAAGCCAAATAATACCTCTTCGTCAGCACCTTTTATATCATAGTAACAAAACAAATCTATAGTACTAATAATCATTAATAGGCCGCCCTTATTTCGTCCCAATCTAAATATGGATCTAAATGTGATACACTAGAGCGCCAAAGTGTTTCTCCTAGTTGCGGATTTATCTGTATCATTCTCAAATTATATTTTTGGCCTAATTGATACATTATTGTTCCGGGCGAATACATTGTATCTTCAGGGTCTGTATTACCACCTGTTAAACAATATTGTTGTTTTTGCCACATTACATTATGATAGTATCTGTAAGTGTCACTAATAATATCCATAGCATGACTATTGCCCCAGTAAATTAAATCACTTAATCCGTGTGTGGCAAAATCTGTTAAAACCAAACCGTTGTTTCCTATACTATAATATATACTTCTGTCGACAACAGTATCATATGTCCAGCGTTTATGTATAGGAATTAATAAGTCAAATCTACATTTTATTACAATGTCGTATCTAAAATTATGTTTAATTTCATATTGTCTTTTAAGCCAATTAGATTGCTGTATACTGTATAGCATATTACCTGCGAACCCAGGATGTTTCCAGGGTTTCTCAACAAAACAATCTACTGGATTTAATAACTCGTTAAGTTTATCCCAATCTTCTTGTGGCTGATCATTATTCCAACTGTGATAAAAATGATCCGCTTTTATATTTTCAAAAAACTTTAACAAGTAAGGAACTGCTCGAAGGCCTGTTCGTAATTGTCCACTCCAACATATTGCTATTCTAGGTGATCTCATGGGCGCCTCCGCTATAATGTTTTTCTTCTCGTTTTAATTTTATTGGCATATATGTTTGTATTGGTTTTATATGATTTGCTTTTATATGAAATGATAAAACATGCTCTGGACCGTATTCTTTGTCCGCCCCTCCATCAAACCAAGAACGTTTATACTTAGGAATACAACTATAAAAATCACAAATACGATCATAATCAAAACTTGATGCTGACCAATATACATCACTACATCTATATAGATGATGATGCGTGTCAAACATTTGGTGTATAATATTAACATGCCCCATAGAACACGATGTTAATCTAGCATCACCTTCCTGGACATAGTTGTCAAATCTCATTCTAACACACAAATCATATTCCATAGCAAACTCGCGTTCGTATTGTTGCTTTAAATGACAAGCCATCATTACACCATAAAACTGGCTATGATAGTTAGGATCAAATACTGCCCACTCATGTTGGTCTCTACCTCTGTTAGCAAAGTCAATAGGATCTTCAACTAATATTTTTTTAGGTTTTAATAAATTCTTAACTGTATTAATTTCGTGATTGTTATGAATTTTTTCTTCGTCATCTTTATTAGCATATGCTACTTTATTTGGTGCTGTAGAATTAGTCCAAGTATGTACAAAATAATCTATTTGGTCAACACGTGGGTCAAACATTTTCTCCCAAGTAGGTATACACTCTTCGTATCTTCCTCTTAATTGTCCACTAACACAAATTGCTATCTTCATCCTCTTATATCCTCTGTTGCTTTTCTCATGAACAAGTAATCAATCCATGCTAGGAATCTATCTTTGTTGTTCTTGTATGTCCAAAACACTTCACCCAACCATCTGTCTGCGATCCTTTGAGGTGTGTAATCTGATATCGGGGACTGTAAACTAAACATCTTACAGTTAGATTCCTTTTCCCAATACACAACACCTGTTTCATCAAACTCATCATCCCAGAATTCTGCTTCTGATACTTTACTACCGTCAGGTAATGTTACCATTAAATCTTCTTGTGTATAGTGAAAGTGTTGCTTCACACATCTTACTAATTCTTCTTGATACGCTCTTTCTTCTATACGTGATTCCCAACCATCATATAGTGTAATTATTTGGGTAATAATTAATAAGGGTACAGCAAATCTTGTTGTAAACTTATTCCAAAACCCTTTCATTCTATAACTCCAATGTAATCACTACAAACACCGTAGCAATTTTTATATATTTTTAATTCTTCTTCAGTTGGTTGTTCCATATGACATGCTACTGACTTTGGTGTGTAAGTATTACAGTCAGAGTGTGTCCAAAAATAACCGTTGCTTGTTAATGTAATATCATCGCCCTGGTGCCAAAAACAATGTATGTCGCCTTCGTTCATCATAAACTCTAGTGCTTCAATGTTTTTAGCATGGCACCATAAGCCATTAATCTTAAGCATATTTCTATTTACTGAATACGTCGGGCGGTCGTGTCCAAGTTGAACATGCCCATTATGAACCCATACGTCTATCTCAACATCAAATCCTTCTGCTAATGCTTCAAAAATATAATGCGGACTATTTTCTCTTTCAGGATTAGGTCCTATTAAATTTCCTCTATGACTAATTTTTCTCATAATACCCAATTCCAAATTCCTCTTAAAGCAAGTAACAAATACATTACTTCCATTAATGCTCTGGGCGTGTCTTTATCTTTTATGCCCATGTATATCCATATACTACAAGAGAACACAGCAATAGTCCATCCTATCCATTGTACAGCAGGATCACCACCACTTAAAATAAATGCCCCCACCATGGCTAGTATAAATCCTATCCATCTCCAGCCATCTATTTCTCTGTAGTATCTTATTTTCATTATCCTACAAAAGCCTTTTCTAAGACAAATGTTCCTTCTTCTTTAACACTACCTTCTTTCCAGCCACGTGCTTCTAAATATTCTTTCATCTCTAAATTAAATGCCATGCTACCACACAGCATAACTTTATCATTTTCAGGTGTTGCTTTGTTAAACACTACACCATCTTTAATTAAGTTTGTTATTCTTCCTTTGTATTTGTGTGTCACACCTTCATAATTTACAGGCTCTTCTCTTGTATACGTTGGTATAAAGTTACAATTAAATGTTTCTATAATATGGCTAAATGATTCTTGATCTTCGTGTGTTCCGGTTGTCCAAGTAACATATATGTTGTCATAATGCTCGTACGTTTCAGGATCTCTCAAGATACTCATAAACGGAGCAATGCCTGTTCCGGTCCCCATAAGCCATAAGTTTCCTCCTAGTGCTACATTAGAGATTGTTAATGTTCCTGTAGGCTTTTCGCCTACAATTAATTCATCACCAACTTTAATATGTTGTAGTTTACTTGTTAATGGACCGTCTGGTACTTTAATACTATAGAACTCTAAAAACTCATCATACGGTCCACTAGTAAGACTATATGCTCTCATTATTGGTTTATTCTTTTGTAGTTTTTCTGACCAATTGTCTATTCCAATCATTACAAACTCGCCTGCTCTAAATCTAAATGTTCTAGGACGCTCTGTTCTAATTTTAAATAACTTGTCTGTGTAGTGTTCTACTCTAGTTACTTTTAAGTTCATTAAAAATGTCTCCATTGTATATTCAAATGCTTATGTTCAATGGCTCTCATTTTTTGTTTCCATGTATCCATTAATGCCCTATCCCATTGTGCTTGTTGCTCGTCATTCATATTCCATGGACCTGGCTTTGTCCATTCCCATGTTTCATCTTTTTCTATACGATTTTTTAAACAGTCAAATCCTACTGTATGAATTATTGTGCCGCCTAGTTCAACAGCATATTTCATTTGTAGTGTGCCTGTTATGTCGTCATCGTCTGCTTCTTCTGGAACAATAAAGTTTTCTTTATCATTCCATTTTGTAATAATTTTTCCTTTGTATTCTTCACTTAATAATTCTGCTGGCTGTTTATCTGCTACAGCAATAAAATCTAAATCATCAAATCTTTTGTACTGCCGTTTAGTTCCTATCTTGTAATGGTACGGCCAGGCAATAACGTGTAGGTTATTTTTTAAACTAACACCATTTCCTATACATAGGATTTTCACTTGACATCTCTTTCAGTTAACATAACTCCGTATCTAGTTGGATTTTCATAAACCATCTTAAACCACTTACTAGCATCAGCATCTAAGTCAGCAATTCTAAATTGTAAGTGCTGTCTTATTTTAACACCGTAATCATGTATTGCTTTTTTACGTTTAGATGGATCTTCAAATTCATGTAATACTTGTTTTACAAAAGTCTGCATATAATCATAGTCGGCGATTAGTGTATGATCTTTTCGCTCCACATTAGTTTCGTATGTTCCCATTCTAGCGCCAAGCAATGCCCAGTCCCCATATTCAACATCAAGTCCAACACTACACCAAATAGATAATCTGTGTAAGTTTTTCCAATGATTTTTTTCTAAGTATTCCCATTTATCAGGAAGTTTGCCTTGATCTAAACTTAACTTAATACCTTCTCTATAGCCACCCCTAAATGCTTGTTCAGGACTACCATTAACACATACATCACTCATTGTATCTGCCATTTGGAAATATGTTACCATCCAGCAAAAGTCTACAGCATCTTCTACTTCCTCTGCTTTTTCATGACTTTTCATATTAGTAATGATGTGTTTAGGCCAAAGTTTAACACCCCCGTTTCCATATGCTAGACCGTTGATAACATTATGTCCACACCAACTGAATACATAGTCCTTTTGTACTTCGTCATCTATTTCTAATACTTCATCAAAAAATTCTTTTCTTACCCTATTATCGCCGTCAATAGTAAACACTCTATCTGTTTCACTAATTTGTCCTGCTTTATTATGTGCGGCATCAAAGCCTTTAACACCATGTACACGTTTAGCCCATGGGCATTTACTTTTTAAATCAGCCCAGTTCTTTTCAGCATTGGGTTCGTCGTATGAGATGTACACGACATCAAAATCACTTACTTTATATTGTTTAATCATGAGTTGTCCTATAACTTACTAACATATCTAAATTGTATCTGGATATTAATGAAATGTCTTTGCTACCTAAGTAACTGTCAATATCGTACTCGTACTTTCCGGATGCTTGTATAGGTATGCGGGTTAGCATTACTGAATATTGACCTTTTGGGGTTACCCAAAGCATTTTTCTGTCAGGCAAATTACCATTAGATTCTAGTGTTAGTTTTCTAGTATCTGGATTGTATTCGAACTTAAAGAGACGCTTTGGGTTGTATTCATTTATTACATGAACACGGTTAGTTGATGCCATAGCATCAGCACTAATATTTATTATCTGAGGAGGAGACTGCCCTGTATCTACCATCCAACTTTTTATACTAGTATTAGATAATTCTATAAACTTATCTCTGCTAATACGAATATAATGATTGTCTTTGTACTCATCATTCTCGTTTGGAGATAATGCTATAATTTGGCCGAAGTCGTTGTAATAAATTCTATGTTGACTTGCTTTAGTAGTTTGCTTAACATTTACATTAAACAATTGATCTACGAGTGCTTGTACGTCTTCTTGCTTCATAGCAGTCCCTCAAGTCGTTTAATATGATCATCTGTTAGCCAACCTTTTACATGATAATGTAGTGGCTTTGTTTGTAAATAGTTATTAATAAAACATCTACCATTTTCGTCCCATGTATCTGTTAAGTAGTCAGTCCAGTTAACATCTTGTACTTTATAATCTAATAAGCCTTGACATTTTGATTTTAAATGTACAAAAGTAAAACTAGGAATAGGTTTAACTTTATCTTCCCATTCTAATAACCTAATAGCAAGTCCGTATACTTCATCTGTCGCCGCCCAACGTTTTTTGCTATGTCTAATATATTCCCAACTGTAGTCGTCCCAGTTTTTAAATATATCTTCGCACATATTAAAAAATTTTCTTGCTTCTTTGCTTTGCCTAAAATAAGTTAAAGCCGCGTATCCTCTGTATAAATTATTTCTAGTAAATGCTTGGCTGTAATAACTTACGTTTGCTTTATGTCCTTTAAATGTAACAGGGTTATTACACATTTGTACAGGAAAACGTCTTCCTAATATAGTCCACCAGTCACTGTGATCATGTGTAAACAACATATCAGCATCTAAACAAATAGTTTCTTTGTAAGGTGTCATATGGTATGCTTTCCACCAATTGTGTAGTTTCCAGTTATGAGGTAATGCTTCGTCTGTCCAAGGAATTGTAACAATCTCGTCAAACACTTCTTTATAGTTTTCTGGTAAACGTTTTTGATCTTCTTCTGTCATGCCAACTGCTAAGAATGGTGCTTCTATTTGACTTGCTTTTAAACTTAATGCTAAAGCATAAGCCATTCTAGGATAATCGCCAAACTTCTCGCTGTATTGTGCTATAGTAAAGAAGCCTCTCTGTCTTTTATATTCTCTAGCCATAAAGTTCTATAAACCTATCGTAATTATTTTCTATTTCAATTTTGTTTAGCAAGTGTACATTTGTATCTTTTAATCTAACAGGACCTTCGCTTGTATTAAGTGTTATACTTCCTTTGCTTATATCTATGATATTTTCTGGGGAATAACTGTTAATCTGTCTTGTAGGTAATGATTTGATCCATCCGTCAGTATAGCCGTTCATAATATGCGAAGCAATCGCGGCTGTTATATCATTTCTGTAAAATGTATAAGGACTAGCAAATGTTGTACTGTAGAAATCGTTGTTTTCTTTTATTTCTTTTGCTATAGTAAACCAGTCTTTTGTTTCTTTACATTTTCTAAAATAACATACAGTAAACCAGTGTATATTAGGAAAGCCGTCTGTAATAACTTTTTCGTAAATATGTTCTTGGTGTTTACTAGGTAATCTACTATCAGTATTCATTAACATAGGTTCGACACTACCCCATACATTGTTTAATACTGAATTTTGTATTAAGTAATCACTGTCTATTAGTATAGTTTCATCGTATGGTGATAAATCGTAAGCAAGTAATCTGTCTAAATTATACCAAGTAATTTTTTCTGCTTTATTATTAACATATACTGCTCGTTTATTAGCATCAATATTAATGTCATCTAAGTATATTACTTTGTCCCATATGTCGCTATCTACAAATTCTTTTGTTCTATAGTTTGTATAGTCTTCTTCTAATGTAATTAGAGAAGCAGGAACTCCAAGGAAATGCTTGGCCATAGTAGCGGCCACTTCTGCTTGTTTTATATAATTAAATTGCTCGTTGTTTTTAGCAAATATTATTACGCCTTTAGTCGTCATATGTTAATATCTCTTCTACACTTCTTGCTGTTACTATTTTTCGTTGCTCTGCTAGAGCTCTATTTTGTTCTTGAACGTAAGTATCTAATATCGATGTCATAAAAGTTTTAACTTCTACTTCGATTGGATTATTGTTTCTGTCATCAATGACAGCATTTTCATAACCTTTACGTTCTAGTAAATCTAGTAAGTTTAGTAATGTAGGATTGATATTAAACATACCACCGTTATAACCAATAGTAAGTCTCTCATCTTTGAGTTCTTTTAATAGTTGTAATTGATTATTTTGTACTTGTCGGTAATTTGCTTTTTTGAATAGTTCTGTAGTTTCTTTGTTCATTGAGATTTCCTAGATAAAAAAAATAGCGAGTAGTTTTTACATACTCGCTATTATAACACGTTAGGACTATAGTGTCAAGTATTTTTTAGAATGAATCTGTTGTAGCCCAACCTGGATTAGCAGGAGTATAAACACTTGATTTTCTTATGGCAAAAACCGCGTTAGTTCCTGACTCAACAGTATCAACTGTACTTGGAGATACAGCCGTATGTTGATCGTCTAATGTAATTTGAAAAGTAATAACTCCAGCACCGTCGTATTTTGCTTGTACTAATACATCGTTAGCCGCATAAGCGCCTGAACCAATGTTAGTTCCTTCAAAAATTGTTTGGTATGATGTAGTTAGATCGTGAAAACCTATTGTAGTGCTAGGTGTTCCAGCGTTACCAGTTCGTGTAGTTCCTGTGTAACCCATCTTAATTGTGCCTATTGAAGTATCAAAAATTGTATTCCAGTTAGTTGACTGATCAGTTGTTGCTGTTGGTTGGTCCATTGTAATATGTAATTCGCCACCAGTGTTAAAAAATCCTCTAGCCGCATTATTATCTGCGAAAGTACAAGTTACGTCTGTGTTAATAGCCGCCGTACCTGCTTCTCCACCCCAGTCAGCACTTCTTGTTGAAGTGTGTTGAGACGCTACAGTAGTTTGTTGTCCTGTGTCTACGTTTTGGTAGTTTGTGTCAATGTCAGTAACTGCTGTACTTAAATCATATGAGTAAGAAGCACCGCCAATTGTTTGAGATCCGTCAAAAGCGTGGATATCACCACCTGTTGCTGGATATCCTGTGTCTGAACCACCTGGTATAGTTACTGATGTACCTTGGTGTGTTGCCGCGTTGTTAACAGCCGTTAATAGTGCTGTCCAGTGTGCCGCTGTAATTTGGTCTGTTGCTGATACTGATGATAGCGTAGATTGGTTGTAACCCTTAGTGCCTGAACCGACACCAATGACGCCATTTACAGTAGTAACAAAAGAATTATAGTCAGTGGCTGTAATTGTGTTACCTGTCGAGTATGCCATAGTATTTTCCTTTTAGTCCTTTATGTTATATTAATTAATTATCACAAATGCTTCGATTTCACCAACTTCATGAGTATTTTTGTCTTGAAGTGCTCTACCTATACAATTGAAATATGTTGCTTCGCCTTTTGACGCGGCCCTTGCCATACCATCACCGGCACTCACAAGTCTATCACCTTTTTTAACTGTACCTATTACTTTTACAGGCACCCTTCCGCTTACTGCTACAGCAGGGTGGCTGGCGTTGTCACCTGCTTTAGAATTCATTAAGTATGCTGGTGCTGTTGAAACAACGCCAAATACTGTATCACTTAATTCTTCGTTTACTTTTGTAATCTCTTTAGATCCGCCCAATGCTACTATAGTACCAGGTGCTACTGGACTGTCAATAGCAAATCGCTCTGCCAAGTCAGCATATTGTGCCGAAGTACTTTGTCCTTCAAACGTTGTAGCAAATATTTGATTAAATTTCTTAGTACTGCTACCTAAATCTCTTGTGTTGTTATTATCAGGTAATAAATCACCTTGTATAGTAGCACTACCGTCTCTTAATAATGTTGTACCACTTGCTGAAAGTTGGTTATCAACATATTGTTTTGTTGCGGCACCAAGTGCCACTGCTGGATCTCCTGCTAGTATCACTCTTGATGTAGCACCGTCAACTGTTAATGCTGTAGTTGGAGTACCACCGTCGTTAACTGATACAATAATATCACCATCTGATGTATTATTTGATAATGTAACGTTGCTACCTGCAACACTTATTCTGTAATCGTCGTCAGCACCTACATAAAACCCTGTGTCATTTTGTACTTTAAGTGTACCTGATGTTGTTTCGTTTGAATTACTAGTTAAGTAATTTGCCGCCGCAACACCTCCTAATGAGTCTGCGTTTTCCGCTGTTCCGTTCCATTTTGCTGAAGCAAGTGTGGAGTTAACTGTGTAACCTTGCTTAATTGTAGCAAATCCTGATATAGAACTGTTTGGTGTAAACGTAGCATCTTTAGATACTATAGCAACTGTTGTATCATTTACCCATATCTTAACAACAATGTGTGCCGCCGCTGATGTATCTGTAATTGATACAACTTCAGGTCCTGATTGTCCAGCACCTGATGTAGTAAGTGGACCAATTGTTGTCCAGCCACTACCATTATAAACTTTTAATTGGTTATTAGTTGTATGCCAAAATAAGTCACCTACAACGCCCCCTGCTGGATCAGAAGAGGCTGATGTAGAACTTGAAACTGTTTTAAAAGCAGATCCAGTGTATACTTTAAGTAAACTGTTGGAACTGTCCCACCATAGTTGGCCAGCAAGTGGCGCCGATGGTGCCGATGTGTTTGAGAAATTCTCTAATAATTTTACAAAGTTTTCGTTTAGCAATTCGCCGTAACCAGAGTAGTTTTTACCTATAAATTTAATATCGGTAGAACTATCTATTGTTCCGTCGCTTACGGTTGCTAAAACGCCTCCGTTTGTTTTGTTAACTGTATATGCCATTCATGTTCTCCACTAACATTATTTATATATTTATCGTTTAATTCACACTTGACAGATTAGTTAAAGTTTGAATTCTTACAGTATATTCAATCTCAATTAAACGATTTAAGGACTTTTGTACAGGGTGAAACACTACATGAGTTAATAATTTACCTGTATTAACTGTGCCTGCCCAGCTCTTTAATCCTAATTCATCAAATACATAAGTTCCGTCAAAATTATTTGTATTATCAAAAGCAGATTGCCCACTTGGTTCACCGTAATCTAACAAACAACTTACTACGATATCTGTATAAACAGTACCTTCAACGTGAGATGTTGTTATTTTATTACGAGCTGAATCAGTATTTAATGCTGATAAATCGTCAACTACTTTATAATAAGTCTGATTATATAAACTACTATTAGTACCACTGCTATTAGCAGGTTTATATGTAATTACTCCAGTAGGATCAACACTAGTACCACCGTTTCCTAAACATAATTCATGAATAAAACCGGTTGTTTTATTAGCAATAGATAACGCTAATGCTTCACTCATATTTTCATAGTGAATAGCATTACGTTTATTGACAAATTCTTCACCAGTTTTAGGGTCAAATATTCTAATATGACCTTCTACGCTTACATTTCCTGTATCGTCTGGCTTATTGTTTGTGTTTTCTTTAGTATTGTTTTTCATATCTTTATCTTTTTCTGCTTTATTCATATATTTAGCTCTTTGTGTAAGTTGGTTCCTCAAGTAAGAAACTTGCTTGTACTGTAGTTGAATTTTGTAACCCTAATCCGTCACTAGCATTACTTCCTGTTGTATTATACCATGTTTTTTCATGAGCTGATGGTATTTCTTGCCTATTGCTAATATCTATAACAAGGCTATTATTTGGGTGACTACTAGGTACATGTGTTCCACTAGTGCCACGTCTAAGCCTTTTAATTTTATTGTTTATATTATCTATTTCTAAGTATTCAATTCGTTCACTGCCAATCCAAATAACGCCTGGAATATTAGAACTAATGTCAGGTACGGTTAATTGAGATACTTTGTTCAATGATATTTCTGTGTCTGCTGATAAAATGTCTGCTGTTGTTATTGCTGAATGTCTGTCAGACAATCTGTAATAATGATTTTTATCAAATAAGTCTTTAAAGATTTTAAAGCCAATTGCTGGCTTAATAGTTTCTTCTGTAAATTGTGTTACTATTGTAATATCTGATGCTTGTAATGTATCAGAAAATGCTATTTTGTTTCCTACGAGTTTATAATCTTGGTTTGGAATCATTTTAACACCGTTCTTAGTAACCCATAAGTAAGACATATTAGTTGGTGTCTTAAATATATTAAACTCTGCTATGTTAACAACACTTGCTGTAACGGCATCAAATGCCACAGATTCAAATCCTCTAACATCAAAACCAATTTCAGTTGTAATAGCATTAGATGATCCGCCTTTAAACGTTTCAGTTGTCATTTTTAAATTATTATGATTGTTAAATGTTGTTACAACAATCTTATCGCCGCCACTAAATGTACCGCCTGTAATATTTAATGTTGTAGCATTACTTAAATTATAATCAGCACCAGCAGTAACTTCAACATCAATTTTTGAATTAGGTGCCGGAGCCTCATCTAACTGAACTGCTTTTATTGTGCTATCTGATCCTGTAACAATAGTATATGCTGTAGTTTGTACACCATTAATATAAACCTTTGTGCCACTCTTTGTTAATGTAGCATGATTAATATCTGCTGACGTAGTTAAGTCGTATGTTGCTGAACTACTATCATTTGTTAAGTATGTAAATACCGGTGGGCGTAATCTAGTTCCATTAAGCTCAACAATAATTTTATCTGTTCTTGCTAAGTCAGTATCTGAACCGTCTGTTAATGTAAATGTCTTAGCACCTGATGTCCATGTAAACTCGTCTACTGTTACTTTACTGTATGTTCTTGTAGCACTTGAAGCCACATCGAAGAACATAAACCTAACATTGTCGCCGGCACCTAATGCTGATGCTGGCGTCCATAACGTACTATCGCCACTTTCTGTTAGGGCACCTGTTGTATTAGAAACACCATTAATTGTAATAAAGTATTGCTTACTTGTTATTAGTGAATATTTTATTGGTAAAATAACACTAGAAGTACTAGAATATGCTGTAAATTCATAATCAAGTAATACAGAGTTTCCTGTGTTTCCAAAACTTGTTAATTCAATTATTTCGCCTACCGCAGGTGCTGTGTTGAACGTTACTGTCTTTAATGTCCAATCAATTGTATAATCGGTACTGGCTTTTCTGCCTCCTAATTTTGACCAAACAATAACTTCTTGGTCTGTTCCTGTTTTGTCATCGCCAAATTTAAATACCTTGTTTGCTCCATCACCTTTATAGTTAATAGCATAGATCGGAAATCCTAATGCCCCGTCGCTGTCTGTATCTGTACTTGGAGACGTTCGTACATTAATACTTAAACTATCAAATACTCTACCCGGTACAAACTCTTCTGGAGCATGTGAACTATAGGCGTCAACAAACTTGCTACTACCGTCAATAATAATATCTTCAGGTCTTAATCCTAGTTGTGTATCATTAAATTTGCTTTCTAAATCTAAATCTAAATTTCTAGAACTTAAAACAAATCTACCATCGCTGTCGACATCATAATTATCAAATGCTTTATTGTCAAATTTAGATTTGTCAAATCCAGGTTCAGCCGAAAATAGCGGGCCTTGTACTTTTGTTCCTGGGTATGTAATGCCTTTAAATATTGTTCCTAAATCTACAGCATCACTTCCTGTTTCTGGATTATAGTATGCCATTGTTCTGTCCATAGCATTATTAAATGTGTTATCTGCTTTAACTGTTAACTTGTCGCTATCAAACGACGCTCCAGATGTAAAGTTTTCATTAACTGTGTATGCTTCGTTATTATATTGAATAATATCACTAGTTGTGTAAGCAGTATTTTTTGCCCATGTTTTAACATCTGAACTAAATTTGATTCTGTCAAATTTTAATGTCTCTTTTATTTTTCTAGTTTTAGCATTTCCTAGTACAGGATGTATAATAGCATCAGTTGTAGGGCTACCGCCGGATACTGTTACTGTTGGAGGTTCAGTATAACCACTACCTTTGTTAGTCATTGTTACTACATCTATATGATTGTCTTTTATTGTACATGTTGCCGTAGCAGTAACGCCTCCTGCTATTTGTGGTGCTGAGAATGTTAATACAGGTGCTGTTTGATATCCTATCCCCCAACGTGATAATCGTACACTATCAACTGAGTATGTATAGTTTTCTCTCCACATTTTATAAGCATTGCTATTTTCTATTGTGTTACTATCGTGGCTTTTTTCTTTATTAGGTGATCTAAATGTTTTAGTAATTTGGTCATAAGTCGAAGGTAGGTCAAAGTCCGAAACGTCACTGTCATATGTTTCTTGTTTGTTATAACCTAACACATATTCTCTAATCTTTGTGTGATAAGGTTTTACTTCGTTAATATAATTTTTAACAAATTCTTGGTTATCTCTTTGATATGTAGGAAATTGATCTAATGCTCTTAAGTTATGTTTAACTTGAACAAAACTTGTTTTAAAAATCCAATCAACATAGTTTTGTTCTTGAAGTACAAACTTTAACAACACAAACATTAATTTGTTATGTTCATTTTGTAAATCGTTAATTAGTATTTGATTTTTAATAGAGTCAATAATATTTCTAGTTTCTATTTGAGGCTCAGTATCCATTAAGTTAAAGTCATACCCATCTGTATCAAATCCGTAATTAGTTTTGACATAATCGTATAAATTATCACCAAACTTCAAAGTACCGTTTTTTTGACCTATAAGATTATGTTTTCCATCTTCCTTAACATATAAATCCCAACTATCACCAGTTGTAATTTTAATAATACTTTTATCTGCTATTACACTCTCGTTTTCGTATACTTTATTAAAGTCGGTATAACGATAATCAATGTTAGTATCTACTGTATAACCTGGTTCATACCAGTCTATGTAACTCCAAAACTTTTTAGTATCATAACTTTGTGTTCTAGTTCTCAACCATGTGCCGTCACTTTGTAAAGTGTGTATACCCCACCTGCCGTTTACTTCTGAATCTGTTTCAACTAAGGCATTATAACCTATGTCTTTAGTTGCTACTCTAATATAAGATAATTCAGTTAACGTTTTAACTTTTTCATCATATGTGCCTGACGTCGATAGGGGCAATGCCTCTTCTTCATTTAATAGACTAAAGTCTAAGTTATCTACTATATTATACTTTTTAATAACAGCATTTACATACGTTAGGTATTCTTTTAAAGCAAGGTATCTATTCATAAACACACCTTGTCTTGGTCTTATTTTAATACCGTACTTGTCGCCTGCACTAAGATTAATGTCAGGAACGATGTTACCTGTCTTATCTGCTCCTGCTAAACTGTCTTTAATTTTATTAAATAAATCTTCCGGGATTTCGAGAGTCGGACTACCCTCAGGTATTAATTCCCATTCTGTATGTAGTATCTTATCATTTGGTTTTTTATCATACTCTACTGCTAGTACTGTATTTGTTGCTTCTAAATATCTAGATACATTAACTAGTGCTAATTGGTTATTTCCAATAAACTGTATAAATGGTCCACCGTTTGTTGTAGGGTCTTGGATAAGTTTTACAATACCTTCAGTACTTAACGTTTTATCAATGTTAATCTCAGTTATACCTGATGCCCAGAAGTAGTACGTTGTTTCTAAGTTATTAGTAGCATTATTAATTTTGTCAACTTGTACATAAGCATCATTGCCATATTTCGCAACACCTGGGGTATAGTTAACAGGAGGCACATCTGATGCGACCCATTGATAAATTCCTATTTTACTTCCAGGAAATAATCCTCCCCAAAATAATGATTTGTAATCTGCATCACCTTGTTCGTAATTAATAAATTTAAGTTCACTTAAATCCCACCAAATCTTTCCAATAAATGATTCAGCAATCCACGGATCATCTCCATTGTTGACTTGATGTACTCCGGTGCTATAATTATATACAGCAGGATCCCATGATGTTTTATAATCAATGTTTTGTTCTGCTTCACCTAATATTTTACCTTTAATAGGATCAATATAATCTAAGTATGCTAAAATATTGTTTGTACTTTTATTATATAAGAATGCTTTATTAATCCTGTCAATATCAACTAATGCTGTTTCTCTTTCGTCGATGCTAAACAACTCACCTGACTTGCCGTATCTTATAATTTTACCTGTGTTCTGTGTATTGCCATCATCTTCCCATGGTGCTCCAACATAAACTGTATCATTACTAATTGCTATACTAGAACCAAATTTATCATTAATAGATGTATTGTTTGTGTACAAACTATCTGCTTCAACCCAATTCTTTCCTAATTTTTGGAATACGTGAGCCGAACCTGTATAATATGTTTGAACAGTAAATCTAGTGCCACTGCCATCAAACAATGTTTTTTTGTTGTCTATTGTTGTGTAAACACGAGTTGACCCGCTTGGGCAACCAACAACTAATAAGTCATTATTTCTGCTAACTCTAATAACTTCGCCAAACTTATGTCCACTAGTAATTTCTTGATTCAGTGTAATGTCTGTTGGTGTAGTAAAAGGTTTCAACCCAATGTCTTTGTATATAGTGCCTGTTACTCCTGGGGTGATATCGATAGTATTTAATACTCCAGAACTATGGCTAACACTTAAAATTTGATTAGGGCTATCACCTGTAACTGTTGATGTAATGCCCGGTATATTAGCATTATTAATATCTGTTGATATTGACTCAATAGTAGTTCCTGATGCTGTAACTTTATACCCGTTTATATAAAAACTTTCACCTGCGTTGTATGATGAAAATCCTTCTTTCTCTGAAGATAAAATTAGTTTGCCTTGGTTTATCTTTTGATTTCTTTCAAATACTTGTATTAATCCTGAATTTTCTATAACACCGTCTGCTTCGGGAACACCAACATAAATTGTTTGACCTGCTTCATCTATTTCTATTGCTGATGATCCAAATTGTCCATTTTCTTGTCTGCCATTGCCACTTGGTATAATTGTTTGTAATGATAGCCATTCATTTGTCCATATTGCTATTTCATCATTTGATTGCGGTGCTGATGTAAACGTAAGCGTATTGCCGGATACTGTCCATAACACAGCACTATCTGAACCGATACTATCAATTGGTGTTCCGTTTTGGTAAACAATAACACCAGTTAGATCTGACACGTCAACTGTAAATGCCTTTGTTGTTCCATCGCCAGTGAAACATTGCCAGTGCCTTGTTTTAATTTCAGCGGCGCCCATGTTTGTTGTAGTAACAGATCCTACAGTTGTTGTATTAGGAGCACCAATAACTAAATGTCGACCGTTACTATCTAAACTAATACTCGCACCGTAGTCAGCAGTTGTTCCTGTAAATGTTTTTGCGAGTCTCCAACCGCCTAAGTATGATATACTGATTGCTGTGCCATTCGCAGGAGCACTAGTAAATGTAATTGTTCTAGTGTTTGCGTTGTATGTAAAATCTCTAGTAGCCATTTGCTCAGTTGAATCTAAGCGAATATATAATTCTGAGGCTGATGTTATTTTGCTCCACCAAATGTCTAATACAAACTCTGTTGTACTACCGTCGCCTGTGGTGTTGTAAGTGCTTTCTCCTGACACGGCCATTCTATTGTATAAAAATACTTTTTTATCACCTGGTGCCGAAACAGCACACCATAATTCATTAGCACTCATTTTTACAACACTACCAAACTTAGCACTTGTTGTTAATCCTGTTGGCTGGTCGATAGTTCCTGGCAAAAATGTGCCACTTTTTGAATCGTAATAATAAAATAATACAGCACCTTTATTGCTATCAGTGCCTGGTGCTCCAACTACTATCCAACGCTTGCCGTTGTCCCATTCTTCATATTTTCCTAGGAAATCTTCTCTAAACATTCCTTGTACTTGCTTATAGTCTGTTGTTGAAGGTGGCTTTGTCCAAACCGGAGCGCCTGTACTAACGCTGGCACCTAATTCTAAAACTCCATTAACACTATTATTGATTACGGCATTTTGTGATAATTCTGCAGGATTTGGAGTATATATTTGTATTCTATTTTGTGATTTTTGTCCAACAACTAGCCATTGATTATCCATGTCAGAACAAATAGCATCGCCAAACTCTTCATTAGCAACTCCAAGTAATGGTGTAAGTGATTGTTGCTGAGTAAACTTTGTATTTTTCTTTGCTACAAACCAATAACCTGCTTCATCTTTGTCTACATAAAACTTGTCGTTTGTTTGCCATCCTAGTTTAGGTGCTGTAATTTGCTCACCGTCTTTAAATCTAATACTTTTAAATTTTAATAATACACTAGAACCTGCTTCTGAATCTTTACCTGATTCACCACCGCCCATTGTTGTAAATGTTGATGTAGTTGGTACTGTTTGAATAGTATATACACCATTTCGTAGTAATTTAGTATCATCTGTGTGGAACCCTTTAACAACAACAATATCACCTATTTGTAATGAATGATCATCTGCGGTTGTCCAAGTATAAGTAGCACCTGTTGTTCCACCGTCACAGTTAGTAACTTCTATAGAAGTAGTATCTAAATATTTCATATCCCAATCGCCAGTTTCATCTTCTGCGACCCAAAGGGTATAACCTACATTCATGTCAGGTGTTAAATCTTTTAATGTATCTGTGTCTTTGTTGTAAAATAATGTAGCATCAGCATCTGTTAATTTAGGGTATCCAGCATTTGGATACAAGTCGTCATAAAACACATTGTCCTTATGTCCATCAACATAATTTTTCCTTACTGGAACCCAGTCATAACTTATATCTGCTGGTGCTTTAAATAACTCACTTGTTAGATATTCAGTCTTGCTGTCAACACTAGACTTTTCTTGTGTTGTGTTAAGTGTTGTAATAGGTTGTGGATTATCTATAAATCCTTCTTCGTTTAGTTGTATTTCAACTCTAGAGTTTAAGTCAGTTGCTCCGTATTCAGCATTTCTAATAGCCCACTCTTCATAAAAATTAATGTCACTACTAATTTTATCAAACTTGCTTCTAATTAATTTGTTAACAGCATTTGTTGTACCTTTTTCTTGTAACATTCCTTGATAAAACTTAACTTGGCTAACATCATCCATGCCAATTTGATTGAAGTATTCTCTATTTTGATAGCCAATAGAACCCTTGCCATACTTGTCTGTTTCGCTTTCTAAGTTAACAGCATTAATGTCGTAAAAACTTTCAAAGTTTTTACCTAATGTATCAAAGTTAGGAAGTAATCCTATTTTAAATGAATCAGTTTGTGTCCAGTTTTCATATACAAATTTATTTGAGCTTGTATGTGATACTGAACTTGTATATAACCTGTCTCTAAATTTAACAATGTCACCTCGCGAATAGTTTGTATTTTCTACCCAACCAGGAACGTTGCCATCATTGTAAATAAATCCTTCTGCTGATAAACTACCATCCCAGCCACCTGTTTTATTTCCTACTATTCTTAGTCTATATTGTCTGTTGCCTAATCCAGGCTGGTATATTACGTCATTAAATCTTGTCACATTGTTAAACACTAAAACATGTTCATACTCAACAAGTTTAGCATTAACAAAATAAATGCCTCCGGCAATTTCATTTGGTGTTAATTCAAATTCGTTGTCTTGCCTGTTCATTTTATACGAACCCGGTCTTAGTGGTTCATAGTTAGCGTTTAATACATTTGTCTCGGCTTGACTGTTAGACAAAGTATCAGCAACACCCATTGACGTTAAGCATCTAACTCTTAGTGAACTAGGGCTTATTGTAATAACTGACCCTGGTGTCCAGCCTTGCCCAGACCAATGAACAAATTCCTTAACACTCATCGTCCAGTTTGCTACAATTTTTTGTGTACCAAAGTCTTCCATTCTATTATCAAAATCGTAACCACTGTTTGTCAAATATTTTTGGTAAGAGAACAAGAAATTTGCTACTTCTTGTTTTGTATCAAACGAAGTTCCGTAAGGAATAGATTCCTCTTCTGTAGAATAATCTTCGTATTCTACAACACGATCGTCGTTAACATCATGTATTTTAAAGTTGCCGTTTTCTATAGGCTTGTGAATAGTAAATCTTGGATTATTTAAATTATAACCAAATACAGTATATCCACTAGCATTGCCTTGAATAATTACACCACTGTATGGTATAGTTTTAATTGGGCCTGTTTTATGTAAATGGATAGCGTAGTCTTCATCTGGTACATAAACAGAGTTACTTGTACTAGTTGGCGACACTTGTTCTGCTAATACTTTAATAAGTTTTTTATCTGTATAGCCTTCTAATTTGTGTACCAATTTAATATCTAAGTTTTTAAGTATGTCTGTTAAATTTGTTTGTACATCTACATTTAACCAACGTAAATAATCGGCAATATAGTTTCCACAGCCCTCGTATCTTGTAGTAGAAGTATCAACTTTTAAATCCGAAGGTGTTTGACGCTGGTTAGTTGATGTTAGCACTAACTGATCAGTTAATGCTCCTCTAACTATTTGACTTTTATTAAACAGTTGACTAAAGTATTCTGCTGGCCTAATTAGTGATAATAAATGTTGTACACTAAATGGGTAACTACTAGAGTTTTTCCAAGCAATTTCCGGCGGAGCACCGTCTCCGTATTTCCATGAATGGCTTGGTGACAAATCGCCTGCGTTAGTAGTTAAGCAATCAATAGGAGAACATATTTCTCCATTTTCTGTTACAGGCATCATTGAATATATGTTTTCTCTTTTATACAAAGTACTTGCTGTAAATTCTGTAGCACTAGTATATCGGTGACCGTCTCTTACATCATTCCATAATACTTCGTTGCCTGATGTATAAGGTGCTACACCATACCTGGTTTCCCACCAAGTTGGTTTTTCAGTCCAACCAAACATTTCCCAAGCATTAGTGTGAGGTTTATAAGTATCGTAATAATATACAAACAATCCCTTCCAGTGGCTTTGCTTGAATAAACTTTTGTCTAGTTTATCTGTAAAGTTTTTATAGTTCCAAGTTTTAGAATCGTTAGCATCAAAGAATGTGTTATCAGTATAACTAATTCTATGTTTAGTAGTCCAACGTAAAAACTCATCTTCTAAAATATCATTAACTTCTGCTACTGTTGTATCAGTTTCTCTCCAACGCCCTGGAGTATACTTTTTAATATCAAATACGTTTTCTTGATAATGTGTTTTAATATTATTGTAAATTCTTTTTTCAAGTTCTAATATAACATTATCTCTAGTATCGCCATATGCTATAGTTCTACTACCGTCGTGCCCAATAATAATAGTTTGTGTGTCAGCGTAAGTGTTGTCGCTGACTATTTCAGGTTTAAACTTTGGATACAGTCCCAGTTTAGTCGGTGTAGGAGCAACGTAGTTTCCTAGTGTGTTATTGTAGTCGGCAATTTTTAACACGTCGCCAATTGCTATTGTTTTAATAAGCCTAATGTTTGAACTAGTTGATTCAAATGTATAGTCGATGTCATTGTATAGTTGTACATCATTTAAGTAAACCAATATAGCTCTATTACTTGGAAGTGTATTGTCAAATATACTGTCAATCTCGTATGTTTTGTCTCTATCGTCAGTAATAGTGTATGTTGTTATTTCTACATCCGCTCCGTAAGGAACCATGTCTGACGTATAAAAAGGAAACGTTGAACTTTTATTAGCATTAACATGTTCCATGATAGTATCAACAGTTTCACTTACATTTGTTAAGTCTAATCCGTCTAAAGTTTCTAAAGAATTTAAGAATTTAGATTTAAATTTTTCATATTCAGCATTAGCAAACTTTAACGAATTAACATAGTTTACGTTGCTGTGCTCACTAAAAATCATAGGAAGGATCATTGGTGAACTGTGCTGTGTTATTAGTCCTTCTGTCTCTTTTGCTCCGGATAAGTCTCTTAAATTATTACTTCCTTGTAACGAACCTGTAAAAAATTTATTAGTATCAATTAATGCGGTAATGTGATTTTGTAATTGTCCTAAAGTAATATTAGCAAACTTTTCATTTTGTCCGTTGCTTTCTAAATTCTTAGGAACCACATAGTATCCTATTTTAGAAGTTGTTTGACTGTAAAACTGAATAGTAATAGAATCGCCTAATGAAAGAGTATCTTCTATTTTACAGTTATAAAATCCTTCTTCTAATGCTATTGTAAAATTCTTTGTACGTTTGTTATTAATATAAACAAATGTTGTTGGCAATGCTGTTGTCGATACATCTGGATTTGCTCCTAAGTTGTATGACTTAACAGTTACATCTTCGACTGTATATTCTACTTGCTGATACTGTCTACTTTTTTGGATACCTTTAGTCCAACCATTTGAATAAGTCACTGCTCCGCTATAAGGATGTGTTATTTTTGCTAACGTGGTTGCTGTGCTTATTTCTGTTACACCTGTTGTTTTCTTATAATTAAATGTTTCGTTGACGTAGGTGTTATCAAATAAAATATCACCTATATTATTAAATGTTCTGTATTTTAACGGAAACCCTAATTCTGTATCGTTTGTTCCAGTTCCTGTACTATACTTAAATAAACTATTTCCTAAAAAGTCACTCGACGGATATGTTGATGTATCATTAATACTAACACCGTTGCTATCATATAATTCAAAAATAGGGTATTGATTTATTTTTGTTTTAGTTTGTGAAGCGATCCAATTAGTACCGTCCCAGTGGTATGTTTTTCCTTTACCTGTTAGACCTTTGTTAAGAACAACACTACTGCCTGTAGTAACTTCTGATGCGTCATCATTTCCAAGTGTTAAGAAATCAACAGTTGAATCACCGTTAATATCTCTCCAACCAACAGTCCAAATAGTTTTCCTAGTTTGTAAGTCATTATCTTTTGTAAAAATAATTCTGTCAAAGGCTTTTAATTCTGTGCTATCAACATAGGAACCACTTGTGCCATTTATATTAGATAGTGCGTCTGTAGTTGTTGTATCAATTAGCGAAACACCACTAATACCAGTAGTACCGTGGTTGTATAAATGTAACCCAGCATTGTATTCAATGATAGGTCTTACTGCTCTTAAACTATCGTCAACACTTATTATTTCATTGTTATACGTTGCGGCCGCTGTAATAACATCCTTATGAAACCATTTGTTTGCTCTACTCCAGGCATTCATATCTTTGGCACCTCTCGCCATTACAATATAATCTTTAGTTTCAGAGCCTGTTTCAGAAATAGTTAATGTAGTATCTACTAGGTGTATGCTGTCGCCTACACCTTCTATATAAAACGACTTATTTTTATATTTTGTTTCTGTTATAGTTGTATCAAATGTTATTTTTAGTCCGTTAGTAAACACAACACCGTTAGGTGCGGTATAAGTTTTTTTCCCTAAAAAGTCAGCCGGCTCGATTGATTGAGCAACGTCACTAACTATTTTAATTGTTCCATATGCTGTTTTATCTGTGGCATGCTGATAGTAAAGTGTATCTAGTTTTGCTGTTAGTATAGGAATAACTGTAATGTGATTAGTTTCTACTGCTTTGTAGAAGTGCCTTCCGGCGTATGTTGATCCTTCTGTAACATAAACTTTATCAGTAAAAGTTATATTAGCAACTTTTGATAATACAATTTTATTACTAACAATACTAATTTGATAGACACCTTGTCTATCTACTGTAGCAACTTGTCCGTTGTTTACAGAAAATCCTGTGTCTTTATAAGGTGCTTGAGTATAATCTATACCAGTAGTTGTCCAGTTAGTGTTATCTGTTGCAGAATCAGAATCTTGTATGAATATAATAGTCTTGCCATCTAATACACGTTGATTGTCAATACCACTATCTAATGAAATAAGGTTGTCGACATCTCGTCCCTGTACTTTGTTCCATGGTAAATTACTTACTAAATTAACATCTTGTAAAAGAGATAAATCTGTATCAAACCATGACTGAGCATCAATTGGCGGAACTGTAAATGTTATATTCTTACTGCCGTTGTTTTCAACACCATAAATTTCTCTAGTGCTTTTTGTAGGAGATGCCTTCTCAATTCCAGTGATTGACCCTGGCTCTGTTTGTATATAAAATTCTGCTGTTTGATCTGCTGTAAACGTATAATTGCCGCCCCGACGTAAGTAAATTGTAGGGTTCTTGCCTTTTATTTCTGAGACTGTATATTCGTTGTTTACAGAATCGTATTTTGTTGACCATGCTCCTGATGTTTTAATATCTTTACCTGTTACAGTAACAGCATTAGGCCCATCTTTAAGCCAGTAATAACTTCCGTAGTTTACAAGAGTGTCAAAATTAATAAACCCTGACCAGTTATAAAATTCTTGATTAAAAAGTTTATTGTGATCAGTTGTATTAACACTATTATTTTTTAGTTTGTGGAGCAGGTCGTCGTATGTTACAATTGAACCAACATCGTTATCACTTGCGATGTTTGAATCTTTTTTAAGTACAATAGCAGGTTCTAATTGATAATTACTTCTTAATCCAGAAGATGCCAAATAATTATCTGTAGTTTTATAACTTGGCGAATACCTACGACCAATATATCCGTCCATCCTTGTAAGGTTGGAACTGTTCATTAACTGGTCTAATGTTCCACTTAAAAACTTTTTATTTTTTTCTGTTTGGTACGCCTTAGGTAAAAACGAACTTGTCTTTCTTTTAGCCATTAGTACGAGGTGCTCCCGCTAGTTGTAACAGCACTTGCTGTTGTGTTTGTAGTAGTATCTAAACTCGATATAGAACCACCTGCTTGTATCTTAGTTGCTGTTATACTATCAATTATTTCTACATCGTCAACTGTTGCTCCACTGATTAAAATTTCATCGTAATTACTGCGGATTTGAAATAAACTACCAAATACTTGTGTTGTGCTTTTTGGTACAATAACAACAGAACTTATTTTATTTGCTAACGTATTATGTAAGAAAGCACTTAATTCTGAGAAGTAAAAAGTATCACCAAAGTCCCAATTTGAAACATTAAAGTAGTCATTAATAGCATCAATAATAGATGCTTTAACTTCAGAGTCACTAATGCCAGCGCCTGGTAGTTTTACAACTTTAAAGATTGCTTGTAAACTAGTGTCTGCTTTATCGCCAAACAATGGTTTAAATTTTGCTGAGTGATATATTATTGTATCTGAAATACTTTTAGAATTTTCAATAGTGCTAAATGACGCTCTCAAGTTTTCTGCTGTAGGTTCTGTTGGCTTTATAATTTTATCTGTAACATCTAAAATCCATTCTCTATACAAGTCTGAATACGATTGAGTTAAGATGTACATGTCAATTAAATTGCTCGGACTAGGATCAATACGTCTGTTATTAGGAGCATTGTGTTTGTATTGAAATTTTAAATTATCACGCCCTATATAAACTTTATATGCTTGTACTTCTGATCCAAGATTTCCTCCAAACTGTTCGCCTGGGTTAGCCGCCGGTGTTAATTTTAATGTTCCTGTAGCGTCTTTAAATGATGTAGTAAATTTATTTTCAGTTGTAGCATAAAATACTTTACCTTCTGGAAACAGACCTTTATTGCTGTGTATTTCCCTCATTGTCTTATAATCGTAACAAATTACTTTTTGTCCTATAGGTTGATACCTTTCGATGTTATCGTAATCATAAAATTGCTTAAAGAACACAAATTTTCTATTTTTTGCTAAGCCTGTAGGATCGTCTACGCCAACAATTTTTTCAAACATTTCTGGGTTATCTGTTACACTATCATTATCAGCATCACCAAGTGTTACTTTAACTTTTGTGTTATCTTTGTATCCGTCAACTTCAGTAACCATATCGATAATATCCAAAGCATAATCTTCTTCTAATGGTTTGTTACTTGTTGGTCTATTGTTAACTTTTAATACTGTACATCTATCTTTGATTGTAGTTCCTGTGACACTATCGTAAATTTTTATAGCCTTATCAAAGTAAAATCTAGTTTCGTCTTTACTAGCAAAGTAGTAATCTAATTGTCTAGTTTTAATCGTGTATTGTACACCGTCGGTTGTAAATTGTACTAGCCAACTAGCATCAATTTTTGTTCCACTAGTATTTCCAGCATTGTCATCACTGTAGCCTTTATCAACTGCTAAATTGTCACTAGTAATAATAGACCATGTGCTAGTAATATGATCAAACCTTAAACCAAAGTCTTTATATTCTTTAATATTTGTTTTAATTGTGTTTTCTAATGATGTAGGAATATCACTTACCCATTTAGGAAATACTCTTTCAACAGTAGCACCTGTTGGTACTAATTCATTAAGTGTAACAGCACCAACGCCTGCTGATTTTAATCCGTTACCTAGTCCTCCCAATCCGTTAGTATCTATTAATTTTATAGATGACCACGTCTGCATTGTAGCACCTATGTGATCTGTATCAGTACCGTCCATGTGAGAACCGTTAGACATAAAGTGTTTTCCAGTTTCAGGTATAAATTTAATCATGCTGTTTAGTGTAAGATACTTGTTTACATTTGACACACCTGTTCCAATTTGTATTGCTTCTCCGGTAGCATCTTTAAAGTATCCTGTTGTAGTGTTAGATGTACTCGATACCTTAACCCAAGTAACTTTGTTTGCGAATGCTTGAGATACAAATTTATCTAAGTAAAAATGATACATTGGTTTGCTGGCTAAATTTGGTTCTAACGTATTTTTAATTACATCAATAATTTCATTATCGTTTAGAAAACTAAATGTGTCTTTTTTAGTTGTGTATTCTTTGTAAAATACACCATCATCACTGAATATATTTGTACTACTAAATTTACCTGTAGTATCTTTAACATCTAAGAATCTGCTAATACCACTTGCCGCCCTATTAACTGCTTTTGATTTAATGATACTTGTAAATTGTGTTAACGGATAGATATTATAGTCTTCACCGTTAACCATTCTGTTTTGTGTATAGTACGCCTGCGGTGCTAGTTTTTTAACATTAGTTAATGTTTCGTTTCTGTTTGCTGTATTAATATTTTGTTGTAGTGTTAATCCTATAGATAAATTTTCTTCTTGATTAGTTCTACTAATATAGTTAAAATTTAATTCAACATTGTTGATGTCTGTACTTTTTATAGAGTAAGTAGTTCCAGCACTTTGCCTAAAATAGCATCTAAAAGTTCCTTTAGGAATGTCAGCAAACACACCATCAGCAAATACTAGTTTAATTTTATCATCAACCATCGACTCAACAGCAAACAACTTTCTATTTGATAAACTTAAACTATTATAGATAACATTTGATCCGCTAATAGCAGGTACTTGCGTCCATTCATCGCCTACTGTGCCGTCATCTTCTAGTTCATATAACCAAACGTCAGTATTATTAATGTTAGCCTTATCAATGCTGTATGTGATATTAGGCAAGCCGCTAGTAAGATTAAAATCAATTTGTCCTAGTGTGCCTTGCTTGAACATTGTAAAGAAACCAGTATTAGCAGAAGCATTTCCTTTCCCATCTGATCTATATAAAAAGTTATATGTAGATCCTGGAATTGGAGATTTTTCGTAAATGTAACTTTCTCCTGATATTGTTCCGTTAACTAATTCAAATTTAGTATCAGCACCATTAGTAACTGCTGTAAACGGTAATAACGGTTGTGTATTTGCTAACAAGTTTAGTTCATATTCTTGAGTTTTGATTGATCCAGTAGTTACTTCGTTTGCAGGCTTACCAATTCTTTGAGCAGAACTTAAAGCCGCATTAATAATTGTATTGTATTGTTCTTCGTAATCACTATTTACAGAATCATCCCAAAATATAGTTTTCCCACTTAGGTTATTGTTGTTTGAATCGAAAACATCTTCAGTTGTACTAATGCTAACAATTTTTAATAATCCTATAGAAGTAGTATTTCGTTTAGGCTTGTATGATAGCAAACTAGCAAGACGTAAAATAGAATCTCTTCGTTCTGCTGTCTCTAAAAAGTTTTCTCTAGCATTTAAATCTTGCCTATATGCTAATGATTGCCCAAAGAAAGCAATTAAATCAATAAGAGCAATATACTCTGAACTTTCAACAAAGTCGTTAAAATCCTCAGGAAACTGTTTCCTTAGGTATGATATCATTGTTGATCTTAATGTTTCAAAGTCATAACTTTCAAAATCAGCACTTTTAAAAGTTTGATAAACTTTTTTCCAATCTTCGCTTACGAATAAATTTGTTTGTCTTGTGCTAGTAGCCATTTGCTGTTCCTGTGTTTAAATTGTCTGTGTTGTCTATATTTACTGTGTCTTGTACTACTTCTGCCGCCTCTTGATTAAATGAATATATCATGGCTTCTGTTTGATCAGTAGGAATATATCTTAGTATCATTGACACTTGTATACCGTGTTCATATTGTGTGGGTCTAATGTCTAGCAGTTCAAGTCTCGGGTCGCTTTTTCCTATATCAGTAATATTTTCAATTAAGTCATCAACTAACTCATCAGTAAACGGTTCATATAACATATCCCAAATAACACAACCAAATTCTGGACGCATTATTCGTTCTCCCAAGCGAACATTTAAACTGTTTTGTAGATCAGTTTTTGCCGCCAAAAAGTCGGTTACTGTAGGAGTAGCAAACTCGCTACCAAGAGTTGAAAATCCTCTGTAAGTACTCATATAAATATTTATCGTAATCATTAAGTGAGTATATAATAATTATGTTTAATTTTAAAGAAATAGATTCATTTCAAGTAGAAACATCAACATTTTGTAACGTTGCTTGTCCATTATGTCCTCGACATTTCATGGGAACTAGCATTGTTCGTCCTACTTTGAGGCAAAGGCACATACTTGCCCCACAATGGAACAAGTTTTTAGACGGAATGAAACATATTGTTACTATTGATAATCCAGTTAATATGGTATTTTGTGGTTGTCACGGCGACCCTGTTATGACACCTGACTGGGAAGAAATTATTATTGAGACAGCAAAACGTCCTTATATTATAGATGTGGAAACTAACGGTAGTATGAGATCACCAGAAAGTTGGGCTAGAGTAGGTAAAGCAATGGGTTATGCCGAAAGGGCACAAGGCATAGAAAAGATTATGACATTTAGTATTGACGGATTAGCAGATACTAACAAGTTATATCGTATAGGAATTAAACACGAACGTGTAATGGCTAATGCTCAAGCATATATTAATGCTGGCGGAAAAGCAAGATGGAAAATGATTGTGTTCGAGCATAACAAACATCAAGTCGATGAAGCACAACAACTAGCAAAGGACATGGGTTTTTGGCAATTTGACAAGCATGTTTCTACTAGGAATTGGGAATATAACTATGCCGAAGTTGAAAATAAAAATGCTAAACACTTAGAAAAAAGTCAAAATACACCAAAAGCAATTACAGTTGAAACAGATATTAAGAAAGTAGCAAAAAATCGTAAAGAAGTTAAAGGTGATGAAATAAGCAAGATTCAATATGTTGATGGAACATCTTATCAACAAGACATTGAGATAACCGAAACAGCAAAAGAATTAAACATTACAGATGCTGGCGCTAAAATTTATAAAGATATCATTGAATCATCAGACATGTCGCAAGTTACCTGCGACTTTAAAGAAAATAAAATGATGTATATTGATAGCGAAATGAACTTATGGCCTTGTAACCACATTGCGGCTACAAAGCAAGAAGATATGACACATTATAACAAGTTAGAGAAAGAATATGGTGTAGGTTGGAACAACTTAGAACAACATACAGCAGAAGAAATATTTTATCATGAATACTTTCAAAGTATCTTACCTTTAACGTGGAAAGATCCAAGTCACAAATTATGTACTTACGAATGCCAACAAATGTGTGGGGGTGGGTTACATAGTAAAGCCTGGGATGCCGCTACAAATAGAGAAGAACTATAAATTTTAAGAGAAAGAAAAACATGATATCATTTGTTATTGCTGGCATAAGATCAGATATTGGGTTAGCATATGCCCACCACCTAAAAAATTACGGAAAAATTTACGGCATTAGTCGTAGTGAAACTCCTGTTGATGGATTAGAATATACACACATGACATGTGACTTAATGTCGCCTGTGCCTGAAGATTTCTTTAGTGAAATATCAGATAGATTAGTTGTGTATATACACTTACCTGGAGAGTTTAGATTTGAAGATGAGAATCATCCTGTTATAGATAATGACGGTGACGGCTTAGATGACAGCATATTTCATAGCAATGTAACTACATTTGTTAACATAACTCCTGCATTATATAAACTAGGAAATAATTCAGAGCATCTACGAATTGTAGCAATAGGTTCAACTGCTGATTTATATGATATTCCTTATTGGAACAGTTTTACAAAAGCAAAAGATATATTGCGAGGATTGTATAGAAAGTTTTATGGTGATAATGAACACAACAATATAGTAAGTAGTTTGTTTGTTAATGTTAGCACAACAGATGGTGAACAACTAGAAGGTGAACGACCATATATTGATAAAACATATGTATTACACCCAGACGAAATTATAAAACAAAGTGCGGAATGGGTATTAGCAGAAACATCAAGTTGTATTGAAGTAAACATATTAAAAAGTAACCCTGAATGGATGGACGATGAATATTTTTCTCTACAAAATATTCATGCTAGGTGGTATTATGACATGTATGGAAAATAAAGCATTAATAATAGTTGATGTTCAAAACGACTTTATGAGTTGGGGAAGTTTACCTGTTGAAGGCGCTGAGAACGTTATACCAAAGATAAATGAATTACAAGATCAATATTCGCACATTATTATTACACAAGATTGGCATCCAAAAAACCACAGTAGTTTTGAAACAACATGGCCAGTTCATTGTGTAGCAAATACAAAAGGTGCTGAATGTGTAGACGAATTAGATACACACAAAGCACAATTAATTGTTCGTAAAGGGTTTAGACAACACATAGATAGTTATAGTGCTTTCTACGAAAACGATCATACTACAACAACAGGCTTACACGGATATCTACAACAACTCGGTATTACAGATTTAGACTTTGTTGGTGTAGCATATGATTATTGTGTGGCATGGAGCGCCACAGATGCTGTTAAACTAGGTTACAATGTTACAGTAATTAAAGAAGCATGTGCTTCTATTGGTTCAGTAGAACAAGCAACAAGCAAAATGACTCAATTAGGGATTACCGTAAAAGGAGAATAATTGTGGCATTTTTGCCACAACAAATAACTAAATATCCTTACCGTTCAGCCATTAGGCCGGAAGTAGGCATACGCCGAAGGAACGCACCTAACTTAACATAAGGAGGGTGATATGAACTTTAAATGGGATTTAAAGAAACCCTTAGCAGAACTAAAACGTAAAGCAAGTGCTTTAGCACAACTTAGAAAACGTTCAAAAGATAGTGTTGCTAGGCCATTAGCAAAGAAAAATTCTGATAAAACTAGCAAATAGACAAGCAGTCTGCTCTTTCTTGAGCAAATCTATTAGCAACAGACGACTTAACAGCCGCGGTTGAAGAAGCAAAATATTTGTTTACGTTATCACGTTCATCATAGATAGCATTAATTAATTGTACATCAGTAGCACCTTCGCCGGCGGCTGTAATTCCTTTTTTAGGTATACTAGAACCTGGGCCGTGTTGTACAGATATACTCCATATAGCATCTTGTAAACCATTACAATGTGTGCCATCACAGATATCTAAGCCTGTTTGTGATTTAATTTTTGCTACAAGTTTATCGTAGTGTGTTACTTGGATAAAGTCATGTTGACTTTGTAAGAAGTCTGGATTTGATTTAAGTTCTTTCCACTTTGCTTTTGCTGAATCTGTACCCTGTGTAAATGCTGAGTTTCCGCCTACACTCTCTAACTCATTATAAATGGCATTGTATCGTTTGTTTAAAAAGTTCATATAGTTTTTAAATGTTCCTACTTTAGTAGCAATTTGATATGCTCCCCAACTCCATCCACCTGTTGAGTCGTGCCCTATAGCACTAGCATTACCATTTGATTCATACTTAGACGAAACTGATCCAATGTCTTTTCTTGTACAATCTCCTGGAGGTCCTGGTTCAAAATTTTCTGTTGCTTGATCGGAATTACCTGCCGCAACAACAGGACCACCATCTACTCTAGGAGGTAAAGCACCGCCGCCAGGTGTATGACTTTTCATGTATATAGAATCTGGTTCGCCCTCAACAGGCTCGGGTGTTTCTAAAGGCGGTAAACGATATACAATAGTATCGTCTCCTAAATCTTCAGTAGCATAGTCACCGGCAAATACAGTATCACTTCCACTAGCAGAAGCATTAGGTATCCAACTGCCGTGTCCTCCTGTAATGTCTCCTTGCCTATGTACTCCGCGACCGTTTATAAAAACTGATGAACTACTTCCAACAGCAGGATCGCCACAAGCCGTTACGTCTCCTACTCTTACAGTATTTTGATCATTTGTTATAACGTCACTAGAACCCGTAGCATACGGTGTTACATGATATGGATTTGGAGTAGGTGAAGCGTGTCCAAGATGCGAGTCAACTCCTACCCTAGTTACCTTCGCCATAATTATTCTCCTGTAGTACTAGTACCAGTTGTTATAGTTCCATCGGTGTTTAGTTTAACACTTACTTGTGATTCTGTACCTACTGCTGTTTTTTCAAGTGTAAACGATTCTGGATCATAATCTTCGTGTTGTCCCCATGGTTCTTTATTTGGTACTCTTGCTGGAGATTGTCCAGTATGTGCTGGTGGTTGATTATCTTCTGAATTGAGATGTATTTGTGTACCTTTTTGTAATATGTTTCCGCCTGATGTTAATCCTATTACTCCTCCAGAGTCAATTGATGTAATGCCTGTTGTTACAATATCAGTAGCACCAGTTGATTCTAAGTTAATGTTTGCGGCTTTTAAATTTAAATTTCTATCTGCTGTAATATTATAGTCACCTTTTGTATGTAGGCTAACTGAGTCACTAGCAAATATATCTATTTTACCTGCTGAAGTTATTTCAACCCATGAAGTTCCTTTTGAATTTGCTATGTAAATTAAATCTTTTGTATCATGTAATAGTATTTGAGCACCTTTACTAGAACGCAATCTAATTAAATTATTTTCACCATCTATGCCGCCATCGTCGAGTACTAAATTATGTCCAGGCTTTCTTGATAACGTATCTACTTCGCTAAGAGTTAAAGTAGTTGGGTCAGTTATATATTTGTTTAATATGTCTATGTTATCTGCTGGGTCGGGTAGTTGTCTACCTTTTGAAGATATACCAATAACACTATTAGGAGATTGCCTTTCTGTGCTAGATGATGTGATTCCTCTTACTCTGTCTAATAATAAACCTTGCGTTATAAGAATATCAGTCATAAGTTTATCAAAACTCCATTTCAATTTTTGTATTCCGCTAATTGAAACTGACTTTAAGGTTTTTAAATTTTTCTCTAACACAGGAAACATAGTACTTAAACTGTAAAATTCTGATTTGTCCGCATCGTTAAATGCTATTTTTCCTTTGAGTTTGGCAACACCTCTGCCTACAGTAGTTGTGTTTTGAAAAGTATTAGGTAAAAATGCGATTATAAATCCTTTGCTTCTATCACTATTAGCAAAAACAACTAAACACCTAGTACCAATATCAGGTTCAGGAATTGTTATACCGTAACTACTTCCACCGTCGTATTCTTCAACACTACGAGAACTACCTTTTGTTGAATGTGGTGTAATACCATAATGAGGTAAGGCAATTCCAACATCAATCCAGTGTGTAGGGTCGTCATTACTAGTGTGGTCACTAGTGTCTAATAGTGCCACAGATACTCTGTTATTTTTCATAGGGTCGCCTACTGATTTAACTTCAGCAATATATGGACCACCAGGCAGAGTTGCTTGTGTAAATCCTTGTCCTGTTCTTAATGGATCTGTTTGGTTAATTACTTTTTTCATTTTTATTTACGGCTATCATTCTTTGGTTTATCGTATGCCCAACTTTGAGGACCTTTCATAACTACAGGTTTTACAGTAATCCTTTGACCTTCAGGCAGTGAATTATCAACTGTTGTTTCCCTGCCTACTCCGCCCGGGTAAACAACTCTTTTAGTAGTTTTGGTATAAATTCCATCTTGTATTTGAGTCTTAGACATTGTAGTTAATCCTGCTTCTACACCAGCATCCTCTCCAACATTGTACCTATATCCTGCTATGTATTTAGAATAAACACGTTTACTACTTCCACCTGATATTTCTGATGTACTAGTCATTCTAGTGTAGATAGAGGAATCATACTTTTTAGCCTCTTTATTGTCTCTGTCTAATTTTTTCTGAGCGTCATCTATATCTGCGTCTAATGTAGATTCTTTTTCTTCTTCTGTAGGTTCTTCTTGTACTTCAACTCTTATTATATCTAGCACTTGCCTAAATATATTATCTTCTATAGATGTTTCAATTGTTAGAACTCTGTAATATCCACTAAACACACTTATAGTATTTCCTGCGATTAAATTTTCATGTTTACCATAAACAGCATCACCTAATCCTGAATGTGTTTCTAACAAACCTGTTTGTGTGTTAATGTCTGGTGGTGTAAAAAAGTTTAGTTTTATAATTGGATCTTTATGTGTATTAACAGAATTATTTACATATAATGAACTATGTTTTGATATACCAAAACCTTCTTGCTGTGTAATAAAATCTGGATCACCTACTATTGTTAATTGTGCGGTTAATTGGTCAGCACCACCTTGATATATTCTTGACATAAAGTTTCTAGCCATAACAGTTCGATAATCTGACTCACTACCAGACCCCCAAATTCCTTGTTTGTGTCTAGTATGATGATATGATGTAGTAAAAGGATCAACATGGTACTGAGCGATCGGATTATTACTCTCTTGTTGTGCCCTTACACTCGGCGGCAGGTTATTTGTATCCACTGATGCTTCTAAGCCTTCTCTATATCCACCTATAATTCTTTGATCAAGTCCTGCTGTATTAAATGCTAAGTCAAATTCTAGTACATCTTTATTTTGTCCTGTGTAAACATAATCATAAGATTTAACAACATCGGTAATACCATGTAGAGGAGTTGACGTTTCAGCTCTACCATTTGATTTGAATAATGATACAACATATGTAATATGCTTTTGATATTGATTTCTTACTTCGTCCCAACTGCCAATTCTAATCACAGGAGTTAACTTATACAGCCACAGCGGAGTATCTTCATCTAATGTATATATTACTGCCGGTGGTGCCCCCGGACTGCCTGGTGGGCCGTTCCACATGCCGTTAGGGTTAGGCTTAACAGTAACTTGATTGGTCATAAACGTACTAGTTGATATTACTGTTTTAAGGATAGTTTCAATACCCATACCTTTACTAAGTTGTAATGCTGTTGATCCTGGAGCATTAGGATTAGCAGAAATTCCAGCAGTTTCAATGCCGGCCGCTGTTATAAGATCTGAGTATACTGGCATATTGTTAGCATCTAAAGAATCTGCTTTTAATATCATCGCATATTTAAATGCTGTTAAGGCTTCAGGACCACATCCAACGTCTAAAGCAAAAGCGTATGTATCTTGTAATCCTTTAAAATCTTTATCAGGTGTATTTAGAATTGACGCGAAACTTTTGTATGTTTTAGATGTAGCATATGTACCTGTAACAGTTTCAGTAGAATTACCTTGACCTACAGGTCCGTTAGCACTTGAGGTCATTGTTTTAGTTTCAGTGACACCGATATTACCATCACTACCTCCAACATACCCACTACCGCCATCGCTCATATCACCTATATCTTGGAATTGGAAAAATTCTCCTAAAGTTTTAGCATTAACTTGTATATCAGCAGGTAAAGACCCGTACACCATTCCAAACGCAGTATCCGAGTAATTAAACATTTCGATAGTATAATTTGTACCGTCTTGATCTACTTTAAAATCAATATTACCAATTTTTACCATGAGCCATTTAGTTGTTAAGTTTTGAAATTGTGTACTTGATACGTTTCCGTCTTGATCCCACCCCTTAAATGTTAATTTTAACATGTAAGGCATCTCATGATATTTTTTTTGTCCTAAATCTACTGTTGCTTTTATTAAATTTTCAATTAGTGTAGCACCATATGGTTCAGATATAGTTAATGTAGCATTTGTATATTTTGCTCCGCCTGTTTTTTTACTAGGTGAAATATAACTGTTAATACTGATATTATCTATATGATAATTTTTTCCTACGAAATGTCTATTTGTTTTTGATGAAAGAATATTAACGCCGCCGTCCGCTTGTAATTGCCACTTAGATTCTTCAGTTACATTCCCACTTGAACTTATTAATAACCTATCAGTACTGTTTTCAACAAACTGAAATGCTAATGATTGTAAATTACCTTCACCATCTACATTATACATAAGTGTATCTTGTATGTGATTAAAGTCTTCAGGATGCATCATATACAAGTCATATTGTACACTATATGATGCTAGTTCATGTAATTTGTTAGGCCTGATATCAGACATTTTAAATTCCTAGTGATTCTTTTAACAAATTTTGTTGTGGCAAGTAGATAGTAGTTCCTGACAAGAAGTCAAATATAGGATCTTTAATTACGTCAGGGTTTCTGTTAGTAAACACCCACCATAAATTTACGTCACCGTACAAGTCATATGCTAATAAGTCTGGTCGATGTTCATACTCTTTTGCTATTGTATACACACGATCGTTATTGCTTGAAGGGACATTTCTTTTTGCTAATACATTTAATTGGTTTATACCTTTTGTTGTATTAAAATAAGGACTAGTTGCAAGATACTTAGCCATTACATAAATCCTTTCAAATTCTTACCGTTTGCTATGTCGTCCATTGAGAATTGTGTAAGATCAGATCTACTGTAAATAGGTGTCATTGTTATAGAGATATCAGTCATTGTAGGTATTCTATCTTTTTTATGATCAAGAATTGTAATATAATCTACACTATTAGGCAATGTTAAATCAAATGATTGAACAACTACTGGAGCATTAGGTAGTAAATTGCTACCGTGTCCGGTTAACCTTAGTATAATTGGAGGATTACCAGCATTAGGATCATTATTTCTAAAACTTTTTGTTACTAGTCTCATAAACAAGATAACTGCTCTAACATACTTTGCTTCATCTTGTGTTTGTGCTGAAAACTGTCCAAATAAGTTAACGGTTCCAATACTAGAGTTCTGGTAAACCTGATATGGATAATTAGTATGAGCAGGGCTTTGAGCACTATAATTAGCGGCATTGTTAATAATAATTTGTGGTACAAACGGAAATATAACACCGTTTACTTTTTTAAGTGGTTCTAATAACCAACGATCGTACTCATTAGCACCATCATAAAAAAGGTTTTTAGTTTTAGGAGGCAACGATAGTTTTACTCTTTTCTTCTCAACAGAATACCGATGATAAGAAAAATCCCGACCACCTTCGGATGGTTCCCAAGAGTATTTCTTGCCTACTTGCGAAAATAAGTCTTTTTTTCGTTTATCGTTGCTACTATTTGCCATAGTTAATTAAATCCTTTTTAGTTCTTGCTCTTTGTATTTATATGTGTTATTATATGAGTATATAATTTAAGGAGTCAATAAATGGCCAGAAAAAAATATTTAAATAATAGAGATCTTTTGAAGGAGATACACAACAGTAAGAACAGTTACAGTTCATATATAGACGACGAAACTGACTCACAATATGATATTATTCTACCAAGCGTAGATAGAATTAATATAAGAACCACAGCCGAAGCAAAACGAAACCGGGCAGATCGACTAGCAAAACTTGCCTATACAGAGGCAATTGAATCTGGACAAAAAGTAAAACAGGCAGAATTTGCGATTGATTGGAAAAAAATCCAAAAACATGAAGTAGTATTTCGTGTTATGACATTTGATCACATACCAGAAGAGCCGGGTAGAAAAAAGAATCCTAAAACATTAGCAGACCGTCATGTTAGGTGTAATTTCCCCCCATTTGTTCATTATAGATTTGACGAAGTTAGTGGAGAATTAATAATGGTTGGCAAGAGTCACTGGGAGGGCGGCCTAGAAAATGGATATTTTAATAAAGATCACGGTAACATTAATCCTAATTTAGCCAAAATGTTTATAAAGTTATGTGAAAGATATGCTACAAGATCAAATTGGAGAGGATATACTTACAACGACGAAATGCGAAGTACAGCATTGCTACAACTGGCACAAATTGGTTTACAATTTGACGAGTCTAAATCACAAAATCCGTTTGCTTATTATACAGCGGCAATTACAAATAGTTTTACAAGAGTATTAAATTTAGAAAAGAAAAATCAAATTATCCGAGATGACATTTTAGAAGAAGCAGGGCTGATGCCAAGTTTTACAAGACAAACAGAGAACGATATTAAATCAGGAAAGATGATACTTAAAAATCCAAATAGTGAAATGAGAAGATGGACGGCTGAAGAATGGGAACAAGAACACGGCAAGCCTTATGAGGAAACAGATGACGGGAAAGATTTAGAAGAAAAAGATTGACAAAGCATTTACTTTGTGTAATAATGTTGTAAACAGGTTGGTATAATGGCAGATAATTTATTTAAAAAGGCGATAGCCTTTACAGACATTCACTTTGGTAACAAGTCTAATTCTACATTGTTTAATGACGATTGTTTAGAGTTTGTTGAATGGGTGATCAAACAAGGTAAAGAACAAGAATGTGACACTTGCTTATTTCTTGGCGACTGGCATCATCATAGAGCGGCAATTAATGTTGCTACACTTAACTATAGTATTAAAGCCATTGATGCTTTAAGCAAAGCATTTGAAAAAATTGTATTCATTCCGGGTAATCATGATGAATACTATCGTGATAAACGTGACTTTAATTCTATAGCATGGATTAAAAATTATCCCAATATTAAAATTTACAATGATGTTACTGTTGACGGTAACGTTGCTATTGTACCTTGGTTAGTAGGCGATGAACACAAGGGTATTAGTAAAATTAAAGCCAAATATATGTTTGGGCATTTAGAGTTGCCTCATTTCTATATGAATGCTATGGTACAAATGCCCGACATAGGCGAACTACACGACGACGATTTTGGCGGAGTAGAACATGCTTTTAGTGGTCACTTTCACAAACGACAAACAAGAGGAAACATTACATATATTGGTAACGCTTTCCCACATAATTATTCAGATGCTTGGGATGATGATAGAGGTGTAATGATACTAGAGTGGGGAGGACAGCCTGAGTATATAGCATGGCCTGATGCTCCTAAGTACAAAACACTAAAACTAGGACAACTGCTTGACGATCCAGACAAGTATCTATTACCTAAAACGTATGCTAGGGTTATGCTTGATATTGAAATTAGTTACGAAGAAGCAAATTTCATACGAGAAAACTTTATGGAAAAATATCCCATACGAGAACTAAGTTTAATACAACAAAAATTAGAAGACACTCAAGTAGATGAAACAGTTGAAATTAATTTTGAATCTGTAGACAGTATTGTATACAGTCAACTCGAAGCAGTCGAAACAGATTTTTATGATAAAAATCTCTTAACGGAAATTTACAGGAATCTTTAATGTTTAATTTGAATAGTATCACAGTCAAGAATTTTATGAGTGTGGGTAACAGCACACAAGCGATTGATTTTAACAGAGAGGATTTAACATTAGTATTAGGCGAAAACCTCGACTTAGGTGGAGACGACACAGGTGCTAGAAACGGTACTGGTAAAACTACAATTATTAATGCTTTAAGTTATGCCTTGTATGGACAAGCACTTACTAAAATTAGGGCTGATAATTTAATTAATAAAACAAATGGCAAGAATATGCTTGTTTGTTTAGAGTTTGAAAAGAAGGGAAAAAAGTATAAAATTGAACGTGGACGTAAGCCTAACTTATTAAAATTTTATGTAGATAATCAAGAACAAGAAGCAGATGATAATGCTCAAGGTGATAGCAGAGAAACACAACACGAAATAAATCGATTACTTGAAATGGGTCACGAGATGTTCAAACATGTTGTGGCGCTTAACACTTACACAGAACCTTTTTTAAGTTTAAAAAATAATGACCAACGTGCTATTATTGAGCAACTGTTGGGTATTACTTTACTAAGTGAAAAAGCAGAACGACTTAGAGAAGAAATGAAAGTTAATCGAGACCGGGCTAAAGAAGAAGAATTTAGAATACAAGGTGTCGAAAAAGCAAACGAACATATTAAAGAACAAATAGAAAACCTCAAACGTCGAAGTAAGATGTGGGAGGATAATAAAGATGAGCAAATACAAAAATTAGAAAAAGCAATTATTGATTTAGGTGACGTTGATATAGACAAAGAACTTGAACAACACAAACTGTTAAACGACTTTAGAGACCGCAAAAGGCAACAAAAAGATGTAGAAACAGACATAGCAAGTAGCGAACGACAACTAGAAAGACTAGTTAAGGAGTCTGACAAACTTGTTGCTAGTTTAGAACATGTTAAAAATCATACATGCGATAGTTGTGGCCAAGATATTAAACACTTAAAGGAATATGAAGAAAAATTAACAAGTCTCGAAAAGCAAGTTGAGGATATAGCACAGGAAATAGTTGATGCTGGATTAAAAGTAACAGATAATATAGCATTAAGAGAACCCGTTGGCGATAAGCCAGAAACATTTTATTCTGACTTAACTGAAGCACACAATCATAAGAGTACGTTAACTACTTTAGAAAATCAGTTAACAAATAAACAAGCAGAAGAAAACACTTATAATGAACAAATAACTGAAATGGAAGAAACAGGAATCCAAGAAGTATCATTTGAACTATTAGAAGATTTAAATTTCAAAAAAGAACATCAAGAGTTTTTATACAAATTATTAACAAGTAAAGATAGTTTTGTTCGTAAACGTATTATTGAACAAAACTTAGCATTTTTAAATAAACGTTTAACATATTATCTTGACAAAATTGGACTACCTCATAAAGTAGTTTTTCAAAATGATTTATCAATCGAGATTACAGAATTAGGACGTGATCTTGACTTTGATAACTTGTCCAGAGGTGAAAGGAATAGATTAATTCTAGCATTGAGTTGGTCATTCCGTGATGTTTGGGAAAACTTATACCAACCTATAAACTTGTTATTCATCGACGAGTTAGTTGACTCAGGCATGGACACCTCAGGTGTGGAAAGTTCTCTAGCAGTCCTTAAAAAGATTTCTAGAGAACGCCACAAATCTATTTGGCTTATTTCTCATAGAGATGAATTAGCGGGTAGGGTAAATAATGTTCTAACAGTAACTAAAGAAAACGGATTTACCAGTTACAACAACGACGTTAAAATCAATTAAAGGAGCATAGATGAGGCCGTATCACTTATTAGTACCATCGGAGAATATAGCTCTGAGTGATAAAAATACAAAATTAACATACAACGAATTTATTAAAGAGATACACAAGATTAATGCTTGGTACAAAGAACAAGGATACCATGCTGGTCACAGAATAAGCGTAGTAGGTATTAACTCTGTTCATACATATTTGTATCTATTTGCCGCGGCTTTAGATATGTGTGCGACAACTTTACCATGGGGTGAAGATTTAAAACAAGCATATAAGAACGGTGAAGAGGGTGACTGGAAATTTAGATTAGATGCTAACAAATCTAATGCTATTGTTTATGTTAACTTAGATGGTACTGTTGATTTAGAACATTTACATTATGAAAAAAGTACAGTTCTTGACAAAGAAATAATGCTTTATTATAGTAGTGGAACTAGTCATCCATACGGCTGGACTAAAAGTTATCCTGTACCTTACGAGCTAGATGAAAACAACTATGGCACAAGTCAAGACGTTACACATTATTATCGTGAACGTGGAAACAAATGGTATCGTAGTCCAGAAACAAACAGAACAATTAATTCTATGGGTCCTTACATTGGCTGGGGACAAGAAGTTACATTTACAACAATAGCAAAAGGTGGGCATTGCCATCTTATATACGAGCAAGAAGAATATGCCGAGGCGGCTAAATGGGTTAAACCTACTTGGTTAGCAGGCTTTCCACTAGCATGGCAAAAAGTAATTGACAAAGGTGACAACGGTGGACACAGTATCGAAGTATTTGAGTATAGTGGTGCCGCACTTATTGATGGGCAAAAAGAAGAATTTGAAAAGTTCTTTGGCCATAGTAATTGGATATGTGGATATGGTGATGCCGCAACAGGCATGACACTTGTTAATTATAGTAACAATTTTGATACAATAGGCAAGCCAATTGAGTGTCTTGTAAATGCCGGTGCTGAATACAGACTGTCAACAGAAAATAGCACTATTGAATTTAGAGGTCCTATGACACCGGACGGTGATTGGTGGGACACAGGAGATATTGCTGAAATAAACGAAGAAGGTAACTGGATATTAAAAGGAAGATCAAATGAACTTATAATTGTAAGAGGTGGCGGTAAAGTATATCCATTTGAAATTGAGCATATTATTTCACAACACCCAGGTGTTAAAGAGGTTTATGTTTATCCACAACCTGACGAAAAATTACACTTTGTACCGGCTTGTATATACAATGGTGATGTTTCTCCTCAAGAATTACAAGAATGGTGTAAAGATAAAATGCAACCATTTAAACAGCCTGTAAAATACACAAGTTTAGTAAGCACAGTCGCAATATTACGCCAAGCAACGTGTATTCCTAAAGTAAGTAGAGTAAATATACATAACACACTAATTGATAACCCAGATTGGATAAAAAAATAATGAGCAATCTCAATAAAAATTTAGGCGACAGTTACAATAATGGATTTGACAACAAACAAGAACAAAGAAAACTTTATGAACATTGGGAAACGTACACCAAAGATATATGCGAAGAAGCAGGCTGGTTGGGACCAGTTAAAACAACTGATTATGTAATAAAAAACTACCCAAAGCAATGGGAAATTGAGATTGCTGATTTAGGTTGTGGACCAGGCCCCGGTGGAGAAATACTATGGCAGGCTGGGTATTCTAATGTAGACGGATATGATCTAACTGAACAGTTTATAAAAAAAGCAGAAGAGCATTATAGAAATGTCAGTATTATTGATATTGTAAAACAACCATTGCCTAAGAAATACGATATTATATTAGCAAGTGGATTGTTTACAAAAGGACATTTAAGTTCAGCACCTGCCGAAAATATTTCTAAATGCTTAAATGAAGATGGTATATTAGTTATAACAACACCAAATATGGAAGACTATAATTACATGGAAGAATCCGGTTGGAACAAACAACAATTTTTAACTGAGGTGGAATGTATTGGACCTTGGCCTAGTTTAGTTACAACACATCAACACTATCATTCCCTGAGGATATTTAAGGCAAAATGAAAAATGTTTATCTAGCAAACTTTAGTATGACTATTAACCCTGGCAATCATAAATTCTTGCCGTATAGTGTTGCCGGGTTATGGACTTATGCTGAATTAGATGAACAAGTTAAAAACAATTATCAATTAGCAGGTCTTTATTATGAAAAGAAAGACATTGACGAAATAGTAAACGAAATAGTAGATCCTTTTATATTTGGATTTAGTGTTTACATTTGGAATGAAAATTTTACTAACCAACTAGCAGAAAAAATTAAAAAACGTTGGCCAGAGTGTATGATTATTTACGGTGGTCCACAAGTTCCGCAAGACAGCAAACATGAATGGTGGAACGGTCACAAGTATGTTGACGTTGTTGTTTTCCAAGAAGGAGAAGAAATATTTAAAAACATATTACTAAATCCAAATAAAGAATACATTGACACACAACCTAATACTGCTGTTAACTTTGGAACACATTGGACTAATAATGTAGCAGATAATAAAAGAGTAACTAGACAACGTGATTTAAGTAAATTACCAAGTCCTTATTTGTCAGGCTCAATGCCTAAGATAAAATCACATCATGCTATGCTGTTTGAAACAAACAGAGGATGTCCTTATGCTTGTTCATTTTGTGATTGGGGAGGACTTACATATAGTAAACTAGTTAATCACGACATTAACAGATTAGAAGCAGAAATAGAATATGCGGGTAAAAATAAAATAGGATTCTTGTATAGTGTTGATGCTAACTTTGGTATTTTAAAAGATAGAGATAATGCTATTGCTGATATGATTATCGCTACAAAAAAGAAATACGGTTATCCTAAAACATTCTTTGTTAACTGGGCAAAAAATGCCAACGAACACATTTTACAAATAGCAAAGAAAATGTATGATGCCGGACTTATTAAAAGTTTTATTATGAGTTTACAAACACTAACACCATTAGCATTAGAACTTATAAAACGTGATAATATGGATAGTAACGATTATGAATATTTTGCTAAACGTTGTGCTGAATTAGGTTTGCCATTTGACTGTGAACTTATTGTAGGTAATCCCGGAGAAACAGTAGATAGTTGGAAAGACACATATTTAGAAATTACAAATTATCAAGAATTAACAACATATCTATATCCTTTAGCATTATTACCAAATGCTGAATTAGGTAGCAGAAAAAGTAGAGAAGAGTTTGGATTTAAAACTATTCGTAAACCTTTTCCTGGAGTACTAAACGAAGAAACAAAAGAAGATATTGAACTTGTAGTTTCTACAAAATGGCTATCGGAAGATGACTTAAAACATATCTGGGAATGGACATGGACTACAAGAACAGGACACGAATTTAATTTTTTACGTGATGCCGCAGATTATTTAGATAGAGAAAATATTGTATCTAAAAAAGAATTTTATAACGACTGGTACAATTATGTTATTAACAGTAACGGTTTAATTAGAAAACATTTTGATAAAGCAAAAGGAAGAATAGACGATTATGTATTTGGATTAGCAAGTCAAAGTTTAGGCTACAGAGAAAACTTAACAGAAAAACGAGATGAGTTTTATGCTGAAGCAAAAACATTTCTCGAGCAATACAGCATTGATAAAGACATCTTAACAGAACTTATTAAGTATTGCGATGCTAGACTATTTGATTATGATGTTGAATATCCAATTACTAAAACATTTAACTATGACTTTATACATGATGTAAGAAGAAAAACAACAATAGAATTTACGCCAACATTAAATGGCGCTACATCAACTACTGCTCATATGCTTCTAGAAGGAAGTGATAGAGTCAGCGATAACTTTAAAATAAGGCAGACATTAACTTGTACACTGAACGAACCAAAGATAATTTTGTAATAGAAACTCCTATAGGATACAACATAGATGAGTTTTCGTATTTGTACGACAAGTATGATAATGAATTTGAAATGTATCATAGTAAACACGGTATACCGTTAGGGTTAGAAGTTGTTTATAATCCAGCAATTTTAAAAGAACCTATTGTAGATTATTGGGTTAGGTATTTTGAAAAATTTGGATTAAAATTTAACTTTGAAAAAGATGAAAGTATGCCCGGTAGTGGACAGGCAGGATTCCAACTAGTAAGAACTAATTTTCAAGAAACTGCTACACAAGTTGATATACATCAAGACCATTTTAGGCCTGCTGGATTAATAATTCCATTATCATTTCCTCAGAGAATTCAATGGTATAACGAAAACGACGAATTATTATACGATCACAATTATACAAAAATAACATTTATTAATGCTGGTGGACATCGCCACGGCGTTAATTATTCTCCTGATAGTAGATGGCAATTTCAGTTAGATTGTTTCAACTCGTGGGACGAGATTAAAGAAATAGTTCAGAAATCGCTGTCGTAGGTACCTATAACATTAAATAACAATGGCTGTATGTACAGCCTTTATATAAAGGAGATAGTAATGTCAACATTACATGAACAAATAACACAAGCATATGAGTCTTATGTAGAAGAAGCGGCAAAGTTTGACGAAAAAGGAAACAAGGCGGCGGCAACTAGAGCTCGTAAGGCACTAGGTGAATTAGCAAAACTAGGTAAGTCACGTAGAGCAGAAATACAAGAAAAAAAGAACGCTATGTAATTAGGGTTCTTTCTTATAAGAAAGAATAATTTAAATTTATGCCAAGCCCACAAAAAGCAAAAGGATCAGGTTGGGAACGAGATGTCGCAAAATTCTTGTCCGGACTATACGGTGAATCGTTTATAAGAGCTCCAGGATCCGGTGCTTACGTGGGCGGGTCTAATAAAGCAAGAATGGAAATACTTCATGAAGGGCAAGTAAGAGCCTTTAAGGGTGATATTGTTCCCGGACAAAGTTTTCCTAAACTTAATGCGGAATGTAAGTTTTATAAACAATTCCCATTTCACAGACTATTACAACCAGAACCTATCCCAATGTTAGAAGAGTGGATATCACAACTAATGGATGTAGCAGAAACAGGCGACTTCAATATATTAATAATGAAATTCAATCAAGTAGGCAAATTTATCGCAATCGAATCTAGACACAAATCAAAAGCAAAAAACTACATCGACTATTGGTCAAACACTACAGGCTCTAACTGGCGCATATCAGACTTTGAAGAATTTTTTACAAGAAATTCAGATTTAGTTAAAACATTATGTGCCTAGTATAACATACTATTAACAGCATTTTTAATAGCACTTTTAACAGCACTTTTAACAACTATATAGGTACTCTGAAAACATGCCCTTGAGGACACGGACACCCGTGTTCGGAATCTGGGTTGTACCAAGTAAAGGCCAATTAACTTCAAGGCTAAAAGATGAGGCTCTGTAGAACAGACACAACCTCAGCGATTTGTATGTTGGATATCTCGATATACATAACGTTCCGTGACTAATGCGAAGGCTGAAGTAGGGGGTATGCGGGTTGCCGCCTCCGTTAGTAGTAATACTAAATCTTCTTAGATATGATGGGTGAGTTACTCGAATGATGACAACCTTACTTTGCCCCTAGCGGGCGAAGTATGGATAAAATATCTGAATGATAACGAAATACTATTTCGTTAATATCTAATTAAAAAATGTTTTGAGCGAAAGCGAAAAAACTTATCAACGAAGTTGATAACATTACTGTTCTTTAATGTTGTTAATGTTTCAGAAAACTCTGACTTATAAAAACCAATGCGAAACATCGTCGCATGGATCATCTACAAAATGTATTTCCCAATACCCGTCTTCTGTTAAATCGTATGTGTCTGACCTAATGTAAATCTGGATCTCTCCCAAAGCCTGGTTTTATAGAACTAGTTTTTATTTTTTTAACTATAAAACTTTCATGCGGGTGATTAATTTTTTGCATGTCTATTACTTGCTGTGCTTCTTCTGGAGAAAAGACAGTACAGTATACGTCGCGTGTACGTTCATTAATGACATTATAGTGAGTGTACATAAGAATATTTAAACAGGTAGTCTTTATATTAAAATATGTTATTTGGTTTAACTATGTTTAAATTGTGAATTTATATTAAAGGTAACTTAGTAGTTTCAGTATTTTTAATATTTTGCTTAATTATATCGTGTATTTGTTTACGCTCATTTGGTGACAACATCATGGCTTCGCTATAAGATATACCTCCTCTCATATACCAGGTTGTCTCCAATAAATCTTTTTGTAGGGCTTTTGACTCATTATCAAAATCTTGGAGAAGTTTGATAATGCTTTCATTATCTAACGCCAAAAGCCTTATCCGAAAAAAGTTGAATTATCAATAGTAAATGGTTGTTGCCATTTCTCACCGCAAGGTGTATGTTTTCCTTCTGTGTCAGTAGTACCGGCACATTCAAATTGGATAGGTTCTATAGTTGAATTAGTTTTACTTTCTTCTAAGTGTGTCTTAATTGTATTGTAAATTGTTCGATCACAGTTTGCTATAAATTCACTAATTTGTTGCCTATCAGAAATTTTAGTACCATCTGCCATTTCAATATGACCTACTGCTTCTGCTAGTATCCCAACCGAATAAACAGTTAATCTTACAAAAGCATCTTGGAATCTATTAATTCGATCCTGTTCTGCTAATGTATCATCAGTAGCAAGGCCTTGAATCATTCTTTGCTGTTCAAAGTTTTTAATTGCTTCTTTAGTAACTGCTTCGTAAGTTAATGGTTTAAAATGTATTTTTAAATCGCTAACTGTAATTGACGGTTTATACTCACGTTGTGTTACTTTGTCTGTAATAGTTCTTAAATCTAACTCGTAATTGTTTTCTTCGTTACATTTTGGACAAACACCTTTAATTTCAGTAGACTCGCCGTATGTCGCAATTCTAATACTAACAAGAATTAAGTCAATATCTAACGCACTTAATTTCCAAGCATTTTTAATGTTTGGACAACAACTTTGGATAACTTCAACTGTAGTAGCACCGTTCATTAAAGCATCAGGTGTTCTCATTAAGATTTCATCTTTTGCTGTCATCGGATAAACTGGAATTTCTCCGTTAACGGGAATTTCAAGTTCGCCCGGCTCGTTGAACTTACCGCCACTTGGCAGTTGGACATAAATTGCTGGTCTGCGAAAATATGCCTGCAAAGGATTAACTGCCTTTTCTGGTGTTTCAATCTCTGTAGCCATTTTTGGCATGTCTTGATTTGTTTCTTTATCACTCATGGATTTTCCTCCGCTAAATACATTATAATAGTAGTTAGTCTAACTATTTATATGAGTATATAATGGTGAAATGAGAATATGGCAATAAGAATTAACACAGAAGATAACGAAATCATAGTCAGTGATGTAGCAACTGAAGAAACTCTTAAAGACCTATTAAAGGCTGTTGAAACAATGAATGGCCAAAGGTCAAAGCCTAAATCTGATCCAGAAACTAAAAAAACACAAGACGAAATTAAAAAACTAGCCAAAGTAAACAAAGATCTAAGCATTAGTATGAAAGATTGGTCGGGTAACTTCGACGATACGATGAAGGATCTCGATAAAACAATGACCGATCGAGGCAAAGCAGTTGCTGGTGCTTTAGGTAAAATTGTAAAAAATACCGGTAATGTACTTAATGATCTTATAAGAGGACCTGCTAGTTTTGACACGTTAGGTAGGGCTATACAGCAAGGTGCTGGAGCACTAGGTGACGGGTTAGGAGCAGTAGCAGATAGTTTCCAAGTTATGGGAACTAAGATACCAGGTGTTGGAGCGGCTCTGTCAGGACTTGGAGCGGCCTCTGGAGCGGCCGCAATGGCGATTGCCGCCTATGCCCAAAACATGTATGATGGATTTATAGCATTAAGTCAAAGTGGAGCAAACTACAACGGCGACATTGTTAGAACAGCATCTCAAATACAACAGTTGGGTTTGACAATGAATTCTTATACACAAATTGTCCAACAAAATGCTTCAGGATTAGCGGCCTTTGGTGGTAGTGTTTCTCTAGGTGCTAAACGATTTGTAGAACTAGCAGACACAGTTCATCATACAGTAGGAGGTGAATTATATGCTTTAGGTCTGTCTTATGAAGAACAAGCAGAACAACTAGCAAAGTATACCCAAACACAATCAAGAAATACTAATTTTCAAAACATGGGGTACAGACAACAAACTCAGTTGTATAAAGAATACATTTCAGACTTAAACACACTAGTAGGACTAACAGGTAAAAGTAGACAACAGTTAGCAGAAGAAATGGCCCAAAATGATTTGAGAGCAGATGCTAACATAAGATTACAAGGTGCTACACTTGAAGCTCAAAAGGCTTTACAATTAGTCTTTAGTACAGCAGGACAAGATTCAGCAATATCTCAAGTATTAATGGCGGGTGTTGCTGGTAAAGATTTAGCACTAGAGATGGCGGCTGGTAACCAGACTATCAAAAACTTTGTTGCTGGTAACAGCGATGCGGCACAAAAATTAAGAGACTTAGGTGACGCTGTAGCAACAGGAAAGATAAGCCAAGATGAATTCAAAGAAGGTATAAGAGACATATTGCCAAGTATTGCGGCAAGTGGTGAAGAGTTTGAAGGCTTATATGGTGTTAGTGACGTTGCTACTGTAATGACACAGGCGGCCAGTGATGTTCAAAAATTACAAACACAATTTAATAATTTAGGCAAAGCAGTTGGTTCCAGCGACAGCAAAAAAGCCGATGGTGCCGGCGGTGCGATCTTGATGATGGGTGCTACATTAACAGAAGTTTCAGGTTCACTTAAATCAGCAATTAATGACGCTGTTGCGGATTTTGCCAAAGGCTTTGGTGACGGCGCAAACGGAGAACCAACAATACAAGAAAAAATCAACACCATGATTGATTCTGTAACACAAGCAGGAGAAGATATCTCAAAATCCTTTGGGTTAATATCTAAAGAATTAAAATACTTTGCGGCTGATCCTCTAGATTATGTTTTAGGTGGTGCTTCAAATCAACTAAAGAATCAAATTGCTTTTGAAGAAATAGGAAACGGCGACGAGACAGAAGGAAGGAAAAACCTAGTTGTAGCGGCAGATCTCGCGGCACAAAATGATGGTGAAGGTACAGGATTCTCTGGTAACCAAAAACAATCTGCTATGGCAATCATAGCCAAATCATCTCCAGAAGAAAATGCTGAATTTATTGCTGACCCATCTAAACTAGCAGATGCAGTAGCCAAAAGTAGCGGCGTAAAATTAGGTACACAAGATGCCGCTCAAGTTTCATCTGAAGTTGCCGCTCTAGTAAATGAGGCTAAACATGTATCAGTAGATGGCGACTTACTTAAATCTGCTGAATCATATCTTGGCCAACTAAAAGCAAAACAATGGTCAATTAAAGGACCAAAAGGTGCCACAGTAGCATCTCATGACAGTGATGACAACTTAGGCGGATTTGGCCCTGGCTTTGGAATGATGTTTGATGAGATATATGCTCAATACTTAGAAGCAGGTTCTAAAGACAAGCCATATTGGAAGAGACAATTCCAAGCAGAGCAAAGTAATGTACAAGAGGCTATAGATTTTTATAGAAAGAATGGCGAAAATTCACCAGGTTACATTAAAGCAGGCGAAATAGTATCGTGGTTAAATGCTAATACAAGTTTTGATGCCTATGATGGGCAGTTTAAACCACAGCAATTTAAACAGTATGGCGGAAACATTCGCTCTGTAGGAATGGACAATCCTTATATTGTTGGTGAAAGAGGGCCAGAACTATTTACACCGTCAACTGGAGGAACTATTACACCTAATGATGAACTAGCAACAACAAGCGGATCTATGTCAGTTACAGCAGGTATTGAAAAAACAAATAAACTTTTAAGTGAATTACTTGCTACTGCTACAAATGAATTAGAAAATAACAAAGAAATTGGCAATGTAACAGTTTCTAAATTAAATGCTATACTTGGATCTAATAGAAAAAGTAATAGACATATTCAGGATATTGCTCAGCAAGGTTAAAAAGTACATAAATAGCATTACACCCAGTTTAATTGGGATAGGAAACAAACACTATGAGTTGGAAAAAATATTTTAAAACAGTAGACACAGGCGCCCTAAGTCCTCTTAGCAATGCTGGTGGATACTCTAAAGCCGATTTAGGTTTTAAAAATTACCAAAGCCAATTACCAGAAGTATATGTAGGACACCCGAATAGAATTGAAAGATATCATCAATATGAATCTATGGATATGGATTCAGAAGTTAATACAGCAATTGATATTCTAGCAGAATTTTGTACAATGAAGTCTCCTGAAAACGGAACACCATTTACATTTAAATTTAAAGAAAATCCAACAGAAACAGAAGTAAAAGTTTTAAGTGAACAACTTAAAAATTGGACTAGTTTAAACGATTTTAATAAAAGAATTTTTAAAATGTTTCGTAACGTACTCAAGTACGGAGATCAAACATTTATTAGAGACCCAGAAACATTTGAATGGTTTTGGGTTGAGCCACAAAACGTAGTGAAGGTTGTTGTTAACGAAGCAAAAGGTAAAGCACCTGAAGTTTATGTATTAAAAGATATTGCTCCTAATTTTGAAAACTTAACAATTACAGCACCAGCACACACAGAAACAGCAAACATGTCACCTAGTTCTAGTACAACAGGACATAACCAGGCTGGACAGTACCAAGGCAGACAAACTGAAGTAACTGAAAATTCTATAGATGCTGAAAACGTTGTACATTTAAGTTTAACTGAAGGGTTAGATAATAACTGGCCATTCGGCACAAGTGTATTAGAAAATATTTTTAAAGTATTCAAACAAAAAGAATTATTAGAAGACGCTATTATTATATACAGGGTTCAAAGAGCACCTGAGCGTAGAGTATTTTACATTGACGTAGGTAACATGCCAACACACATGGCAATGGGTTATGTTGAAAGAGTTAAAAACGAAATACACCAAAGACGTATTCCAACACAAACAGGTGGTGGACAAAGTATGATGGATGCTACTTACAATCCATTATCAACAAATGAAGATTATTTCTTTCCTCAAACAGCAGAAGGTAGAGGTTCTAAAGTTGAAACATTACCAGGTGGTGAAAACCTAGGTGAAATTTCAGACTTAAAATACTTTACTAATAAACTGTACAGAGGTTTAAGAATACCAGCAACATATTTGCCCACATCAGGCGATGACGCTACTAACACAGTAGCAGATGGCAAAGTAGGTGTAGCACTAATACAAGAACATAGATTTAATCAGTATTGTATGCGACTACAAAGTTTAGTAGCAAGTACAATGGACGCTGAATTTAAATTGTGGTTACGTTGGAGAGGTGTTAACATTGATAATTCAATATTTGATATTGAGTTTAATGAACCTCAAAACTTTGCTAGTTATAGACAAAGTGATATTGATGCTAGTCGTATTAGCAACTTTACACAGATGGAAGGTTTAAAATATGTCTCTAAAAGATTTGCTTTAGAAAGATTTTTAGGTCTTACTGAAGAAGAAATGGCAGAGAATGACAGACTATGGCGTGAGGAACAAGGTGACTCAGAATCTGCTATAGGAAGTAAATCACTTAGAAGTGCCGGAATTACTCCGGGCGGATTGAGTGGCGATTTGGATAGTTTAGGTGGTGATGACCTAGGCGATGCTGATGCGGGTGGCGAAGGTGGAGACACAGAAGCAGAACCTGAAGCAGGAGCAGAAGAGGATATTTCAATTTAATTGAATAAATATTAACATGAAACTATTTGAATTAGATAATAAAGACAGTAAAAATAATTTAAAAGATTTTTACGATCCTGAACAGGATCAAAGTATCATTGTACAAGGTAACACTCGAAAGAGTAAACTTACTTTGGGTCAAATCAATGGCTTGAGAAGAATGCATGACGCCAAGAAATTTGAAAAATCAAAAATGATAGAGAAAATTAAGGCACAGTACGGGCAACAAGACTCAGGCGACGATTTATAAACAACAATTAATTAAAAACAATAAAATATCAGAAATATTGCCAAAAGTTGCGATTATCTGATGTTTTAACGAATTATATTAGCATATTTGTAAATACTATTACGAAAATGCGCCATATCTCGTGTATTAACAAGGAGTTCGAACATGAATGACAAATGGAAATCACTTATTGAACTAGTAGTCAATGAGGAAGAAGATAAGGCTAAAGACCTTTTTCATGAGATCGCTGTTGATGAGTCTCGTAAAATTTACGAAAACTTAATCGACGAAGAAGATCTTGCTGATATCGATGAGGCTTCAGAAGAAGCAGTTGAAGAAGCAGACGAAAAAGTGGAAGAAGCCGACGAAACAGTAGAAGAAGCATCCGAAGAAAAAGTAGAAGAAGCGACAGACGAAGTTGAAGAAAACTTGTCTCAAGACGAAACTGCTGATTTGGTTGCTGACATTAAAGCCGACGAAGTAGGCATGGGCGAAGACGATGCTGAGGATGAAGATCCTGAAGCAGACGCTGGCGACATGGCTGACGACATGGGCTTAGACGCAGGTGAAGAAAAAATGGATCCAGAAGACGCTGAGCGTATGGAAGATGAAATTTTAGACCTTCAAACTGCGATTGATGATTTAAGATCAGAATTTGAAAATATGACTGGCGATGCTCCAGCAGACGACGAAGCACCAGCAGATGACATGGAACCAGAAATGGACATGGAACCTGAAGAAGCAGTAGCGTTTGAAGGCGAAGAAGCACCAGTTGAAGAAGCAAAAGACGAAGTTGAAGAAGAAGCAGAGCAAGTTGTAGAATATACACAAAAAGCACCTGCTCCAGTAACTTCAGAAGGCGGCGAAGGAAAATCAGGTCCAGTAGCAGGCAAAAACGATATGGGCGGTTCTGCCGGTAATATCGCTAAAGGCTCAGCAGAAGAAAAAGGTGCTAAAGCGGCATCTCCAAAAACTTCTGACGCTGGAAACCAAAACAAGCCAGGCGGAAAACAAGCGTTAAAGCCAGCACCAAAGCCGGTAACAAAATAAGGACATAGGAAATGAAACCTTTACTACAAGAAAACTTAACGTTCGATCAAGCAAATCTAGTAATAGAATCTGCTAACGAAGGCAAGGACTTGTACATGAAAGGAATTTGTATACAAGGTGGGGTAAAAAATGCTAACCAACGTGTATATCCTGTGAACGAAATTGCTTCGGCAGTAAAAACATTAAATGACCAAATCTCTACAGGCAATAGCGTCCTTGGAGAAGTAGACCACCCAGAAGGGTTACAAGTTAACCTAGACAGGGTATGCCACATGGTAGAAAATATGTGGATGGATGGTCCAAACGGATTTGGTAAATTAAAGATTCTCCCTACACCAATGGGACAACTAGTGAAAACTATGGTGGACAATGGTGTAAAATTGGGAGTAAGCAGTCGCGGAAGCGGCAATGTCAATGAAGCCACCGGACAGGTGAGCGAATTCGAGATAGTTACGATAGATGTCGTAGCACAACCTTCTGCACCTAATGCCTACCCTACGGCAATATACGAAGGACTTTTGAACATGACACATGGTCATAAAGTTTTAGAAATTGCCAAAGAAGCACAGCATGATAATAAGGTACAGAGGTATTTAAAGGATGAAGTATTAAAGCTCATCCAAGAACTAAAAGTTAGGAGTTGACCAATATGTTAGAAGTCATCAAACCGTTGCTTGATAGCGATTTAGTGAATGAGGAAACTAGAGCACAGATTACTGAGGCTTGGGATACCAAGTTAAAAGAAATCCGTGAAGAAGTTACTCAGGATCTCCGCGAGGAATTCGCCGGACGTTATGAGCATGATAAACAAACTATGGTTGAGGCTCTCGATAAGATGGTTACGGAAAACCTAAGTGCTGAAATTGAGCAAGTAGTTGCTGAAAAGAAAGCATTAGCAGAAGATCGTGTTAAACTTAATGCGAAAATGACTGAATCTGCTGAAAAGTTTAATAATTTCCTAGTTAAGAAATTAGCAGAAGAAATTAGTGAACTTAGATCAGATCGTAAGTCACAGTCTGCTACAATGGAAAAACTTGAAAAGTTTGTAATTGAAAACTTAGCATCTGAAATTACTGAATTCCACAAAGATAAGAAAGACGTTGTGGAAACTAAAGTAAGATTAGTTGCTGAAGCAAAAGATCAACTTGATACACTCAAGAAGAAATTTGTAGAGAAATCAAGCAAACTTGTTAAGGAAGCCGTAACAGGTACTTTAAGAGACGAACTAACTCAACTTAAAGAAGATATCAAACAGGCTCGTGAAAACAACTTTGGTCGCAAATTGTTTGAAACATTTGCCGCTGAATATTCTACTAGTTACTTGAATGAAAATCAAGAAATGAAAGATTTAGAAGCAGTAATTGTTGACAAAGACAAGCAATTAAAAGAAGCAACTGAGAAATCAGAAGCATCTGCTAAAGAAGTTGAAGCTCAAAAGGCAAGAATTGAGCAAATTAACGAGGGTATCGAAAGAAAAGAAAAACTCAATGAATTAATGAAGCCGTTAGCAAACAAGCAGGCTGAAGTAATGCAAAGTTTACTCGAAAGTGTCGCAACTGATAAGATACAATCAGCATACGACAAATATTTGCCAGCAGTACTAAAAGACGAGGCACCAAAGAAAGAAGTTTTAGCGGAAACTCGTAGAGAAGTTACTGGAAATAAAACTAAACAAAGCCAAGACGCTGATGAAGGCAACATAGTTCTTCTTCAGAAATTGGCTGGAATGTAATTATAAGGGAGACATAAAAATGTCAGATACATTAATTGAAAGCCGTTGGGATGATACTAAATCGGCACTTATGGAAGGTTTAGATGGAAATTCTAAATCAACTATGAGCGTTGTTTTAGAGAATACCCGCTCATACTTAAAAGAGGCGGCAACTGCTGGCGCGACATCTGCCGGTAACGTTGCTACATTAAACCGTGTGATACTACCAGTAATCAGACGTGTTATGCCTACTGTTATCGCTAACGAAATCGTTGGTGTTCAGCCTATGCAAGGCCCAGTAGGTCAAATTCATACACTAAGAGTTAGATATGCTGATACTACTACAGGTGGTGCTACAAACATCACTGCTGGTGACGAAGCATTATCTCCGTTCAAGATTGCAGAATCTTACTCAGGTAACGATAGTAACCCAGGAGCAGGTGCTTCTACGGCTACTTTAGAAGGTGCACCAGGTAAGAAATTGAACATTCAAATCTTAAAGCAACCAGTTGAAGCGAAAACTCGTAAATTATCAGCTCGTTGGACATTTGAATCGGCTCAAGACGCTCAATCAATGCACGGAATCGACGTTGAAGCAGAAATTATGGCCGCTTTGGCTCAAGAAATTACTGCTGAGATCGACCAAGAAGTTCTTACTTCTTTAAGATCACTAGCGGCTACTGAAGAAACTTACAACCAAACGGCTGTAAGTGGTACTGCTACTTACGTTGGTGACGAACATGCGGCTCTGGCTGTATTAATCAACAGAACAGCAAATAAAATTGCTCAAAGAACTAGACGTGGTGCTGGTAACTGGGCTGTGGTTTCTCCACAAGCTCTTACAGTACTTCAATCTGCTTCTACTTCAGCGTTCGCAAGAACAACTGAAGGTTCATTTGAAGCACCAACAAACAACAAGTTTGTAGGTACATTGAATGGCGCTATGAAAATCTACGTAGACACTTATGCGGCTGATGACTCAGCAGTACTAGTTGGATACAAAGGTTCAAGCGAAGCAGACGCGGCGGCGTTCTATTGCCCATACGTTCCTCTAATGTCTTCAGGTGTTGTACTTGATCCTGATACTTTAGAGCCAGTAGTTGGCTTCATGACTAGATACGGTTATGTTGAGTTAACTAACACAGCATCATCACTTGGTAATGCTGGTGACTACTTGGGTGAAATTGCTATGTCAAACATCTCGTTTGCTTAATAGTAAAGAACTTTAGAAGTATTTAGAAAGGCGCTTAGGCGCCTTTCTTTTTGGCCAAAATATCTTTTTCCAAAAAAATTAAAAAAAAGGTTGACAATATAGTAAATGTTTGCTATATTAGTAACATAGCAACAAAAGAATAATTAACTTTTGTTTATAGTGCTAGGAAGAGGCGTTTACCAGAGCGTCGAACTAGGCTAGTTAGGGGTGGTACCCAGGTTCAAAGTTGAGAAACTAAGAATCACATCGCTCTACCGAGCGGAACTAGGCTCCCTGGATTAGGAATGGTATCCGGTCAAGGGGTTGGAGGTATAACCGAGTCCTCCCTATTTTGCTTGTTTAGGGTTGTGCCTTAATACACACGTTTTTACTCACGGTAAAGTAAAAGAGAAAAGGTAAACTTCGTGTTTACCTTTTTTTATGACTATTTTTTGGTTGACATTTTTTTGAGAATATATTATGTTAAATAATATTATGGGCAAAAATTTAATAACATACGGCGATCAACTTATAGCAAGTCCTGGGCCATATAATGGCTTTAATGTAAAATCTGGAGAACACTGGTGGGAGTTGTTAGGTAAAGATTTTGAAAATGTTATAACATTACATAAGCCATCAAAAGAACACACAATAGGCATTAGTCCGTTGTATTATGCTAGTACAATTTTAAAAAGTAATATAGATAATGGTTATAATGATTTTTTTGTTAGTGTAATGCCCTCGTCAAACAGATCATTAAACTGGGACGTAACAGGACCTTTACATAACATTACAGAAAATTTAGGACCTCATATGACACACGAGTATTGCGAATGGCAATCTAATTTTACATATGATATATTAAATAGTTGGGCTCATAATAAAAAGTGTTTAATTTTTATACAAGAAAGTTATAGAAAATCTACAGATAAATTAATAGTTATACCATATATAAACAGAGGTGATATAAATCAATTTTGGGGTTGGGTAATGGAGCAACATCCTGATTTAACTAATGTTGGTTCTTTTTATAAAGATTGTGCCCCTGATAGAAAACTTAATGCTTACGGTCATAAATGTGTTTATGAGGTTGTTAAAAAGTATATTATTTAGATAAATACTACTGTCAAAAATCGTGCCACAAATGGTGTGGACTTATGCGGAATTGACCCACCGCGTATTACTTAAAACGTAACTTAGGAGAAAAAAATGGGACGTCCAGTAAATAAAAAACACTTTGGTGAAGTTGATACAGATTCAGGTAACATTAATGTTAACTGTAAAGTAGGTTCAAACTCGGCTTCAGTACAAGGAATGATTAAATCACAAAGATCATCAAACAAATTTTTAGTTGATGATGCTAAAGATGATTCAGGTAACGAAGGTGTATGTACACTAGTTGATAAAGCATCTGAGAACTTAGGCGCTAACGAAATGTCTATTTCTGCTGTAATTAACGGTACTACAACTTATAAAAATATCAAAAAAATGTACAACAGATCTTGTACTGATTTTGACGGTGTAAGATACACATGGTCAATTTCGGATGACTCTGCTGTTAATAAAATGACAATAGTTGCTATCTAATCAGATAGATCATTATAATTCAAAATGACTGCTAATTACTATTATTAGCAGTCATTTTTTTTTGAAGGTATATAATGGATAAAGCATTTGTAATTGGCAACGGATTATCAAGATCTCATTTTGATTTAAATACATTAAGAGGCAAAGGAACTATATATGGCTGTAACGCTTTATATAGAGATTTTCTCCCTGATGTTTTAATTGCTACTGATGACAAAATGAGAGAAGAGATAGAGCTATCAGAAATTAATCCTGATGTTTTAGAAAATATTCCTGCTAAAATTCCTTTTTATACAAGACGGCCTGGCAAACTTATTAAAACACACGTGGATAGAAAGTGGCAAGATACTGATTACGAAAATATACATAGTAGAAAAATAGAGCATAATTGGGGATATAGTAGTGGCCCTGTTGCTTTAACTTATGCCTGTTTTGAAGGTCACAGATACATTTATTTTATGGGATTTGATCTAATGGGTGTGGGTGATAGAGACAATGATATTAATAATATATATTCCGGCACAAATGCTTACAAGCCTTCTACAGCGGCCGCAACATATTATATGAACTGGGTCGATCAAATTAGACGAATAATGTTAGAATATTCAGATAAAAATTTTGCTAGAATAGGTGCTTTGAATAATTTTGTGCCAGAACAATGGAAAGAATGCTCAAATCACAGAGAAATCACGTTTGAACAGTTCGAAAAAGAAATAAATAATGTATAAGGATAATTAAAAATGGCAAAAATTTCAGAGAAAAGATTTGACGGACATTATAAGATCACTACTAGTGGTACAGATTCTAATGTTACCGTAACAACTCACTCGCTTACTGTAGCAGGTAATCTTATTGTAACAGGTGCTACAACTGAAGTAGAAACAACTAATTCTACAATCTCAGATAACACTATTGTTTTAAATAAAGATGAATCTGGTGCTGGTATTACAGCGACAACGGCTGGTATTGAAATCGAAAGAGGATCAGCAACAAATGTAACAATATTATATGATGATAGTGTTGATAGTTTTACTTTTAAAGAAGGAAGTACATTAACAACAGTATCAGGCGGAACACCTACATCAGCAACACACTTAACTACAAAAGCATACGTTGATGGAGTAGCAGGTGGTGTAGCATTAACTGGATCTACAGACAATACTATAACAACAGTTACAGGAGCAAATGCTTTACAAGGCGAAGCAAATTTAACCTTTGATGGTACAACACTGGCAGTTACTGGAGCGGCAACAGTATCAACTACTTTAGACGTTACTGGAAATGTTACTACAGATGCCCTTTTGAGATTAACACAAACAACAGATCCGAGTGCGGTTTCGGGAAAATCATTAGTTTATGCTAAAGCACCAGGCGGTGGAGGAACAGGAGTTTACGTTCAAGCACCATCAGGTTCGGCACAAGAAATGGTAAGTAAGAGTAAAGCAATCGTATACGGATTGATATTTTAGGAAAAGAAAATGGCGTTAGCAAAAGCAACTTTAGGAACAAGCATAGGTACAGTTTATACGAGCAGTGGTGATTCGGCAACTACATCTATATTTTTTACAAATGATAATGCTTCGGCAAGAACTATTGATGTCCATCTTGTAGCAAATAGCGGTACAGCAGATGCTACAAATAGAATTATTAAATCATTATCAATTAATGCCGGCGACACATATATTATGAGTGCTGAAAAAATTGTATTATCAAATGGTGATACAATACAAGCATTGTGTTCTCACGCTTCATCAGTATATGCTACTGTTTCATACGTAGGTATTTAAAAATGGGATATTTTTTAAAGGCTAAATCAACAGGAATTTCTACAGCATCTGGAACTACAGCAGAAAGACCTGACTCCCCAGATAAAGGAACATTTCGTTTTAACGAAGATACAAACAGAATGGAATACTATGACGGTACTGCTTTTAGATCTGTAACACCTCAAGGCACATTAGGAATGGGTCTTGATACAGCAACAGGTGACGGATCAACAACAACGTTTACTAATTTTTTCACTACAGCACCAGCAGATGTAAAAAATGTTATTGTTATAGTAGGTAACGTTCCACAAGAGCCTACTCAGGCTTATACTGTTTCAGGTAGAGATATTACATTTACAAGTGCTCCTCCAAACGGACACAGAATTTATGCCTTTATAGGCTTTGATTCAACAACAACCAGCGTTTTATCTTAATTTTTATAATTGTATAAATAATATTGTAGCAGAATTATCTGTTATATTATACCCGGGCTCACCCAGGAATGAATAGAGGTGGAGGAGATTAAATGGCCATAGGACGTATTTCTGGCGCCATGCTTAAGGCAAATCTTGAGCGTTTAGGCACAGATATAGCATTTGAAACAGATTTATTATACATTGACGTGGTCAATGACCGCATCGGAATAAACACAAACTCCCCCACCAAAAGTTTACAAGTAGACAACGTAACAATAGAAGGAAGATCAATCCGTGCGGTTGGTGGTGATTTAGATTTAGGCGCTGTTGAAGATATTACAATTACAGGTGGTGGGTCATCTCAAGTTTTAACAACAGACGGTTCAGGAAATTTATCTTGGACAAGTGTTTCAGGTGGCGGATTAGTAACAGGACGTGATGTTACAATGAGCTATCCTGATGATAGTACAATATATCCAACAGGTGCTATTAATAACTGGCAAGACACTACTAATATTAGTACAGCATTAGACGATTTAAACGAATTATCAAATAATATTATTAATAATACTGCTGTTACAAATATTGATTTTTCAGCAGATGTAACATCAGGCGGTGCTGGTACTACAGTAACACTTACAATTACAGCAGATGGCAATCCAACAAGATATGACATTGATTGGGGTACTGGAGAAACAGCAACAACTAATACATCAGATAGTACACCTTCGCATACTTACAATTCAAATACTAATTCACCTTTTACTGTTACAGTAACAGCAAAAAATCATAATGGTACTGGAACAGGTTCAAGTGTAAGCAAAACAAGAGCAAGTTATATTGTTATATACACAGCGACTCCTGTAGTAGGTTTTGCCGCATACGCGGCCTCAAGTGGTGGTTCACCTATTACACAATGGGATGATGGTGCTACAATTTACTTCCAGAATAATACAACAAATACAAGTGGAGCAACAGTTCAATACACTTGGGCATGGGGTGATGGATCAAGTAATGATGTTATATCAAGTGATAGTTCAGCAGGCGGTGTAGGTGGAGGCAGACTTGCTCACACGTTTACAGCAAGTACTGAACAAGAACAAACAAGAACAGTAGAATTAACATTAGATAGTCACACTACAGCACTACCTAGTGATGTACCAACAGATCTTTCAAGATCACATAAAATTTATGATGATCATACACCAACAGTATCGTTGTCAAGTACAAGCGGAATTAACGAAGCAGGAACAAGTGGACACCCTGTAACATTTACAAACAATACAGAATCAACTATTGGTTCTTATTCAACATACGGAATTCAATACAGATATACTTGGGGTGATGGAACTACAACAACAGTTAACACCGGTAGTGGACAACCTGGAGATACAGGCACAAGTAATTTAAGTCACACTTATACATTAACTAATGCTCAACAAAATGCTGGTACTAATGTAGATTACACAGGTTATTTAGAAGTTTTAAGTGATCACTCTAGTTCACCTTTTGCTACATCAAACTTTACAGTACACGTTGAACCTGATATGAGAGCAAGTGCTACAGCATCGGCTGTAACAACAAGTGACGGAAGTGGTGATAACCAATATGACATATATGATTATACAGATTTAGATGGAAACAACAGAGCGTTAGTTACAATGACTAATGCTGTTAGTCCTAATGTAACAGGAGCCAACTATACAATTAACTGGGCAGATGGAAGTTCTAATGATACACCAACTGAAGACGGATCGACAGCAGGTACTATTGGTAATGCTATAACTCATAACTATGCTGGAAAATCAGCAGGTAATTATAATTTAAATCTTACAGTAAATGCTACACCAGACATAACAGCACAATCAGATTCATATACAGGAATAACATTCCAAATGAATTCTGTACCGTCAGCACCAGCAAATTTAAGTACTAAGAGTTTAACATTAAATGATTCATACCAGGGAAGTTCACCAAAGTTATGTCATGGATTTACAGACAATACAAGTTCATTTACATCTCAATCTCCAGGAGATTCGTTAAGCACATCAACATCTAGACGTTATACAAGTACTTCTACACTCGACACAAATACTGTGTCAAACTTTATAACTAACCACTATGATGGTACAAATCAAACACTTACATCAAAAATTAATAATGTAAGTAAAGGTGCTAGAACTTTTACAACATCAGAAGGTGGTGCTAATAATACAACAGATGACACGTTGGTAATAACAAATCACAGAGATTATGATCAAGTAGTTTCTTCTTATCCACAGAGAGCATATCTTGTAGCAACAGCAAAAATAACTGAAGCATTATCTGATTATAGTATTGGATCTAGTGCTCAAAGACTGGAAAGTTCAGGAGGTGGAAACACTAATGTAGTTCACATTGTTAAAGATGATATGACGTCAAGTCCTACAGCAACAATAGGAACAATATCAGGTGGAGTAGACGGAGTATTTAGATATATTTCAGGTATACCTTATTATAATACAGGTTCTCCTAGTGTTGCTATTACAGGATCAACGGTAGCCAACTTTACAGGACAAGCATATAAAGATACAAGTTCTCCAGTTGAAGTTGATCCAGGTAGTAACCAAGAAGGAACATCAGGACACGTTATATCTAATTTGAATTTTACATACGCTAATATTGATGGTAGTACAACAATGTTAGATAGTGGAATACCAAAAGTAAACACAGGTGTTGGTGGTGCTTATACTTTAGGCGTTTTAAATGTACCTCTTTTAAGTACTCAAAGGCGCTCAGTTCAAAGAATTAAATTAAGGGCTAGTAACTGTAATGGTACTAGTTCATATTCTGAAGGTTCAACAAACATTCAGTTATACACAAATACATTATTATCTATGGACGATGAAGCAGGTATTCCAATTTCAGATAGTTTAGGTAACGGAAGTACACATACAGATGATGGTGTAAGAATTACAGGCTTTGGTACTGCTAGTGATACACCTAGTTTCACAGGAAGTACAAATTATTATACAAGTAATGCTTGGAGTGGTGCTGTTACAGTAGCAGGAACACAAGAAGCAATTTGTAGATTTGGAACATTACAACATTATACAACAGATTTAAGTTCAGGCTACTTACCAGCAGGTCCTGATTTATCAACAGGAAGAAGTGGAGCTCAATACTTTACTTTTGCTTTCCGTAGAACACCGGCCGCTAACTTTAAATTTAAGTTTAGTGGAAAGTTATCAGGGGTATGGATTGCGGCACCTGGCTCTGCTATTGATAGTGCTAGTGGTTTAAATGGCTGGATAGATGCTACAGATACTTACGCTGGATCAGGTGTTCCGGGTAGTAATACAGGAGCAGGTGGTAACGGATCAAACGGTTGTGCTAATACACCAGGAGATAGAGTAACTACAGGTTCAACAGTATCAAATGAAAGTAGTACATTAACACTTGGTTCTGAGAATATGGCTAACACTACAGGTAATACTATCCTAGTTAGAATTAAATTAGTAAGTGGTGATTCGATTACTGCTTTAGAGATTGAGGATGCTTAAAGATGGCTATATCAGACGCTAAAAAAGTAGACTATCTTTGGAAGAAGCTCGGTTACGGTGCTACTAAAACAGACACCAACTCAGCCAAGAAAGCACCCAACGAAGCAATAGCATCTCCTCTATTATTAAGAGGCGACAAAGTTTGGCAACAAGCAAGTGATATACCCTCTGTTATGCCAGGGTCAAATACATCAGTAGTAACAGTTTATCCTACAAGTGCTCCAGATGAATGTACTAATGACGGAACAGCGGCCGCTAATAGAACTTGGAAAACAGGCTTAACAGATTGGATTCCACCTGAAATAGGTTCAACTTATCAGTTAAAAGTTTATATACATACATCAGGAAATGCAGGTACAGCCGCAAGTGGAGGTACTCAAGTATTTGCTACAGGTTCTGGCAACAACGACGAATGGTTCTTTGATTATCAATCCGGTGTTGTACATTTTATTGGTAGTAACTTACCAAACGGTGTAAACTTTACAGGCAAGTCAGTTTATGTATCAGGAGCAAGATACACAGGATCATTTGGTGTTGGTGGAGCAAGTAGTTCTTTAGGAGATATAACAGCAGATGGCACTACATTATCAACGCCTACTAATGATGATTTAATTTTAGATCCTCAAGGTACAGGTATTGTTAAGATTAATACTACTTCAAGTATGAAGTTACCTTATGGTACTACAGCACAAAGGCCAACGTCACCAGATGAAGGTGAAATTAGATATAACTCAACTTTAGACATAGTTGAAGTATATAAAAATAGTGCTTGGGTTAGAGTAGGTGACCCGGACACAAACAGTTTAACAAATGACACATTTGACGGTGATGGTAGTGATACTACATTTACTTTAAGTAATAGTGCTTCTACCAATACAGTTTTTGTATCATTAAACGGTGTGGTACAGGTTCCAACAACTGACTTTTCAGTAAGTGGAACAACACTAACATTTACAACAGCACCAGCAACGGGTGATAAAATTAGTGTTCGAACGTTTACAAGTATAACACATTTAGACAGAATACAAGACGCTGATAGCGACACTAAAATAGAAGTAGAACGTACTTCTGATAGTGATACTGTTCATATAAAAGTAGCAGGAACAGACAAGTTAACAGTTACAAGCACAGCAACAACACATAGTCAACTAGTTCAATTTGCTAGTTATACAACAACACAACGTAACGCTTTATCACCGTCAAACGGTGCCGTAATATACAATTCTACAACTAATAAGTTTCAAGGATATGCTAGTAGTACATGGGTCGATTTACACTAAAATTCTAACTACATACATTACTTTTTCCAATCCACGATAAATAACATTACAAAGAAACCTTACAATCTTTTATATAAGGAGTTGTGGAAATGGCTGTAACTAGAATAAAAACGAACCAGATTACCGACTCGGCGGTCACAACGGCGAAGATTGCGGATAACGCAATTACGGCTGGTAAACTTGCTGATTCGATTACATATGGTTCGAATTTAACAATATCTGGTAACTTAACGGTCTCAGGAACTACTACTACTGTAAACAGTACTAATACTACAGTAGCAGATCCTTTAATGGTACTATCTTCTGGAGCATCTGGCTCTGGAGCAGTTGACTCTGGAATGGTCACAGAACGTGGTGACGACGCAAACGTGTTTATTGGTTGGGACGAAAGTGCTGATCAATTCGTTGTAGCGACTACTACAGAAACTGGATCAACAGCAGGCAACATTACCATTTCATCGTACGCCGCTTTACAGGCGGGTTCGTTGGTCGTTGACAATACCACTCTTGATGCTAATGGAATTACTACTAGCTCAGGAGACTTTACAATTAATCCGAACGGAAACTTAGCATTAGGCAGTAATAGAATTACTGGCGTTGCTGATCCAAGTGCGGACCAAGACGCGGCAACTAAAGCCTATGTTGATACTCAACTAGGTTCAAGTACACGTCTTGTAGAAGGAAATACAACAGTAACAGTAGACGACAGTGGTACTGGATCGGTAGCAATGGAAATCGATTCAACTACAGTTTTCTCTGCTACATCGTCAGAAGTAACTTTAGCAAGTGCTAAAATTTCTGACTTAACAGATAACAGAGTACTAATCGCAGGTGCGAGTGGTGTTGTCGAAGATGACGCTAACCTACACTTTGATGGTACTACGTTCGCAGTTGGCGACGGCAGTGAATTTACTGTAACAGCGGCAAGTGGTAATACTACTGTCGGTGGTACACTTGATGTAACTGGTGCTGTCAACTTAAACGCAACAACGGCATCGTCTTCAAAGACAACTGGTGCTTTAATTGTTGACGGTGGTGTAGGTGTCGCAGAAGACATTTATACAGGCGGACAAATAGTAACAGAAGGTGCTTTAGACGTTGGTGGTAACTTTACAGCAAGTGCGGCAGGTGCCGTAGTTGTTGGAGATACTTTAAACGTAACAGGCATCTCAAACTTTAACGCTACTACATCATCAACTAGTAATACTACTGGTGCTGTAATCGTTGATGGTGGTTTAGGACTTGCTGAGAACTTACACATGGGCGGTAACGCTGATGTTGACGGTACTCTTACAGTTGCTGGACTTACTACTTTAAACGGTGCTGTAACTTTAGGTGACGCCGCAGGCGACACTATTACAGTTAACGGTACAATTGGTTCTGATCTTTTATTAGAGCAGTCCGGTGGTTCCAAACCAGACGTTCAACTTAAGAATACTAACGCTGACGGTGAAGGCGGAAGAATACACTTCGTAAAAGATAGTGCTTCTCCGGCAGACGGTGATGCTTTAGGTTCTATTGCTTGGACTGGTGATGACGACGGTGGCAATGCTACACAATTTGCTGAATTACTTGGTAAGGCTATTGACGTTACAAACAGTACAGAAGATGGTGCTATTGTATTAAACGCTAATGTTGGTGGAACAGCAACTGATGTTTTAACAGTTGGTGCGACAGCGGCAGGTGCCTTACAAATTAGAGCTCACAGTTCTTACTCACCAAGTGATAACTTAGACCTTGCTACGAAAGCCTATGCGGATAACGCAGTTTCGGCGGCAGGTGATACTATCTCTAAACTAGATTCAAGTGTTGTTGTAACTGACACTGGTTCAGATGGAAAGATTACTTTCACAACTGACAACACAGAAGTTGGTTCATTCGACGGATCTACGTTTACAGCAGGCGGCATGACATTTAATGGTGGTGCTATTGCTAGAGGCGGTTCAGATATTACTATGTCTGAGAACTTTATTGTTACTGGTAACTTAACAGTTAACGGTACAACATCAACTACAAACTCAACAACTGTAACTATTGATGATCCAATCTTTACATTGGGTGGTGATTCTGCTCCTGGTTCAGACGACGGTAAAGACAGAGGTATTGAATTTAGATATTATGACGGAAGTGCTAAACTTGGCTACTTTGGTTATGATAACTCAGCAGATGCTTTTGTTTACTTGACAGACGTTACTAACACTTCAGAAGTAATGAGTGGAACAGCAGGTAATATTGTTGTTGGCTCTGTAACTTCAGGCACATTAACTGACGGTCGTGTTGTAACAGCAGGAACTAACGGTATCTTAGAAGATGGCGCTGGATTCACATATGACGGAACTAACGTAACTACTACTGGACAGTACATTGGTGCTGGTTTAGATATTAGTGGCGCTGGTGATGTTGCGGGTGACTTTAGTGTTGCTACTAACAAGATGACAGTAGCAAGTGCTACTGGTAATACAGTAGTTGCTGGTACATTAGATGTGACAGGACGTATTGACGCAAACGCTACAACTGGATCTACTTCAAACACTTCAGGTGCTTTAGTAGTTTTTGGTGGTATGGGTGTTGCTGAAAACCTACACATGGGTGGATTACTAGACGTTGATGGCGCGGCTACAGTTGCCGGTACATTAACATCAAACGGTGCTACAGCAATCAATGGTTCGTTAACAGTTGCTGGATCTCAAACAATCGCAATGGGATCTAACAAAGTAACTGGTGTTGCTGATCCTACTTCGGCTCAAGATGCGGCTACTAAGGCGTATGTTGACTCCGCTACAGGTGAAGTTACAAGACTAGTTGAAAATAACTCAACTGCTACAATCAGTGATACTGGGTCAAATGGTGCCTTTACTGTTGAACTAGATTCAACAACGGCTCTATCGGCTACATCCGCTGGTGTTACAATGAACTCTGCTACAGTATCTGACTTGACTAACAATAGAATTACTATTGCTGGTACAGGCGGTGCTTTAGAAGATGATGCTAACTTAACATTTGATGGAACAACATTTAGTGTTTCTTCAAGTTTCACAGTTGCTCATGCTAGTGGTAACACAGCAGTTGGTGGTACATTAGACGTAACTGGTAAAGTTACAGCGGCTGGACACTTAGAGGTTGACGGAACTGCTACTTTGGCAGATGCTGTTATTGAAGACCTAACAAGTGGACGTGTTACATACGCTGGTACTGGTGGTGCTTTAGAAGATAGTGCTAACTTAACATTTGATGGTACTACATTAACAACTACAGCGGCGGCTGTTGACAATATCTCAATAGATGGAAATACAATTTCATCTACATCTGGCAAACTTTTAATTGAAGGTGTTGCTGGTCAAGAGATTGTTGTTAACGAAGCAAGTGCAGATGTTGACTTTAGAATCGAATCAGACAATGATGCTAACGCTTTATTTGTTCAAGGTTCTACAGGTAACGTAGGTTTAGGAACGGCTTCGCCGACTACTGATGCTACATTACACATCTCTGCTACTGACTCTATGATTATACCGGTAGGTACAACGGCACAACGTCCGGGATCACCTGCTACAGGTATGTATAGATTCAACACTACTTTAGGTACACAAGAAATCTACACTGGTTCTGAATGGAACGCTGGTGCTGACTTTACAGTTATGACAGCAGATTCATTCTCTGGTAACGATTCTACTACCGCATTTACACTAAGTTCAGCAGGAACTACTTCTACAACATTGGTAGCAATCAATGGTGTGGTACAGATTCCTACTACTGCTTACGCTGTAAGTGGAACAACACTAACGTTCACAGAAGCACCTGCTACTGGTGATACAATTGATGCTAGAGTATTAACTACTACATCAACTATCACTGATATGCAAGATGCTGATGCGGACACTAGCATTAATGTTGAGCCAACTGCTGATGCTGACGAAATTCAGTTCACAGTTGCTGGTACATCTATTGCTAAATTTACAAGTGCTGGTCTTATACCAAACGTTAACTCCAACGGAACAACAGGACATGACTTGGGTGCCTCAAACGCTCAATGGAAAGACTTGTATGTATCCTCTGGATCATTATACGTTAATGGTAAACAAGTACTACAAGATGATAGTGGTACAATTACTATGGGTACTGATGCTAACCAAAACCTAAGTGTTAATGGTGGTTCAGGCTCTGGTAAACTACAACTATCTGCTGGTTCTGGTATTGAACTAAACAGAGCTACTACAATGGGCTCTGGTGTCAGTATTTCAGCTCACGCTGATGACTCGGCAACTGGTGTGTTATTACCAGATGGTGCTAAAGCAGGTAACGTTACAGTTATTGGTAACTCAGTTAAAAATGCTGTAACTAACGAAAACTTAGTACTTCAATCAAACGGAACTGGTATCATTCAATTGAATGATGACGCTACTTGTACAGGAAACATGATTGTTTCAGGTAACTTAACTGTAAACGGTTCAACAACAACTGTTAGTTCAACTAACACAACTGTTGAAGATCCGCTACAAATTTGGGCTACTGGACAGTCTGGTTCTCCTGCTTATGACTCGGGTTGGGTTGTAGAGCGTGGATCAAGTGCTAACGTGGCAATGATTTGGGACGAAAGTGCTGATCAATTTGCGGCTATTAACACTTCTGAAGACGGTACTACAGCAGGCAACGTAACTGTTAGTTCTTATGCTGACATGAGAGTTGCTACACTAACTGGTACAGCAACAGCGGCTCAATACGCTGACTTGGCTGAGTGCTATGCGGCTGATGCCGAATATGCGCCTGGTACAGTTGTACACTTTGGTGGAACTCATGAAGTATCACTTTGTGATATTGATGGTTGTAAATCAGTAGCGGGTGTTGTTACATCTAACCCGGCTTACTTAATGAACGCTGAAATGGATGCTGAGAACAAATGTTCTGTAGCATTAGTTGGTAGAGTTCCTTGTAAAGTTACAGGATCTGTCAAAAAAGGTGACATGATGGTAAGTGCTGGTAACGGTATGGCTAGAGCTGAAGAAGATCCAAAAATGGGCCAAGTAATTGGTAAAGCATTAGAAGATCACGAAGGCGAAGGTACAATTGAAGTAGTTGTTGGCAGAATGTAAGCAAACAATTAACTAAAATTTAAAAGGGCGGGTTTTACTCGCCCTTTTTTATGACCAAAAAACACTTAACTAATATTATTAGGTAATAAGTAAGAGTATGCTAGGAAAGAACAGTGACGAGTATGACGGTGAATTTTTTATAACATCTGTCAGATACGAAAATAACCAACGTAAAGAATCAAGAGAGTGGATACCACGTACGGTATACAATGATACTCATATGGGTATTGCTGTGTGTATTGGTAATGGCGAATCTAGAAATAAATTCAACATAAATTTATTATCTGGCCATAGGGGTGGAGTGTTGGGATCTATGGCTTGCCAAACTTATGGCTGTAATGCTTTGTCTAGAGAATTCCAAGCAGACTTTTTAATTGCTACAGGCAAAGAAATAACTAACGAAATTGCTAATAGTACAGAATATTCAGATAAACCATACGCCGATGAGAGAATTGTATATTCGACAGCACCTAATTGTTTACAACATCCAGGCAAGTTTCATTTAATTCCTTACGGTGTACAAATGAATGCTGGAGCAATGGCAGTATATATGGCTTGTTTTGATAAACACCGAAGTGTATATATGATAGGTTATGAAGGACAAAAAGGTGGCGAAGGATATAATTCTAATATGTATGCTGGCTCGCCTGGTTATATGCCACAGAATTATTCAGTATCAAGTGAAAAATGGGAGGCAAACATGTGCCAAATATTTGGAGCATATCCAGACACCTCATTTACTATTGTTGATAATAATGTTAATGGATATCCAGATAATTATAAATGGTATAAAAATGTTCGCTATCTTACATATAGAGAATTTGTACAAGAATTAGATATAGGATCTTTTAAACATTAATATAATGATTAACTAAGGTTTTTAATTTATCATTAATAGCATCAATATTAAGAGTATTATATAATCCAGGGTGTAACGGCTTTGGAAAATGATCTACATCTACCCAAGCATACCCCACGTGTTCGTCATTTAATACAGGAATAAATTCATCTTCAACTATATTAACAAATGTTTCGTATATAAAATTATTTTTTTTATGTGTAAATTTTTCTATTGGAATAGTTTTGATAATGTCAGGCAACGAACCTAATTCTTCTATAGTTTCTCTACACATAGCCTCATAAACAGTTTCATCTACTTCAACTTTACCACCTACAAGGGCCCATGTAAATTTATATGTTTTAGTATTTCTTAAAACAAAAAGAAAACGATTAGTTTTTCGAGACCAAAATAAACAACCAACACCAGTTAAAGTACTAGTCTCCATGATCCCGCCTCGTATTCTCCTTCGTAACTTTTTACCCATTTTGATCCATCCCATTTATATTGAATTCCGGTTTTACTATTTGTTAGATAATCTGTGTCAGTTGCTTTAGTAGAAGCATCGTATACTACTTGCCACTTATTGTTTTTATACTGTATAATATCGTTCGCTGAGGCTATCAAATCTTCGTTACTAGCACCCTTCCAAGCATCAGCACCATCTACATTACCCGTAGCGCCTATGTCATTTATAATCAAGTATCTTTGCCCGTCTGCTGATGCATTCAGTCCGGCACCTGGACCTTTTTTACTAGGATCGACAATAGCATCTATAGGGTCTAAAGTGTTTGTTGGTATAGTGTCATTGTCTACAGTAAATAATAATATATCTTTGCTAGATGGATGTAATGCTACTGTTCCTATAACTTCAGCACCGTCTGGTTCTGATGTTGTTGATACTCGTAATTGGCTAGTTCCATTAGCAATAGTGGCTTTTCCTAATGGTGTCATTTTACCCCAGTTATTAATAAGGCTTTCCCATTCTGGTCTAGGTCCAACACTACTAGTACTAATAACAGTAGATGTGTTTGGATTAACAGCATCTGCTGAGTCAATTAATTGTACTTGTCCGTTTAATAAAATAATACCGTACTGATTAGGCGTAATTGAGACTCTATTACCGTATAATAAGCCTATGTCTAAGTCTTTAATAGTACCTGAATTGTCATGTATTCCACTTACAACACTTCTAATAACTCCTAATTTTTTAACTTTAGCAGGTAAACTTAACCATATAGGCATACTAAATTGTAATGTAGAAATATCTATTTGGTCATCTGTTCCAGTAGGTATACTTCTGCTTGTAAATGTTTGCCCAGTTAATTCAACGTAACTTAAACTAGTCCAATCTATATAATTGTCTGTACTTTGTATTTCCATATCAGGATTGAATAGTGTTAATATTTGTTCTAGCAACTGTAATTTTTGTTCTGTGTTAGTTGTCCATATATCAACATTCATGTTTAGTCTATATGGAGTTGGCATATGACGTTCTATTGTATATGCTTCTCCTTGTTGTTGAGTATATGCTCCTGTATTTTCATTTATTCCTCTAGTTCTAACATGCATTTTATCGATGTGACTAGGTTGTTGCATTCTATCTCTGTCATATTGTAAATCTGAAATGTAACAAGTTATAAGAGGTGATGTAGGTATTCCGTTTTCGCTATTATGCTTCATAATAGCAGACGCTTGTCTGCTAGAATCACCGTATCTAACAGGAACTTGATAAAGTGTTGTATTGCCGTCTCTATTTTTACCGTATTCTACTTGGTAATGAGAAAACATTCTAACAAATTGTAAAATAAATCTTCGAATTTGTTCATCATAGAAAAAAGTTTTCATTATTGATTTCCTTGTACTACATTAATAAGGTCTTGTACTGTTTTTATGTTACTACCTTCTTCGTCTGAAATTTTTACACCTAAACTTTTTTCAACTTTTATTATTAATTCAATAGTGTCAAAGTCGTCAGCACCTAAATCATCTACAAGATGCGACTCGGGTTTAACATTGTCTACTTCTAAGTATTCAGAAACTATTTTAATTACGCTTTCCATTATTCGTCTGCCTTTGGTTCTAGTGCTGAACTTAAACCAGTTTTACCTGGTTTTGCTACACCTTTGTTATCTATATATGTTGAAGTGTTATTAACAAATGAATCACGTTGTGTTAATCCAGTTCCGTCTAATGTTGTTCTAACATTATCCTCAACTTTAATCCATCGTTTACCGTCGTATCTAAATAATCTATTAGGCATATAATCAAGTCTTAAAATATATTCGCCTTCTAAAGGACTAGTTGGAAATTGTATAGCAGGCGTTACGTGAAACCCGTTTGGTGGTAATCCGTCACCACTTAAATAGCCACCTAGCCACCCGTTACCTACAGGCGAAACAGCAGTTTGATTAGTGCTATCATTTGATGAACTTGCTTTAGTTGTTGTAGTATCTGCTGTTTTACTACTAGCCTTAGCCGGAGTACCATCTTCGTTAGTTGGTACTACATAAAATTTTTCTGTATCGTACCCTGTTTTAGGAACTTCTTTATTTGCTTGTTGTATAATAGCATTATTAATTTCTAATTCTTTTTTATATGTAGATAGTAAACTTTTTAAACTAGAAGAATCGTCTTTATCACCAAGAATATCTCGATATTCTTGTGAATCCACTATTGGTGTACATTTTACTCTCCATAAATGTGGATACCAAGTAGGACTAAATCCTTCTGCGGCTCTACTAGCATCTTGTACAACATAATATCTTCTTAATGATGTGCTTAAATCTGTGTCTAAAGGATAAAAATCTTTTAGATGAGGTAGCTCTAATACATCTCCGCTCATCAACTTTCTTCCTAATATGTCTATCATGTCAGACATATGGAAGTTTATAAAGAGAGTATCATTTGCTAAAAATAAACCAAACTGTGTTAGGTCAAAGTCAATATCTTGAACATTATATAACCCTCGCATCTGATATACAGTTTGATCATATTTTCGATCTCTATTTTCTAAAAATAGTAAGTCTTGTATACGATTCTCTGTAATTGTGTCATACTTAGGTTTTGTAGCATCTCCAGATGCTTGTTGGAATGTACCTAAATATTTGTGTATATTAACACCTGTACCGCCTATTGTAAACATTTCACGGATTCGGTTGTCGTGGAAACTATAATCAAAAGTCTTATTTTCTTTCCACATTGAGATTCTTGGCATATTTTTTTCCTATTCTACAGTAATATTATTTATCGGTTGACAAATAACATAATGATGTTATAGTAATGTAATAATCACAAAAGCAACAACTTTTTTACTTACCGGACTATATAAGCGTTAAACAGGAGAAACCTTTGGCAAAACGTAAACAACTACGAAAATCAACTAGAATAACAGCGGCTGATAAGTTGCTAGAACCCAAGTGGGATGGTTGGGAAGAATGGGACGGAGCTCAATACCACCGTTTTAAGCAAGGAACTAGTTCTTGGTATTACCATACGTTTAAACCAGATGAATTAGTTAAGCATACATACGAATGGATGAACCAAAATGGCTATAGCAAAGACGATATTAAGTGTGCTAAGGCTGTTCCTAGTTACGTTATAGGTACAACAACATCTATAAATTGCCGTATGCTGTTACGTGGAATGCCAGATTATAATAAAAAAGAAGATGAACACTGGCAATCATTGCCAGGTACAATGGGTGTTATTAAGCCAACAAAAGATTGGATTAAAGTTCAGATAGCAGGTGCTATTGAGAAAGGTAAAACTCTTGTAGAAGAAAAAGCAAAAGAAGAAGCAGAAAAAGTCCAAGTATATCAACCTACAATTCAACAACGCCTATATGCCGCGGCTATTAGAATGACAGTTGAAATTGATGACGTTATGGAATCTGGAGTAGAACTTATAGATTTAAAAACTTTTACTCCTCTAAAATGGTTAAGAGTACATCAATGTAAAGGTAATCATGCTAAAATTATTAAAACTTTTTATGAACCAGGGTATAATGAGTTACATGAGTTACTAAACCCACCTACAGCAAAACAAAAAGCAAAAATGACAGAACAAGAATTAGATTGGCGTAGTCAACTTGAGGAAGGTTTTGCTGTTTTTACTGATGAAGAAATAAAAAGTAGGTACCAAGCATATAAATTGATTTGCGACGCTTGTGATATGCTAATGTCAGAAGCAAAACTTACTCGTAAACCTCGTAAAGTTAAACCTAAAAGTGCTGAAAAACTAGTAACAAGAGTAAAATATAAGAAGTCTGATGAGAAACTAGCACTTGTAAGTATTAACCCTGTAGACATTATTAAGGCTAACGAGCTTTGGGTATATAACACAAAAACTAGAAAGTTAGGGTATTACATCACTTCTTCAATAGATCCGCTTAAACAAAAACGTGACGGCACAGGATTAGAAGTTAAAGGTACTACACTAATTAGGTATGACGAAAAGCAAAGTGTGTGTAAAACACTAAGAAAACCAGAAGAACAACTTAAAGAGTTTAATAATTGTGGTAAAATACAACGTAAAAAGTTCTTCGAAAACCTCAAAGTAACAGAAACTAAACTTAACGGCCGTTTAAATCCCGAAACAATACTATTGCTAACGAGCTAAATACTACTATTAAAGTAGGAACAAAAAATGGCAAACACAGAACTCCAAACTGAAAAGCAAAAATGCTTTGATTATGTGCGATATAGTTTAGGTGATGGCATGGTAGATGTGGAGTTAGATCCACAACATTATGATATTGCTTTTAACAAGGCGGCAGATGTATACAGACAACGTAGTTCGAATAGCGTTGAAGAAAGTTACGGCTTTTTAGAACTAGTAGCAGATACACAAGAGTACACGTTACCTAGCCAAGTTACAGAAGTAAGACAAGTATTTCGTAGAACAATAGGATCTAGCGACGGAGATGGTGCTAATAGTTTTGAGCCATTCGAAGCAGGCTATGTTAATGTTTACTTAATGCAGGCAGGACGAGTAGGCGGCCTAGCAACATACGAATTGTTTACTCAATATCAAGAATTAACTGCTAGAATGTTTGGTGGACATATTAATTTTACATTTAACCCTGTAAGTAAAAAACTAACAATAGTTAGAAAAGTAAATTCTACAGGCGAAAGTGTACTTCTTTGGTTATACAACCATAAGCCAGATGTAACACTTTTAAAAGATCACAGAACTAAACCTTGGATATACGATTACACAAAAGCACAATGTAAGTATATGCTAGGAGAAGCAAGAAGTAAATTTGCCACTATTGCTGGTCCACAAGGCGGAACTACAATGAACGGTGATCAATTAAAACAAGAAGCAATGGCCGAACTTGAAAAACTAGAACAAGATTTATTAAATTACGTTGAAGGTAGTTTACCGCTAAGTTTTGTTATAGGATAAAACATCCAAAAAAAAACTTGACTCTGTTAAGTTTTTCCACTATAATACAGAATGATAAAAATGATACTATTCGTTTTTACTCTGCTTTTCGCGAATATAGTAAAAGCGGAGGATTTAGTGCTGGAAACATTAGATAAAGAAATCAAACATCTTGAAATAACAATAATTATTCCTCGTACAGCAAGTGACTTAGCAACATCAACATATTCGTATGATATAATTGACAGTAATAGTGTACAGCAAGTTGAAGGCGTAAACATAATACAAAATGGTCCACCAGGCCAATCTAGTAGTTTGTTTATTAGGGGAACAGAAAGTGACCATAGTTTAATTACATTAAACGGTATATCTATAAAAGACAATAGTACTCCAAGCGGAGCAGATGATTTAAGTCAACATAATATGGTTGGAATAAATCATGTAACAGTTATAAAAGGTCCAATGGGCAATACATTTGGCCCTAATGCCGCGGCAGGTGTTATTGATATGAATACTAACACATATGGTGATTCTTATATTGATGTATCTATAGGATCAAACAATTATATTAGTAAAGAAATTAGTATAACAGATAAAGATGTTACCGATAATCATAATTTTAAAATTGTAGCAAATCAAACATCTACTGACGGTATAAGTGTTTACCCTGAAGGAACAGAAAAAGACCCTTTAGAAACAAACACGTTTAATATAAACTATGATTACATAGGTAGCGGGTATATTTTAAAATTTAATAAAATAAAAGATATAAACAATAGTAATTTAGATAGTGGATCAGCAGACGTATTAAACTATACTAGTGACTGGGAATGGAATAATAATCAATTAGAGTTACAAACATTTAACGGGTCTAAAGTAGTATTGAATAACAGTACACATGATAGGTCTTATAATAAATCAGGTGTAGTTGATTCTTATGAAAGCACAAATGATACGTTTTTATCACAGCATACTTTTAATAAAGAAAGTTACGACTACACATTAGGTTTAGAATACAACGAAGCAAATGCTAATTTTCAAACTAATATTAATAGTTACAATAGTTCTGTAAATGAAAATAGATATGTAACAGGGTTATTTTTTGAATTAGATAAAGTGTATAATAATAATATTTTAAGTTTTAGTACTAGGGTTGATAATATAAGCGATTTTGATACAAAACAAAGTTCTAGGATAGGTTGGGCATATAATAATTATAGAGCAAGTTACTCTCAAGGATATAGACTGCCAACACTTTACGAAATGTATGGAATTGATAGTTATGGTTATACAGGTAATCCTAACTTGACTCCAGAAACACTTGATTCGTATGAAATAGGATATAATAATGATTGGTTAGATACAGCATTATTCTATATTACAGAAAAAGATAGTATAACTTATGGTAATTCAACATATAGTAATGTAGCAGAAGGCGGAACTAGTAAGGGTATAGAAGTAGGGTTAAATAAAGTATATAATGGTTATATGTTTAATTCTAATACAACTTACACTGAAGCAAAGTTAAATACTGGTGCTGAGAAATTACGTCGACCTACATGGACTAATAATTCTAGTATATCTAAAATTATAGATGATTTAAGTTATACAGTTACAATGAACTATTACGGAAAACACAAAGACATTGACAGTTCTACATATAGCAGAATAGATAAAGATGCTATAACAACATTTGATTTTGTACTTAATAAGTCAGTTGAGAATAAGTTATTTTATTTAGGTGTGTATAATATTACAGACGAACAATACGAACAACCAGATGGATATAATCAAATGGGTATTAATGTTCAAGCAGGAGTAAAAGTTACATTATGGTAGAAAAAATACTTTGGGTTTTATTTTTCACATGTTTACTTGGATTAAGTAGAATTATCCCACATCCTCCTAACTTTACACCAATACTAGCAGTAGCGGTATTTGTTCCTTTTATTATGAAGAACAATTTACTAGCAATTCCTGTAACATTAGGTGCTATGTTAATAGGCGATTTGTATTGGGGATTTCATAGTTATATGTTCTGGACATACGGTGCTGTATTGTTAGCAACACAATTACAGTTTAGAAATGTGTTTGGCAATGCCTTATTGGCAAGTATAATATTCTTTTTAATTACAAACTTTAGTGTGTGGTTAAGTGGTTATTATGGTTTAACACTAGCAGGGCTTTGGACTTGTTATGTTATGGCTATACCTTTCTTTGGTAATACGTTATTAGGCACATTGTTTTACACAGGCGTATTTTGGATAATACATTCTCTTGCCTCAAAAAGGTTGACAATGCCTAAGACTTTGTAGTATAATACAAGTATGATTATAGGTATATGTGGGTTAATAGGTAACGGTAAAGGTACAGTTGCTGACTATCTAGTAGAACAACACAATTTTACAAAACTAAGTTTCGCTGACCGATTAAAAGATGGCGTATCAACTCTTTTTGGTTGGGATAGAGCATTGCTTGAAGGCGACACAGTTGAGTCTAGAGAATTTAGAGAAAAAATTGACAAGTACTGGTCTGCTGAAACAGGTAAAGAAATAACTCCTAGAACAGTATTACAACTTTATGGAACTGAATGTTTAAGACGTGGGTTTTTTGATGGTATTTGGGTTAGTTTGGTTAAGCAACAAATATTAGAAAATCCTAATAAAAACTTTGTAATACCTGACTGTAGATTCTTTAATGAACTTGAAATGGTTAAAGGGCTTAAAGGTTTTACTTGGGAAGTGTGGCGAGAAGCAGAACCTGAATACTGGAAAGAAGCAGGTAAATTAAATAGAGAACAAAATCCACCACCAGAAGACAATCCTATATCTAGAGCATATCCTGATGTACATCGTAGTGAATGGCGTTGGGCAGGCTGGGATTTTGACTTTACTATTATGAATCAAGATACAATAAAAACATTATATACTTCTATTGATCAGGTGTTAGATCGCCAGCAATCTTTGACCATCCAAGCCTCGCTAGAGTAACTTCGCAGTTTTTACATACTGTTTTAAGGTTGGCTATTCTAGTATTACTTTTATTCCCATCTAAATACCATATTAAAAAAACTTCAGGAAATTTGCTGTGATATCCGCAATGGTCACATGTGCTTTGTTTTTGATAACCATGTAATTTAAATCTATTAGGCTTTTTTTGCTCTCGTATACAACTATCACAAAACCTACGATAATAAGTTTTATCTTTTCTTTTATAATTAACCGCCGCTGGAGCGTTACAAGTGATACATATAGGCCTGCCCATACGAGTATTTATACGCTGGTGCCCTTTATAAAGGGCATCTATTTTGACGTTTTTTACCATTAATCGCTAAATACAATGTATAATAATTTAAACTTTTTAAAGTGAGGAAAAAATAATATGGCACTTATATCACCAGGTATTGACGTTACAATTACAGACGAATCGCAATACGCTCCAACGGCAGTTGGAACGATTCCTCTAATTGTTATCGCAACAGCCCAAGACAAAACAAGTGGTACTAGCACAGGAACAGCGGCAGGTACTACAAAAGCAAATGCGGGAAAGACTTATTTAATAGGTTCGCAAAGAGAATTAGTAACAACTTATGGAGAGCCTACTTTCCATAAAAATACAAGTGGAACAGCACTACACGGTAGTGAAGTTAACGAATACGGACTTATGGCGGCCTACAGCGTACTAGGTGTCAGTAATAGAGCGTATGTAACAAGGGCAGATGTTGATTTAGGTCAACTATCTACTTCTTCAGGTAGACCTTCTGGGGCACCTGCGGCAGGAACGGCATGGTTTGATATTAGCAAGACTTTATTTGGAGTTCATGTTTGGAACGAGTCCACACAAAAGTTTGCTAACGTAGTACCAAAAATAATTACTGACTCAAATGATATTTCAGCATCAGTTCCTAAGAGTTCTTATGGTTCAATTGGCGAATATGCCATTGATGCTACAAACACTAAAAATCCATTGTTTTACAAAAACAGCGGAAATATTTGGGTACACGTAGGTTCACCTGCTTGGCAAACATCACACCCAACTGTAACAGGAACAGAAAGTTCACCAACTATTGTTGCTGGACACACTATTGTTATTAACGGAACTACAGTTACAGCCTCAGGTACTTCAGCAACATCACTAGCGGCTGATATTTCAGGTGCCGGCGAAGCAGGCGTTTCAGCGGCAGTTGTTAATAACAAATTAGAAATTTATGCTAATGCCACTGCTGATGGCGGAGGCGGTGGCAACACTGGATCAGTATTAATAGCAAATGGTACAGGAACTATCCTCACAGTTTGTGGATTAACTGCTGGAAGATATTGGTCTCCAAAATTTGATTTTGCAGAACACACATCAATTCCGGAATGGAAAACAGCAGACACTTATACAAGACCAACAGGGTCTGTTTGGATTAAAACAACAACACCTAATAAAGGTGCTGACTTTAGTCTAAAAACTTATAACGCTAATACTAAACTATTTGAAGCAAATGCGGCTCCAATATATGCTAACGACGAGTCAGCAAACTATGGTTTAGATAAAGCAGGTGGCGGAATTAATGTAGCGGCTGATACAATATACGTTAAGCAAGACGCTGAAGATAATGGTAGAGGAAGTTATAAATTCTTCAAGAGAATTGCTAAAGGTGTTACTAGTGTAACAGGTACAGCAAGTCCGGCATTTACAGGCGGTGAAACATTTACTATTCAAATGTCAGACAAAACGGCAACATTAACATCAGCGGTAACAGTTACTATACCAGGATCTGGAGCAAAAACTGCCGAAGATTTTGTAAGTGGTGTAACAGCGGCAAATATTGCTAACTTGTCAGTTTCGAGAGATACTACAACAAATGCTATTACATTAACACACGACTTAGGTGGTGTTATTGTTCTTAAAGATGCTACTGGAACTCCAGTTGTTGATGCTGGTATTACTGCTTCTTTAACTACAGCAAGAGCAGGCAACAATTCAGATATAATTGTATCTAATTGGCAAACTTACACTTACTCAGCAAGTACTACACAACCAACAGCAGATCCGGCAGACGGAACTAAATGGTTTAACGCCGCAGTTAGTGATGCGGATATTATGATACATGATGGTGTTACTTGGAAAGGATACCAAGGTGTTACTACAGATGCTAGAGGATTTAACTTATCTAACACTTCACCAGATGGACCAATTGTGTCAGCAACAGAGCCACTAGTACAGTCTGATAATACAGCACTTGTATATGGCGACCTTTGGATTGACACCTCTGACCCAGATACTTTTAAAATTAGTAGATGGGAATCAGTTGCTTCAGAAGATAAATGGGTAGCAATTGATACTACAGACCAAACGTCAGAAGATGGTATTTTATTTGCTGACTTTAGGTTCCATGATAGTGCTACAGATGATGTAACAACATCAACTATGACACCAATTAAAACATTGTTAACAAGTGACTACACAGATATTGATGCTCCAAGTGCCGCATTGTATCCAAGAGGTATGTTAGCATTTAACTTAAGACGTAGCTCAAATAACGTTAAAGAATACAAGAAAGCGTACTTTAATGCTACTGACTTCCCAGGTAAAACTTTACCAACAGAAACAAATGCTTGGGTAACTGTATCAGGAATACAAAATGACGGTGCTCCGTTTGTAGGTAGACATGCTCAGCGTAATACTATTGTTTCCGCAATGAAGTCAGCGGTAACTTCATCAGATGAGATACGTGAAGAACAACGTAACTTTAACTTATTAGTTGCTCCTGGATATCCAGAACTAATGGCTAACTTAGTAGCACTTAATAATGAAAGACGAAATACAGGCTTTGTTCTTGGAGATGCTCCAATGAGACTAGCACCAAATAGTACTGATATACAAAATTGGGCTAATAACACAAAACTTGCTATTGATAACAATGAAAATGGACTAGTAACAGCAGATACATATTTAGGTGTGTTTTATCCATCGGGTAGAACTACAGACTTAGATGGTAACGGAATTGTTGTTCCTCCAACACACATGGCATTGAGAACAATGTTACGTTCAGATGATGCTAGTTTTCCATGGTTTGCTCCAGCAGGCACAAGACGAGGTGGCGTAGATAATGCTACAGCGTTAGGACACATTGATAGTGCTACTGGTGAATTCCAAACAGTTGGTATTAAAGAATCTTTAAGAGATACTTTATATGAGAATAAGATTAATCCAATCGCATTCTTCCCAGGTGTTGGTATACTTAACTTTGGTAACAAAACTAGACATGGTTCTGCTTCAGCGTTAGATAGAATCAACGTAGCAAGACTTGTAGCATATATCAGAGAAAGACTAGGCGAAATTACAAAACCATTTGTATTTGAACCAAATGACAAGTTAACTAGGGACGAAATCAAAGGTGTTGTAGAATCACTAATGAACGACTTAGTTTCTAAAAGAGGTTTATATGATTACTTGGTAGTATGTGATGAAACTAATAACACATCAGCAAGAATAGACAGAAATGAATTATATCTAGACGTTGCTGTTGAACCTGTTAAATCAGTAGAGTTTATTTACATACCTGTTAGAATCCAAAACACAGGTTCTATATCCGGGTAATAATTAACAAAAACATTGAAATAGGGCGTTTAAACCGCCCTATTTTTTTGGTCAGTTGATAAGATAAATAATATTGTATTAATAATAAAGGAGACATATTATGTCAGTAGGTTCATTAAGTAAGTTTACAGTTCCTATAGCAGGCGGACAAAGTGCTAGTTCACAAGGTCTGTTAATGCCAAAACTAAAATATCGCTTTAGAGTGAGTTTTGAAAACTTTGGGGTAACATCGTCAAGATCAGAACTTACTAAGCAAGTTATGGACATTACAAGACCAAGTGTCAACTTTGAACAAATTCCAGTAGATGTTTATAACTCAAAAGTTAACATTATTGGTAAGCATACCTGGGATCCAGTATCAGTTAACATCAGAGATGATGTTTCAAGCAACGTATCAAAATTAGTTGGCGAACAAGTTCAAAGACAATTTGACTTTATGGAACAAGCATCTGCTTCTTCTGGTATTGATTATAAGTTCTTAACACGTTTTGAGTTATTAGATGGTGGCAACGGTTCAGCGGCTCCAATTACTTTAGAAGAGTGGGAACTATACGGTTGTTACATTGAGAACGTAAACTATAACGATTTAAACTATGCATCTTCGGAGCCAGCAAATATTACTATGTCAATTAGATTTGACAATGCTGTACAGTTACCGGTTGGTAATAACGGAGCAGGTATAGGATCAGCAGTATCTAAAACAAGAAGCCAGACAATTACAGGTTAATTAAATGGCTGATTTTAAAGGTCAGATAGTAGATCCAAAAGCATGGTCGAGTAAGAAACTATTGCGTGATTATCAACACGCCGCTAGAACCTTTAGAGATGGCGATTATAGATTAGCACCAAAACAAAAATTTCTATTTTTTGTAGTGTTTAATTTTACACCAGAAGTTTCAAAAGCACTTCCAGACTCTATTAAACGAGAAGCAAGTATGTTGGTTAAGTCAGTAGACTTGCCATCATACACGTTTGATACTCAATTAATGAATGAGTATAATCGTTGGAGAGCAGTACAAACAAAAATAAACTATAATCCAGTTCAAATACGTTTACATGACGACATGGCAGATATTTCTAAAACGCTATGGTATGCTTATTTAGATTGGTATTATTCCGATCAAAAAGCAGGTCCACCTACATCAAGTGTATATACTACCCGAAATACTTATACAAGTGAAGATCAAGATTTTAATTTTGGCATAGCAGAGCCTGAGGACCAACCATTTTTTGAGAGCATTCAGTTGTATAGTATCTACGGAAAAAAACAGTTTTCAGAATACACATTAATTAATCCTATAATTACAAACTTTAGTCACGATAATCATGATCACTCTCAAAGTGATGTATTAGAAAACACAATGCAAATTCAATTCGAAACAGTAAAATATGCTACAGGTACTATGAGTGGCGGCCAGCCAAATGCTTTAGAGTTTGGTCCTAAAGGCTTTGGTGATTTACATTACGATAAAGATTATTCGCCAAACGATTCTGTTAATAATAGTGAATGGGAAAAACATACACAGAGCATAGTTGATGCCCATAAGAAAAAAAGATATGAGCAGTATATGATGGAACAAGATGCTGGAATATATAGCGGTCCTGAAACAGAGAGAAAAGAATATAAAAGCGATGTAAACAGCAAAAAAACATATACAAATAATGAAGTTGCTAAGTCTAAAAAAAGCAATCAACAACATGCTTTCCCGGGCTCAACTAGACCAAACCCACATACAGATAACGGTGTATCAAATAAATCAGTGCCAAGTGGTAATAATGTTGGTACTGTAAAAGATATGGCCGGAAATCCTCATGTAGATTAGGAATAAATTATGTCTGAAAATTTATATGCTTCAAGTAACATAGATCAAACAATAGATAAAAAATTAGAAACTAGAAAATTTTTTAATGGACATTATGTTGAAAGTATTAACATTAATTCTAGTGAACACCAAACAGTAAAAAGTTTTTTCTTAGGCAAAACAAACAACGACAATGATTCAGCAAATACATTAACAGATACACTTTTCGAGATAAGTGCTATGGAAGGTGTTAATGTTATGGAATTAGTTGATAAACTTCGTAGTGACACAATAGATGACATTCAATTAACGTTAATAACTATGATAAATCAAAATAGAAAACAAACTAGTATATTAGGCTTTGCTACAAGCAGAGTTCCTAATCCATCTGTAGTGAGGAATATTATCGAATGATAGGCAAGGGAGTTGCCCGCGGTCGATACACACTTAAAAACCCAGACAAATACGCCGGCACAAAAAATCCAATTTATCGTTCCAGTTGGGAACACACATTTATGACATTCTGTGATAATAATCCAGCAGTTATAGGTTGGGCCAGCGAAGCAGTACGAATTCCATACAAAAATCCACTAACAGGAAAACAAAGTTCATATGTACCTGATTTTTTTGTACAATACCAAGATAAAAATGGAAATAGAAAATCAGAATTAGTTGAAATTAAGCCTAGTAATCAATCTACTATGGAAGGTGCTGGTAGAAGTAGAAATAGGCAAATGGCTGTAGTACAAAATATGGCCAAATGGGAAGCCGCAACACGCTGGTGTAAGCAAAAACGTATAACTTTTAGAGTTGTAACAGAAAACGATTTATACCATCAAGGTAAGAAGCGTCGCTAAATACCTTATATTATAAGGCAATCTAACATGACAAAAAAATTAGAAGAACTACTTAATATCGCACCTTTAGACGATAGTACAGAAGAACTCCCTGAAGAAGTTGAGCCGTCAAAGGCAATTGAAGTAGTTGATAAAGTAGAAAAAGAATTAGAAGAAGTAGATAATATTGAATCTGCTCTAGCAGGCGTTGAAAATTTAACAGCGAATGATAAAGAAATGGACGAAATAGCCACCAAGGCTGATGATACATTTGATAACTTAATGGATTTAGGTATGAATGTTGAAGCAAGGTTTAGTGGACAAATATTTGATACAGCAAGTAAAATGCTTCAAATTAAACTTAATGCCAAGCAGGCAAAAATAGATAAAAAATTAAAAATGGTTGAATTACAACTGCGAAAGAAGGCCCTTGATGCTAGGATTGACAGGGATATGGGCAAAATAGATGGTGCCGAAAATGGCGAAGCAACAGTATTAAGTCGCAATGAATTACTCGATAGAATACTCAACAAAAATGACACAAAAGATAATAAATAGTTATAATACAATGGAGAGTAAAATGAAATTATTTAATGAATACTTGGCAGAGTCAGTAAAAGAATATAAATTCAAGGTTAAATTGGCCATGAAAGCCGAGCCAGAATTAATGGACGTTATTGAAAGAGTATTAGGCAAGTATGATGTTAAGGATATTACATCTCCTAAAACAACACCAATTCAAGAACATCCAATGGATTTTCAAAATCTTCGCAATAGCGAAGTTTCTATTTTTGAAATTACATTGACATATCCTAGTACACCGCAAGTTGTACATAGTGATTTAGTAAATTTAGCAGGTCTTCCTGGTAACCACGTAGTTGTTATTAACAGTGATCATCCAGAAGAAGTTGCTAGAGAAGAGTTTGTAAAAACTCAAGGCGAAGATTATATTCCAAATCTTGGTTCAGATTATGCTTCGGGCGAAGCACCAGCAGAAGCGAAATTAGGCTTTCTTAAAGAATTACAAAAAGAAACACCTGAGGTAGAAATTGCTGGAGGTAAAACAGAAAAAGCAAAAACAACTAGTGATTTGCCACAAGGTACAACATCACCAGTGGCAGGGAGAAAATAAATGAGCGACAATAAACTAATTGATTTACACAAAGTTGCGGGACTTTTTAGAGAAATACAAACCGAAGAATTCGCTAAAGAAGAAGCAAACAAAGAATCAGAATTTAAAAAAACAATAAAAGAAATGGAACAAAGCGTTAATGAACTTGATGCTAATTGGAAAAAAGCACCAGATGAAATTGATGGCAACACATATAACGGTAAACTAACATACAAGAGAATAGGTGAATACACATATATCGTTAAAGATGAAAATGGCAAAGAATACAAAGCAGAAATGGGTGTCATGGACGATACACAAGACAACTATTCAGGCGATGAAGTAGAAAAAACCATGGACCAAGAAGGATTAGCGATGCTAATTCGTCAAGCAAAAATGGGTGCTCCAGTAAGAGAAGGCGATTTAGATGAAGAACAAATAAGCGAACTTAATGTTCCTAATGATAAAGAAAAAGTTAAAGCACGAATTCAAAAACTAATGCAAATGGCAAAAGATGCCAGAGACGCTGGTGACAGCAATAAGGCTTATAGCATTGAACGTTCAAGTGAAATGACAGCATTACAGCAAAAGTTATCAAAACTTGGTGAATCAGATGATGGTAAATGGATAACACCACCAGATGAAATTGATGGCGACACATATAATGGTAAACTATCATATAAGAGAGTAGGCGAATATACATATATTGTTAAAGATGAAAATGGCAAAGAACATAAAGCAGAAATGGGTGTCATGGACGATACACAAGACAAGTATTCGGGTGATGAAGTAGAAAAAACTATGGACCAAGAAGGGCTAGAAATGTTAATTCGTCAAGCAAAAATGGGTGCTCCAACAAGTGAAGGATCAGTAACTGAAAGTACTGATGAAAGACTTAAAGCATGGGTTAATAAATGGTCTAAGTATAAAGGAGGCAACGGTGATCCATTACCTCAAGGTTGGTTCAAGGCTTCTTTAGACAGTGGTGTTACTACTGATGGAATTGAACAAAGCGAATTAGATCTAAATTATGAAGTAGATCCATTACCAATTACAGATGCTATGAAACAAGAATTTATTGATATCATGGGCGACGATGAAGAAGAAACAATGCATGGTGCTTACGATATAGTTTTTAACGAAGCAACATCTGAAGATTCAGAAACTGGCACTTTACAGCAACTTTTAAAATTAGCAGGACTAAAAGTTGTAACAGACGCAGATATTAACCAAGTTGAAGAATATTCTAACTCACCAGATGAAGAATATGCTGACGCTGATACACAACTTAACAAAATGTCAGGCGGAATTAACAGACCAAAGGCTATGCCGGCTGTTGGTAACCAAGGACATAACGATTTAGTTATGAAACTTAAAAAAGCATACGACAACAGAGATTAACAGTTTTTAATCTATAAAACATAAGCCAGGTTGTAATATACCTGGCTTTTTCTTGAGTAAATACATATATGTCTACTAATAAATCACTAGATGGTGTATTAATCAAAAAAGCCAATAAAGGCCAGCAGTTTACTGAAGAGCAACTTGAAGAATTTATGAAGTGTGCTGATCCAGTATCTGGGCCAACGTACTTTCTTGAACATTATTTCTTTATACAACATCCTACACAAGGTAAAATTAAATACGATCCTTATGATTTCCAAGAAACATTACTAGACAGTTACCATAAAAACAGATTTAGTATTAACTTAGTAAGCAGACAAATGGGTAAAACTACCACAGCGGCTGGATACTTGCTTTGGTATGCTATGTTTGTTCCTGATAGTGTAATACTAGTTGCGGCACATAAACACGCCGGCGCTCAAGAAATTATGCAACGTGTTAGATACGGATATGAACTTTGTCCTGATTTTATTAGAGCAGGTGTTACAAATTACAACAGAGGATCGATAGAATTTGAGAATGGTAGTAGAATTGTATCACAAGCAACTACAGAAAACACAGGAAGAGGTATGTCCATTACAATGCTATACTGTGATGAGTTTGCTTTTGTGAGGAATAACATTGCTACAGAGTTTTGGACATCGATATCACCTACACTAGCAACAGGTGGTAAAGCGATTATTACTTCAACACCTAACTCAGACGAAGATCAGTTTTGGTTATTATGGACAGAAGCAAATAAAACATTAGACAACTTTGGTAATGAAAACGAAGGCGGTGTAGGTGTTAATGGCTTTCATGCCTTTAAGGCACTATGGAGTGAACATCCTGATAGAGATAAAGATTGGGCAGACGAAGAACGCGGAAGGATTGGCATTGAACGATTCAAACGTGAACACGAATGTGAACCAATCATATTTGATGAAACATTAATTAACCCTATTATATTAGCAAGTTTAGAAGGCAATGACCCTTTATATAAACAAGGTCAAGTTCGTTGGTATCATAAACCTAAAAAAGGAAAAACGTATGTTGTAGGTTTAGATCCTAGTTTAGGAACAGGAGGCGACTATTCAGCCATACAAGTTTTTGAATTGCCTGGTATGAAACAATGTGCTGAATGGCAACATAATAAAACTACAATACAAGAACAAATTACAATATTAAAGCAAATTACAAAATACATTTATGGTATTACAAATGACAATAATAACATTTATTATAGTGTAGAGAACAACACATTAGGTGAAGCCGCACTTGTTTCTATAGCAGAAGTAGGGGAAGAAGCAATTCATGGATATTTTATGAGTGAACCTGCTAGGAGTGGACACGTTAGGCGCTTTAGAAAAGGATTTAATACAACACACAAAAGTAAATTGGCTTCTTGTGCCAAGTTAAAAGAACTAGTAGAAAATCAAAAACTGGTAGTGTATAGTAAACCTCTTATAACACAATTAAAAACTTTTGTAGCAAGTGGCAATAGTTATCAAGGTAAGCCGGGTGAGCATGATGATTTAGTTATGGCAACGGTACTAGCATTAAGAATAGCAACATTTTTAGGTACATACGACCCAAAAATTCAACAAGACATGAGATCAACTGAAGACGACTATATAGAGCCTATGCCGTTTGTAATCATTTAAAGGATAAATAATAATATGGAACTGATTAAAAAAATAGCCGACACATTATATCAAAATTTAGCCAGTAAATTTGGTGAAGTAAACATAGCAGATGAAGGTGCAGGTGCTGTATTAGAGTCAGAACAAGCAAGATTGTTTGATTTTAACTATGTTGTTGAAGGAGAAAAGTACGGACCTGTAACAATTAGTATTATTGATCCTGCTAACTTTACAATTTATTTTGCTGAAAGTTTGAGCGGTGACTTACCAGATTCAATACAACGTAGTTGGTTTGATTTCTTAAAAGAAATGAGAATGTTTGCTAAGAAAAACATGATGAATTTTGATGTAAGAAACATAGGCAAAAATCAGTTAGACAAACGAGATTATGAGGCTATTACTAAAAATAGTTCTCAATATACAACGGATGAAATTACAATGGAATCAGTCAGCAAATTATATGGTTCAACTAAAACAAGTTACCAAACAGTTGAGTCAGCAAGGTTAATTATAAAACACAGATCAGCAGTAGATGAAGATAAAATGGGATCTAGAAGTAGACAAATACAATCAGTCTTTATTGAGAATAGTGCCAAGGAAAGATTTAAATTTCCTTTCAAATATTTACCAGGTGCTAGAGCAATGGCAAGACATGTTCATGCAGGAGGCAATCCACATGACGAACTAGGTTCTCACATTATTGAATGTGTTAAAGAAATGTATGAATTAAGAAACTTTGTTAAAAAATTAAATCGTGCTGACGGGTTTGTTAACGAAGATTCTGCTGATATTATTTCTGATGCTAAGAAACGTTACCAAGGTTTGAAAGCAACAGTTAACACTCTTTCAAAACCAAAAGGTTATAAGACTTATGCTGAAAACTTTCAGCCTACAGAATCAGTATATGACGAATCAGACATTAACGAACTAAAGAGTCAATTAGTTAGAACAGTTGATCAAACAGAACTAGAAAGTTTGTTACCTACAGTACTTAAAGCAAGAAGAAAAGTACACGAAGACATGGGCCCAATTCATGATATTATTCAAGGTAAAAAGAAAATTGTTGTAACACCAAACGAAGAAGAAGATGCTTTAATTAAAAAGCAACTTGCCTTTGTTAAAGCAAACAAGTTTAAAAAGCCAAACGATTCACAAGGCTTAGATCATACAGAAAACCCATTACATGCTTTAGTTAGAAGAATCTTAGCAACAATTTCAGTTCGTACAAAAGACGATGATTTAGCAAGAGCAATTTTTAATATTGATGACAGTTTTAATAATAAGCATGATAAAGAAATGGCGATTGCTATTGCTAGTAAGTGGCTTAAAGGTGATGTAGAAGTACAAGACTTTGATCCTAAATATAAAATGAAGCCACAAGAAGAATCAGCAGAATTTAAAAAATGGACAGATTCAGTTGTAAAAGAAGGCACGTGGCATTTACCATCAAGCGATGAACATGTAGCAAGGTTTAAAGAAATTATGTCAACACCTGTTATAGCAGGCGAAGAAGGTCAAGCCGCAACAGATGAAATTGGTGAAATATTTGGTGATGATGAGTTATATGACCAATTAAGTGAACTTGACCCTAATGCTGATGCTAGGCCTACTATATGGAATTGGTTAGCAGGTATGAAAGAATATGGACAACCTTACCAAACACATATGGATCAAATGATGGCTATGAAAAATGAAGCAGTAGATGATTCAAAAGAATTACCAATTGAAGCCGAAGCGGCGGTTGAAGAAATTGAAGCAAAAAAAGTTGCTGAAGGTACTATGATTGGCGGACTAATGAAATATGATGGTCAACCAGAAGGCGAACATGAAGACGCTGTAGCGAGATACAAAGAGTTTATGTCTAAACCTCGTCCACCAGGCGAAGAAACAACTAACATGGTAACTGGTTTTGTATTTGATGATGAGTTATTAGATGATCTAGATAGTGCAGAAGATGGCGGTGACGTACTTGACGTTAGACACATTGTTCAAAGCAGACTAGAAGATTTCTTTGGCGATGCTCCTTTTGGTGTAGATATTAATGAATCAAAAAACCCAGAAGAAGTTCTTAAAAAAGGAATGGCAGACGCTCTTGCTAAAGAACTTGAAGATGAGATTGAAGATGAAAAAGATGACGCCGATGAGTCTATCAATCATATGAAAAAGTTAGCAGGTGTTATGTCATCTAACAAAGCATTAAGACCTAAGAAAAACGAACACCAAACTACTCCTAGATCTATTCACAAAAGAAAAACAACTCAGTAATAGCCTGTAGCACATCTTTTCTTAATAATTAATAGTATATATTAATTTTTAAGGACAATACTCCATGGAAGAAATTTACACTTTATTAGCAGGTACATTTTATGGTTTGATTGTAGGTCTAGTACCTAGTGCTGGAGCAACAACAGGATTAGTAGCCTTATTTGGATTTATCAGTTACTTTGGATTTGATCCTTACTTAGGCGTAATATTTTGTATGGCAGTAGTAGCCGCCAGTACAACAGGCGACACATACTCGGGAATATTATTAGGAATACCAGGCGCCAATTCAGCCGCGGCAACTATGGTTGACGGATACCCGTTAGCAAAACAAGGTAAAGCCACTTATGCTTTAACGGCCGCAATTACAACTTCAACACTTAACGGACTTATATGGGGTACACTAACCTTTGCTTTATTGCCTTGGTATGTACAACTTATTATGTACTTTGGCATTCCAGAGTTATGGGCATTCATGGTAATGGCTCTTGCCTGTGTAGGATTTGTTAGTAACAGATTTTGGTTTAGAAGTATTATAGCAATTCTTGTAGGACTAGGAATAGGACTTATAGGTACAGATCCATTAACAAACTTTGATAGATACACAGGCGGTTGGGAATACTTAGGCGACGGTGTACAACTTATGCCTTTTGTTGCTGGACTATTTGCTTTTCCAGAAATATTAGATGGCTGGAAGAAAGGCCAACAAGTAGCTCATATGAAAGAAAATACTCAAATGAAGCAAACTTGGGAAGGTATTAAAGTAGTATGGAAAATGAAATGGGACGCCCTACGTGGCGGAGCCATTGGAGCCTTTATAGGATTCTTACCAGGCATTGGCGGTGCTATGGCAGACTGGATGGCATATGGTTCAACAGTAGCAACTCATCCTAACGAAGAATTTGGCAAAGGTAATATTAGAGGAGTAGTAGGACCAGAAGGTGCTAACAACTCACAAAAAGCAACTAGTATGATTCCAACAGTATTGTTTGGTATACCAGGGGCAAGTTTTGCCGCAGTTCTTATGGGACTGTTTATGTACTTAGGGTTTGAACTAGGTGCTCAAGAAATTGCTTACGACACAAAGTTTTTTGATAGTCTAACATTTGGCTTTATGTGGGCAACAGTATTAGTTGGTATTATCTGTATAACATTTAATAGATACATTGCTAAGATCTGTTATGTGCCTTACATATATTATTTCCCTTTAATTGTAGCATTTATAATTTGGGCCTGTGTACAATATACAGGCGGTTGGGAAGACTATGCCATATTAGCAATATGTTCGGTGCTAGGTGTTGTTTGTAAAAAGTATAAATTTAGTAGACCAGGTATGCTTATGGCATTTATACTTGCTACTAAATTTGAATCGCTGACATTAAACTTAATACACATTTATACTTTTGATAAATTATTACAAAGACCTATCTTTTTAGTATTGTGTGTACTGATTGTAGGCTTGTTTGTGTACGGTGTTTCTAGAAAAAATAAATTGGAGTATTCATAATGGGAAAAAGAGCAGTACCGGGCATTATAGTAAAAAAAGGTGTCCCAAGAATTAAAAAGAATATGTCACACGCCACGTTTACAGCAAAAAGGCACCCTAATAGTAAACGTGTATTAAACGGAAGTATAAAATAGATTGGATAGCAAATGACAAACGAAGACTGGGGTAAAAGCCGTTGGGATTTTACAAAGAAACAAAGTAAATGGCACTTTAGGCCAGAAGTAGTAAGTAAAGACTATCAAGAAGTTTGTACGTTTAATGGTGATTGGGAAGATGCTGTTAACGAGTGCTTAGAAAGAGTAGTAACTAGTACATGGGCTACACGAAATAAAGTTGATGGCAAAGATAGAATATATAGTGCTAATCAAGAAGAATACGACTTAGAAAGAGCAGGAGCAAATCCGCAAATGGAAGTATTCAAAAGAACAAAGGCAGAAGACATAGAAGTTTTTAAAAAAATTGCTAATTACTTTGGCATGGAAGAAGCAACAATTAAGTTTCATAACCAAATAACAGGACAAATGTTAAATTGGCATATAGACAATTTTGCGGGTCGTAAAGAACGCGGAAATAGTTTTGTAGAAATAGAAGCAGATAAGAACCCTGAGCTTATGAGAAGGTTTGTTATTATGTTAGATGATTGGAAACACGGACAAGTGTTTTCATTAGGTAATAGCAACTGGCATCAATGGAGTAAAGGACAATGTATAACATGGGAGTGGCGGGATATACCACACGCCACTTGTAACATGGGTTGGGACAATAGGCCAATGTTACAAATTACTGGACTAACTACAGACCTCACAAGAGATCTAGTACAGTTTGGTAGTTTTAATAATGTGGTAGACATATAGGAGAAATACAATGAGTATTTTCAAAGGATGGCCTACTCTAACTGAAATTTTCTTTGGTAAAGAAAAAGCAAAAGAAACGGCCAAACCAAAAAAGGCACCAACAGTAGCATATAAAGTAGAGCCTAAAGCAAAAGCAACACCTAAGGCTACAGCAAAACCTAAAGCAACACCTAAGGCTACAGCAACAAAAAAAACTGTTGCTAAACCTACAAAAAAAGCTCTTGCTAAACTAACTAAAAAACAGTTAGAAGAAATGGGTAGAGAAAAAGGTATTGAATTAGATAGACGTTTATCAAAAGATAAACTAGTTAAGCAACTACATAAAGCATTATAGGTAATTAATGAACACTAAAATTTTAGACAGGCTGTGTACTATGTTTAAATCTAGTCCACAACTATTAGATGACAATAAACTTTTACAGCAGGCAATCAATGGAACTTTTGGTGTTGACATTAAAGATATTAATTTTACCAATGTTAAAGATTTAACAGAACTTATCCACTATCATGTACTTAAAAAATACTTTGCTACTGTTTGGCAACCTATTACAAAAAAGTACAAGTATAGTGGATTAAGTATTATAGATGAAGTTAATAACTTAAAGCCTTTACGAGTTTTAGACTTAGGCTGTGGCTATAATGAATTCAAAGGAAAGATCAACAACCTAACTGGTGTAGATCCGTACAATGAAAGAGCAGATATTAACAGTAGTATATTAGAATACAAACCAACTGAAAAATATGATATTACTATTTGTTTAGGTAGCATTAATTTTGGTACTGTAGATAAAATATATGCTGAATTAAAGAATGCTGTAAACTTAACAAAGACTAGCGGTTTATTATATTTTAGAGTTAATCCAGGAGAACAGCACAAGGCTCCTGAAGCACAATGGATAGAATTTTTTAATTGGACTAATGAGTTTATTATTAATTCTGCTAGTGCTTTAAATTGTAGTATCTTAACCCTCGAACAAGAAGTAAATGACAGAGGAGTCAGGTATTATTTTGTGCTAAGAAAAAACGATAAATAAAAATGTAATACAGAGCTGTATTATACTCCACAATACACAAACTTAGACGAGTGTCAGGGTTCTTAGTGTAGCAAACAATCAAAAACAAAATAATTATCCAAGCATTTCGCTTGTATAATTCTGATTATTAAAAGGAAAATAGAAATGAAAAAATTATTAATGGCACTAGTACTAACACTAGGCATTACAGGATCAGCATTTGCTGAAACGTTTACGTTTGTTGTACCGCAAAAGCCGGGCTCAGGAACAACAGTATGGACAGAAATTGTTCTCAAAGAACTACAAAGATTCTTACCAAATGACACTCTAAAACTTAGAAACTTTCCAGGCGCTAGAGATATTCCTGCAGTTAACGCCTTTCAAAACGAACTAAGATTTGATGATACTATTGTTATGGTATCGCATGGTGGTAATGGTGTATCATTCTTACAAGAAGATGTTGACTATAACTATGCTGATTGGGAATCAATTGGCATGATGAACTTAAACATTATTGTTGGTAAGAGATTAGATGCTGATATGGAAAACATTATCTTTGCTTCAAAATCAGGTCGTGTACCTGACGCTATGGGAATGGCATTGTTATTATGTGGCCCAGGCAAATCAATTGATGAATATTCTGCTTGTTTCAAATCACACGTTAACTGGGTTCCAGGATTTGGTAACGGTGGTGCTAGACGTTTAGCATTTAAACGTGGTGAACTAACTGTTGACAGAGAAAATCCTGCGGCATTTAAAAAGCATATTGCTCCTAATGAAGAAGCAGAAGTTTGGTTCCATCATGGTATTCTACAAGCAGACGGATCACACGCTGACGATCCTAACTATCCAGGAAAGCAAATGGAAATCTTATTTGAAGAAAAATGGGGTGTTGCTCCATCAGGTCCAATGTATGATGCTTACAAACTTGTAAAATCATTCCGTGACTCTTTACAAAAAGCGTTCTGGGTAAACAAAGGCAATCCTAATGCTGAGAAATTACAGGCGGCTTTGTTAGAGATGTCTAAAGATCCTCAAGCAATCAAGGCTATCCAAAAGAAAGTTGGAAAGTATGATTGGATTATCGGTGAAGCAGGCAACAATCAAAGAGATACGTTGATGTCGTTCATTACAGAAGATTCACTGAAAGATTTAATCAAGTTTTCAAATGATGCTTTGAATATTCCAGCAGTATACAAAGACAAGTTAGTGAAATAATGACAAACATTTTAGTAATTACCGGGCCTCAAGGGTCCGGTAATCACCTTTATTCCAAAGCATTATCATTACATGATGATGTATCAGGTTGGGATGACCTGTTAAGAGAGTATTGGATAAATCACGATGCGGCACCGTTTAAAGATATTTGGTCTAAGCCTGAAACTATTAAAGACTATGATTGGTCTACTAGTAATAACTGGGTTCTTAGTGTAAGTGGACCATATGTAGATATTATAGACGGGCAAAAGCAAACAGTTTATCCTAACTACAAAGAAGTATTAAGTGAATTGAACAAAGTAGGAAACCTTCAAGTTGGCATTATTGGTAGAGATCAAAATATTATGGCACAAGGACAGTTAAGAAAAAGAGGTGTAGAAAGTTATCACAACTTTCTTAATAAGATTGAAGATATTATAGAATATTCTCACGTTTTCTTAAGTGTAGAATTGCTGTATTTGTTTAGACATCAATATTTAAAGTCGTTAGACACTTTGCTTAATATTCCTGTAGATGCTACAGATGAAAGACTTCATTATATTCTAAACAAAGATCCAAATGCCAAGTATGTACATAGTGTTGAACATAGTTGGCTTGATAAACGTAAGCGAAATGGCTTACTAAACGATGGTAGTTTACCACACGACGAAACTAAGGTGAGCTAATGATTGAGTTAGCAATCGCTAACTTTACCTATGTCATATATCGACTAGTGGTTTCAGGACCACTAGTTAAATTTTTAAACAAATATTTAACTTACTATTGGGCAGTATTCTTTATGGCCCAATTAAGTTTTATATACGATAACTTTGTATTCTACAATTATTTTCAAGCAGATTCGTTTCTATGGCTTGACATCATATGGGCAGATGTGTTATACTCAATAAGAGTATTAATGGCTTGGTGGGTTATCAAGCAGTTATGGAATTGGATAGGCAACTATTGGATAGCAGTATTTTTAGGTGCTGAGTTGACATTTGTTGTTGATTACTTTATAATAGGAAGTGTATACACATGAAAAATTGGATTTTCTTTACAGGAGCACCTGGCAGTCGTTGGAGTGGTGTAAGTCAACATATTAGAGACCACGGCACTAACGTAGACAACACAGATTTAGTACCTGAGAAAACATACACACATCACAAGTATAGTGGACACATAGGAAACTACTACGGTCCTGGAATGCTTAACGGACAATGGTTAGATAAGGAGTTTGGGTCGTTTAACCTATGGCAAAAAGAAATAGCACAAAGTTACTTAGGTAAAGATGACGATATTAAGTTAATACTAAGTCATAACTTTGCTTATTATCTAAACAATATAAAAGAAACGTTTCCTGATAGCAAAATTGTAATGTGTTATAGGCCAGACGACGAATGTTACAACTGGTGGCATGAAGCAGGAGGTTGGGATATTAGTTATCCTAGTTATGAATGGTACAGAGATAATACAACTATGAATCATCAAATAACAGAACAAAATAAAGCAATATTAGATTTTTGTTATAAACATAATCTTACATTACGAAAGCCAGGTCGTGAATGGCTTAGAAACGAGTTTAACATTGATGCTGATTTTATATTTCAAAAAGATGTTTGGATAGCAGTCTATGATTCCAATTAAAGGATATTCTACATTTGATCCTTTAAAGCATTGCTGGGTCGGATCAGGATTTAAAGCAGAATGGTTTGAAGATTTATTTCCTAAGAATAATAAAATTTTAGATCCCCTTAAACGTATTGCTGATGAAACCGAAGAAGATTTTTTAAAATTAGTTGACATACTAGAATCTTGTGGTGTAAAAACATATAGAAGTTTTTTAAACATTGAAGGTGACGGCAAATATAAATCACTAAATGATGTATGGCGCCCACCAATGACCCCAAGAGATCATTTTTGTGTTGTTGGCGAAAAGTTATATGTAGGTGAAAGAAACGAGTTCTTAAACAAGGGTGGTATGATTGACATTGTTAATCAGGTTGATAAAAAAGACATATACATAACCGAGCAAACACTTGATACACCGTGGGAAGGTTATACACCATTTATAAGTTCAGCACAAATTTGTAGAGTTGGTAAAGATTTATTTTGGGACTCGCATGAAAGGTGGGCCGAAAATGCTCCACCTGATTTAGAAAAAGAGTTAATTGAAAACTGGAACAAAGAAGGATTTAGAGTACACAGATCACATAGGGGATATCATTCCGATGGTTGTTTTTGTGTAGTTAAGCCCGGATGTATTGTGTCGTTAAAAGATATACAAGACTACAAAACACAATTTCCTGGATGGGACGTATTATATTTGCCAGACCAATCGTGGTCTAAAGTTGATCCGTTCTTACAGATGAAATGGAAAGTTGGAGGACGCTGGTGGTTAAAAGGAGAAGAGCATAACGATCAATTAATAGAATTTGTCAACACGTGGTTAAAGGATTGGGTAGGCTATGTAGAAGAAACAGTTTTTGATGTTAATATGTTATCTATTGATCAAAATACAATTATATGTAACAACTATAACAAAGAAGTGTTTGACCACTTTAAAAAGCATAAAGTAGAGCCTATAATATTTAACTTTAGGCATAGGTATTTTTGGGACGGGGGAATACATTGTATAACACAAGACTTATATAGAGAAGGAAAATTGGAGGATTACATTGGTTAATAAAACAGTAGTTCATTATTTTAAACATAAATGGAAACGAGACAAGGAGGGAAACCAAGTGGACAAAAATACAGTAAACAAATATTTTGGTAGTAACTGGAAACCAGATTATAAGCACTATGAATACAGTGGCTGGGCATTATTAGACAAAGTAGGACCTAACGATACAGTAATTGATATTGGTTGTGGTTTTAATTCATTTAAAGAAAAGTTAGGTGACCGACTTTATGGCTTTGACCCTGCTAATGATAAAGCAGACGAAGTAGTAGGAATTGAAGAATTTGAAGCAAATGGGAAACAATGGGATATAGCATTTGTTTTAGGTAGTTTGAATTTTGGCACAGCAGAAGATGTTGAACCACAAGTTCAAAAAGCAGTTGATCTAGTAAAACCGGGCGGTATATTATATTGGCGACAAAATCCAGGAATAGGAGATCATCCTTGGAAAGGTGTTGAAGAAATACAGTTTTTTCCTTGGACATTTGAACTTAATTATGAATGGGCTAAAAAATATGGTTGTGAAGTACTTGAGTGTAAATGGGACGCCCAAAGTGATAGAATATACTCAGAATGGAAAAAACTTTAAAAAAAGGTTGACTTTCACACTGGTTCTATGTAATAATGTACTTGTTAAATAAAAATTTAACAACGGAGCCAGTTTTTATTATCATTTTTAGCAAGGAGTGATAAATATAAATGTTAAGACATAATTGGAATTATGTTTTATCAAGGCAATTAACAAAGGCACATAGGAGGCATATATTATGGCATCACTTGCGGAAATACGAGCTAGGCTACAAGCTCAAGAAACACGCCAATCAGGCAGTAGCACAGGAGGAGATAATGCTATCTTCCCTCACTGGAACATCCAAGAAAACGAAAGTACTACATTAAGGTTTCTCCCTGATGGAGATTCTAGTAATACATTTTTCTGGGCAGAACGTCAAATGATTCGTTTACCTTTCCAAGGTATTAAAGGCGACGTTAATAGCAAACCTTGTACGGTACAAGTTCCGTGTATGGAAATGTGGGAACCAGTTGGTTCATGTCCAATCTTGACTGAGGTTCGTCCTTGGTTTAAAGACAGCTCACTAGAGGACATGGGTCGTAAGTACTGGAAGAAACGTTCGTACGTTTTCCAAGGATTTGTTAGAGAAAATCCTCTAACTGAAGATTCAACTCCAGAAAATCCAATCAGACGTTTTATTATGGGGCCACAACTCTTTAATATTATTAAAGCAAGTTTAATGGATCCAGAAATGGACGAATTACCAACAGATTCAACTGCTGGACTAGATTTTCGTGTAACAAAAACCACAAAAGGTGGCTATGCTGATTATTCAACATCTAAATGGGCTCGTAAAGAAACTCCATTAAGTGCTGAAGAACAAACAGCAATTGACACACATGGGTTGTTTACATTGAATGACTTCTTACCTAAGAAACCGTCAGAAACTGAACTTAACATCATCAAACAAATGTTTGAGGAATCAGTTGATGGCAAGCCTTACGATACCGAGAAATTTGGTGCTTATTATCGTCCGGCTGGTGTTAGTGCTCCTCAAGGCAGTACACAAACAACTACTTCTACTACGGCAACACCGTCTCCCGCTCCGGCTGTTTCAACACAGCCAGTTGCTGAAACTACAACAGAAGAAGTTAGTACTCCAGCACCGGCTCCAGTAGCAAAGGCTGAGGCTCCTGTTGAAACAACTTCTGCTAAAAAGGCAGATGATATTCTAGCAATGATTAGAGATCGTCAACAGAAGTAAATCTTAGTAAGTCAGTGTAACAGGCTTCGGTCTGTTACACTTTTAATTAATCAAGGAAGGCAATTATGGCAAAACCATTTGACGTAAGTAAGTTTAGAAAAGATATAACAAAATCAATTGACGGATTGTCAATTGGATTTCACGATCCAACAGATTGGGTCTCAACAGGTAATTACTGTTTAAATTATTTAATTAGTGGAGACTTTAATAAAGGTGTACCACTAGGCAAAGTAACCGTGTTCGCTGGAGAGTCAGGAGCAGGTAAGAGTTATTTTGCGGCTGGTAATATTGTAAAACACGCTCAAGAGCAAGGTATTTTTGTAGTACTAATTGACTCTGAGAATGCTTTAGATGAAACATGGCTTCATGCTTTGGGTGTAGATACTTCACCTGAAAAACTTTTAAAGTTATCAATGAGCATGATTGACGATGTAGCAAAAACTATTTCAACATTTATGAAAGATTACAAATCCATGGAGCCTGAAGAAAGGGCAGATACAAAAGTAATGTTTGTAATTGATTCATTAGGTATGTTATTAACACCAACAGATGTAGATCAGTTTGATAAGGGCGATATGAAAGGTGATATGGGTAGAAAACCTAAAGCACTTACGGCTCTTGTTCGTAATACTGTTAATATGATTGGTGCTTATAACGTAGGTATGGTATGTACAAATCACACTTATGCTTCACAAGATATGTTTGACCCAGATGATAAGATATCAGGAGGACAAGGATTTATCTATGCTAGTTCTATTGTAGTAGCAATGAAGAAATTGAAACTAAAAGAAGATGAAGCAGGCAATAAAATTAGTGATGTAAGAGGTATTAGAGCAGGTTGTAAAGTTATGAAAACAAGATATGCTAAACCTTTTGAAGGTGTACAAGTTAAAATTCCTTATGATAGAGGAATGGATCCTTATAGTGGATTACTTGACATGTTTGAAAAGAATGGTGTAGTTGTTAAAGACGGCAATAAACTCAAATATACATCTAGTACTGGAGAAGAAATTAAAGAATTTCGTAAGCAGTGGACCGGAGAACGATTACAGGTTGTAATGAACGATATCATTTCCGGAGCAAAAAATACAAAAGATGATAATATAAGTAGTGCGGAAGAAGAAATTCCCGAGGATCAATTTGATAACGAATAAGGAGAAAAGATGTCAATAGATACTGATATTATCGTTGAAACCTGGTCGGTGCTTAAAGAATATATACCCGAAAAAGATAGGGAAAAAGCAGGAGAGCATTGGATAGGTATATTACAAGACAACGGGGCCGACAGAGAATTGTTAGACGCCCTAGCAGAAGCAGATGATGTGTTAGAAACACCAATTGCTGAAATTCTCGAAGAAGAGAATTACGAAGAAGAAGATGACGACGAGATGTATGAGGATTAATGAATATTAATAATCAAAACTGGTATTCTAAAGTAGTAAATAATCTAGGAAATTTACCCGATTTCCTAGATTACTACAATGGTGTATTAATAACAGCACGTCAAGAATCAAATATTCACGGCAACATAGAAACAAATCTTAAAGAGTTGCCAGCACAAACAGAAGTAAGGTTTAGCGAACTTCAAGAAATTGAGGCTGTGCTAAACTTTCTTAATATACAATTAAGAAAAATCAGACGTAAACATTTTAAAAATTATTTAGAAAGTTATGCTAGAGCATTGTCAACAAGAGATGCTGAAAAGTATGTTGACGGTGAAGATGAAGTAATTGACTTTGAAACGTTAATAAATGAAGTAGCACTTTTACGAAATAGATACTTAGGTATTATGAAAGGACTGGAAGCAAAACAATGGCAACTAGGACATATAACACGTTTAAGAACAGCAGGTATGGAAGATGTTAGCCTATAAAAAAGCAAGAAAGTTGTTTGCTGAATGGGATAGCATTAAAGACACAACATATGATCTTTTTGTAGCACGAAAGAAAAGTTCAATGTACTCTACATTAAACATTTTAATGGAAGATATGAATAGATCTTGTAACGACTATAATAGAATTAATAACAAAACAAATCTGTACAGATTAATTACAAAATATAAAAAGGCAAAAGATTATTTTGATAATTATAAGTATGAATCAACAATATTAGGAATATCAAATGGATCTACTATTAAGCAATAATCAAACTAGAGGCCTTCACGCTAGAAAATTTTTAGAAGAACTTTATCAACACCCTGACTTAATGTTAAGTATTAATTCAGTTTTAGACATTGATTGTAATACTGGAGTAGATTCAGAATGGTGGGCAACACGTATGGATTATGATGAAAAAGATCCTAAGCCTTTAGAAATTGATGTAACAGCAATAAGTAGAGTTCATGAAATAAACAAACAAGTTAAAGAACTAGATAGAGTAGAGTATCTGCAAACACCTACTGATTTTTGGACCGTATTAGAATCAAAGTATGATGTTGTTTGGTGTCATAATGTATTACACAAGTATCACAACTTTTATAATGTGTTACAAAAAATTAATAGTTTACAAGAAGTAGACGGTATGCTTTGTATAACAGTTCCAAGAATACACAACATATTTTATAGTGAACCTGATTATAGATTGTATCCTGAGTGTCATACAGATATTAATATAGTAAATTTAATTTACGGCTTGTCTTTAGCAGGGTACGATTGTCGTGATGCTTATTTTATGCAAGAAAAAAATAGTAACTTAATTAAGGCAGTAGTATATAAAAATACAGACATTATATATGACTTGGATGAAGTTACACCATACGACTTAATGGAAATGGATAGGCTACCTGGATCAATGGTAAATCAACTTAATAAGTTTGGTTACATTAGTAATAAGAATTTATTTCTTAGTTGGTTGGACGGTACTCTTGTAGACTATTCAACAATCTAGCCCACGGTATACCTTTAGAAATCTCTTCAACTGTCCATTCAGTATGTGCTAATTCTATTAGCCATTGTTCTCTATTAGGCCTTAAATTATCTAAGTTCTTAGGGTGTACACTTACAGGATAAGTTAAACTTTCAGGACCAGTCCAAGATGCTACACCATTTATAGTAGCCTCCATTGCTGGATTGCTACTTTCACTAACAACTAACTTTGTATTTTCTAATGCTTTAGTAAAATCAAAGTTATCGTATGTACCTTCTATTTGGATAGCATCTGTATATTGTACATTATATTTTTTCTTTAAATTAATTTCTTCTTTATAGTGTATTCCTCGTTTATGACGAGGATGATCTCTTATTAATATCTGAGCATCGGTGTGATTTTTTATTTCAAGTATTCTATTTTCATAGTATTGATCTATATGAGGTAAGTTGATCCATTGTTCACTTTTTTGGTGTTGCCCACATATAATAATATTATCCCCAAGCAAGTTCCAAGGTTTTAATTTTATACCTAACTGTTTAGGCCTATCAATGTCTAAGTTTTCTTTGTTACAAAAATTAGCACGACCGTTAATACCATCTATTCCAACTTTCCATGTAACATTTCTGTTTATACCACCAACTTCTAAAACTACAACAGGTTTTCCTTGCTTGTGAAACTCATTCCACACGGCCCTATTTCCTGCCATTTTTCCGTTCCATAATAATGACCAAATTACAGCAACATCGGCATCTAGTGTATTTTCTACAACTGTATCAGTTTTTCTAACAGCATTCATCATAGCCTCAAATATTGGCTTACCTGCGATGCTAGAGTTTTTGGTAAAGAAAGATACCTTCATAAAAGTATTTACAATAAATATTGTAGAATAAGTCAACAAGTGGATAGATAATCGATAATGATATACGGGTACGACACGAGTCGTAAAACAACATCTAAAGTAGTAAAATTATTTTGTAAGGGTGCTAATGGTCAAGTTAGGCGTTTAGACCAGTTAGATATAGACATCCAAAATTCAAATCCCAATGACTACTTTACTAGTTTTGGCATTTTAAGAGGTACAGCAGAAGTATATCGCAAAGCACCTAATTATATACATATAGACCATGCTTACTTTCTAGCAGGACATAAACATACAGATGATTCGTGGTACCGTGTTACTAAAAACGGTATAAACATGAAAGATATAACAAAGCATTATCCTGAAGATAGATTTAATACATACTTTAAGCAACACGTTAATATTAAACCGTGGAGTCTAAATACCAAAGGACATATATTAGTTCTCCCTCCAACTCAACCTACAGCCTGGTATACAGGAGATGAAGATTGGTTAGACACTACATTAGAATGGCTGAAAAACGTTACAGATAGAAAAGTTATTGTTAGGTATAAACCTCCAGTAACACACGTTGACGAAAATGGTTTTCCAGTAGGTAGTTTACAATTTGAAAAAGAATTTCGTGAGATTGAACCTCTTATTAGGCAAACAACGTTTGAAGAAGATTTAGAAAATGCTTATTGTGTGGTTGCTTATAATAGTGGAGCAGTAGTTAAAGCAACACTAGAAGGAGTTCCTGTATTTTCAACAGAATATGCTTCTTCAAAATCTGTAGCATTTGATTGGAATGATATAGAAAATCATAGTAAGTTAAAAGAAGAACCAAATAGGCAACAATATTTTAATGCTTTGTCTTATCATCAATTTACGTTAGGTGAAATGAAAAATGGAGAAGCATGGCAGTTAATTAAAAAGTGGGTAATATGACAGTAGATAGATTTTCTAAAAATAAAGTTTTTAAACTTGGGTTCAATCGAGATACAGGTAAAGATGATAAAATACTTGAGATTCATAGTAGTGGAAATACTGTATATTATGTTAAAGAACAATTAGGGCAGGGAAAAGACGGCCGTACTTATTTTTGTGAACGTAGTAACGACAACAGTACATGGATAGTAAAAATACAATCACCTTTTGGGCAAAGTTTTTATCATAGAACAGAAACAATACAAAATATTATCGAGAAAGCAAATTTAGATAAAGAATTAAGCAACACAATTAATTTTCCTAAAGAAATAAAAACAAATGGCCGAAAGTATGAAGTATTGGGATATCCTTGTAAACAACCATATCTTAAGTATGACCCAACAAATAATAGAAGTGAATGGATTGAAGCACTTATTAATTTAGCAAGGTTAAATTCTAAGTTGTTAGAAAATTATATAGCAATACATGATTTTGGATTTATTGGAATAGCACCTTTAAAAAACTCAACACTTGTAAGTGGGTTAAATTATATGAAAGACAATAATACAGGAGAAACTCGTTGGGTTGATTATGGCGGAAATGCTTTTTGTACTCTAGAAAATACTCCTGCTTTTATAGAATGGCGAAAGCATGAAGAAAAAAGTAAATTTACTTTTGCTACAAAAAAACCTATGTTAGGTGTACTTAATAGTACAATGTTAAAGTGGTATTTTTTATTACATATAGAATATCATGTTACACAATATGATGACTTACATACTAAAAATTTAATTGAAGGTCTTGCGGCAATGCTACAGACTAGTAACAAATTTACTAAGATGGTTGAAACAAACGAGTCAATATTTGAGAGTGATATTTGTAAACAACTTATTAATAAAACAGAAAATTTAAATTGGACAAAACCAGAAACATGGAATATAGTCCAGCAAACATTGAAAGGAATAGTGTAGTGTATACATAATAGTAGCACTAGGAATAAAGTAACATGAAAACATTTAAACATCGAGTAGACGACTTTTTTAAATGGGTTAAAGGTACTGAATTAGTTGAGTTAGACGAAATAGATGTATCAGAAGATCCTGTAAGACCGGAACTAAGTTTGGAATTTAGAAAAAGTTATAGCCGTAAAATTTACGGATTAAAGTATGAAGATCAAATAGAGGGTATTATTTGTGTAGCATATTGTAATGATGTCCCTCAAAGTGTTAGAGAGTTAGATTTAATAAGTCAAAATGCTCACTTACAAGATAACTTTAATACAGCAGTTGCTTATACTGTATGGTCTCGTAAAAGAGGAGCAGGTAAAGAGATTATGGAAAAATTACTAGCACACTTAAAAGAAAAAGGAAACATTGAGCGAGTAGTTACGTTATCGCCTTTAACTCCAATGGCTACACACTTTCATATTAGGAATGGTGCTAAACTAATTCAACATAATCATACGACACAAAATTTTGAGTATAGTTTATGATTATAAAAACAGTTACAACTTTTAATAGCCGGTTATATGAAGAATACGCTCATAGATTTATGTCGACTTATAATTGGCCGTTTGAGTTGATTGTTTATAGTGAAGACGAAATATCAAATGTAAAAACTCTTAATACATTTGATCTTATACCTAAATGTAAAGAGTTTGTTAACAGGAACAAAGACAGAGAACTTCCTGATCTTAAATTAGATACTTTTAAATTTGATGCTGTTCGATTTTGTTACAAAGTGTATGTGTATACACATGAAATATTAAGGCAAATAGAATTAGGTGAAGCAGACGGGTTAATATGTATAGATGCTGATAGTGTATTTTATAATCCAATTGATATAGAATGGATGAAAAAGAATATACACCGAAATGAGTGTATGGTAACATACTTAGGCAGACCAGATTATACAGAGTGCGGATATTTGTATTTTAATTTAAAACATGCTGATACTAAAAAATATGCTGAAGAAGTACAAGAAATGTATAATTCAGATATGTTATATAACGAACAAGAATGGCATGACAGTTGGATATGGGACGTAATAAGAATAAGATTTGAAAAACTTTTTAACACTTTAAATTATAATATAGGTGATAATCAAAAAGGGCATGTACAATGTAGAAGTGTATTAGGACAAATATATGATCATACAAAAGGCCCCCGAAGAAAGAAAGCAGGAAGAAGTGGAGAATTTAAAGGCCATGAATAACATTTATATAGGTTGGGATAGTAGAGAAGATATTGCTTATCAAGTTTGTGAGCATAGTATACTTAATAGATCTAAAACTACAAACGTAATTCCTTTAAAGCAAAACGAGTTACGTGACTCAGGAACATATACTAGAGATATAGATAAGTTAGGAAGTACGGAATTTACATTTACTAGATTCTTAGTTCCGCACTTACAAGAGTACAGCGGTTGGGCCATGTTTTGTGATTGCGACATGGTATTCTTAATTGATGCTCAGGAAGTATTTGATCAAGTAGATGACAAGTTTGCTGTAATGTGTGTACAGCACAACTACGACGTTAAAGAAGGAAGGAAAATGGACGGACAATTACAACTGCCATATCCACGTAAAAACTGGAGTTCTATGGTTTTGTTTAATTGTGGCCATCCTAGCAATAAAAAGTTAACTAAGGAACTTGTTAATGATCCTAACATAACTGGAAAATACCTCCATAGGTTTAGTTGGTTAGAAGACTCAGAAATAGGCGAATTAGATTATAGTTATAATTGGCTAGTTGGCCATTATACAGAAACAGAAACTACGAAGCCTAAAGTGTTACATTATACATTAGGTGGGCCGTGGTTTGATAACATGAGAAAGTGTGAATACAGTGATGTTTGGAAAAAAGAAGTCATTAATTTATACAGTAGTCAATAGTGCCAGATTCTAGAATAGTGCTGTGTACGGGCGGATTTGACCCCTTACACGGTGGACATATTGCCTATTTAAAAGCCGCAAAAGCATTAGGGGATATACTTATTGTAGGTTTAAATTCTGATGAATGGCTGGAGCGTAAAAAGGGTAAAGCCTTTATGCCCTGGAACGAGCGTCTTACTATTTTAAATAGTTTAGAAGTAGTAGACGAAGTGTTCACGTTCATGGATGACGATGATACTGCTATTAATTTTATTAAGCAAGTTAAAGCACACTATCCTATTACAGCATATAAATTAATCTTTGCTAACGGTGGTGACAGGACAGCAGACAATATACCAGAAATGGTTTTTGATGATGTTGAGTTTGTATTTGGTGTAGGCGGTGAAGATAAAAAGAATTCGAGCAGTTGGATATTAAAAGAATGGTCATCACCTAAAGTTGAGCGTAATTGGGGATACTATAGAAACTTGTATAAAGGTAAAAACTTTATGGTTAAAGAACTAGTTATTAATCCGCAAAGTAGTTTGTCAATGCAACGACATAAACATAGAAGTGAAACTTGGAACTTAGTTAGTGGCAATGCTGAGTTATTAGTTAACTGGACAGTAATGGGAGATCCTTTTGATGGAGCAAATGTCTGGAAATTATCTCCGCAAAATCCAGTTGACATTCCAAAAAATTATTGGCACAAAGGTAGAAACAATACTGATGAGCCAGCACATATAGTTGAGATATGGAAAGGTGATACTGAACACTTAACAGAAGATGATATTGAACGTTGGTATACAGGTGGGGAAGTTGAATGAAAAATGTAGAAGGTTGGTGGATGCCAGATTATGATACACATTTTGAAAATTATATGTCTAACGGACAATATCAACAATACGGTAGGGACATTACTCTCGGATATGTAAAAGACTTTAATACTGTAGCCGTAGATGTCGGTGCTAATATCGGATTTTGGACAAAACCTCTTTGTACAAAATTTAACCATGTCCATGCTTTTGAACCAATGGCAGATAATAGAGAGTGTTTAGAAAAAAATGTTACTAGTGAGAATTATACATTATATTATGTAGCACTAGGTAAGGAAAATCTAAGAGACCAGCCAGTTTATGTTAATGGCGGTTCGTGCGGAGCATCGTCATTAGATCCTACTAAAGCAAAAAGAATTTCAGAAATAGTAACAGATGTCACGACATTAGATGGTTACAACTTAACTAATGTAGGATACATGAAGATAGATGTACAAGGTACAGAAAAAGAAGTAATATTAGGGTCATTAGAAACATTAAAAAATAATGACGTATGTTTAGTAGTAGAATTACCTAGACGAACCACAGAAGAAAAACAGTACCACACTGAAGTAAAAGAACTATTATCAACAATTGGTTATACTTGGCAAGAGCAACAGTATAAAAAAGAGGCTGTGTTTTTAAAATGTTAGCATTTGGTTGTAGTATTGTAGCAGGTGAAGAAATAGAAACAGAACCAACTATACCTAAGTTGTTTGCTGAGCACATTAACGAACCACTAGAGAATTATAGCAAAGCAGGTTCAAGTAACGAAGAGATTCTTTTTACAGCATACGAAAATATTAAATTAGGACATACTATATTAGTAGGTATAACTGATATTAGTAGAGTATATTGGCCACACGTTGATACTAATAATATGCAAAGTCAATCAATTAGTAACAGAAGGGAACCCAAGTTTCCCTTACAAGGATTGAAGAAAACACTTGACCATTATGTTAAATTTTGCTATAATGAACATACATTAGAACATTATTACTATAAGAGATTTAAACACCTCGAGCAATACTGTCAACAACTAGGCAATAAAATATATTTCTTTACAAGCATAGCATCAACTGATTCTCAACTAACACAATTTCATGGCAATAACTGGCACACAAAAACATCACTTGTAAACTATTGTGATGACAACAATTTAGGTAGGATGCCAAAAGATCATCCTACAAGTAAAGCACACCAAGAATATTTTAAAGAAATGGTAAAAGAGTATAAATTATGAAAGCAAAACTAGTAAGTTACAGTAAAGCAACTCCGGATTTTGAAGCAGAAGGTCTTGATAATTTACAAGAACTTATAGCCTACTGTGCCAAAGTGAGCAATCCAGCAAATCAAATTAACAAAGAAACAAGTGAAAGATTAATCAAGTATTTGATCAAACATCAACACTGGTCTCCACTTGAGATGGTCAATGCTACATTAGAAATAGAAACAACAAGGGATATTGCCCATCAAATAGTAAGGCATCGTAGTTTTAGTTTCCAAGAATTTAGTCAACGTTATGCTGATCCAACTACAATGGAAGATTGGTATACTATGAGAGAAGCACGTTTACAAGATCCTATTAATAGGCAAAATAGTATTGACACAGATGACGTAGACTTAACTATTGAGTGGTTTAAAAGACAAAGTGAAGTACAACAAGCATCTGAAAGAGCATACCAGTGGGCTATTGATAATGGTATTGCTAAAGAGCAGGCCCGTGTAGTATTGCCAGAAGGCATGACTAAAACAAGGTTATATATGAACGGTACAATTCGTAGTTGGGTACATTATATTGAATTGCGAAGTGCTAATGGTACACAAAAAGAACACATGGAAATAGCACATGCCTGTGCTAAGATTATTTCTGATATATTTCCTTTGATTAAAAATATCAAATGACAGTAGGTAGTAAAATTTAATGAATAACGTAGCATGTGTTTGGATTCCGCCTAAGTATAATGTATCTTATGTAGAAACACTCTACAATAGTGTGAAAAGAAATCTAACACAGTCATTTAACTTTTACTGTTTAACAACACACCCGCAAGAAATTACAAACCCTAATATAATACCAATAGTATTAGAAGTAGATCCTATGTTTGATAACGATGCTAGAAAGTGGTGGTATAAATGTAACTTGTTTAATAAGCATAAATGGTCGGGGCAAGTATTATATTTAGATTTAGATACTGTAGTTGTAGGGTCTTTAGACAAGTTCTTTGAATGGGAAACAGATCAGTTTAGAATATGTCAAGACTTTAATCGCCATGGCATAGCCGACTATAGCATAAGTAATAGTAGTGTTATAGGATTTCAAGCAAATGCTTACACAAATATTTACAATGACTTTCAAAACGAAAAAACAACAAATATTAAAAGACATAAAGGTGACCAAGATTGGTTGTCTAGGATATTTCCCAATGATACAAAAAAATGGTGGCCTAAAGAGTGGGCTATGAGTTATAAATGGGAAGTATTAAACGGCGGATTAAAACGTATGGGTACAACAGAATATAAATCAGATAAGACTGTATTACATAACAATACAAGTATATTAGTTTTTCATGGTAAACCCAATCCAGGTGATGTATTAGATGATCCATTAATATTGGAGAATTGGAAATGATATCAACTGGAAAGTGTAGACATGGAAAGTTTACTTGGTTTGACAATGATGTTATCATTGGAAAAAGTTTAGCAACATACGGTGAGTATTGTGAATGGGAAATAATGTGCTTAGAGCAGTTAATTGAACCAGAATGGCATATTGCTGACATTGGAGCAAACATAGGAACACACTCAGTACCTTTTAGTAAACTAGCACATAAAGGTCATATACATGCTTTTGAACCAAATGAATTATCTAGAGGTTTATTAGAACGTAATTTATTACAAAATCAAATTACTAATACTACAGTATATCCTTATGCTTTAAGTAGAAGTGCTGGAAATAGGTACCTAAGTAACTATAATCCTCAAAAACCGGGCAATTACGGTGAGGCTAGTTTAAACAATAGTAGCGAAATGATGGAACTAGTGCCTACTATGCGATTAGATCAAGTACAGTTTGAAAGATTAGATCTTATTAAATGTGACGTAGAAGGTGAGGAGCCAAATGTATTTAAAGGTGCTAAACGTACATTAGAAAAACATTTGCCAACTTGCTTTATTGAATGTAATGATGAGGTAAATCTCAAGCCATTATGGAATAGATTTAATAAGTTAGGGTACACTCAAATGTATTGGTGCCCTGTTAGGAATTTTAATCCTGATAATTATAAAGGATTTACGAAAAATGTATTTGGTAGCGGTGGAGTAATTAACGTAATGTTTATGTCACCTAAAAGAAAAGTTAACTTTCAGTATTTAGAAGAAGTTATTGGCCCTGAAGATAGTTATAAAAAGATGTATGAGAGAGCAACTTTAAATCAAAACGCGGCAAAGAAACTACTTTAAAAATTCCCCTGATAGAAATTCAATTTTTTTATTATCTTCGTCTGAAATTTCCAAACCGTTTTTAGTAGTAGGAGGTATACTACCTATTATTAGACTTTTATTAGGCAATAACTGTTTTAAATTTTTATACCATTTTTGAATTAATCCTAGTCTACTTTCTACCATAAAGACGTTACGGATTCTTGTAGCATTAATTGAAGCAATAGGACTTGAATCAAATATGTTACTAATCCATAAAACTGTAGGTTTGTTATCTAAACTAGAAAATATTAGTTCTTGACCAATATTATCGTGTGCTATATTAACAGTACACCATGCGATGTCACCATTTACTTCTGCTTGTTTTAGTTTAGCCATAGTTTCTACAATATTTTCAACTCCGCCCCATTTTTTAATTTCTTGTTTCCACATATTATCCCATTCCTTAGGACCGGCACCTGGTCGTGTGCCTTCGTTAATTTGCCCGCTGGCTATTAATATGCTTTTAGCAATAGGATGTTCCATGGCCCAATCATGTAATGGGTATGAACCGTCCCAAGACAGTATCATTTCTTTAGCAAAACAAATAGGAAAACTACTAACATCAAATAAAACTAATTTATTATCCGGTTTCCAATTAAGTTCACGTAGCAACCAAGCAAATTTTAACCCGCTTGGCAACATAACAAATTGATCAAACTCTTTTTTGTTTAACTTTGCTTTCTTAACAAACTTATTTTCGTATTTTTCTGTATTATACATGTGGTGAACTAATGTGTAGCCGCCTAATGTAGTTGTTATAGCATTTCTACTGTAATCTTCTGTTTGCCAATCTTTAACGATTGCTACTACATCTTTATATTCTTGAGTATCTATTACTGCTTGAGATCTTAAATTAACACCGTATTTGCTACTATTATTAAAACTATCATTTATAGCCGTAATAGACCCACAAGGTGTAGTAACAGAAGTTATTTCATTATCTAGTTGGTACTTTGCTAATAACATTAATATATCTTCATTAACAATGTGGTTGTTTTTATGACAAATAAAGTATCCTTTAGTTTCGTTAAGAGATGGATCTTGTACTATTTTATCGTCTATACAATATGAGGCTATCTTTATAAGAAATAATGTGTTTCTATCTAATTGACTAGAGTTATCTAATACAAATGTATAGTTTTCTCTAAGATATTGATATATGTCGTGATATTTCATCGTATTACCACCGGTCTTTTTGCTGTATAGACTTTGTTATCGCTATCTATAAAAGGTAAACTACCGTGTACAGCGTCATTACTATTTAATTTTTTCTTAAAGTCTTCAAAAAATTGTAACTCGACTTCTTTATTCATTCCAGACCACATTCTACTACCGTAACTAGCAAAAATATTGCTTACAAACCAAAATGCTCTGCCTTTACAAAGCGTAGATAGTTTCTTTGTTAAAAGATTATCAGACATGATGTTTAAATTAGCAATAGATAGTTTACCATTTGCTTCAGCCCATTGCCATTTTCTAAAGAAACGTAAAAATGCTTCTTCTCCAACTTTAGGGTCTTCGCTATTGTCTATTCTTGCCCATCGTAACATTTCATGATCCCACATATTTTGTAAATGCTGTTTGCCTTCGTCGGTAATAGTTGTATGATCATCTTTAGGTGATATAATACCTGCTTTAATCATTATAGATTTTGCTGTTTCGTTTGTTGTAACAAAATCTACATATGATTGATCCCATGGAGACCAATAATGTACTAAATTTGTAATATATGTTAGTGCTGGCCCGTCAATATTAAACAATGTTAAGTATTCTTCTTTTGGATCCCAATTATTTTTTTCTAGTAACCATGCCCATAACCAACCTGAACTTACTAATACATAATGGTTAAAGTCGTTATTATCTAATTTTTCAAAAGGATCTTTGTATTGTTCTGTATTAAAGGCAAATAAATTGTTTAACCAAGGACTAATAATTTCGTTAATTCGTAAAGTTGTTAAATCTGTACAATGCGGACGGTCAACACTTTCAAATTTTCTTAAATTAGTATCAATTTTTATATTTTCCAATGATTGAAATTCATGTATAATGTGTATATCGCCTGTGCTTATACCAGTTTGTAAAGTATCAAGTTTTATCATTAATTGTACGAACAAAGTTTCACTAAATTTAGCATCACGTTCTACTATAATATAATAGTTGTGCTTACCTTGTGCTATTACACTATTAATATCTTCTATATTATCAATAGTACAAATTTCGTCAACTACATTGCCTACTAAAATACTATAAAATTCTGTTTCCTCGTTTGGTGCTACTAAGACTAGAAGAGTTTCTTCTATTAATCTATCTTGATAACGTGTATAATCGTTTTCTTCTATCAAATACTTTTCATAATCAGTGTCACTATCGTGGCTTTTTTCTGTATAATTATTCATATTCGTCTGGAGCCTCGCCCTCTTCTACATATTCTGCCATATTTTCCGTCAACCAATGGTGTTTGTTTAAGTCTTTTTCGTTTTCGTAGTATACATATTGTCTAAACGGATTAATACGGTCGTCAAAAGAATGAACTTCTTGCCCTTCTTGTAAAAACTTACAAACCCAATACCAACCATAAAACAATCTTTCACTGTCTATTGTTTTATCTGTACCTGTTGATGATAATTTTCCGTCGTTGTTTATTACTTCTGGGAATAGTTGCCCCGGTTCAGGTCTGTCTCTTCTATTTCCAAAAAACAATCTACCGGCTTTTTGAAAGTGTTGTAAATTTACTACCATTGTATAAGGCATAATACCCCACCATCGGTCACCTTCGCTATCTACTTTGTGTGTGACTTGCCCTAATACAGCACAATTAGGATTTTTTTCCATATAGTTCATTGCCCTTATTGTAAATTCTCTAGCAATAGTACTACCTGGTATTTGTATAATAGCAAAATTACATTTTGCTTTTTGAATTGCTTTAACTATGCCTAGTTCTACAATAGGTCCAGTATAATTAAAAGCAAACATGTCTTTTAATTCATTATGATTTGCTGTGGTAAGTTCAGAACCTAAATCACCACAATCTTTTAATGTATCAACCTTTGAATCTAAGAATTCTTTGTAATCCCATTGTATTAAAGCAACTTCATTTCGAATGAAACTCCAACTAATCATGTAATACGTCCTAATCTTGACCAGGCATGTAGCCGTCGTTTTTACTTACAATTTTACCGTCAACTTCATCTAAGTAAATTCCTTTAGACTCGTTTCTAAAACTCTTTGCTATTACCGGCGCCCAAAACTGTTCGTCAGGTGTGCCGCTAACTATCATGTGATAACGAGCTTCGTCTGAATCATTGACAACACAGTGATAATGTTCATTGGCAAATAACCACATACTGCCATCTTCAACTGGAATGTTACCCCACATGCCCATATGAAAATAACAACCATCGGGATTATTTAATGCCATATTATATACACCTAGTGGAAAAGTAGGTTCTTCGTTTTCTGGTATGTCGTGATGCCAGCGTATCATTCCACCTGGTTCTAATTTCATAAATCTAATTCTATTATAACGTTTATGATGGAAGTCGTTTTTAAAAAAGTTTGCTGTAACAGGGCATTCGTCTGCTATTTCAGTCCAGTTTAATGCTCCGGCGGCCCTTGCTTCGTTGTAATTAGCATAACCGTACTCTTCGGGAGGTAGGGTAGAGTCAGAACTTAATCCATATAAAGCAACAGCACCCCAACCAACATTATTAGAATCATTATAACTAGGAATTAATCCTCGTTCGTCTAGTGACTTTGCTTCTTTATACATCTCTTCATATGGCCAGTTAGCATGTTTTTCGAATTCTTTGTTAATCATTAACCACGGCATAAAGCAAGGATGATGACCGCTATGTGGATGCTCACCATCTCTAAGCCAGTCGTACATTTGTAAATTATCTAGAGGGTAAATATTGTGATCGCGAGGCCTACTAATCTTTTCGCGTTTAAGCCAGTTTTCTTCTTTTGGTGTCATATGAGTTTCCTTACTTTATGATATTTATCTGGGCATATTATCCATATGTAAATACTTGACACAGCGATTGTTGTGTGTTATAATGATACAGTATTTATAGGAGAACACAGCATTGAAATTACTATCTATCGCTCTTGAGCAAGAGTTTAATCGTAAAAATTCACCACAAGATTCAGTTTTAGTATACACAGGTGTAGGCAAAATCAATGCCACATTTGCTATTACAAAAGCAATCATACAAACAGGAGCAACTGAAGTAATTAACTTTGGTACAGCAGGATCAGTTAACGGTAAACATACAGGACTAGTAGAAGTTGATACAATTCTACAACGTGATATGGTAGCAGAGCCGTTAGCACCACGTGGAGAAACACCTTATCAGCAAGATGATTTTGCTCATGCTATAATACTTAATTCAGGTACTAATATTACACTAGGAACAGGTGATAGTTTTGTAAATACTGATGATCCGTGGTTTAAATATGCTGATATAGACATAGTAGATATGGAAGGCTATGCTTTAGCCGTTGTATGTGCTAAGTTAGGTGTAAAGTTTAGGTGCTTTAAGTATATTTCAGACAATGCCAACGAAAATGCTCAAAATGACTGGGAATCTTCACTCAAAAACGGCGAAATTGCCTTCCTAAACTGGCTCCAAAATCAAAAATAATTAAAAAAAGATTAAAAATCTAATAAAATCAATGGTTTACAAGCGAAAAAAAGACGTCAAAATGGTTGACTTTTGGCCTAATTCGTGTATAATAGTAGAGTAAGTTAAAAAAAACAATAGACAATGAAAAAGGAGTAACTATATGTCATATGTAAATATCAAGAAAGGTTCTTACAGAAACAAACCTGTTGAGAACATTATTTTCCCACTCATAAAGAACATGACTTCCGGTAAAAAAGGAATGTTTCTTACTGTTGACGGTTCAAAAGTATTTGGTCCTGATTTTAGTAAAATTAGGGTTACAGTTAAGCCAACTGGTTTTGAATTTATCGAAGATGAGCAGGATTATTTAAAACAATGTGAAACACTTGGAATGAACGAAGGCCAACAAGAAGGCGAGTTTAGTTCTCAAGTTAGTGATGAAAAACGTATTAAAGAAATTGATGAACGTTTTGAAATTTTAGATGAAATGGCGGCCAGTCTTAAAAATGGCGACATTCGTGCTTTGATTGTTACAGGCCCTCCAGGGGTTGGTAAATCATACGGTGTTGAGAAAACATTAGACGAACATAGTTTGTTTGATGATATTAGTGCTACGAAGCGAAAGTATACAGTTGTTAAAGGTGCTATGACGGCCTTAGGACTTTATGCTAAACTTTATGAGTATAGCGATCCGGGTAATGTTGTTGTGTTTGACGACTGTGACTCTGTATTGCTAGACGACTTGGCGTTGAACATTTTGAAGGCGGCTTTAGACTCAGGTAAAAAACGTAAACTAATGTGGAGTGCCGATAGTGCCAAACTTAGGGCAGAAGGTATACCAAATGAGTTTGAGTTTAAAGGTTCTGCTTGTTTTATTACAAACATTAAGTTTGAAAACGTTAAATCTAAAAAACTACAAGATCACTTAGAGGCACTTATGTCAAGATGTCACTATTTAGATCTTACTCTTGATACAATGAGAGATAAGTTTTTAAGGATTAAACAAATTGCTGACAAAGGTGATTTGTTTCAAGGCTATGGTTTTAGTAAAGAAGAAGAAAGTGAAATACTTGCTTTCATTTACGAAAACAAAAACAGACTTCGTGAAATGAGTTTAAGGACAGCTCTTAAAGTTGGTGACCTTAAGAAGATTTCCGAAAAGTGGCAGAGCTTGGCTGTATCGACCTGTATGAAACGGGCGGCATAGTTACTCCTAACCAAGCAGGGCGGGACTTGACACCCGCCCATTTTTTTTAAGGAAATTTTATGAAGATGCTTTTACCTAAAGATATAGAATACTGTATAGAAGTTATGGCTGGTTCTGTATCACCACCTAAAATTCCTAAAGGTAGACATACAGGAATTGGTATGTATATTAAACTAGCAAGGTACGATGTAAACTTTGTTAATAATGTTTCAAGTTATATACATCGTGGTCTAGGTATGACAAGTAGACAAAGGGAGTTGGCAGTAAAACTCACTGCTAAATACCGTAAGCAATTCCGTAATTTAGGAGTTGATGTTACACTAATTACAAAAACACCAGAATTCCGTACCAACATTAGAACTGTAGACCGAAGCAAACGATTTGATTGTGACGATAACTTAGTTTATCTATATTTTCCTTATAATCAAGACATGATTAAAGAAGTCAATACAATGCTAAGAGAAAATGTTTTAATTCACAATGCTGATTCAAATTGGGATCAAGAAGAAAAGAGATGGCAAATTAATAACACTGAAGGAAATTTTATTACATTGTATAATTGGGCAAAAGAAAATACTTTTGAATTTTCAAATTTGAGCATTGAATACTTTAATAAGTTAGATAAAATTATTCAAAACAAACATGATTATGAAATTCGTGCTACTCTTAAAGATGAAAACTCTTTACAGATACACAATGCTCCAAAAGAATTAGAAGAATACTGGGACGAGAATATTAAACAAAAAACATTAATTGAACAAATAAAAAGTTGCGGACTATTGGCAATAGATCTTGACAATTCAGTATTAGACAAGTATAATTTTAATAAACTACAAAAAGATATTCTTACTAATGACTATCTGAGTGTAACAGAATCAATAAGTGATGTAATAGTTACTTGTTTAGAATTAGGATTTGAAAAGATTGCTGTTGGATTGAGTAGCCATTCAGTTAGTAATGTTTCAGAAATTACAAAATTTATTGAATGGTATAAAAGTGAATATGGCAATGTTGATAATGTAATGATTAACAGTAAAAATAATGTGTTTAATAAACTTAAGGTATCAGAAGACCCAACAGATAACACAAGGATCATTATAACTGATAGGATGAGCAGGCTACAAAACAAACATTGGAATTTTAAAGCCGATGTAACAATAGGACAAGGTTTGTATAATAAAAGAAATATATTTCAAAGTAGTAAAGTATTAGACGTTGTACCGTCTAATAAAAATGAAGAATGGACAGTTGATAGTGATGAATTATTTTAATGAGTAAATGTATACTACATATTAAAGATGAAGTTAATATTAAAATTGAGGGTTTAGATCTTCATGCTCGTAAAAAACTGTCTAATAAGTTTAAGTATGAAGTTCCTTATGCTAGATATCTTCCTGCTGTAAGATTAGGAAGGTGGGATGGCAAAGTAGCATTCTTTCAGTTAGGCGGATCTACTTACACAAATCTGTTACCAGAAATTATCCCGGTACTTGAAGAACTTAATTATGACATTGAGTTAAACGATCAACGTGATTATAAAACTAACTTTAATTTTGATAGAGTTACAGAAGAATCGTATAGCCATCTTACTTGGCCAAAAGGACATGTAGTAGCAGGTGAACCTATTGTATTAAGAGATTATCAAGTAGATACAATTAATAAGTTTTTAGAGAACCCACAAAGTATACAAGAAATTGCCACAGGTGCTGGTAAGACTTTGATAACGGCTGTATTAAGTAATAAGGTAGAACCTTATGGTAGAAGTATTGTAATTGTTCCTAATAAGTCACTAGTAACACAAACAGAAGAAGATTATATTAATATGGGTCTTGATGTTGGTGTGTTTTTTGGTGATAGAAAAGAGTTTGGTAAAACACATACTATTTGTACATGGCAAAGTTTAAACATATTACTAAAGAAAACAAAAAATGCTGAAGCACCTATAAGTATTGGCGAGTTTTTAGAAGATGTAGTTTGTATTATGGTAGATGAGGTACATATGGCTAAGGCAGATGTGCTAAAAACTTTATTAACAGGTGTAATGGCACATATACCTATACGTTGGGGATTAACAGGAACAATACCTAAAGAAAACTTTGAATGGAAAAGTTTACATGTTAGTTTAGGTGATGTAACAGCAAGAATACAAGCCAGCGAACTACAAGCCCAAGGTGTATTAGCAAAGTGTCATGTTAATGTTGTACAATTACAAGACTATGGTGACCACGGCAACTATCAGCAAGAACTTAAATATCTATTAACTAATGCTGATAGGTTAAAGTATATGTCAAGATTATTTAATAAAATATCAGAGTCCGGTAATACACTTATACTAGTAGATAGGATTAGTGCTGGAAATGAGTTAGTAGAACTATTGGGTGATAAGGCTGTATTTGTTTCAGGTGCTACTAAGAGTGCTGATAGGAAAACAGAGTATGATGAAATTGCTGATGTGGATGGTAAGATTATAGTAGCAACATATGGAGTAGCGGCAGTAGGTATTAATATTCCTCGTATTTTCAATTTAGTATTATTAGAACCAGGTAAGAGTTTTGTTAGGGTAATACAAAGTATTGGACGAGGTATTCGTAAAGCAGAGGATAAGGATTTTGTACAAATATGGGATATTACTAGCACTTGTAAATTTGCCAAAAGACACTTAACATCAAGAAAGAAATTTTACAAAGAAGCAAACTATCCGTTCCAGGTAGAAAAAGTTGACTGGGAGGCAAAATAATGCTATACTACAGATATAATAAAAGGATAAAATATGAGTCAAATATTAACATTAGATAATAAATGTTTTCCAATGACAGAAGTACCAGACGAAGTAGAAGATATGAGGTTTGGTGTATTAGATAATTCAGATCCAGAAGATCCGGATTATTTTTTTATACCGCTAATATTTTTAGAAAGTTTCAATAGTCCAGCACTAGTATTAAAAATTGGAGGACACCAAATTAAGATGCCACTAGATTGGTGTATGCTTATTGGAGAAGAAGATCACGGAGACTTAGAAGTATTAAGTTTAACAAGTATTAATGATAGGGGTTTTAAGGCGTTTGTATTTAATCAGTTGTCTGATTTTAAACCTGACTTTTACCCAGTAGAAATTGTAGACGTGTATCAAGAAGTAAGATGGTTTTTTCCAAAACTAAAAGCAGGACAATTATTAGCAGTACCGTTACATGATGGTCCTAAACCTAAGTGTGCTTACTTTGTAAAAGAAGTAACAAGAAATAATGAAGTTGTAGATGTAGGCAAAGCATGGGGATGAGTTTACCATTGAACAAAGTGTTACCGGCACTTGATCGCAAAGATAGGAAATTTTGGGATAATCTTTCTGATGAAGAAAAGAAAGCATTCTCGCCTTTTTTGTATAACAGATATAGTTCAAGTGTTAAAGGTGAGGAACTTTTACAGCAATGGTATTTAAGAGCAACTAATGAACGTACTAACAAAAACTTTTTTGATATAAACAGTTCAAAACATCCTAAGTTACATTGGTTGTTATTAACTACTGTTAGTCCAAAAATGGGAACACAGTTTCACGAATGGATACCTCACAAGAAAAAAGCAAAGTCTAGCACTAGTGGATTGGATAAAACTATTAGGAAATTATATCCTAATATGAAAGAAGATGAGGTTCAACTATTAGCATCTATTGTGACTAAGAAAGAACTTAAAGAGCAATTAAAATTGTTAGGTTGGGATGATAAAGATATAAAGGCAGAGGTTAAGTGAATTTAGCAATGGCAGATATAATAAAAACAGCCGCAACCACTTACAAAGCACCAAAGAAACACATGTGTAAATATTGTGATAGAGGCTTTGTAAAAGAAACTACATTGCTGGCTCATATGTGCGAATCTAAAAGACGTTGGGAACAGAAAGACGAACCACACGTTAGGCTAGGGCAACAAGCATACATTATTTTCTTTAAACAAACACAGCCAAACTCAAACAAACTTAAATATGCTGATTTTGTTAAGAGCAATTATTATAATGCCTTTGTAAAGTTTGGTAAGTTTTTAATTGACTATAAGGTCGTAAACACAAAACGATATATTGAATATGTTATTAACAGTAAGTTTAAATTAGATCGTTGGTGTACAGAGCAATATTACTTAGACTGGTTATCAGGTTACCTTAAAACAGAGCATTGGGAAGATGCTTTAACTAGAAGTTTGGTTACTATGGACAAGTGGGCAGAAAGTTGTGGGGACAACATACAAAGCAGTAGTTATTTCTTTGCTAACAATTCAAATAAAATTGTACAAGATATCATTAATGGTCGTATTAGTTGTTGGGTGATTTTTAATACAGACACAGGTAAAGAATTTTTAGGTAAACTAAACGAAGAACAAATACAACTAGTTTACGAATACATTGATCCAGACTATTGGAGACAATATTTTATAAAGTTTAACAGAGAGTCTAAAGTTGTAAAAGAAACATTAAAAGAGGTAGGGTTTTAATGGTAAAATTACCTGACATTGATATAGACTTTGCTAATAGAGAAGATATATTAAGCAAGTTAAAACACATACCTGCTACACTAGACAGCGGTAAGAAGCACAACACAGGTGCTTATTTTGTAGACATTCCAGTTGATCCTATGACTGGACAAGCAAGTATTGATCACGAAACAGCGGAAGGACGAGGATATTTTAAAGTAGACTTTTTAAATGTAAACGTATACCAAGGTATTAAAAACGAAGAACATATGAATACATTACTTGCTAAAGAACCTAATTGGCAACGTTTGTGGACAAGTAAAGAATTTTGTGAAAAAGTAATTCACGTTAATAATCATTTTGATTTATTACAGCAACTAAAACCAGATAGCATGACAAGGATGGCTATGTTTTTAGCAGTAATGAGACCAGGCAAAGCAAACCTTAGAAAATACGACTGGAAAACAATCGCGGAAACTGTATGGGATAAGCCTGCTGATGGCAGTTATTATTTTAAGAAAGCCCATGCGGTGGCTTATGCTCATTTAGTAGCATTACACATTAACTTATTAGAAGAGGAATAATATGAAAGAATGGGACGATAAACATCTTTATGTTAGTTGGGATGAATACAATAAAGCAATAGAAGATTTAGCAGTAAAAATCTCAGATGATGGTTATGATTTTAATCAAATAGTTTGTATAGCAAAAGGCGGACTAAGAGTAGGAGATGTTTTGGCTCGTATTTTTGATGTACCTTTAGCAGTTATGTCGGTTGAATCATACCATGGAGCAGGCGTCAAAGACAAACAAGGACAAATTGTATTTGGTAATTCATTAGCAAAGACTTCGCCAAACTTAGGTAATAAAGTTTTGTTGGTTGATGATTTAGCAGATTCTGGATTAACACTTGAAAAGTGTGTTAAATGGTTAGAACATTATCATGGATTTTTTATAGATGATCTCCGTACAGCAACTTTATGGGTTAAGGGTGTATCAAAGTTTACACCTTGGTATTATGTAGATTATTTAGAAACAAGTCCGTGGATACATCAGCCGTTTGAGAAATACGAAGAAATGAATATAGATCAATTAAAAAAGGATCGATTAATTAAGGAAGGAGAATAATATGACTTTTATAATTTGGCACTTACTAGCAATAGTATCAGTAATGGCAATATCTTTTGTTGCTGGATTTTGGTATGCTAATAATTCTTATCTAAGACATAAGAGAACAGTCGACAGTATAACTAATGTCAAGTACAACTTACATCAACGTAATTAAACATTTACAGGTAGAAACGACAACTTATTGTAATTCGTTTTGTCCAGGATGTTCTAGGAATATTGATGGTGGAGAAGTTAATCCTCATATTGGCTTAGAGCATATGAGTATGGAAACATGGACAAAGTTATTTGAAGATAGTAGTATATCAGCATTAACATTAAATGGAAATTTTGGTGACCCTATGATGAATCCTAATATTGTTAATATGCTTGACAAAGTAGCCAGCACTGGTAATATTACTGATATGGTTTCTATACATACTAACGGGGGGTTAAGAAGTTTAGAACACTGGCGAGAGTTAGCAACTGTTTTACAAAAATTTAAAAAGCACGAAGTTGTTTTTTCAATTGATGGATTAGAGGATACTAATTACATTCATAGGCGAGGAACTGACTTTAAAAAGATAATAAGTAATGCTAAAGAATTTATATCGTATGGCGGCACAGCACATTGGCGTATGATTATATTTGACCATAATAAACATCAAGTACAAAAAGCAAAAGAGTTTGCTCGTAGTTTAGGATTTAGGTATTTTACAATAAGTGAAAGTTACGATAAAGAAATATTTGCTAAAGAATATAAAGGTATGCCTGAAGTAGTTATTACCGCACCTAGTAATGAAGTTTATAAAGAGTTACAATCACTTCAAGAAGATTTTTATCCTGATAAAGAAGGAGTTCATTTTTGGGCAGATAAAAGTATTGAACATGAATTTAATTGTCCTTGGCTAAAAGACTTGGCATTACAAGTCGATGTTAAAGGCAGGATATGGCCGTGTTGTTTCATTTCAGATAATGCCAATAATGCGTTTTATGACAACGAATGGTCAATGCTGTCTATTAGAAAAAAATTCCCACAGGATTTTAATAATATTAATAAATTTAGTTTAATAGAGATTTTATCTCACAAGTTTTTTACTAAACATTTAAACAATGTTTGGAAAAATAAAGAATCACAAATATGTGAAAATTGTATGAATAAGGAAATAATATGAGTACCTATATAGTAGATGACGGATGTATTAATTGTAAACATAAAGACTGTGTGGAGGTATGCCCAGTTGATTGTTTTTATGAAGGAATAAACACACTGGTTATTAATCCAGATGAATGTATTGATTGTGGAGTATGTGAACCAGAATGTCCAGTTGATGCGATACACTCTGATACTACAGAACATGGTGCTAAATGGGTAGATTTTAATTGGAAGTATGCTAACGAACATGGATGGCCAGTAATAACTGAGAACGGAGACCCAATGCCTGAGCATGAAAAATTCGATCCTAAAAATTACCCAAATGGCAAAATGGAGTTCTTTAAGGAAGAACCCGGTGACTCCTAGAGATTGGTTTAAAGATCATCAAAGAGTGTTAGTATATCCCCCTGGAGCAGGTGGAGAATACATAACAGCCGTTTTAAATTCCCAAGATTTATCACAAGACTTTTCATTTTCTAAAATGGCTCCTAATAGAAATAGATATTCGTCGCATAACTCTTTTCCTGGACATCCTATACTATTTGAAGAAGCACAGCGACTTCCTAGCAGGGCAGGTGAGTGGACTGAAGAATGTAGGGTTAATTTTAAAAATGAAATGGAAATTAAACGTTTCCTTAAGGAACAAGATCCCAAACATAAATGGAAACAAGAAACTGGAAATCCTGATGTAGATAAAGTTATTAGAGAGCAACCGGGTGAAGGGGAATACGAAACTATTAATACTGTATTTGTTGAAAATGCTAAATGGTTTCCAACACATTACGATTATAATGTTTTTAGAGAGCCAGTTTGGAAATGGTTAGATTATGATAATCCGTATTGGACAATACATTGGTCTGTATGTATGTTTTTCAAAGACCGTAACTGTCCTAAGGATATTGCTGAAATATCACATGAATGGTATACAGAATCTCCAGAACTAACTTGGCACCCAGAAAGAAACATTTTTAGGAATTACTATAACCAAAAATATCCTAATTCTAGGATAAGTGTAGATGATTTAAAATTTAGAGATAAAACCCGTTATATTGATTGGGCAGAAAATAATCTTAAAGCAATGAGAAAATATTTAGTTGATAACAACCGCCTAGATTATATGAACCAAGACTGCTGGCGATTTCTAAATGAAGAGATGCCTAGGTAGGCTTTTTAACTAATTGTATACTCTTTTTCTTAACACGCTTTTCACTAATATTTTTTAAACTAACTTGAGGCCCGGCAATTATACTACAATCCTTAGCAATAAAAGTCTGTAAGCAAACTTTAAAATATTGAAAGTCTTTTTTAAGAAAGATGTTAATAGGGATCATTCGATTTGATTCGTTCCACCAAACATCTCCCATTTGTAAAAATAATTTTCGTTCTTCTAGTGTTTTTAGTCTATCAATATCGTAAATGCTTAAACAATGCTTGTCAAAGTTTTGAACTATCCCGATATACTCATTGCCAGAATATCTCACATGGCTAAGAAATGGATACTTCTCTCTTAACTTCTCAAATTTATTCACGTCCGCTCCAATAAATACATATAACTATAATAAAGGTAATTTTAATGTTAAAAACTACAACATATTTAACAACACAATCACACTCAGTAGTATATAGCACTATTGGGTCAACACCGAACAGGAATATGACTATGTATGCTCGTAATTTAAAAGTTTACAAAGGTGCTAAAAACCCTATTGTAATAGAAATGAAAAATAATGATCAGAAAGCCGTGGATATTACTGGTAAAACATTTGTCTTTAATATCCTAGATCAAGAAGAACGTCAAACACTTATTAGTAAAACTGGCACAATTACTAATGCTAGTAAAGGAAAAGTACAGTTTGATATAACAGAAAGTGATTTACAAAAAGTTAGTGGCTCTTTTTTAAACTATAGTGTTTTAGATAACACTAGTGGGGAACGAGGAGTTGTTTATGTAGATGATCAACACGGTGCTATGGGTAATATTGAAGTAATAGATGGACCGTATACGGAGTTTAGAGCTTCTCAAGAAATAACGTTACCAGACGCTAATCCAGTATCAGTACAAGCCTATCCGCATTTAAATGAAAATAAAGCACTACACACAGCCCAAGTTTGTTTTACAAACTTTACAGGAACACTAAAAATTGAGGGTAGTATGGCCGCTATAAGCGAATTAGACACAGATGAGTGGTTTACTATAACAGAAAAAACTTATACAAACCAAGCAGACAATGTTTATATTAATTGGAATGGAGTTTATTCACATATTAGGTTTTCTAGAACAGTAACTAGTGGTACTATTGATAAAGTACTATACCGTTTGTAAGAAATTAATTACTACTTTCTTTATTTTTTGCCGTATGCTTAACGTAGTTGGGTATCCCGTGATCTCTTATTCCGTCAAATAATTCAAGATTTTTAATAGCGGCCCAATGCCCTCTACACCAATCTTTAAATCTCTGCCATTTACTCAAACCATTTCTTATGTTTCCGTAATGGTTAATGTAGCAATAAGTTCCGTGATGTTTAAATCCCATAATAGCCATAGGAACAGTAGGAACTAAATCATTGTTATTACGCCATCTATAATGTTTTACTTTTAAGCCTTCTACAAATTTTTTATTACCTACTCTTGGAGATCCAAACGTATATAAGCATTCTGTTTGATCTTCTAGTCTACTTGCGGCAATAGTAGCCATAGCACCACCTAAACTGTGTCCAGTTATAAACAACGGTTTAGATTTGCTTAATAACGGTGTTATTTTTGACCAGACTTTATTAACTTCGTCATAAAACCCGTCATGTACTTTGCCCTCTGTTTTAGACTTGCTTTTCCATGCTTTTAAGTCTGCCGCAATATCACTAAATTGCTTAGGCTCTGTTCCCCTAAAAGCAATTACTTGTTCTTTATTATTAGTTAAAATCATTGCTTGAGCACCGTTTACATCAACGTATTTGACTTTACTATAACCTAGTTTTTTTAATTTAGCCGTTAAGCCAGCATTAAAATCTCTATATACCAATCCTGAAAGGTTGGCAAAATGATTACTTCTGTTCATATGGTCTCCTTAATACTTGTATTTAACCAATATTGAGCAAAAACAATTTTAAGATCTTTCAACAAGTATCCGAAATTAAATAAATAACTATACTATACAGGGAGACTCTTAATGAAACATAAGACTAGATCATTATTAGAAGAGCTAGATGCGATAGCGATCGACAAAGACCGAAAACATGTGGTGGAAAGTAGAGCAACTCACCTGATACAATCATCAATTAATCTAATTAAAATGATTAAAGAAAACTTTTCTGAAGAAGTATCACAAGATTTAGAAAAAAGATTTATAGCGGCAATCAAGAAACAAGAACCAATTAAGTTTACTAGAGGTATTAGGAAGTTAAAAAATGATAATTAGTGAAATTGACGTAGAAAAATACGTTAATAAGTGGCAAAAAGCACAAAAAAAATCTTCAAAGTTGTCGGGAGGATTTTCTGGTAAAGGAGGACAAATTGGAGAAGTAATATCAATGGTAGAAAAGCATTATGCTTTTTGGAGCCATGCTGTTCAAAAGAACCAAGAATTTGCTAAAGTAAATCCTCAAGGATTACTAAATGCTTGGATCGATAAATTTTACGGAACTAGTTCAGTTAATATAGATCACAAAAAAGCAATGAACAACGGTGCTATTAATTTCACACAAGGAACTAAAGGTGCTAACGCTATATTTAGAATTGTAACAGCAATATTATTAAAGCCTAAAAGTGAAAAAGAGGCAGAACTGTTTAGAGACCAAATTGAAAAACATTTACCTGAAAAAATAAGAAAAGAAATACGTGAGCCTATGCCAAAACCGGCAGGCGATGAAAATCCAACAGCGGCTCAAAATCAAGTAGGTGCTAGGAAAACAGCATCAGACGGCAATGAGTACGAATGGAAAGGTGCCCAATGGGTTGGCACAAAAACTGGTAGAATTGCGAAAAAAGAAATAGCCGCAGAATTAGGAAAATAAATGTTAATAACAGAAGTAATGAGACCACGCGGTAAATGGCAAACAATTACAGAAGCCACTGATAAAAATTTACACTTAGAGCATCTAGAAGATTTAATTTTAAATGATGGATATCAGGGTGCCATTACAGCATTGAAGTATATTAATTCTTTAAGAATGATGTTGAACGTGGGTGGCGAAGGACAAAGTAAAGTCACAGTTAAGTGGGACGGTGCTCCTGCGATATTCTGCGGAACAGATCCAGTAGACGGAAAGTTCTTTGTAGGCACTAAAGCAGTATTTGGTAAAACAGAAAATAAAGCGGCAAAAACATCAGCAGACGTAGACAAGTGGTATCCAGGAGAAGGCCTTAATAAAAAACTTAAAATAGCACTCTCAGAGTTAAGTAAATTAGGTATACAAGGCGTTTTACAAGGCGATATGATGTTTACAGCAGAAGATTTAGAAACTACTACAATAAGTGGTGAGGAAGTACATACATTTACACCTAATACTATTACATATTCAGTTCCAGTAGATTCAGACATTGGAAGAAAAATTAAATCAGCACAACTAGGTGTAGTATTCCATACTACATACACAGGCGAAACTTTAGCAGATATGAAAGCCTCGTTTGGTGCTAGTGTTGGTAATTTAAAGCCTACAAGTAGTGTTTGGGTTGATGATGCTTATTATAAAGATGTAGGCGGTAAAGCAACACTTACTAGCCAAGAAGATAAAGTAGTTTCAAACGGTTTAGGACAGGCACAAATTACATTAAAGAAAGCAACACCAGAAACATTTAATAAATTTTTAGAAGATCCTGCTCTTGCTACTTGGTTAAAACCTTTTATTAATAAAAGAATTACAGCAGGCACTAGTGTTGGTGAACCAATACAGTTTGTAAAAGAATTTATAGAATATTTTAAAGAAAAAATGGAAGGCGAAATTTCAAAACTTAAAACAGGTCCAGAAGGACCGGCCGCACAAAAAAGATTAGAAAAAGTATTAGCAACAGAAAAATTTGTAGAAGACAATTTAAATACAATATTAATAGTAATGGCAGTATACAAACAAGTTATACAACTTAAATTAAAACTATTAAAGAAACTAGAACGTATTGAACAAAGTGTTGGTACATTCTTAAAAACAGATGATGGTTATAAAGTTACAAATCCAGAAGGTTTTGTAGCATTTGGAATGGAAGGTGGAGCAGTTAAACTCAACGATAGATTAGAGTTTAACAAAGCAAACTTTAATCAAGCAAAGAGTTGGAGCAAGTAATGGCTTTTGAATTTATAAAAGAAGAATTAGCAGAAGCAAGAATGTTTAAAAATCCAACAAGGATAGCGGCAACTAGTCAAGGACAATTAGCAGATACTTTATATTCTCACTTACTAGGTTTACAAGTAATGAAATATGAGAATCCAAAGGCGGCTCAAGCCTATGCTAGAAAAACGTTAAGTTTACCATTTAATAGTGTACGCCCTGGTGCTACAGACTTACATAACTTAATAGCAAGTGTAGATAAAACACCTCAAAATCAAGTAAGAGGTTATTTACAAGGTATTGCTAATGGTAGATTAGATACACAAGCAGACAGGCGTAATTTAATTATGTTACAACGTGGACTAGGTGTTAGAAGCGGAGCAACAAATCAAATGAGGCGTGTTATTGCTGACTGGCCTAGAATGTTACCATCAGAGCGTAAAGTAGCGGCTACTAGACTAGGTTTTGCTTTAAATCATACTGCTAAAGGCAGTGATTTTATGCCAGGCTATCATAAAACAATGCGAAAGAAAGACTTAGGCATAGATCAAGCAAAAAGCCCACTACATAAAAACAAACTTGTATGGGGTGCTGTTGCTGGTGCGGCATTGTATAAAGCAATACGTGATCCACGTATTAAAAATCAAATCAAAGGCATCCGAAATTAGCCGTTTTGGCTAAATATATGTATGCCCGCAAAGTTATTGACGGGTTCACAAAAATAAAAGGAGTCTTAAAATGGCAGATTTAACAAAAGTTCACGGCGCAGGTGATGTATTCTTCGCTGGTAAAGAGGTAGCACTTACAAGCCTATCTAAATCAAACTTAACTCAAGCAGAGCTTGATTCATGTATCGCTTACATCCAATTAACAGCGACTATCGTTGGTATTGGTGATGACACTACAGGTGGATTTAACGCAGGCGCTTCAGACGTAGTACATGTACTATCAGAAGGTGTTGCTCCAGCGGCAGGTTCTAACTTTGGTGGCGTAACAGGTGTTACGGCGGCAGTAGTTGCATACTTTAACTAATAAAACTTAAAACTTCCTCCCGAAGTTTAAATAGGCACTTTTATAGTGCCTATTTTTTTGACCCCATGTTCAACACTAGATAAGTACATATATAATGAATTATCTAAATCTTAGCGAAATCACAACATTGCACATTGAACACACTAGTAAATGTAATTTACTTTGTCCTCAATGTGCTAGGGTAGATAATAACGGTAATAAAAACCCAATATTACCAATGGGTGAATTAACTATTGATGATTATAAAAGAATATTAACACCTGATTTTGCTAAACAAATAAAAAGAATATTTTGGTGTGGCAACTACGGTGATAGTATTGCTAGTAATAATTTTCTAGAATGTTTAGAGTTTATAAGACATTCTGGTGTACAAGGACTTACAGTAGTTACAAATGGTAGTGCCCAATCTCCTGCTTGGTGGACTAGAATAGCACACATTTTAGATAGAGATACTGATAGAGTAGATTTTAGTATAGATGGATTAGAAGATACTAACCATCTATATCGTATTAATAGTAACTGGAAAAAATTAAAAGAAAATATTACAGCATTTATTGAAGCAGGTGGAAACGCTAATTGGGATTATTTAATATTTGATCATAATATACACCAAGTAGCAAAAGCAAAAGAACTAGCAAAAGAAATGGGGTTTAAAAGTATTAACTATAAAAACACTAGTAGGTTTGTAAAAGTAAGTGACTTTAACAAAGTAATGGAAATAGAAACAAAACATAAAAACATTATTTCCAGTAAAGAAAATAAAAATAAAACAAAGTATGATCAAATTATAGATAAGTTTGGAACATTTAATAATTACGTCGATCAAACTCCTATAACATGTAAATATAAAAAAGATACTACTGTTTACATTGATTTTGAAATGAATTTATGGCCCTGTTGTTGGGTAGGTGCTCCTACATATTTTGATGATGAGGATAATATTCAAAAAAAGCAAATAAAACAAATACAAGAAAGATACGGAAAAGATTTTAATTCATTAAAAAAGTACACTTTAGAACAAGTATTAGAACATAGTTTTTATAATAAAGATTTAAATGATAGTTGGGAGAATACAATGGCAGACAGTAATCCAAAGTTATTTACATGCGGAAGAACATGCGGAAGTGATTATGAGTTTAGTAGTGCCGAAGGAACATTTAATTCACAGAGGTATACATTATGACATCAGGAACAGCACACGGCTCACCTACAGGATATGATTTTGGAACACTAAGAAGCCATTATCAAATTAAAACATTAGTAGATATTTCTGCTACTGGTATGATATCAGAATTTAGAGCAGATGTACCTTTGCCGTTTGTTGACGATTTAAAAAATATTATTAATAATCAAGAAACATGGAACATTAGTAGGAACGAGCAACGTAACTGGGAAACCCTTGTACAATGCATTTCTATTAGAGCTCAGCCTATTATGTTAAAAGAGCCTACTAGTGAAACTGTTAGTATAGGCTCGTTAGGGTTTGGTTACAAAGGAAAACACAAAGTATGGACTATGGAGTTTGGCTTTGAAACCCCTGATATCTTTAGTAGCGACAATGATCCTGTTAAATTACTAACAGACCAGTTAGATATTATACCTGTATTAACAGGGTTACAAGAAACAGTAAATTTAACTTCAAGTACCCTTGCTACAACAGGCGTTAAAGTAAATACACTCTGTTATGCTTTAGACGTTTAGCATAAATACTTGTGGTTAGAAGAGCAAGTTGACACTAGTAGGCAACACAATAGGCAAACTTTATAGGCATAACACAATAGCATTGTAATAGTAGCAACTCACTAATTAACGATATACATAGGTGAGAAGACACAATGGCAGTTTTAGACGTTGAAAAAGAAAGCCTCGAGGCACACGTTGATTTATGTGCAGAAAGGTATAAGAGAATGGAAGAGAAATTGGACTCGATTGACGAGCGTATGACTAAAATGGACGAAGTTTTAGTAGAGTTACGTGACGCTATGTATAAAGATAAGACAAGTCGTGCTAAACAAGTAACGACTATAGGAGTTGGTATAATAGGAGCATTAGTGTCTGCAGTGGCATTTTTGACCTATCAACTAATTATCCTTAATTAATATCGCGTACTAAATACAAGTATGCTAGTCGAAGAAATTACACAACTAGAAACAACAATGGCATGGGCCAGATCAGGCAAGAAAGTTGTCCGTAAGTACCGCTGTTCTACAGGCAGGCTTAAAGGCAAAATTGTCTCTACACCTGGTGCTTGTTATAAAGCACCTAACGTTAAAAAACGTATTAAATTAATGATAACTAAAGCAAAGTATAAAAGAAGAAATGCTTTAAAATCTAGAAGAACAAAACGTATTAACCCAGCAAGTCGCAGGGTACAATCAATGAATAAGGCAATGAGATAATGAGCTGGTATAAATTAATAGAAGCAAACCCACAACAAGGAAAAGTTACTAAAATTTCTCCGGATGGTAAAAAGATATCTGTACAAACAGGCCCAGGACAAACTATGAATTTGGATTTAGATAAAGATCCAAACATTGATGTTAGTTCAAGTGGTGGTAAAACATCTATTAAATTAAATCACGATAATAAAAATAAACTTAAAAAGCCAGGCGGAGCAAAACCTGGACAAACAGTTTCTATAGAATCAGAAGTTTCAGTAGACAACGAAGGCAATATAGCAGGATACTTGGCTACTATAGATGAGTATGTAGAAATGTTATTTAAAAGTGCTGAAGGAACAGACAATGCTAAAGCAAAAGAGATAGCATATAGAATCCAAAACGCTGTTGATGATATAAGGACGAGAGAACTTGGATTAAAGCCAAGTTTAATTAGAGCCAAATACAATAAGCAGATTGAAACTGTTCAAAAAAAAAGACTAGTTGATACTGGTTTAAATATAGAAGAAGGCCCCCAAGACAAACATATTTTTAAAGCCGTGTTTATGGCAGGCGGGCCTGGTTCTGGTAAATCTCATGTAGCACGAGAAGTATTAAAACAATTTGGATTAAAAGTAATAGATTCAGATAAAATGTTTGAACACTTAATGGCAAAAAAGGGCATGGACGTAGGTGACCCTGAACAAATTTATAGCCCAGACGGACAAGCAACTAGGGATCAAGGCAAAGAATTAATGGCGAAGCAAAAAGGCTGGTGGTTAGACGGCAAACTAGGTGTAGTAATTGACGGCACTGGTCGTGATGTTGAAAAGACAGCAAAAATAAGACAAGAAATGATTGATTTAGGTTATGGCACAATGATGTTATTTGTTAATACAAAATTAGCAGTAGCACAAGAAAGAAATTTACAACGTCCTAGAAAATTGCCAATATTAAAAGTAGAACAAATGTGGCGAGCAGTACAAGAAAATATAATGAAGTTCCAACAACTATTTGGAGCAGATAGGTTTATTGTTATAGACAATTCAGGCGGCTTGGAAGATCCTAATAGAGCAGAAGCATTTACAAAAGTTGAAAGCAGTTTAAGAAAGTTTTTAACAGCAGAGCCTCGTAATAAAATAGCCCAAAACTGGCTAAAACAGAATAAAAAATAATTTTATGTGGTATAAACTCTCACCGATGGTTAAAGTGTGGCTATCAAAACCAGAGATAGAAGTACTCCGTATTATTTCTGAATCACCCGAACATAAAATATCACGATCGTCGATGAAACAAGAACACTTCGCCGCAATTAACCTTTTGGTAAGTAAAAGCGTAGTATGGCGTAAGAAAATCAACGAAGATGTGATATATGGCAAAAAAAGAAAATAAACATTTTCCTATTGTAACAAAACACGAGAAATTCACTAGAATTAACGATTCCATTGTGGTTCAAGTTAAGGGCGGACTGTGGCGTTATAAAAGACCTGGTTTAAAAATGGAATTTTCTTCTAGATTGGGTGCTGTATCCTATGCTGTAGCATACGAAACCAATAGTTATCCGGAAGAAATTAAACGAATTGATGATAATTTAGGAAAACACAAGAATGATGCCATGTTTCACCAGTATCATTTAAAAGAAGCACACAAAAGACACGACAATGATGCTATTTTACTGTATCAAACACGCCTAGATCTAAGTGCGGCCGGGTGGGAAAAAGCATTACGTGAATTAAAAGAAATATCAAAACGAATGAACATTGTATAAATACATTATATAAAATTAAAGGGCTAAAATTATGAATTTAATGGAAATTGAAAAAAGAGTTACTAGTTCAGCAGTGAACAAACAACTTAAAAAAACATTTAATCATGAAATTGATTTTTCCAAGTTAACTCCAGCAGTAGCATTGGAAGTATTAGAATCAACTAGAAATGATATCACACAAATTAAATTAAGTGGGCAAGATGCTAAGACATCTCAAAAATACTTAAATGCTGTATTAACAGTAGAAGCATTAGAGAAATGGCTTACTGAGCAAAAATTGCCTACAGTTAAAGAACACGACATTCCAGGACGTAAAATGCAAGTAACAGATGCTGATAGAAAAGCAAATACTCCGGCATGGAAACGTTATAAAGCAGGCGATCCTAGATACGAATACAAAGGCAAAGCAAAAGAATCTGTAACAGAAGCATTCGGTGATAACGCGACTGCTAAACAGGCTCTTAGATTGCTTGTTGGCGGCCAAAACTATGCTAAAGCCATAAATGCCCTTAAGATGGCAAAAGCAGGTAAAAGCGTTCCGGCAAACTTTATGGAAGGTCTAGTTCCATTACTAGACTTACTAGAAAACGTTATGTCAGCAAGTTTATCTAACGTTAGAATAATGCAACAGTTAGATAAAAGAAGTAAAAGAATGTTAAAAATTAAAGAAGGCATTTTAAAAGAAGGCGAAATGGAATCAGCAGAATTAGTATTAGCCGCTAAAGATATGGTTGACCAACTTCAAAAAATGCAAGAGCAACTAGGCGAATTACAAAATGAAAACCTTCCACCATTAGTAGATGCTATTAGAGATGAAATGGGCCAAGATAAAGCAGATGGATTCTCAAATGCCGCTAAAGGAACAATTGAAACTTGTTTAAGTGCTGTTGAATCAGCAAGAAGTGGAATGGATAGTGCCGCTAGAATGTTAACTGGTGAAGAAACAGGTATTGACTTAGGTGCTGAACCTGAAGATGGTGCTGATGCTATGGAACCAGCAGGCGATTTAGATTTAGATGCTGAAATTCCTGCTATGGACTTAGATGCTCCAGAAGGCGGAACTGAAGGTGAACCGGGGTTAGACAGAGAGGAACGCTAATGCGACTCGTTGAGTTTGCTCCTACTAAATTATCTTCATTAATGGCTTTCCTAGCCAACAAAATAGAAGGTGACAACAAAGAAATGCCTATGAAGGCCTTTATTGCTATGGGTCAAAAAATGGGAATACCTTTAAGTTATCCTGCTATTAAAAAAGCATACGACGAAAATCCTAATTTACAAAACCTTATCGCTGACATAAATCAGGATAGTATTATACTAAAATCCCCTGATGAAATAGACAATGATTCAATCGACGCTGAAGAGCCAGAAATAGATGCTGATAAAAAAGTAGATGATATGGCCAAACGAGCATTAAACAAAAGAAGGTAAATTTATGAGAATAAGTGAAATAGATTGTTGGGATGGTTACAAAAAACAAGGAACTAAACCCGGCACAGGAAAAAACAAAGGTAAACGTGTTAATAACTGTGTAAAAGTTAGCGAAACTGAATATTCATACGATAGTGATAACGAATTTTTTGAAGACTACGGATACTTAGGTTATAGTATTGATGAAAGTGATACGTTTGAAGCAGAGTATCAAGGTCGTAAAGTAAAACTTAACAAGCCAATGCAAGGTGACGTTAAGAAATTTAAAGTTTATGTTAAAGATCCTAAAACAGGAAATGTTAAAAAAGTAAACTTTGGTCATGGCGGTTCTAGTGTTAAGGGCAAGGCTATGAAAATTAGAAAGAATAATCCTAAAGCAAGAAAATCATTTAGAGCAAGGCATAACTGTGATAATCCAGGACCTAAGACAAAAGCAAGGTACTGGAGTTGTCGTAAGTGGTAAATTAAAGTCAAATAGACTTGACAGCAGGTTGTAAACCTGTTATACTTTGTAAATGATCACAGAAAAGTTCCAATACACTCAATTAAAACGAAATAGTGTTGAAGGCAAACGCCTTTACACGACTCCTAACGGCACAGCCGTTCCTAGTGTTACGACTATACTTGATAAAACTAAAAGCGAGGAAAAGCGTCAAGCACTTGCTAATTGGAAAAAACGTGTAGGTGAAGCAAAAGCACAAGAAATTGTTACTGAGGCGGCAGGACGCGGTACTAGGATGCACAAATACCTAGAAGATTATTGTATTGAAAGTGTATTAAATTCTCCTGGATCTAATCCATTTAGCCAACAAGCAAATAAAATGGCACAAGTTATTATTGATGAAGGTATGTGTGATGTTGATGAAATATGGGGAACAGAAGTTCCTATGTATTTCCCAGAATTATATGCTGGTACAACTGATGCTGTAGGTGTTTTTAACGGCGAACCTAGTATTATTGATTTTAAACAAACAAATAAACCTAAAAAAGACGAATGGGTAGATGATTATAAAACACAGTTAGTAGCCTATGCCTTAGCACACAATGAAGTATACGAAACTAACATTAAACAAGGTGTTATTTTAATGTGTAGCAAAGACTTTGAATTCCAAAAATGGGTGCTAAAAGGTGAGGAATTTGAACTTTTTACTGAACATTGGTTAAACAGAGTCCAAACATACTATCGTCAATCAGCATAAATACTTCTATATAAGGAGTTTTAAAAATGGCTGTAGTTCAAATATCTAGAATCCAACACAGACGAGGGTTAAGTGACGACTTACCTCAACTATCATCAGCAGAGTTAGGCTGGGTTATAAATCAACGTAAACTTTATATAGGTAACGGTTCTACTGTAGAAGGAGCACCAACTATAGGTAATACTGAAGTATTAACTGAACATAGTAATATTTTAGAAGGTGCTAGTAGTTACACTTATAAAGGTGCTAGAGCAGGTTACACAGCAGGTAGCACATCAGCAAGAAGTCTACAAGCAAAACTAGACGAACTAGTTAGTGTATTAGACTTTGGTGCCAAAGGAGACGGTGCTACAGATGATACAGTGGCTATTAATAATGCTTTATACCAATTGTATTGTGTACAAGATACAAGTACAATTACAAGAAGAATATTGTATTTCCCACCAGGAACTTACTTATTAAATTCAGACGAATTAAAAGTTCCACCATACGCTCATATGATAGGTGCTGGCCAAGAAAAAACTATCCTTAAACAACAAACAGCAGGCGGCAAAACAGTTCTTAGAACAGCAGACAGTGATCAAAATGTATCTTCTAGTATTGGTACAGGCACAGCAATAACACCTAGATACATTACAGTTACAGGAATAACATTATGGAATACAACAGGGCATGACGTTGCTCTTGTTGAACAATGTAACGAAGTGAGATTTAATAATGTAGGATTTAAAGGAAGGCTGTCAGCAGTTCCAACATTATTAGGCAACAAATATTCTTGTGTTAAAATAGATCAAACTAATACACATGTTACAAGTCATGTTGTATTTGACGGGTGTGATTTTACATTTAATGACATAGGTGTTATTTCAGATGTAGCACATACAAACGTTGTATTTGATTCTTGTTCTTTCTCTTATTTGTATGAAGGATTTAGAATAGGTGAAAATATTGCTAGTGGGCAATATCCTAAAGGGTTAAGAGTACAAAATTCACAATTTGATAAAATTACAGGCAGAGCTCTTTACATTTTTAATGGCAAAGCAGTTACGTCAGCATTTAACACTTATTTAGATTGTGGTACAAATAATGTAGGAGCAGGAAATCCTATAGTACCTGTTATTGAATTTAGTCAAAACGGCAATGGTGCTTTTGGTGATTGGTTTGATAGAAATGATGCTGATGCTAAAACGTTTCCTAGGGTAGAACATAATGGTAATGAAGTTTATTCAACGTTAGCAGATAACTTTATTGGATACGGATATTCAAAAGAATTTGCTGGTAAAAAAATTGTGTTAGCAGATAATCAAACTTCAGCAATAACAACTGGTATTTCTTTAGACAGACAAGCAGACACAGGTATAAAAATATCCTATAGTATTAGCAGAGGCGCTCGTATGAGAAATGGTAATATGTGGATAACCAATACAACCGCAGATAGTTCTATTGAGGATGATTTTGTTGAAGAAGCAGATGTAGGTGTTACTTTTACATTAGATAGAAGCGGAAGTGATACAAAATTATTTTATACAACAAACAATCAGGGCAGTACTGCCGATTTCTATTATAAAATAGAACAAAATTACTAATTACATATACAAAGAATGTTTGACCTTTCGTATCAAGAGAAAGTCAGAGCATGGCGTAATTTTCGCCTAGAAGTTTCTTGGCTGGATAGAGATGTTATACTAAATCGCACAGCGACTTTGTGGGCAATGGCACCAATAGCCATGCCACATTTGGCTTACGATTTGCCGGACACTTGGCCTCAGCCTTGGGACTTAATGTCATACCATGCTTTTGATGACGTAGGGAAAACATTAGGAATATATTATACACTTTTTTTGACAAATAGATTTGACAAACGGGACCTAGATGTAGTAATATATAACAATAAAGAAAGTTCAACATTAACCCCTACTGTTGATGTCTACAACAAATATACTCTTAATTGGAGTAATGGCGACGTTGTAAATACTTCAGTAGTAGAAAATAGTTCCAATAGTAGAATTTGGAGATACAATTATGTTGAACTTAGAACAGAGACGTACTTATAAAGAAAATAGTGAATATCAAACGAAAGTAGGGAATATGGTGGCAGTAAAACAAATTCAAATTAAAAAAAGAGACGGAGTCAACGAACCTTTAGATCTAGAAAAGATGCATAAGGTTGTATTTTTTGCTTGTGAAGGATTAGCAAACGTAAGTGCTAGTCAAGTAGAAATTAATAGTCATTTAAGTTTTTTCGACGGAATGACAACATCAGAAATTCAAGAAACATTAATTAAAAGCGCCGCAGATTTAATTAGTGAAAATACGCCCAACTATCAATACGTTGGAGGAAGATTAATATCATATCATTTAAGAAAGATGGTTTACGGACAGTTTGAACCATGGCACATTTTAGATCTAGTTAAGAAAAATGTTGCTGAAGAATATTACGATAAAGAATTATTAGAAACATACACAGAAAACGAGTGGGATAAACTTAACAGTTTCATCAAACACGACCGCGATGAAAATTTAACTTATGCCGCAATGGAGCAGTTTAGAGGAAAGTACCTAGTACAAAATAGAGTTACTGGGGAACTTAAAGAAACACCTCAAATGACTTATATGCTAATTGCCGCAACTTTGTTTAGCAAGTATCCTAAAGAAACAAGATTAAGATGGGTAAAAAATTATTATGATGCTATTAGCAATTTTGATTTAAGTTTACCTACGCCAGTTATGGCAGGAGTTAGAACACCACAAAGACAATTTAGTAGTTGTGTTCTTATTGAAACAGGTGATAGCCTAGATTCGATTAACGCTACAACAAGTAGTATTGTAAAGTACGTTAGTCAAAAGGCAGGTATCGGGATTGGCGCAGGTTCTATTCGTGCTTTAGGGTCACCAATTAGAAAGGGCGATGCTTATCATACAGGTGTCGTTCCTTTTTATAAAATGTTTCAAGCGGCGACAAGGAGTTGTAGTCAAGGCGGAGTAAGAAATGGTGCCGCCACTCTTTATTATCCTGTTTGGCATTACGAGATTGAAGATTTATTAGTATTAAAGAACAATAAAGGAACAGAAGACAACCGTGTTAGACACATGGATTATGGTGTACAGTTTAATAAACTTATGTACGAAAGATTAATCGAAGGTGGTAACATTACGTTGTTCAGCCCACACGATGTTCCAGGGCTTTATGATTCATTTTTTGCCGATCAAGACAAGTTCAAAGAACTGTATGAACGAGCAGAAAGGTCTACTAAAATTCGTAAAAAATCTATTCCCGCTTCTAAATTGTTTGGTGATTTTATGGAAGAACGTAAAAACACAGGCAGAATTTATTTAATGAATGTTGACAATGCTAACGAGCATGGAGCATTTAAACAAGATGTCGCACCTATCAAGCAAAGTAATTTATGTTGTGAAATTGACTTACCTACTAAACCACTAAATGATTTTAGTGACGAGGAAGGTGAAATTGCTTTATGTACTCTTTCCGCAATTAATTGGGGCAATATAAAAGATCCTAGAGATTTTCAAATGCCTTGTGAATTAGCAGTAAGAGGATTAGATGCTTTATTAGATTATCAAAATTATCCTGTTAAAGCGGCAGAAAATAGTACAATGAAAAGACGCCCATTAGGTGTTGGTATTATTAATCTTGCTTATTGGATGGCCAAAAATAATATGACATACAGTGAGCCTAATCTAGAATTAATTGATAGATGGGCAGAAGCATGGAGTTATTACTTAATTAAAGCAAGTGCCGATTTGGCTGTAGAGCAAGGTGCTTGTCCGGGTACTAACGAAACAAAATACGGAGAAGGATTGCTACCTATTGACACATATAAAAAAGATGTCGATGAATTAGTTCCACACAAAGAACGTATGGCATGGACAAGTTTAAGAAAGCAACTTAAAGAAACTGGTATTAAAAACTCAACACTAATGGCACTTATGCCTGCTGAAACATCAGCACAAATTAGTAACAGTACTAATGGCATTGAACCTCCTCGTAGTCTTGTTAGTGTTAAACAAAGTAAGCACGGTGTATTAAAACAAGTAGTACCAGGTATACACCAATTAAAAAACAAGTATGAATTACTTTGGGATCAAAAGTCTCCTGAGGGTTATATTAAGATTATGGCAATATTACAAAAGTATATTGACCAAGGTATTAGTGTTAATACAAGTTATAATCCAGTACATCATGAAGATGAAAAAATTCCAATGAGTACTATGCTTGGACATTTATTAACTTTTTACAAGTACGGCGGAAAGCAATTATACTACTTTAACACTTATGACGGTGCTGGCGAAATTGAAATCAAAGACATGGTCAATGAGGCTGAAGAAGTTACAATGCTAGAGAGGAATGAGTTCAGCAGTGACGCCGAATATGACGAATATTGTGAATCTTGTGCTATTTAACTAAGTACACATTCACAACTAGAAACAACACAATCAAGGAAATAATAGAGTGAAGACAGTTTTTCAAACCGACGGTAAAAAGGATCATACAAAGAGTTTAGCATTTTTAGATCCAGCAGGTGGCGTAGCAATACAACGTTACGATACATTAAAATATAGACAATTTGACAAGTTAACAGATAAGCAATTAGGTTTTTTCTGGCGACCAGAAGAAGTTGATGTTATTAAAGATTCCAAAGACTTTAAAGAGTTGAGCGAATGGGAACAACATATTTTCACCTCAAACTTAAAACGTCAAATTCTTTTGGATAGTGTTCAAGGTAGAGCACCAGCAGAAGCCTTTGGTCCTATTGTCAGTTTACCTGAATTAGAAAACTGGATTATAACTTGGACATTTAGTGAAACAATTCATAGTCGCAGTTATACACATATTATTCGTAACATTTATAGTAATCCTAGTCTTATTTTTGATGAAATGTTAGACATTAAGGAAATTGTAGATTGTGCTGACAGCATTACTGAAGCATACGACGAATTGATTTATAAGTCTAAAATTTACGAATTATTTGGTGAAGGCACACATACCATTAATGGTAAAAAAGAAGTTATCAAAATATATGAGCTCAAGACGTTACTCTGGAAGTGCTTAATGAGTGTAAATATACTTGAAGGTGTTCGCTTCTATGTTTCATTTGCTTGTAGTTGGGCATTTGCTGAACTAAAGAAAATGGAAGGTAATGCTAAAATTATTAAGTTTATTGCTAGAGATGAAAATGTTCACCTAGCAAGTACACAAACATTATTGAAGTTATTGCCAAATGACGATCCTGACTTTAAAAAGATCGCAAAAGAAACAGAACAAGAATGTATTAATATGTTCATGGATGCTGTACAGCAAGAAAAAGATTGGGCCAACTATTTGTTTAGAGATGGATCAATGATTGGATTAAATGCTGAACTATTAAATCAGTATGTAGATTGGATTGCTCATAGAAGATTACTAGCAGTTAATTTACCTAGTCCAATTAAAGTACCAGGAGCAAACCCTCTACCGTGGACAGAAAAATGGATAGCAGGAAGTGACGTACAAGTAGCACCACAAGAAACAGAAATAAGTTCTTACATTATTGGAGGAACAAAACAAGATGTTACTGAAGAAACATTCAGTGGCTTCAAACTTTAAAGGGAAATTATGTTAACAGTATATACAAAGAATGTTTGCCCTTATTGTGTCAAAGCAAAAAACTTTTTAGACATGAAAGGAATAGCATACGAAACAATCAATATAGAAGAAGATAGAGATGGCAGAAACTTTTTAGTAGAGCAAGGTCTTAGATCAGTACCTCAAATTTTTGTAGGTAAAAAATTATTAGTTGCCGGCGGTGCCAACGAACTAGTTAGATTATCAACAGAGCAAATCAATGAAAGAGTAGAACAAATTCAAGGAGAAGAAGAATGTTAGTAACAACAAGTTCATATAAAGAAAACGATATTATCTGTTTTAGAATTACTACAGGCGAAGAAATTGTAGCAAAACTAAAAGCAGAATCAGATACTACATACACAGTATCAAAACCATTAGCACTAGTTAATGGACCTAAGGGTGTTGTAATGGTTCCTGCTATGGTAACAGTAGATCAAAATGCTGAAATTTCTTATAACAAGTCAGCAATTATTTCTGCTAGTGTTCCAAACAAGAATGTTACAGATAGTTATTTACAAACAACTAGTGGTCTAGTTATGGCTACTACTAGTAACCCTGAAAAACTAAAAACAAAAGCAAACTAAACTTTGACAAAGTTAACTGTCAATTCTTGGGATGAATTTCAACCACTACAAACTGTAATGGTAGGGTCAGTCTTTGAGGATAGTTTCTTAGACGGTATTAAAAATACAACTATTAAAAACGGCTTAGCAAAGATACTTCGAGAAACAAGAGAAGATATTGAATACTTTAAGCAAACATTATTAAGCCACGGCATTGATGTAATACAACTTACTCCAAAAGAATTAGGATACCAAGATAGTATACTAGACTACACTAACTGGCAAACAGGTGAAATAGGTGTTAGTAGTCCTATAAAAGACTTTCCAGAAGCAAGTAACTTTGGTGTAAACCATCGTAATATACGTTTATCACGCGATTCTAGTACAGGAATACCACAACCGCCATTAGCAATAAGAGATGATGCTCTTGTAATGGGAGATAAGATATTAATTACACAGGCTCATGTATACAGTACTAACCTATCTGCTATAAAGTATAAAGAAATGTTTGGCGATGCTGTGGTTGATAATAGCATATATGAAAAGAATATTAACTTTAGACGTAGTATTAAAAACGTTAAAAGTTGGGCAGAGAGACATCACTTGTCTATTGATGTTGAGGACATGGACGAGTTAGAAAAGTTACAAGACTCTACACCGCTTAATGGGTGGTGTGCTCCAAACTTAACAAGACTAGGAAATAAAGTTTTAGTAGATGTGTGGCAAACACCAGAAGTAGTAGAAGAATTTTTAGAACCTAATTACAAAAACTTTGACTTTCATAAAATTTTTATAGGCGGACATAACGATAGTGTGTTTAGTGTAGTTCGTCCTGGATTAGTAATTGCTACTCCTTGGTTCAAACCTTATGCTGACATTTTTAAAGGTTGGGATATTATTTGGTTTGATCAACCAAGTTGGGGCAAGGAAGTTAAATCAGCAATTAATTTAAGACATAATAATCAAGGTTGTTACTGGACACCGGAAGTCGAAGAGAATCCACAACTAGAAAACTTTATTAACAAATGGTTAGACAATTGGCACGGACAAGTTGACGAAACTATTTTTGATGTTAACGTTTTAGTATTAGACGAAAAGCACGTTGTCATTAATAGTAACGATAAAAATTTAAAAGATCAATTAGAACAACGAGGCATCACACCAATTTTTGTTCCATTAAGGCATCGTTTCTTTTGGGACGGAGGCTGGCATTGTAACACATTAGATATACACAGAGTTGGTGAGCAAACCGATTACGACATATAAAACCTATGTTTTCCTTCGTTTTTTCAAATCACTTTCTTGACATTTTTTCTACTTTATGTTATAAATAATGTCGTAACGATGAAGTTATTCAAACGCTAATCTGGACCTGGGGGCGGTACCCAGCAACTCCACCATAAACACATTCCAAAAGTAACAACACAGATTTTGGTGTGATTATATGAATGTGTTTATGATGGGGTTGAAAAAGGATCGACAGGTAGTTATTAGGAGAGTGGAGTTGCCCGGATGTAAGCTCGGTTAACGCGAACAAAACGTATAAACGCAAACGATAATGTGTTTCATGAGGACTTTGCCTTAGCGGCATAGTTGCTCGGGGTTTGGAAGATGCCTATCAACAGAAATCTTCTAGAAGAGGGCTCTCGCCTCTAGTGGCGAGGGTCTTTACATATATGTAAAGGAAAAAAATATGAAAAATATACTAATTGCCACAGTTGCTTTAGGCTTATCATTTTTAAGTGCTCCGGTACTTGCTGATGTTAACGTTTATGGTTCTGTAAATTACATGGTTTCTAACGATGATGATTCTACAGGAAAGGCACACTTAAAGGCACAAAACAACGGATCTAAGATCGGTGTTGAATTTAGCGAAACATTAGTTGATGCTGAGGGCAACGAAAAAGGCGGTCTTACTGGATTCGGTAAAGTAGAGGTTGGCGTTGACGCCGATGATTCAGGATCTGATACATTTGACTCTAGACTAGCATACGTTGGTGTAGATGCAGGTACTTTAGGTTCAGTAGCGGCTGGTAGACAAGCAAATCCAGGTGCTGGAGTTAGTAAAACTAACATATTTAACGTCTATGGTGGAAACGCCACATTTAAATATGCTGACCGTAGTTCAAACTCTGTAAAATATTCTAACTCAGTAGGCCCAGTTACAATTAATGCTATGGCAGTAATTGATGGTTCTACAGGTAAGGATGGTCTTGATGTTATTGATGTATCTGCTTCAATGGACGTAGGTCCAGTAGCACTTTCTGGTGCTATGGTTGATGACAAAGTAAATGTTGTTAAGTACAACATTGCTTCTGCAAGTATTGACGTTGCTGGTATTACACTAGCAGGTACATACTCGTACAAAGATACAGCAACTACAGACTTAACAGGTCTTGAATACTCAGCATCTACTTCAATCGCTGGAAACACGATTGCTGTTAGTTTACAAGATAAAGAAGGTACAGGCAACTACTACACAGCGGGAGTTAGCCGTGACTTATCTGAATCTTTGTCAACATACGCTGAGTACCAGTTAACTGATGTTGACTCTGGTACTGATACTACACAAATGGCATTAGGAATTAAATACTCATTCTAAACTATTTGTAGTTTTATCTTAAAAGCAGATATCATTAAGATGGTGTCTGCTTTTTTTTATGAATAATTACTAGTATGATAGCATACTTTTCTTTTCAACCTGGTATGGGTGGTCATTTTTTTCAAAGACTTTTATTTTGGAGATGGGGATTTGTAAACAAGCCCAAATCTAATAGTTACTGGAATGAATATCACTTCCCTGAAACATATTGGCGCCTACCAGAAATGCCTAGGTTACAGATAGATTTAGAGTATGGTGAAGAATGGATAGAAACTAAACATTATGACTCAACAGTATTAGAAAAATATCTAGAAACGTTTGAAGTTCCAAACACAAATTCTTTTATACTTGACCATCAAATTTTTCCAAATTTAAATGAGTCAATGAAAAAAGTAAAAGGAATTGAATGTCCTAATATTTTTCTCACAACAAAGAATATAAAGACAGCATTGTTTTGTCGTCAGTTAAGAGATGTAAAATCATTAATGAAAGATCACTTTGATTTACGTGACGATAAAAATATGGATATCAGAGAAAAAGAAATTTGGCATGAAGAAGGGCCTTCACCTTTAGAATTAGGTGCTAAGGAATTATTACCAATACCCCATATAGAAAGATTAAAAATTAGAAATATTATGGATTTAGAAGTAAAATATGCCGACATAATTTTCAACTATGATGATTTAATTGATGGTGATATTAGTTGTTTTAAAGAAGTGGATGATTATTATAAACTAGAACCAGTTATTCCGGATGAGGATATTGTAAATTCAATTCGATGGTATAATGTAGAAAACAAAAAATTGATAAAGGGTTTAGAATAATGGAAAATTGTTTTCATAATTGGGGAGAGTTATCTAAAGTATTAGTGGGTGACGTTTTACCTACAAGTGTTTACGAGGGACTGCCTGCCCAAATAAAAAATTGTCTAGTACAAATTACAGAAGAAACACAAGAAGATTTAAACAACATGTGTTCGGTATTAAAATCGCAAGGTGTTAAGGTGGTACGACCAGACGTTAAAACATACATGGATAACGAAGGGTTTACTCTTGCTGAACAAACAATAGCAGAACGTAAACAATTACCAGGACAACCGTTTGCTGTAAGAAATCATTTATTACGTTGGCATGATAAAATATTTGTTGGTGCTAATTGGGCCTGGGAAAATTATGGCAAAGAAGCACTAGCATCATATAAAGATGATGTTATACTTTTTGATTACTTTTGTGCTAGTGATGTTTTTAGGTTAGGTAAAGATTTATTAATAGATACAGAAAATAAATTAAACTTGCCATTTGTTGAATGGATAAAGAAATATAGAGAGTTGGTCCATCTAGATGTAAACATACATACAGCAAGTATTGGGGGACATAGTGATAGTAGTGTATGTCCTATAAAGCCTGGATTATTACTAACACGTTATGAAGTAGATCAATATTCTGATACGTTCAAAGGTTGGGAAATACATAAACTCCCTCATTATATGCCAAACGATTTAGAACGTTATCATAGATTATGGGAAGATTTTAGTTTTAAGTTAGTTAACGAGCCACAGCAAGAAGCAGTAGATTTTATTAAGCAGTATCTAACACATTGGATTGGTTATAGTCAAGAAACTACATTTGAAGTTAACATGTTACATATTAATCCTGAGACTGTTATTACTAGTCATGTAAACGATAGTGTTACAAGATTGTTAAATACAAATGGAATTGAAGTAATACATTGTCCTTTGCGACACAAATATTTTTGGGACGGTGGTAGTCATTGTGTTACTTTTGATATAGAAAGACAAAGCAACATTGAAGATCTCTTTAATAGAAAAGACGATCTCGATTTCGGCGAACTATGGAGAGAATAGATAATGTACGAATATAGAGCAAAAGTTATAAAAGTTGTAGATGGTGACACCGTTGATGTGGACATTGATTTAGGGTTTGGCATTTCGCTGAACAATGAAAGAGTTAGAATAATGGGCATTGACACACCGGAGTCAAGAACTAGAGACAAAGTAGAAAAGAAATTTGGACTAGCATCAAAGACCAGACTTAAAGAATTGTTAGGTAAAACTACAGTTCTAAAAACTCAAATTAATAAAAAAGGCGAGGACATGAAAGGTAAGTTTGGTAGAGTCTTAGGAGACTTTGTTACTGAAAACGGTAAAATGGTTACTGACATCCTTGTTGAAGAAGGTCATGCTGTAGCATACTTCGGTGGATCTAAAGAAGAAATACAAGCAAAGCACCTTGTTAATAGAGATAAATTAATTCGTGAAGGTGTAGTAAAACTATAAAAATTAACAGATTTGTTGCATTATTACAACAAACCTGCCCCTAATATTGGTTGACAGTTTGGCCAAAATATGCTATAATATTACTATATTAACAATAAAGAAAGAAGCATATTATGAAGAAACTAATGGCGGGGTTAGTAGTAATGCTAACAACTTTTAGTGTTATGCCAGCAATGGCAACTACAGGAGCAAGTTTAACATCTCAAGCAGAACATATCCTTTGGCAAATACTAGCATCAGAAGGAGTTCAAAATAAGCATCACCCAGAAGTACAATGTCTAGCAGAAAATATTTACTTTGAAGCAAGAGCAGAAAGTTTTTCAGGTAAGGCGGCAGTAGGTAATGTTACTAGAAACAGAGTTTTAGATAAAAGATGGCCGTCAACTTATTGTGATGTTGTTACACAAGGTCCTGTAAGAGAATCGTGGAAGACTAAACAACACGCCGATTTACCAGATTCAGAAAGAGTTTATTATCCTAGAAAACACAGATGTCAATTTAGTTGGTATTGTGATGGACAAGCAGATGTTATCTGGGCAAACTACGAAAAAACTGGACAAACAATTGAAGGCAATGCTAGGGCATGGCGAGAAGCAGTTGAAGTAGCAATATATATTCTTGAAGTTGGCACAATGTCAATAAAAGATAATACAAACGGAGCAGTATATTATTATGCTCACAATTTAGTATATCCTAATTGGGCTGATACTAAAACATTTATTGGTACTTTAGGAAACCACACATTCATGAAATAAATATTACTATGAGATTGTTTGAAATAACAAAACCCAGTCAAGTAGAGTTAATTGGATTAGCAAAAGAAATCCGAGGAACACAAACCCATAGTGAAATAGCCAAACTTGTTGCTAAACATTTTCCAATGACAACTGTCGATGTACATACTACACCTAAAATAGACTCAGGTTCAATGAACATAGGTGCTCATTATGATCCAGATGCTGATGAGGAAGGTAGATTGCCAATACATATAGACTTAATGTTTAGTAATAAAGATGATGACGAACTTGAATGGACAAAGCAAGGTAGAAAGTTTTTTCTTTATAAGTTACAAGATGTAATGAAGCACGAACTACTACATTTAAGTCAACACAGAATGAGAGATTTCCATCCAGGTAGAGAAGGTTACGACCAACGTGATAACAATTACGAATACATGAGTCGCCCGGATGAAATTGAAGCCTATGCTATGAACATAGCAGATGAATTAACAAGACACGTTGGAAAAGATGGAGCATTCCAACTATTGAGAATGGCTAAAAAGACAGCACAATTTAAAACAGAGATAGGACATTTTTTGAGTCCAGACTTATTAGCATACTTTTCTCTTTTTAACTACGATGCCTCCAATCCAGTAATTAAGAGACTACTGAAAAAAATCTATATATATTTAAAGCAATCGAAATAAAAGGTTGACTTTAAAGTACTACTTCTAGTATAATAATAACTATGAACACAAGCATACAAGATAGTGTAGTATCCTTTCTTCCTCCTCGTCGCAAGACTACACCGTCAGGCTGGACAAGTTTCAATGCTCCGTGCTGTGTTCATAATGGCGAGAGCCAAGATACTCGTGGTAGAGGTGGCATTATTGCCCAAGGTGACGGTGCCATCTCTTACCACTGTTTTAATTGTAATTTTAAAACTGGTTGGAAACCTGGAGGACATCTTGGATACAAGATGAGGAAGTTACTTACTTGGCTTGGTGCTAATGACGGTGAAATACAACGTTTAGTAATTGAAGCAGTAAGGGTTAAAGATGAAGTTGGTGTACTTGAAGAAGTACAACACGAAGTTGAAGTTAATTTTGATGAATATGAATTACCAGAAGGTAGTTTGGAAATTAACGATTGGGGTGACAAGTTATCAGAAAACGACATTGAGCCGTTTACTGAATGTTGCCAATATTTGTTAGATAGAGATCCAAATTACAAATGGCCAACGTATTGGTCAAATTCGACATTAATGAAGCATAGAGTTATTATACCGTTTATGTGGAAGGATAAAATTGTTGGATATGCCGCAAGGGCAGTAGTTGATAATATAAAGCAAAAATATATGGCTCATAGGCCTGCTGGATATGTTTTTAATTCTGATAGACAAACTGGTAGTAGAGAGTGTATAATAGTAGTTGAAGGAGTATTTGATGCTATAGCAATTGATGGTGTTGGTGTGTTAGGAAGTAACATTAACGAGCAACAAGCAGATATTATTGATAGCATTGGTAAAGAAGTAATAGTAGTGCCAGATAGAGATAAAGCAGGAGAGCAGTTAATTGATAGTGCTCTAGAATATGGTTGGGGAGTAAGTTTTCCAAACTGGCATGATGATGTGAAAGATGTTAGTGATGCTGTTTTGAAATATGGTAAATTATTTACGTTAAGTAGTATTTTAGAAGCAACACAACGTAACAAATTAAAAATACAATTAGCAAGGAAGAAACTTGGAAACTGAAGAAAATAAAATAACTGATTATACAGTAGAACTTCAAAAACTATTTTTAGAAATGATGGTTAATGATGCTCAGAGTTATGTCAGAGTACAAAATATTTTTAATGCTGAAAACTTTGATAGAAGTTTGAGGAAGGCGGCTGAATTTATTTTTGATCATGCTGAAAAGCAAAGTACAATGCCTACACTAGAACAAGTAAATGCTTTTGCTAATACAAATTTAAAAGCAACTCCAGAATTACAAGATGGACATTACAGTTGGTTCTTTGAAGAGTTTGAAAACTTTACAAGACGACAAGAATTAGAAAGAGCAATTTTAAAAAGTGCTGATCATTTAGAGAAGGGCAATTATGCTCCAGTAGAAAAATTAATCAAAGATGCTGTACAAATTAGTTTGACAAGAGACTTAGGTACAGATTATTTCTTAGAACCTAAGCAAAGATTGTTAGCATTAAAAGATAACAACGGACAAGTAAGTACAGGTTGGCCAATGCTAGATAGAAAACTATTTGGCGGTATGAGTAAAGGTGAACTTAATATATTTGCTGGTGGTAGTGGATCTGGTAAGAGTTTGTTCTTACAGAACTTGGCATGTAACTGGGCATTAAAAGGATTGAATGGTTGTTATGTAACACTAGAATTAAGTGAGAACTTATGTTCTATGAGAATTGATAGTATGCTTACAGATATTCCAAGCAAAGATATTTTTAAAGATTTAGATGACTTAGACTTTAAAGTTAAAATGGTAGGCAAGAAAGCAGGTAACTTAAGAATTAAGTATATGCCAGCACAAAGTACAATTAATGATATTAGAGCATATTGTAAAGAACTACAAATTAAAACAGGAAACAAACTAGACTTTATGCTAGTTGATTATTTAGACTTGTTAAGTCCTGTTAGTGTTAAAGTAAGTCCAAATGATCAGTTTATTAAAGACAAGTATGTTAGTGAAGAACTAAGAAACTTATCTAAAGAACTTAATGTATTATTTGTAACGGCTTCGCAGTTAAACAGAGGAGCAGTAGAAGAAATTGAATTTGACCACTCTCATATTGCTGGTGGTATTAGTAAGATTAATACAGCAGACAATGTATTTGGTATCTTTACAAGTAGAGCAATGAGAGAACGTGGCAAGTATCAGTTACAACTTATGAAAACTAGAAGTAGTTCAGGTGTTGGACAAAAGGTTGAACTAGGATTTGATATAAACAGTTTAAGAATATTAGATTTAGGCGAAGACCATCAACCAGAACAGCATACAAGTGATGTTGTGGAAAAACTTAAAACTAGATCAACTGTAGGCGGTCAAGAGGACACTACAGAAGAACCTAAAATTACAGCAGATGTACAGGCGAGCAAGTTGAAAAATATGCTTAATAACATCTAAGAGGCGATAAATACATGATGATATTCGGACTTTTCATTTTATTTGTAGCACTATGTATATCAGGTGTTGCCGCATACTACTCAATAATAGGATTAACGGCTATTTTTGCCGCCGCAGTTGTTCCTGTAATTATTATGGGTGGTGTTTTAGAAGTTGGTAAAATTGTAACAACAGTCTGGCTACATCAATATTGGTTTGATTCTAAAAAATGGATGAAAACTTACCTAGCGGCCGCAGTAATAATCATTATGTTTATTACGAGTATGGGTATCTTTGGTTTCTTATCTAAAGCACATATTGAACAAACATCACAAAGTGAAGAAAACCAACAACAGTTAGTAAGAATTGAATCTGAAATTGACAGGTTTGAACTTATTATTACTAGAGCGGAAGAAAAAATTGTTGCCGCAGAAAATCAAGACGATAATAAAGATGCTAGAATACAAGAGCAAATAGCAACAGAAGAAGAACGTATTAATAATGCTTATGCTAGACAGCAACCTGCTATTGATCAACAACAATTAATTATTGACCAAGAACTAGGCAGAGTCAACGAAGCATTTGAAAGAATCCAGCCTGCTATTGATGAGCAAAATGCTATTATTGAAAGAGAAGAGCAGAAACTAGCAGATACAATTCAACCGTACTTAGACGAAATAGAAGTAATAGACGAGAAGATGAACAAGTTAGAAACTTGGCCTGCTGAAGATAAGATTAAAGAACTACAAGCACTAATTGGTGTTAATGCTGATGGCAAGTTTGGTTATGCTACTAGAACGGCTTTGAAGAAATTTAAAGATGAGTTAACAGCAAGACGATTAGAAGTACTAGAAGAAATTAAAGAGATTAAAGATGGAGCAAAATTTAATTATGCTATTGTACAAGCAAATAAAGAAAAGCAACGTTTAAGAGAAACAGCAGAAGCACAAGAGTCTAACACAGGCGTTGACAATGATATTATAAACAATGCTAGAGAAGAAATTAAACGTTTACGTGGTATAGCAGAAGAAGAAATTAGAAATGCTAATGAAGTTATTACAAGATTACGTTCTCAACTAGGGCAAGGCACAACTGAATCTGCTGATGCTTTGATTGATGAACAGTTAGCAAAGATTAAAGAATCAAATGATAAGATTGATACCCTAATTGATGAAAAGTTTGATATACAAAAAGAGTATAGAAAACTAGAAGCAGAAGTAGGACCAATTAAGTACATTGCTGAATTTGTTTATGGTGAAAAAGCAGATACCGAATTACTCGAACGTGCTGTACGTTGGGTTATCATTATTATTGTATTAGTATTTGACCCACTTGCTATTATGTTGGTGCTGGCAGGTGTTCAAACTATAAGTTGGGCGAGGCAACAAAAAGGCCACAAACCTTGGCATCCGCCTAAAGAACCAGAACCAACAGAATCAAAAAAAAAGCAATCAAAAAGAGAGAGGGAACTTGAAATGAAAATACAAGAGCATACAGACCTTCTGCTAAAGTTAGAAGAACAACTTGACGGAGCAATAGCAAGTGGTAAAATGACTAAAGCGGAATTGGCTTCTCTTCAAAAAGAGCACGACACTCTCACAGAAGAAAAAGCGGAGTTAGAGAAGGAGTATTCCAGCCTTCAAAAAAAAAGGATGAAGTTGACGACCTAACAAGGAAAGCAACGAGTACTATTGCCAAACTTGAAAAAGAAAACCAAGCACTACAATCGCAAGTGTTAGAATTAGAAAACAAACCACCTGAAATAAAAGAAGTTGAAGTTGAGAAAGAAGTAATTATCAAAGATACTTCGGGCATTGATTCACTTAACAGAGATATTATAGACTTACAAACTCAAGTAGCAAGTAGAGATCAGGCTATTGAAAGAATAAGTCAAAAATACGATCTTATTGATAAAACAAAAATAAAAGAGGAAGAAGAAAACTTAGGTGTTAAAGCAACGTATGGTGATAGTTTTCCAGCAGATCCAGAAAAAGGTCAACTACATACATTAACAAATGTATACCCACATGAACTTAAAAAATGGAATGGCAATAAGTGGATTGATGTAGACAAAGATGGAACATCAGCATACTTAACAAATGATTACATTAAACACTTAGTGGATCAGTTAGCAAGAAATACTCAAGATGTTGACGACTTGAGTGCTGAAGAAAAAACGGCTGTATCAAATTACTTAACAAGAAGGGACGTCCTTGGACAATAATGTAACAGTAGTAACAGAACCAGATTATTGGTTTGGTAAACAAGAAAGTGTATTCCTTGTAGGTTGTGATAACTGGACAGTTGAGCAATATATTAAGGAATTACCTAAATACGGCGATTATAGTTTACACATAGGCGAACAAAATAGCAAAGTTGATTGGATTGTTAATACAGCAACTAGATCATCTGTAGTTATTGTAAGCAATGAATATGAAAATAAAATTGTTACAGGGTACTTGATGTCTATGCCAAACGTTTGGTGGTGTGATGATATACATCATGAAGAGAATTACGATTCATTAAATAATAGAAAACTAACAGTTCCAGTTGACTGGATATTACAAAAAAGGCTCTCAAATGACAGATGATAAATCAACTAGTATAGATCAAATTCGTTCAGTCAGTCAGTGTAATTTTTGTGGCAAAACAAAAGACCAAGTATACAAGATTATTGTAGCAGAAGGTGTTGGTATTTGTGATGAATGTATAGATTTGTGTAGTAAAGTCCTCACAGATGAAAAGGCAAAGCAATGGGCAAAGGAATTAGAACCCAAAACAGCAAAAGAGATTGTAGCATTTTTAGACGAAACAGTAGTTGGACAACATAAAGCAAAACGTCATATGGCAGTAGGTGTAGTAAATCACTACAAGAGATTAATGTATGATAGAAAAGGTACTATTGAAAAGAATAATCAATTAATAATTGGTCCTACTGGTAGTGGTAAAACTTTTATGGCAAAACAAATTGCTAAGTTTTTAGATGTGCCTATTGTAATTGCTGATGCTACAAGTTTAACTGAAAGTGGGTATGTTGGTGATGATGTTGAAAGTATTATTAGTTCTTTGCTAATGAAAGTAGATTACAATGTAGCAAGAGCAGAACAAGGTATTGTATTTTTAGATGAAATTGATAAAATTGGCAGGAAAAGTGAGAACGTTTCAATTACTAGAGATGTTTCAGGCGAAGGTGTACAACAAGCATTGTTAAAATTAGTTGAAGGTACAACTGTTAGAGTAGCACCACAAGGTGGAAGAAAACATCCACAGCAAGAAATGATTGAAGTAGATACTAGTAAGATTTTGTTTATTGGAAGTGGAGCATTTGTTGGAATGGACAGCCAAAAAACAAATACTATTGGGTTTGGAGAAACACACGGAGGCCAAAGTAAACTAATTTCAAGCGAGTTAATTGACTTTGGAATGATACCTGAATTTATTGGTCGCTTTCCAGTTGTTGTTCAAACAACAGAACTTTCCAAAGATGAATTAAAACAAGTATTGGCTGATATTGATAATAACCTAATTGAGCAAACTAGGTTCTATTTTGATTTAGATAATGTTAGTTTGATATTTTCGGAGAAAGCACTTGACAAAATAGTCGAACTTGCGTTACAATATAAGGTAGGTGCTAGAGCATTAAAAGGTATATTAGAAAATACTTTGCTTGAATACTATTACGAGTTAGATCAACTTAAAGGAAAGGAAGTAATTATTAATGACACAGACGTACAGGAGGCTTAATGTTTGTAAATAGAAAAAGCAATAACAGAGCAGGCTTTGGTAATAGAAATCAACCTAAAAGAGCTCAAGATTTAACAGGTGGAACAACTGTTATAGTTCACAACAATGATGTCACAAAGGCATTAAGAAAACTAAAGAAAAAACTCCAAGCAGACAATACTTTACAAGAATGTCGAGATAGGCAGTATTTTATAAAACCTAGCGAAAAGAAAAGACTAGCCAAAAAAGCAGGCCGTAATCGTTGGTTAAAGAAACAACGTGAACAAGAAGCACAATGGGGATTTTCTCAAAAGAGAATGTACTAGGTGAGTACTAGTGGCAAAACCTCTAATAGACACAGTTTACATATCAGGCTGTAGTAACAGCCATTACCATTATTTAGATAGTTATAAAGATAGTTGGACCAATCACTTGGGTTTTTCTAAAGTAGTTAACCACGGTGTATGCGGAAGTTCTAATGATTTTATAGCCAGAAGAGCATGGAGTTACTGTGAACACTATAAGCCTGAAATGGTTGTCGTTCAATGGACAGGCTTGCCACGTTGGGAAACAATAGGTATTCAAAAGCAAACTGACGAAACACAATTAACTGAAAGTAGTATAGATGGTAATTATGAAACGTTGACACATTCTAGAGTTAAAGGTACTCAAAATTTTTGGACAGTAGATAACGGTCCAACAGGTTATGCTAGTATAGAACATGGTAGTTGGGTAGATAGCAATAGAGGTAGGCAGTATGTTTTGTTAGAAGACTCAGCAACTAGTTTTTTAAGTTTAATTAAAAATGCCTATGTCTTACAAAACTATTTTAAAGATATAGGGCAACCTTACTTGTTTGTAAATGGAGGAGACTGGTTTTATACAGGCGATTTTAAGTATCCAGGTGATTGGGGAGAGTGGCATCCCTTAACTTTTTTAAGTGAAATAGAAGATGGACCGTTACTAAATGTAAAGCAGTTAGCAAATAAAATTGACAAAACTAACTGGCTAGAAACAGGTATTTTAGAGTTGTTAGATAATACACAAGAATATGGTTCTGATGGTAAACATCCTGGCCCAAAAACTAACAAAGACTTTGCTAAATTAGTAAAAGAGAAGATAGATGTTAGTAATAGGTAATGACACAGTTAGTATAACCAATCACGGCGAAGGACATTGGGTTCTTCAATTAGCAGACCATTACAAAGAAGAACCTAAAGTTATAGTTACAGAATCTAACGAAGATACCTTTCAACAATTTATTAAACATCAAAAAGACCATAAGAATATAATAGTAATGTTTCCTGATTTTGTACATCAAAAAATAGGAAATTTTGTATATAATTGGAGTAATGACAATTACTTAGATGTGAACTTTACTCGTAGACGTGATATGTTATTAATGACACATACTCCGGATAGTTTGGTTGAGCATAATATGGGGTTTTATAATGCTATTAAAACTATAAGAAAAGACGTTAAAATCGTTACAGAGTGGGCTCAAATACGCCCGTGTGTAGGCGAAACACTATTAGAGACTACTATGACCCCATATTTTCACAAATATTCATTATCTGAGCAGTTTATTCGCTGGTGTAACATATATGGCATAGATACAGAAAACCACGCTAAAATCGAGGATTTGATAGCCACAAATAGCCATTATAACTACGATTATACTTACACACAGCAAGGACATAATGCTATTTTTAAATTAATAGTTGGTAAAAAAGGTGGAAAAAAGACGTGATTTTGGTTGACTTTTGGATATAAAGAGTGTATAATACATAGTATTAATAATAAAAGTGAGGTTCTAAATGGGTTTTAAGATTGACAATGATGAGTTTGGTCCGGGTTACAAGCAACAGAAAATGTTTGTCCAATTTAGTAAAATTGAAGATTCACAAGAAAATATTAAACCGCTAGATACTGTTAAAACAGATGACGGCGAAATTGTTAAAGTTACATTAGAACAGGCTACTAAGATGAAAGCACTAGAGCGTTCATTTAGAAAGCCAGTAGATAAGTTAAAGTTTGCTGATAAGATCCAATTTAGTGATGGATTAAATCAGTGGTTGAATTCGCCAATACTTGCGATGTTTGAAGTAGAGGACGGAGAAGTGGTTGGGGATAATTCCATTTATTCCTAACAACACAAGAGCAACTTTCCAGGGGATTTTTGAGCTCTAAAAAAACTAAAATCCCACACTATTCAAAGTCCCCCTTAATTGGGGGATTTTTTTTGGATTTATTTCCAAAAAAGACTTGACTTTTTATCATTAATGCTTATATAATATAGTATAGTATGCTAAATACTATTGTACGCCGAAAGGTCGGGTACACAAAGTTAACTTGCTTAATATAAGGAGAAAACAATGACAAACGCAAGACTATCTATCTTTAATAACCTTAAACCATTCACAGTAGGCTTCGACGATATGTTCGATACATTTGAACGTATGACAGATATGCCACAAGTGAATTTTCCACCATACAATATCGTAAAAACAGGTGACTTCACATATGACATCGAAATGGCTTTAGCCGGATTTGGCAAAAAAGACATTGAAGTAAAATATGCTGATAACAATCTAACTGTTAATTCAGTTCAAAGTGAAAAAGACGAAAGCGAAGATCCAAGTGTATTACACAGAGGAATTTCAAAACGTCAATTCAAGAGATCTTTCACTATTGCTGATGACGTAGTTGTAAATGGGGCGGAATTAAAAGATGGCTTACTAAAAGTATCATTGGAGAAAATTGTTCCTGAGGCCAAAAAGCCAAGAACAATTAGTATCAAATAATTCTAGTTAACAATTGAAGATAGGGTTAGTTTATTTTGGCTAATCCTATCTTTTTTCTTGACAACATACTCAATTTTTGTTATAATAACAGTTACTAACAAGAGGTAACTATGAGCGACACACAAATAAAAGAAAAACCGTCCACAGTAACACGAATAAAAGTTACTGAACCTGGCCTGTATAAAGTCATTTATATGAATGACGAATTAACAACAATGGAATTTGTTGTTGAAACATTATTAGACATATTTGATTACAATCCAGATGACGCTGAAGGCATTACAGTAAAAATCCACGAGGATGGCATGGCTGTAGTAGCCGTATTACCTTATGAAATTGCTGAGCAAAAAGGAATAGAAGTAACAGTACTTGCTCGAAGCAGAGGTTTCCCATTACAAGTAAAAATAGAAAAGGAATAACAATGTCTGTTCATGCTATGATCGACTTAGAAACATTTGGAACAAAACCAGATTGTGTTATTACATCTCTAGGTGCTATAAAGTTTGATCCATATTCGGATAGCGAACCTTATGATGGTTTGTACCTGAAATTAGACATCAACGAACAAAATGATTTAAATAGAAGTGTAGATGATGATACAATGGCTTGGTGGGGCAAACAAGATGCTAAAGTAAGAAACGAAGCATTGTCAGAAGAAGGACGTACAAATTTAACACAAGTATTAGAACAACTTAATAAAAGTCTTGTTGGTGTAGACAAAATATGGGCTCAAGGACCAGTGTTTGATATTGCTATTTTAGAACATTTATATAGACAACTAAACACCCCTACACCGTGGAACTTTTGGCAAATACAAGATTCGAGGACTTTATTTAATTTAATGCCAGTTGATCCGCGTAAAGCAATTCAAGAAGACTTACATAATGCTTTGGCTGATTGTTATTATCAAGCAAAATGTGTTCAGAAAACATTTAAACACTTTGGAGTTACTAAGAGATGGTAACAGCCATAATTTTTACATTGTGTTGTTTTATAATTCCTGTAGGTTTGTTATATAAAATGAATAAAGAGGATCCAAAAAAATGAAAATAGGTTTTACTTGTTCAACTTTTGACTTATTACACGCTGGACATATTGAAATGCTGAGAGAAGCAAAAAGTACTTGCGATCATTTGATTGTAGGATTACAAGTTGATCCAAGTATAGATAGAGCAGAAAAGAATTCACCAATACAAAGTTTAGTAGAAAGGTTTTCTCAATTAGATGCTGTAAAGTATGTTGATGAAATTGTACCTTATGCTACTGAGCGTGACTTAGAAGATATTTTATCTATGTATCCTATTAATATTAGAATACTAGGTGAAGAATATAGAACTAAAGACTTTACAGGCAAGGAGATTTGTAAATCAAGGGATATACAAATTTATTTCAACAAACGAGATCACAGATTTAGTACAACTGATTTGAGAAAAAGGGTGTGTGAACAATGAGAATTGAGCCGGATATTAAACTAGATTATTCTAGTGTACTTTTGAGACCTAAACGTAGTGTATTAGGTTCAAGAAAAGATGTAAAACTTACAAGAGAATTTACATTTAAAAGTAAGAAGAAGTGGGAAGGCATTCCTATTATGGCAAGTAATATGGATGGAGTTGGTACATTTGAAATGGCTGACAGATTAGCAGAGCAAAGAATTTTTACTTGTTTAGTTAAAACATATTCAGTAGAAGAGTTAGTAAATTATTTTAATGATACATCAAGACCCGACAGGGGAAACTTTGTTGCTATGAGCATTGGTATTTTAGATCATGATAGACATAAATTTGATGATGTTTATAAGGCAGTTAGCGACAGGTTAAAGTATGTTTGTATTGATGTAGCAAATGGTTATAGTGAAAGATTTTTAGATTTTATTCATATGTTTCATAAAAAGTATCCAGGTATAATTATTATTGCCGGTAACGTAGTTACAGCAGATCAGACACAGGAGTTAATATTAAATGGCGCTGATATTGTTAAAGTGGGCATTGGCCCTGGTAGTGTTTGTACTACTAGGCTTAAGACTGGCGTTGGTTATCCTCAACTATCAGCAGTTATCGAATGTGCCGATGCGGCACACGGGCTCGGTGGCCATATTATTGCTGACGGCGGTTGTACTTGCCCAGGTGATGTAGCAAAAGCATTTGCCGGCGGAGCAGATTACGTTATGCTTGGTGGTATGTTAGCAGGACATGATCAAGGCGGTGGCGAGATAATCACTAAAAAATATATTACAAATGAAGTTCAAGGACTTGAACAAGTTTATGAAGAAAAATCATTTGTACAATTCTATGGTATGAGCAGTAAAACAGCCAACGATAAACACTTTGATGGACTTAAGAAATATCGCTCAAGTGAAGGTAGAACAGTACTTGTACCTTATCGAGGAAATGTTGACCATACAATTCAAGATATACTTGGAGGTGTTAGAAGTGCTTGTACATACGTTGGTGCTAATATGTTAAAAAGTCTTTCAAAGTGTGCTACATTTATTCAAGTTAATAATCAGTTAAACACAGTTTACGAAAGTTCAACGATAGGTGAATAATGTTTCCGTATATAGGTGGTAAAAAACATCATAGCAGATGGATTGATCCTTTATTTCCTAGTGAGTCTAAAACTTATGTAGAAGTGTTTGGTGGTGCTATGTGGTGTTACTGGATGAGTGGCAAATTTCCAGTAGATAAAAATGTTTATAATGATTTTAACAGACACCTAGCAAACGTATTTTTATGTAGCAGTACAGATCCTCAAAAAATGGAACAAACTTGTAAAAGTTATTATAATGATTTACATGATGGCGATACTTTTACAAAATACAGAGATGAAGTATTTTCTATTTACAGTCAACAGTTTCCTATTCCTGATTATGATTTAGCGGCAAAGTATATGCTTTGCCAATTACAGATATTTGCTGGTGGAAATGGCTTAACAGAAAAGTCTAAAATGTATTATAATAAAAATTATAAAGCAAAGTTTAAAACATTTACAGAAAAGTTTCAGCAAGTAAGATACTTAGACAAACTAAATCATTTAACAGTTGAAAATATAGATTGTAGAGATTTAATTAGAAAGTATGATCATAAAGATACTTTCTTTTATGTTGATCCTCCTTATTTTAAACTTGAAAGTTATTACACAGAAGATGAGTTTGGTAAAGGTGATCATTTAGAGTTGCTAGATTTACTTAAACAAACAAAAGGTAAATGGGCATTAAGTTATTATCATTTTGATGAACTTGAAAAGATGCTACCTCGTGATCAGTATTATTGGCACGAAGAAACAACAATTACAAACAACGGATTAGTTAAAGAAGAAGGTGCTGTAAGAAAAGACGGCTCTGATGCGGCTGGCATAAGACCAGAAAGAACAGAATTATTAATTATGAATTATGATCCTAGTGAGGAAATAGAACCTCTAAATAACTTTGACGATTTGTTTGAAGAATAAACATGAGAAGATATCCATACCCTGATAATTTTGTAGTAGGCCCACATTGGGATAAACGTTTAATTGATTTAAAAATACCCGATGACGTAAATGAAGTAGCAGTAATGGTTTCAGGTGGCATGGATAGTGCTATTTTGTTTTATGCTTTAAAAGTATTAAATCCAACTAAAACGATTAAAACTTTTTGTGTACCAAGAGAAGTAGACAATTCTCTTCATCATTCTTTAAACGTACATAAAAAAATATCAACTATGCTAGATTCAGGAATACCGTCACCTGAGATATTAGGAAATGCTAACTCTATTGATAGTACTAAACCCACAGGTGATTTAGTAAGATCAAAGAAATTTAAGTTAGTGTACGACGGTGTAAATCACCAAGTTCCTTTAGGCTTTGATTTTGGCATACCTGAAGAATTTAACACTTTACAATCTAGGGGTATGGCCAATGGGCAAAGACCATGGAATATTGATGTTCCTGGACTTAAAACACCGTTTTTACACTTATACAAATATCATATTGTAGACTTATTTTATAGATTTGATGCTGAAGAATTAATAGAAGTAACACATAGTTGTACAGCAACAAAAGAAGGGCATTGTTACGACTGTATGTGGTGCCATGAAAGGCAATGGGCATTCAAACAACTTAACCTAGTAGATCCTCTCCTAAAACAACCGGAAATTGATAAGTAGATTTGATAAATATTGTTGAGGAGTCTTTAGGGAAGATATATGAAATTATTTTGGATTTTGATGGCAATAGTCAGTCAAGAAGGCACTGACTATGAAGTCTACAAGTTTGACAGCCTTTCATTTAAAAATGAAACGGCTTGTATTAGTTTTGCTCAGGAAAATTATCCGATTGTAAACAATCACGTCAACGAAGCATACAACACAGAACTTGTGCTATATGATTTCGCTTGTGTATCATCTGAAGAATATAAGCAACTATTAACCCAAAAAGAATCAGAGTAAATACCATGGGAAGGGTTAATAATGAAACAACTTATAACAATAGCATTTATTTGTAGTTTAATTTCTGTTGGTGCGACAGCACAAGACTTAACGTTTGGGTTTAAAAATCCTAGTTTTCATTCAGGAAATGGCTACAGTAATCATGTGTTATCTGTAGAGCAACTTCGCTTTTCTCGTGAAAAAGAAATAAAAGAAAAAGAAGAATCAGAAAGAAAAGAGCAAGAACGAAAATCATCGCAAAACACGGTTAAAAAATTCTTAGTTAACGTTGAAAGTCGTATATATGCTCAATTATCCAAGCAGTTAGTTGATAATATGTTTGGAGAAGGTAGTGCCACTTCAGGCACAGCAGAAATAGAAGGCAACATAGTATACTGGGAAAAAGTAAACGGTAATATTAATATCAGAATTACAGAAGCCGATGGAACAGTTACTACAATGTCAGTACCAGTAGGAGACTTTGCTTTCTAATGAAACAGATTTTATCAATTATAATTTTAGTAATCTTCTTAACAGGATGTACTACAACGACTAAGAATAATAAACTTTATACTGACAAGTATAATATAGCCGGTGTACAACATGCTAGTCAAGATGTCAAAAATCATCCAGAGTTAGATGGACCCGCAATGACGGTTGCTGTTTATCAGTTTTCCGACAAAACAGGTCAAAGAAAACCTGGATTGAATATAGCACATTTAAGTTCGGCAGTAACCCAAGGAGCCGATGCTTATTTGATAGAAACACTAAAGGAAGTAGGAAATGGCACTTGGTTTCAAGTAGTTGAAAGAGCAGGAATTGATCACCTTATAAAAGAACGACAAATTATTAGGCAAACCAGGGAACTAAACGAAGACAAAGAAAAATTAAGACCATTGTTATTTGCTGGAGTGATAATTGAAGGCGCAATAGTAGGATACGATAGCAATCTCGAAAGTGGTGGAAATGGAGCAAGGATATTAGGCATTGGAGCAAATTCTCAATATACAAGAGATTCTGTAACAATTAGCATAAGACTAGTTTCAGTTTCATCGGGAGAAATATTACTAACATCAACAACCACAAAAACAATCATTGGTGCTAAAACACAAGGTGATATATTTAGATGGTTTGATGCTGGTACATTACCTGTAGAAGGAGAAGTAGGAGTAGCACTCAATGAACCTGTAAACGTGGCTGTAAGACTAGCCATAGAATTAGCAGTATGCGACTTAATTGAACGTGGTAATCAAAAAAAACTTTGGGCGTTTAAATCTAACGACGGGTTAGATTTACAGAATGAAGTACAAGAAACAATATCGGATCAAGAAGCAGATGCCAGAGCCGAAGAAGAAAAGGCTTGGGCAGAAGTTGACGAAGCAGTTGAAAAACAAAACCAAGAAGATAAAACTAATAATATCAAAGACGGTAACGATTTACATTCTTCGTACTTCAACCTTGAGGAAAATAAATTATGAAAAAAATAATATTAATATCATTTTTAGTTGCATTAGGGTTAACTGGAGCCAAAGCAAACGATATCTATATTACACAAAGTGGTGATAACTTAAACTTAGATATTGTCCAAGATGGTACAAATAACGTTGCTGGTACTAGTAGTGACAGAATTTCGTTAATAGGCTCAAGTATGGCATTTAGTGTAACTCAAACAGGTAATAGTAACATTTTAGACGCAGACGTAGAAGGTGCTAGTGCTAACGTTGATATTGACGTAACTGGTAACTCAAACGACATTGTGTTAAATTGTGACGCTACAGGAAACTATAACTGTGATAACTGGAATGTAGATATTGACGTAACCGATTCAGGATCAACAGGTGATAGTAACAACATTGACATTGATGTAGGAACAATTAGAAACTCTGCTGACTCTGATGTTACTTTACAGATTACAGGTGATACTAACACAGCAAATATTGATATTGATGGTGCTAGTGCTCCAGTATCTTTAACTGTAACAGGATCTACTAATACATTTAACGTAGATGTAGACGGTGACGGAGATAGTGCTGGTCATAGTGTAACTATGCAACATACAGGATCGTCGGGTAACTTCGATGTTGTCGTAAGTGGTACAAATGATGCTAATGTAAGCACAATTACATCAGGTGCTAGTCATGACGTAGACATTACAGTGAGTGACTAAATGAAATATGCTGAGGCTGTTATTAACATTGTTGATCGTTTTACCGACGCTGGTAAACGCTGAAGATCATTCAATTGGAATAGTAACAGCCGCAGAATCTTCAGGTACTTTAAAAAGAGAATCTGGAGAGAAACTAGAAACACAAGAAAATACTCCATTACAAATGATGGACCGTATTGAAACATTTCAAGGAGCACATAGACTTACATTCATAGACGAGACGATTGTAGATATGACTCCTCAGTCACTTCTTACTATTGATGATTATGTATATGATCCAAGTAATAATGAAGGCTCTTTGAATTTACAGGCAAAATTAGGCACAATAAGATACGCTTCAGGCAAACTGGCAAAAAACTTTAGGCAAAACGTAAAAATAGAAACACCAACATCAACAATCGGAGTCAGGGGTACTGACTTTACTATGTCGGTGGATGAACTCGGGGGCAGTACTATCATATTACTTCCCTCTTGCGATATTTCAGGATATTGTTACGTTGGCGAAATTGAGGTTGAGACCGATGTTGGTATTGTTATTCTCAACCAGGCATTTCAGGCAACTTATACTAGCTCACGTGAACGTCCACCGGCTCCAGTTGTACAATTAGAATTAGATGAAAATTTAATTAACAATATGCTACTAATAAGAAAGAAAAAATTAGTAGATGATGAAGACGAGACAGGTCGAGTAAAAATCATAAACATACTAGATATAGACTTTTTAGAGTTTAAAGAGTTAGATGTTGACTTATTGGCAACAGAAGAAGAATTTAACGAACTAGATATTAATTTTTTAGACTTTGACCTATTACCAGATATCTTAGAACAAGTTAACAAAGAATTAATAGCACTATTGAGTATGGATGCTTTAAGTGGCAAGAAGAAAGAGAAAAAATCAGGAGTAGACGACAGAGGAATTGTGTTAATTGTTAGAGCAGATAGTTGGAATTGGAGTAGGAGAGTAGATGGCAATAACACTATTGACTTAGAACTTAATCGAGATAGCAACTATAATATAAATGTTAAGCAAGGAGATATAGAAATATACAATTATGAACTAGGTGGCCAAGGAGGTAATGATGTTACAATCGTTCAGCAAGGTAATTAGTTTATTATTTTTTGCTTTAGTTTTTATTCCACAATCTGTTTGGGCAGAAACGGCACATATCAATTATACCAGTGCCACATCAAATCACTACACCAACATCAAAGGCCATTTGGAAGACATGGGGTTTACAGTCACAGGAACCAACAGTGGATCAATCAGTCTCAGTGATTTCACAGGCAAAGATTTACACATCAATATCGCAGGTAGCTCAAATTGTGGCAGTACTTGTAAAACAGCATACGAAACTTATATCGGTAATGGTGGTACTGTGATCATTGCAGGTGATGGTGGCGCAACTAACAGGAACGGCAATATCGAGCAGTTAGTTGAATCAAAATTAAGTGTTGGTACAATAACAATATATGGCACATCTAGTAGTTCAGGATATGTATCTTATGCCTCAGGCTCACAATACTCACTAACAGGCAGTAGCAACCAATGGGGTGTTGACCTTGTGTTTGATATGGACAGTGGAGGCACAGCCTTGGCATTGAACAATAGCATCTGGGAAACTTGGGCGGTGTATGATTATGGATCAAATGGTGGTAAACTTATTATTACATTTGACCAAGATCAATTCAACATGACAGGCACTAATGAAACCAGAGTGTTTACTTTTGTAGAAGAAACTCTTGAAGAAGAAGGAATACTTAGTCAAACATCAACAGTTACTATTACAAGTTCTCAAAGTACATCTGTAACTACAGCACAGAGTAGAACAATTACAGGAAATAGTGTTAGAATTACACAAAGTGGAGCAAATTTAGATTTAGATATTGTACAATCAGGCGACAATAATTTTATCGAAGGAACAGATTGGTCTAGCAGAGGAACACTTACTGGAGATAATTTAAACATAACATTAGAACAAGGATCCGACAGTTTAGGATCGTCAAGTAATAATGGTATAGGAATAGATGTAGATGGTAATACTAATACAGTAATGATTAGGCAAGGCACAATGGGCAGTAGTGACACCGGCGGACATAGAGCAAAATTAAAAGTTGATGGTGATACAAATTCAGTAACACTTTATCAGTATAATGATGGTGCCACTGATTCAGGGCATTACGGAGATATAGACGTGTTAGGAAGTTCTAATACAATTACAGCACATCAACGAAATAACTCCGATAAAGTTCTGTTTATTGACCTAGACGGCTCAAGTAATACATTAACATTAGACCAAAAAAATACAGGAAACCATTATTTAGATATTGATGTTAACGGTAATAGCCATACTATTACAACAACACAGCAAGGCTCAGGCGATCACGGTGCTAGGATAAGTGTAACAAATTCGGGAGGAGCAAGTACTGTAACATTAGACCAAAACAGCAGTACAAACCAAAATTATACACTTACACAAGATTGTACAAACAGTTCCGGATGCTCAACTAGTGTGACACAAAATTAGTAAATACTAACGTGATATATAGATATAAAAAATATTCTTTAGATTTACAGGAAAGCAAAGCAACTTTCTACGAAAATAATGTGCTTAAATTTAAAGGTGATGGATATGTAGCAATTAAGATGTTTGTATCTGCCTGTGATAACCCAAATGTTACAGATAAATTTAAATCTCAATTAGAAACAAGAGAAAAATTACAATGGAAACCAGATGTCGAAGTTAAGTAGAATTCTAACACATTGGAGTATACCTTTTTTAACTGTATTTGCTATTGCTTATATAGTATTCTTAAATCCTTGGGTAGTACAAACAGCAAAATTAAAAAGTTTTGATTATCAATTACAAAAAGAAGAACCTTATGTAGATAATAATCTTGTTTATGTAACATTGGGGGAAGCAAGTATCGAAACAAATGGCCAATGGCCTTGGCCAAGAGATTTAATTTCCAATCTTATTTGGGAACTTCGCGAAAACGGAGCAGGCGTTATTGTATTACCTGTACTGTTTAGTGAAGCAGATAGATTTCTCAAAGATCAGGAATTTATGGAAACACTATACCAGAATGGTGTAGTTATAGCACAAACAGGTAGCATACAAAAAAGCACAACAGGTATACCACGTGGTGTTAGTATGGTTGGCGGTAACAAAGATGCGGCTAATAACTTGTTTACATATTCAGGTATGCTAGGGCCTCTAAAAGAACTAGCAGACGTTGTTGATGGTGTAGGTGTAATAACTACAGCACCAGAGGTAGATGGCGTTGTAAGACGTGTTCCTTTGCTTATAAATGTACAAGGAGATTTATATCCTAATATAGCAGTAGAAACACTAAGAGTAATGATGGGCGTAGACAGTTATCAAATGAAAACTACGCCTTATGGAATAGATAGTGTTAGAGTAAAAGGTTTTCCTGTTAACAGAGGAATTATTAAAACTGATGACAGGGGTAGATTATTTTTACGTTGGAATGCTGACATTCCTACATTAGATTATACTGTAGATAGTTTACAAAGTATTGAAGGTAAAACAGTTATTATAGGATTAACAGCAGAAGGATTAGGCAATCCAGTTGGTACACCTATAGGTGAAAAATATCCACATGAAATTATAGGCAGTACACTAAGCACAATTATATTAGGCGAAACTGTTGAACGTCCTATGTGGGCGGATTTATATGAACTAGGTGGCATTATTGCTATGGGCATGTTACTTGTTATTATTGTAGCCTTTGCTCCTTATTGGTTTAGTGGTGTTGTTATTATTGCTAGTTTAAATGGCATAGTATATGGCGTGACATATTTGTTCCAATCTAAGTTATGGTTAATAGATCCTACAATGCCGGCATTAATGTTATTAATTGTTGGCTTCCATGCTGTGTTTAATAGATTTGTAAAAGAGTTTAGATTAAAGCAACAAATCAAAAAGCAGTTTGAACATTACCTAGCACCGAGCATGGTTAAGAAATTACAAAAAGATCCAGACTTATTAAAACTAGGTGGAGATACTAGAAAACTTACATTGCTGTTTTGCGATATTAGAGGGTTCACTCCTATATCAGAACAATTCAAAACTAATCCACAAGGTTTAACAGAATTAGTTAACAGGTTCTTAACACCTATGACAAATATTATTATGGAAAAAGAAGGTACGGTCGACAAATACATGGGCGATTGTATTATGGCATTTTGGAACGCTCCTTTAGATGTTGACGAACAGGCTGACAAGGCAGTTGATACCAGTTTATTGATGTTAAAGGGATTAGAGGAGTTAAATACTCAGTTAACGGCAGAAAATAAACTACCAATTAACATAGGCATTGGACTTAATACAGGTGATGCCGTAGTTGGAAATATGGGATCAGATCAAAGATTTGATTACAGTTGTTTAGGTGATGCTGTTAATTTAGCCGCTAGGTTAGAAGGACAAACGAAAGGATATGGTGTGAAAATATTATTTGGCGAAGAAACAGCAAGGAGTTTATCTGATAAACATACAATTTTAGAACTAGATCAAATTGCTGTAAAAGGCAAAACAGAACCGGTTGCTATTTACACAGTATTAGATCCTGATGTTGTTGGAATACATGACTTACCAACTGTAATGCAATTTGTTAAACTACATATAGAATTGAGAAAAAGTTATCGTAAACAAGATTGGAAACATTGTAAAGATTGTATTGATAATCTTAAGGGGCAGTTTAGTGGTTCTCTAGATAGTTATTACGAAATCATCACAGATAGGATTGAAGAATTTAAGAAAAATCCTCCACCTAAAGAATGGGATGGTGTGTATGTTGCTACTACAAAATAATAGCAACAAGTATAAAAGTTATACAAAGTCCAGCAATTAAGCCAAGACAAAACGTTTTACATAAATCACAACTGGTCCATAATTGTCCACCGTTTGATATTTTAAACATATTCCAAGCACGTTGGTCGTCTTTACTCATAATATTCCCTTTATTTACTATTGATTTTGTTAACAAGTTCAAATAATACTTTAACTTTTTCTTCTAAAACAGTAATAGCAGAATGCATTTTTGCTAATACTATAACTAATGTGATAAAACCTAAAAATAATGGCCATAATTGAGTGACCAATTCTATAAGACTCAAATCCATAAATTATTCCCTACCTAATTCTTTTTTCAATATTTGATTAGACATCTTCGATAAATATTTATACAAAATAGAGGTGATCAAATGAGAGTAGCAATAGTATGTAACGGCCAACTAGGATCCGCAATTAGAAGCGTTATCACTAGACAAAAGAATCGGTTTAATACAGAAGTTGTTTGTACTTGGTTTGATGATACATCTGTAGGTAAAACACTCTCACAAGGAGCATTACCGTTTTCTAATTTTACACCAGAAGATATAACAAAAAATCACGATTATATTGTTAGTAATAGCGACTTTGGTGTAACTCATGCTCTAGCAAATGCTATGACAGAGCATAATACACTTATTACTATTAATAGAACAGACATGTTTCACGGAACAGGAAAAAACATAGTAGATGGTATTGGCGTTTTTTCAGGTTTAATGGATATGATGTCAGCAGTAATGATAGGAGAATATTCAACAGTTGACCGACTTGATTATTATATTGGAATGAATCCAAATATGTGGGACGGCCGAACACCTATTGCTCCTAATTTAGATCCTAGGTTATATAAAGATATTGTACAAAGTGGTACAGAACATTTTACAGAAATAAGTTTAAGAAGTAGAAACTATATTGCTGAAACTATAAGCCACTCATTATATTTGCCTTATCACAACCATGATTATAGTTTAAATTGGTTGTATCTGAGCAAGAAGTATAGGGATATTGTTCACAATAGTAAAGAAGGACATTTGTATAATCATACAGACAGTTACTTAGATATATTTTGTAATATTAATGGTACTAAATTTAAGAAACCTCAGAATGAACTTTACTACACTAGAGTTCCTGCTACACAAGGTGCTAGTGCTTGGCATTATGCTGAAGCATGTTGTGTTGGTAGTTGGCTATGGCAGTTTAGTAACGGCGAAATTCCTAAAAAAGAATGGCATCCTAAAGATGCTGATTGGGGATTGTTTACTAAAAATATCTTTGGAAAACGTTTTCAAGCCGCACCGATTGCCGCGTAAATAAATACCTAAAATAAAGGTAATCATGACACTCAAAACAACTTCAATCGTCAATAGAAAATTGACTAGTACACCAAAGCCTATTGATAAAGAATTTGATATCAAGGAAGTAGATACTCTTTCACACTTGAGAGTAGAAACACTTGATATTAAACTTATAATAGAATTAAGGTCAATGAAATATAAAGTTGGATCTGAAGGTATGGTTATATGGAATAGTAAAGAAGGGTACCTTGTTGAACTTAATAATACTAAAATATTAGATCAATGGATTGAATTTTTAAAATTAAAGAAAATTATATTGTACAATTTAGTATTACCGCAAGAAGTTGAGATTACCAATTTTAAAAAAATATTTTATATTGAAAAAGATACTATCACATCTTTTGATAACAGCGATGTATTAGTTTACAAAACAAATAATACTAGGTTAGATTCTTTAAATGAATCCATAAGCAAATTAACATTACGAGAAGGAGCGATATTAGTGTGCCATTAACAATAATAAGTGATACTAAAAATACAATAGAGGAAAAGGCAACTACTAACAAGGGCAGTTGCTTATATTTAATTTACTCCGATCATGCTGACTTACAAACACATAACTTAGCACAAAGAACAGCATACTATTATAGATGTACGGTGCCTGGGTCTTCAAATGATTTATCATGTGACAATGTAGCATATAACGTAGGTGATGATTTACATAGAATATCGTGGACAGCACATACTAGTTTAATTGCTACTTATGGTATTATAGTTATTAAGCCAGGAGTAATGTTAGGCATATCTTTTAGAAACGATTTAGTAGATAAGATTGGAAGTTTAGGTAATGATTGGGGCCTAGTTAGGGGAGACCACGACAAGTACTTTATTATAAATCCTAATTATAGTTATGTTTATAAAAGTAATAATATTGCTGAAATAGAAGAATGCTGTAAGGCAAATAACTTAAAAATTATTGTAGATAATACAATGATTTATGATCGTTCTCAAAACGATATAGATTATACTAAATGGACTGTTGATGATTTCCCCAAAGATATCTATTTAGAAAATCCATGGAAGGTATCTCCGTCACATAAATCCATACTCCGTAACTCAGGAAAAACAAATATTGTGTATCACAAAAATTTTACAGATGATATAAAATCAATTGTTAAAGATTACGAACATAGTGATACATTTTCTACAATAGATGAATTAAAAGAAAAGTTAGAATTATATCCAACTGATACAGTTTGGCTTATAGGAAACTTTTTAACTTCTATGATGACTTATTTGACAACATCATTTAACGAACTTATGATTATTATAGCAAGGGTTAGGTATTCTTCTAATTCTATTGTAATAGCAAAGTTATATGACACTAACTTAGAAATACATTCGGATACATTCAATGTTTAATTTAGAAGAAGCACAAACTTATATCCTAAAATGGATAGACGATTTTGTATCGCAACCAAATCCAGACCTAAACAACTTTCCGCCATGTCCTTTTGCCAAGCAGGCAATAATAGATAACAAAGTAGAGTTTGAAGTATGTGAAATTAAAATTGACTCATACCTTAAAGAAAAAGCAAAACGCTGGAATGAGGATACAGATGTATGTTGTATTTTTGTTCCTAATATTAATTCTACTAATTTAAGTGTTATGGTAGAAAATACAAATAAACTTTATTTAATGGAGCAGGATTTTGTGGTGTTAGAAGACCACCCAGATGAAGAAGAAAACATTAACGGTATAATAATGAACAATGGGAAATATCCTATTATGTTAATGCAACGATTGAGTAAAATACAAATGTTTAGTGGTATACTTAAAAAGAGAGGATACTATGATGTTTGGAGTAAAGAAAATTTAGATGATGTAGTTAACTGGAGACATCATGAAGATCCTGTAAAGTCCTAACAAGACTATCACGCTGACAAAGTTTAATGTAATCTTCTTTATTGCTATTCCATTTTTCGCCAGTCCAAAATTCAAAACCTTTTAACTTGCCTTTGTATATACAAGTTTTCTCATAACCAGAACCAATGTAAATGTGTTTATGTCCTAACATAGTAGCAAGATGAATTTCATGGTCAAGTGTTATACGTCCGAAGTTAGGAATAGAATGGTCATGTACAAATACACAAGTCTCCCAGGCTCCCACATATTCACGTAATTTAGACAATCCTAATAATTTGTCATTGTCATCAAAGTAGCCAAGCAGTTTGTTTTCTTTGTGTAGTTCGTCATCACCTGGGTACGGATACAAGCCTTTACTTTTTATATAATCGCGGTACATAGTAGGCCAGCGAGGATCAGTTCTTTTAAGTTCTTTTACATTATTCCAAACAGGCTTACTTCTTCTTGTTTTCCAGGTGCTTAAATCAACTCTAACTGAACGACTGTTATACCATATTTCGCCATCGTCAGCAACCTTAGACCACAAAAAGCCCATGTCTAATGCTTTTAATTCTTCTTCTGGTTTAACGTGTTTTGCTAATATTTCTGTACAACGGATATCCATGTTTTCCATGGTTCCGTAAATGTGATCGTAATAAACTTTCATGAATTTGTTTTTCTGTTATATGCTCTGATAATTACTTATATATTAAATACAAAAGGAAGTTATCAAATGGATGTTTATACTATTTACTCAGATCATACCGAAGAGGTCACAGCTCATGAATTCATAAGATATATGACTAAATTCTTAGATAAGTTAGTTCAAGCAGGACGAATGGAATCATATAGAATTACAAGAATGAAATTAGGATTTCGTTCAATGGAATTACCGGAATTTCGTATTGATATGGAATTTAAAAATATGCAACAACTAGATGATGCCATGTCTAGTGTAGTAACAAACGAAAACAAGATTGAAGACGAGCATCACGGCTTTAACAAGTATGTTGAACTGGAAACAATACAGCATTTCTTATACAGGGATTTCCCCGACGATTTAACTAAACACAGAGAATCATTAAATGACAAATAAAGTAAACTCATGGAGCGAATTCCAACCGCTCAAACAATTAGTAATTGGTACAACTTATCCTCCAGAATTTTTTGAAGACGTTAAAAACTCTAAAGCAAGAGATTGTCTTCAGCGTATTGCTAGTGAAACATTAGAAGATTTAGATAACTTAAAAAAGGTAGTAGAAGACTTCGGTGCTAAAACATATACTACTACAACAGAAGAACTTGGATACAAAACAAGTATAATGGACTATTTGGATGAAGAAGGTAAGTTGGGCATGGGAAGTGATAAACATGGTCAACATGAAAAGGGCAGAAATCAACTACCTGTCCCACCACTTAATCCGCGTGATGATTTTGTTACAATGGGCAATCAAGTAGTAATGACTGGAAGTGCTTTTGAATCCAAACCATGGGTTCCATTGCTTGAGAAATGGTTTGGTGATAACTTTGATTGGAGCATTGTTAAAAATAAAAAGAAGTTTACAAGAACAACAGCAAATCACAGAAATAGATTAGGTCGGTTAGGTATTAAAGATAGCGATATTGACACATTATTAGAATTAGAACAAGAGCAACATACAACAGATAGAATGACAGGGTTTTGTGCTCCGGAATTAACTAGAGTAGGAAAGACTTGTTTTGCTGATACTCAACAGGCAGTAGATATTGCTGACTACATGGAATTGGCATATCCGCAGTTCAACTATAAAGGTGTTTTTATTGGTGGTCATAATGATGCTGTTTTTAATGTGCTAAAACCGGGCGTATTATTAACAACACAAGATATTGGACATTACGCTGAATCTTTCCCAGGTTGGGATAAAATATTCTTACCAGAAAGCAACTTAAATCAAGTAAGACCGTTTTTAGATATTAAAAAGCATAACGAAGGTAAATGGTGGATGCCTGGTGAAGAAGATAATGCTGAGTTTACAGACTTTGTAGAAACCTGGTTAGACGATTGGGTTGGGTTTGTAGAAGAAACAGTTTTTGATGTTAATCTGTTAATGCTAGACGAAAAAACAGCAGTAGTAAATGCTGAGAATTTAGAATTAGAAAAAACATTCAACTCACATGGTATTGACATGATCCATGTACCAAACAGACACAGGCACTTCTGGGACGCAGGATGGCATTGTGTTACACTAGATATTGAACGTGAAGGCGGACAAGAAGATTACGGTGTTTAAATACTGTAGGATAAGTATTGATAGCCGGCATAGCTCAGTTGGTAGAGCAACTGATTTGTAATCAGTAGGTCCGCGGTTCGAGTCCGTGTGCCGGCACCAGATATTAAGAAAGGAAAAAACATGTCTGAACAGGAAATGAGAGAACGCATCATTGGTGGTTTGATTGACCACGCTCATGGTGAAATAGCATTACATAAAACTAATATTGATGTGTACCTAGCCAAGACAGTAGGGATTGGTGAACACTCAGATATATTGGAAACAATACAAAAAGAGTTAGATATTATAGCAACACAAAATGATAGAATTGAAGTTTTAAATAAGTACTTTAAATGACGAAGCATAAACATCTAATTGTAAGGGCAGAAACTAGAAAAACTCCAGACGATCCTAGTTGGTGTCATGCTTGGCTAACAGATCTAGTAAAAAAATTAGACATGAAAATATGCCAAGGTCCAATTACAGCATACGTTGATGTTCCTGGTAATGCTGGCTTAACTGGTTTGGTAATAATTGAAACATCTCACATTGCTTTACATTGTTGGGATGAATCTAATCCAGGGCTAGTTCAATTGGATGTTTATTCTTGTTCCGACTTTGATCCTCAATTAATTTTTGATCTAATGAAAGAATTTGATCCAGTAAAAGTTGAATACAAGTTTATCGATAGAGAAACTAGTTTAGTTGAATTAGACTCACATACAAAATAGGGGGATTAGCTCAGATGGGAGAGCGCCTGATTTGCATTCAGGAGGTCACCAGTTCGATCCTGGTATCCTCCACCACTCATTGACATTCTCATTCTAAATGGTAAATACAGTAACCGAATAGGAATCGATAAAAATATGAATGATCATCAATCAGAATACTACGACGCTATTAGGACCGTAATCGCTTCAAACCCCAAGAAAACAATAGAAATCGCAGACGTTAAAACGGGCATTATCGATACGGCACTTGGCTTTGCTAAAGGAACACATCCTAAAACTTATAATGTTTTGAGTTTAGGTTGTAGCCTAGTTGCTACAGGATTAGCGGCTAGAGGACATACTGTAAGAGCAATATATTGTCCTATAGGACAGCATGATTTTCTTTCTTCAACTTTCGAAGGTGTTAATGGTTATAAAGACACTATGGAAGGCATGGTTAATCACACGTTAGAGAATGAAATTAAAGAAGGAAACACATACGATTTAGTATTAGGTTTAGATCAAACTATGACATACTTTAACTCTGAAGACGAGCAAAAAGAGTTTATAAGCCAAGTAGCAAAGGTTACTAAAGGTAAATTTATTACAAGTCTAGTAGACTATAAAAATCAAACAAGCCAGAGTAGGATGGCCGACTTACCGTTAACAATAAATATTAATGGTAAACAAAATTTGTTTATGAACCACAGAACATGGAATCCGGTTGATAGACAAAACTACGAAAACAATTGGTTACATATCGAAGAAGATAAACTAATTGGAGCAAGTAAAACTAAAAGGAGAACGATGTTCTTTAAACAATTAGCAAAGTTTAGTAGCGATTCTGGTAGTACAGGATTTACTATTCATAAAAACTTATTTTATAAACCGCTAATTAATAAAACATTTGAACACGTTATTTCAATCGACTATGAATAGGAAAATCAATGAAAAATCAATTATTAGATGGAGTAGTCCAAGAGCTAGTTAGAGATTCAGTAGCGGCGCAAGTTAATAATGCTGTATTAAAAGCACTGAAGACTTTAAATTTTAAAGAAATAGTTTCAGACCATTTATCTAAATCTCTTCAAAATTACTCATTCCCTCCACGAAGTATTAAAGCAGAGTCAATTGATTTTATTGGATTTAATGATCCGTATGAAACACCAGGTATTGAGGACAGATCAAATAATATTCAACTTACGATTTTAGATGATACTGTAGTAGTAGAAGATTCTTTAGTAGCAACAAACATTACCCTCCAAAATAATATTGATGTTGCCGGTAGAGCAAAAGCCAAAAATTTATCTATTACAGAATCAGCATTATTTCATCAAGATGCTTTAGTGTTAGGCAAGTTAACAACACAAGGTGAAAACGAATTCAAAGGACCTGCTAAATTTTTAAATGGTATTGATGTAACATTTAACGATGGACAAATACCACATGGTGCTATTAATTTTACAGGGTTTAAATTAGATCAATCACAAGTACATCCAGGTAAAATAAAAAGTTTTGAAAGTGACGGTATACAAGATAACGCAACTGGCACACAATTAACCATTAGTGATAAAGTTGTAAATGTACATCAAACTTTACAAACAGAAAATATAGAATCACAAAGATTAACAGTTAGTGGCACAGGAAATTTTATATCTGTAGATACACAATCTATTACAGCAGAGTCGTTAGTAGTTAACGAATCACAAGTTAGTAATCTTAATGTATTAGGAAGTGTAACAGTAGAGAAAGATTTAGATGTTAAAGGTAACATAAAACTACCAGAAAGCATTAAAGACGATTTAGTAGAGTACATGAGTACTAAGGTTGAATTAGAAAGTATTATTCCTGAAGGCGGCAGTTTAACTATTGGCAAACGAGTAGTATTAGAAGAACAAGCATTAGGAAATACTGTTATAAATTCTAACTTAAGAACAGTTGGAACATTACGAGAGTTAGTAGTTTCAGGTGAAACTAGTTTAGCAAGTAGTGTATACTTTTCTCCACTAGGAAGAATTGGTGTTAATACTGATGAGCCTACAATGCCTATAGATATATGGGACGAAGGTGTACAAGTTACTTTAGGTAGAAGCAAAGCAAAAACTGGCTGGGTTGGAACAGGACGTGGACACGATTTAGAATTAGGTGTTAACAGAGATCCTAAAATTACAATTACAGAAGACTCAACTGTTATTAAAAATCCTGTCTTAGATGATAGACGATTTACACAGGGACCTAATATCCCTGGCATCGACGGATCAATAGGAGATATACATTGGAACACACAACCTCAAATAGGACAACCTATTGGTTGGGTGTGTTTAGGAAGAACACGTTGGGCCAAGTTTGGAGAAATCGAATGAGCGAAGAAAGACCAAAAATTTACGAGCGTAATCCAGACACAGGAGTAATACGTTGGAGATACGTTGGAGAAAGTCCTGATGATTATGGGTGGCCACATTACGGAAATATATTAACCGAGGAAGAATTAAATGAGCAATAAAGAAGACGAAGGCAAAATTGAAATGTCTGTGAGAGTATTAGGCAACGAACTTATAGGGTTTAAGATGGTTGTAGATGATTTTAAAATGAAATGGTTAATATTTGGTGTAATAACAATCGTTGCTTTATCGTATGCCTTTACAACATTTGGACCTACTTTAATGGATACGTTTGGGGAGTAAAATGAGACCAGCATTTGTAATAGGTAACGGTAGAAGTAGAACAGGCTTTGATTTAAAACGATTAAACATTGCTGGAGTTACATACGGATCAAATGCTATTCACAGAGATATAGCAGTTAACTATCTTGTAACGTGTGATAAGACTATGCTCAAAGAAGCAACAGATTTAGAAATAACTAAAAACTCTTTTATATACAGTAGAGCAAGATGGCTAGATGGTAACAAAGATCCTAATTTACAAGTTGTTCCTGACTTGCCATACTTAGGACCTAATAAAGCCGACAAGGCAGAGCATTGGGGAAGTGGCCATTATTCTATGTTATTAGCATGTGAAAAAGGACACGAAATTATTATAGTGTTAGGATTTGATTTATATGGTACTGCCAACAATATGCAGAATAACATTTATTCCGGAACATTAGGTTATAAAAAGAAAACAGATGAAGCAGTAGATCCAAAATTTTGGATTTATCATAGTGCTAAACTTTTCAAACATTATCCTGATACACAATTTGTTTATATTAATACTGAGGGTTGGAAAGTTCCTGAGGAATGGAAAGAATATTCAAATTTTAGTGTTGATACATATCAAGGTCTAGAAACTTTTTTGGTTGACTATCCTATTTAAATGTAGTATAATTATACTATAATTTAACTTAGGTAATACTATACATGAAGATAGGTTTCGCTTGTAAATACTTACACCCAGATCAAACACAAAAGAAAAAACTACTAGAAGATATTCAACGTCCGTTGAATACTAGATCTACTACAGTACAATGGCTCAATAAGCAAACACGTGATGTTGCTGAAGAACGATTATGGGATATTATGGTACATAATATTCAGTCTTATTACAATCTTGTACAATATGTGAGTACACTTCCAACTGAACTACAAATGGTACGTTTAGGATCAGATTGTCTTCCTGTATATACACATCCTGAATGGTCTTACTTTTGGCAGAAGCCAGATGTAATTGCTTATTGTCAACAACATCTTATTAAGGTAGGTGACTTAGCTCGTAGCCATAACATTAGATTATCAATGCACCCTGGTCAGTTTACAGTACTAGCCAGCGACAATGAAGATATAGTAAATAGAAGTATAGAGGAGTTTGAATATCATGCGGATCTCATCAGGTACATGGGTTACGGTAAAAACTGGCAAGACTTCAAATGTAACGTCCACATCTCGGGCAGACAAGGTCCAGCCGGTATCAAAGCCGTCCTTCCAAGATTGTCTACAGAAGCACGAAACACACTTACTATTGAAAACGACGAAAACAGTTGGGGCCTCGATGCCTCACTCGAACTTGAAAAGGAGGTAGCATTAGTTGTCGACATACACCACCACTGGGTTCATAGTGCCGGAGAGTATATTGAACCAACCGACGACAGGATTAGACGTGTTATTGATAGTTGGCGGGGTGTCCGTCCTGCTTGTCATTACAGCGTTAGTCGTGAAAACTATATTGTAGATCATCCGATCGACGTAAGACCCGATTATACTAAACTACTAGAAAGTGGTTACAAGAAAGGCAAGTTACGTGGCCATTCTGATTACTACTGGAACAAGCCTGTTAACGAATGGGCTTGGACATTTACTGAAGATTTTGATATTATGTGTGAAAGCAAAATGAAGAATCTTGCTAGTATTAAATTCTACAACGAATTTAAATAAGTCTTAACTTTTTTCCAATCAATTTTATCTTGATGAATAGTACAAACAGTACTATCCCTTTGAGCACCTTCGCGAACTATTAATCGGTCGTTCATTTGGGTTTGTATTTCGTTGTAATATTCTTCTTCAAAACGTTTATCATACAGTTTATTATGCTTTTTCATAGCCCAAACATCTGCTACTGTAAACTTTGGTTTTATGGTATGTATGGATTCTAACCATTTTAAATACTCGTTATCTTTAGGTATTATACCGTTAAATTTAACATAAGCAGGGAACTTACTAACAGTAGTAATGTACCGTTTAGACGCTTTTAAGGGGTCGTATAACACGTTTAAGCAGGCACTAGTACCAAAGTACTGCCTTAACTGAAAAGTGGTTAAATGAGTCGGAAAAACAAGCATTTTAGACGTCTGTCGCTGTGCTTTTTTGATGGCAGGATAAAAGATGGCTCTTAAATACCAGTCAATATCATTAATATAGTCTTGTACATAATCGTACATAGGAGGCAATCTATCGCCATTTTCCATTTCTCGATCAAAGTGTTTTGGAGCAACTTTTCGTTGTCTAATATCACTAGTTTTAGCACTAGCAACATTCCAAGGATGTATGCCATTATTCTTATTACTGTACCAATATACATTTGGCAACGAACATAGTGTTCTAGCAATACTGTGACCACCGCATCCTTTTTCAAAACTAACAAATATTAATTTACTTTCGTCCAAGATAATAAAACTCCCCATTACTATTCACAGTAATCATATCTCCAGTAGCAAACCATTTGTTACCATGTACACTTATGTCACCTTTGACATACAATTCATTGTCACGTATATCCACAGAACAATATGCTTGATCACCTAATAATGTAGCACCTTTTATACTTCTAGACTTATAATCTGCTACTTGATCCATACTTGTAAAGGTGGTGTTAATAGCACAAGGTCCAACTTCACTCATTCCCCAATTAGTAGTAAATGTAGCACCTTTAGAAACAAATGATTCTATCATTTCCCATGGTACAGGATCACTGCCACAGGTAACATGGATACCTGTTAAGTTTAAGTGTTTAAAACCTTTTGTAAGGGCTAAAATACGCCCGTGTGTAGGTGTTAAGTGAGTATGTGTATACTTTGTTATCTCTTTATTAAACTCGTAAGCATTGAAGTTTACAACGGTAATATCAGCACCTATAGAGAAGCCTGGTAACGTTTGAGCCAGTAGGCCACCAGCATGTGTCATTTTACATACTGTATAAATTTTAGATTGTTTTGTAAGTTGTTGGCTATCTATTGCTGACTTATTAGCATGATATAATTTTTCAGGAGTTTGGAATATTACTTTTGGGGCACCTGTAGTACCGCTAGTTAAAAGATCAGTTCCTTCTTTTAGTATTTTTGATAAGGTGTTTTTCAGTTCCATCTACTATCTTCTTTGCTAACTTGTATGGTGTAAAAGCGAATACAAATGGAAAAATGCTATGTATAGTTCCTGTAATAAAAACTAATAATGCTAAAAAGTTAAAGTAAGTAGCATAGGCAAAATGCTTAAAATAGCCTGTTTTAATATTTTTTAAATGTTTTAGATCTATATCCATAATATTCTTTCTTGTTTAATTTCCATATGTTTTGTTTAGTATAGTATACATCCTCTTCGCCTACAAAGTCAACTATTTTTTGCTTCTCTAAAATGCTAAAAATTTTATTTACTCGAAGCATTTTACCACTAGCATCGTTGTCGACATTGGTAGTAATATATATTGGAACATCTGTGTCATTAGACATAACCTGAGCCCACTCTATTTGTACAGGTAAGTGTTCAGCAAAGCCATAACTAGACATATGGTATTTATTTAATCCTGCTGGTCTTTGAAATGTTTGTACTCCTCTAAACAATGCTCGGTACCCATCTTTAAAAGGATGTATGCCACTTACAGCAATTATATTACCTCTTAAAACTGTACCCCACCAAGATCCTTTATTATCTAATAACCATTGCCACTTTAAAGCAGTAAGGCTTTCGTTATTTGCGAAGCCCATATGTTTACATAGTTTGAGGAAGTTAGTTAAGGTTGTTGGATTATGTATTCGTATTGTTTCTGTCATTTAGTAGCACCGTTTCTCCCGCCCCAGAGTTACTTTTTATCCTTAAACAATTCAGTCTTAGCATCTTCGACTGTATCAATAATTTTTTTACTATTAATTACCCAATCCACAGTTTTTATTTCGTCGGCTAATCTGTCTAGTTGTCGTTGTAAAGCAGATTCTAATTTTCTATAATCTAAATCAGAATCTGCTATACCAGAGATATCGACAGATTTTATTTTTCCATTCTTAAAATGGATTAAAACTTTATTAATTACTTCTAATGGTACATCCTCCATTGGAATCTCTGATAACAGATCACTCCATTGAGATTGTATTATTTTATCGTAATCAATTTCCTTGTCATTATGCTTTGACATCGGACGTGGTCTTTTTAGCAGGTCGACCACGACGAGGTCTAAGATCAGGATTCAAGTCATATGCTTGTTCCCTTAACTTAACGGCTTCGTCTTCAAATCCTTTAGCCTGATTTAACAAGTTATTAGCAAGGTCTTCATCGCCGAGAGCAGAATTATTTTGAGTACGTTCAGCAATCATAGGTTCGCCTACGTCTCTGCCACGAGGTTGCGGAGATACCATACCAGCATTTTGGTCTAGTTCTCTCATTCTTTCAGCGGCTTCTCCACCTTCTTTTAGTTTGTTAACAACATCATTTAGCTCATCTAATCTTACTGTAGATTTAGCATTAGGTGTCATTATAACTTGGTTAGTTTGGACCTTCTTAATATAACCTTCTTGGTGGAGTACTGTTAAAGCAACTCTCCCATCGGTCATAGTTTTTCTTTGTAGAGCATCAGCAAAATTATCTGCTTGTTGCCCAACATCACTTTGAACACACTCCATAACGGCATCGTGAATTAATGATGGCATACTATCACTGTAAACTACTAGAGCCATGTGATCTTCGTTTGGAGTTTGCCTAAACAAGACTACAACTTTTTTTCCGTTGTGAGTGCCTGTATGCTTAATTGATGAGGCCATGTTATTCTCCTGTGTTTCCTTCCTTGGAATCTGAATCAGTTGATTCTTCAGTAGGTGTTTCATCGTTTGGTAATTCAGCAGTACCCGGTACTGGTGTAGTTCCGTCGCCTTCTGGTTTAGGCGCTGGCTGAATTGAGTTTAACCATTGTACTAATCTATTATATAGATCTCCAACAGTTGCCATTTCGTCTGCTCTAATGGCTCCACGTTCGCTTGAAATCTGAATGATTCTAGCAACTAAACGTAGATCACCTAGAGTTAATCCAGGACCACCTGCTGGTGCTTCTGGTTTAGTTTCTGGAGCAGTAGTCTCTGTCGTTGCTTCTGCTTCAGTATTTTTTGTATCGTCTGTCATTATTATCTCCATTGTTATACATATAACTATTTCATTATATGCTATTATTATTTACTTAAAAAAGAATCAATTAAATGAATTTCTGGTTTAAAATCTATCTTCTTGATCTTCTTGTGGATAGGCCAAACTAAAATATGTGGCTTCGCTTGAATCTTCAAATCCTACTGTAATAGTATTGGTGGTAGTAAATGAATAGTCGTCACTTGCTTCGCCTACCCAATACCTACCTTCTAATGAAGTATAGATCCAGTATTTTAGTTCTTTAATCTTGTCCCCAACTCTCCATGAATCGCATGGAATACTAATTTTAGTAAAATGTAGGGGTAAATTAGGTACTACTCGTTTACCTAATACGTTTAGTGGGTTAACATTTTCCATTATCCAAATACCGTTAAAATTAATGCTATAAACCAAAAGAACCAAAATATAAAAGATGCTATAAGAAGCAATCCTTTAATTATGGTTCCTAGTATTGGTAGCATATTGGCCAAAAGCCATAATGCTATATAAACAACAAAATATAATCCTGCCCAAAATAGTAATGTCATTAAGCCTCCTCGTAATGACAAGTAACACCAAACGGAGCAGTAACATCTTTAGCACCGTGAATAATAAAAACTGTATCACAGTAGTTTTCGTCACCCCAACTACCCCACGGGTAACCGTCTGTGAACATAATTAATTTCTTAGGTACAATGTCATGTTCTTTCATAAATGTCCAGTTAACATCAAATTCTGTACCACCTCCACCTAACGGAGTATAGTCTAACAATTCATCAATGTTAGTTGGATCAAATTTCTTATATCCATATACTTCAGTATCAAAGCACCATAGTTGAATGTTAAAGTCTTCGTACATATCAGTAATACCTTTAACTTCACTAAAGAAATCTTTTATCATTGTACTTGAAACAGATCCTGACATGTCAACACAAAGACAAATATCAATTTTTTCATCATTGTCCATTCCCGGAAGAATGGCATCCATGTGCCAAGAACGTCTGTTAATCTTTTGGAAAGTAAAGTCGTTCTTAATAGTCGATTGTATCTGTTGTTGAAGTATTTCTCTCCAATCTAATTTAGGAGCGGTCCATTGTTCAATAAGTCTTTTAACACCTTGTGGAATGTTACCAGCACTATTACCAGCCGCCGCGGCCGCATTTAATACTGCCTCTTTCATTTCATCTTTAATTTGTCTACGATCTTTTTCAGATAGTTTAGGTTTGCTCTTACTAACAGGGTTACCGTTTTCGTCAGTTTCTTGATTACCGTTTGAATCACCATCTCCGCTATCACCATCTAAATGTTCATCTAACATTTTTTCAAGCAAGTCGTCCATGTCAATTTTTTCAGCATTCTCATAAAGGTCGTCATATACTTTTTCAAATGACCAACCGTAATATTTTGTTTCGTGTAAAATAGGAACTACTTTAATAGGAGTACCAACTTTGTTTTGTACCAAGTCACCATTAACACAATAGTCAGCGGCAATATTTGATAACTGTGGGTTACGTCCTTGGTTCCTAGCCATATGGTCGTAAACTACATGAAGTATTTCATGTCCCATTAAAAATAGTATTTCACCGTCTGTTAGTTTTTCAATAAACTTAGTATTGTAAAAAAAGTGTCTGCCATCAGTTGCGGCAGTTGGACACCAAGCATCAGCATTAACAAGTTTAAGTCTTAAAGCAAGGTTACCATAAAAAGGATGAAGTATAAGCAAACCAATTCTTGCTTGAACTAGTTGCTCACGTACCTTAAGATCTAACTTAGGGTCAGTTTCAAACCCAACTTCACAGCCAGGTTTGATATCTTCTTTTGCGGTAGGATTAATATTTGACATCAAAGCCTCCTATTTCTCATCCATTGAACGAGCTTTTCTAATATACTTACCGAACCTTTCGTGGAACTCGTTAAAGCTCGGAAGTTCTTTAGGCTTAACATTAATACCGTATCTTACAATGGCAGTCTGAGCTCCCATTACAGTAAGTTCGGCATCGAAGTTGTCCATCATAAACCTTAAGAAGTTCTCAATATATTTTTGAGTACTTGCTCCTGATTTTTGAGCTCTTTCACGTAACTCATAACACATAGACATTGTAAGTGAATAACGACCTGACATTTCAACATCTTTGTCAAGTGTTTTAATCTTACCTTCTAAAATTTCAGTTGGGTTAGGAAGTTTGTTTCTAGCCTTCCTAGTTGCCATAAACTTAACAGCAATGCCTTCACCAATCGCACCAGAAACCAAATCAGTAAATGTTTCATCATCTAAATCATCATCATCGATTAGTTCTGAAACAAATGTCCAAGAACGAGGTGTAGCAAAAGAACGACTTGAACCTTTAGGATCAAAGTCGAACAAGTCTTGTTTATGAACTGTAATGTGTCCAATAACATCAGAATGAATATCGTTGTTAACGGCCCAGTTCAACCAACTGTCGTAATCAACTCTCATTTCCAAATGTAAAAATCTGTTTGCCAACGGAGCAGGCATTCTGTAAACAACACCTTTATCAGTTTCTCTATTACCCGCCGCAATCATAACAACGTTTTCAGGTAATACATAATTACCAACACGTCTGTTAAGAACTAACTGGTATGCCGCCGCCTGTGTACTTGGAGGAGCAGAGTTAAGTTCGTCTAAAAACAATACAACTGTGTCATATTGTTTTGCTAATTCTTTACTAGGTAAATCAACTGGTGGAGCCCAATCCATTGTACCTGTGTCTTTATTATAAAAAGGAATACCTTTAATATCTGTAGGTTCCATAAGTGCCATTCTAAGATCAATTAGTAAAGCATTACCAAGTTCACCAGAATCAACCAAACCTTGTGCTAGTTCGGATTTACCAATACCCATTGGCCCCCAAAGGAAAATAGGACGCTTTTTAGCAAATGCTTTAGTTATGCTTCTTTTAGCACCCTCGGAAGTTACTGTTCTGTGTTCTGTTATTGACATATTTTCTTACTCCTTTTTATTAACTATACTTACAGTATACAGTCTATCGGCCAATTTGTCAACCATTTTGACGTCTTTTTTTCGCTTGTAAACCATTGATTTATAAGGCTTTTTAATCTTTTTTTAGATTTTAGGTATTTTTGGCCTTAAATTTAGTACCAAGCAGACGTGTTTTTCATATAAAGCATGATATCACCGTTGTATAATGACACCATATTTGCTTCTTGTTCGCCAAATAACACAATAGCCTGTTTACGAGGAGGAAAGTAATAAGGGCAAGTTAAATATTTGTCCAAGTCTAGTAATACCCTAGGATTGCTTCTAATATGTTTTATTGATTGCTCTATTGAAATTGTATATCGTTTTACAAATAGTTTCTGTACAAACACTTCAAAGCCAACTTCAGTTAGCCTTAACCCTGATTCTACTCGTGTATTTCTCCACCATTGAGATAATGCTTCTTCTTCAGATACATTGTCTAATTGTTGAATTAATGCTCGAGTAATTTCTAACTTATTGGAGGGGAACTTTTTCGCCACGGTCTAACTTCACTACGGTAAATCTATCAGTGTCGTATTTTAAGTTCATTTTCTTTGCTAAGTTAATAGCATGACCAGGATTGGAAAATGCCACCTTTTTATATTTAGGTCCAGGATAACTTACTAACATATTAAATGTTTTTACATTAATGGGGCGGTCTTCATAGTAGACTGCCCATATCCCGTCACTGGCTAATACTTGAATTGTCTGATAAGACTTCTTATCTGTTTGTTCTAATATAACAACTGGTTTTGGTCTACTCACTTGATTACTCCTATTATACGAGTATTTATCATTATTCTATGAGTATATAACCCTTTTTATATGAGTATTTAATTAGACCAATTTTCTCCGTCAAATTCTACATTAACAGTTTGGCTATCTATAAGTTTTTTTTGTGTGTTAATTAATTCGTCTTGTACGTTAATTAATTTTGTTTGAAGTTCAGTAATGCTATGTAATAAATCCGTCGCTGTACGGGTGTCTAAGACGGTGCTAGACGCCTGTTTTTGTTGGTTTGCCTGTACTAACTGTCTAAATTTATCTATATGTAAACTCATTACTCGTATCTACTTTGCTTTAGTGCCAAAGACATATCTGCTTTAGTTTTAAATGGGCCTTTATACGGATAACGTTCTAATGTAACTAACTTAGGACAAAACCCTCTCGACCATCCGTTGCTTGGATATTTTACAATGTAATAGCCTGCTGAATGTACACTATTTGATTTGTTATTTTTCGTATACAAAGGCAATTTACGTTGTACATCATACATTTCATTTGTTGGTTTACTAGCACAAGGATATCCAAAAAGTAGATATACTTCACCGGCAGTTGTTATACTTTTTTCTACATCAACTTTAACTGGTTCTTTAAAACAATCCTCTCCCCATTTATTAATGATATCTGTCATTGTCATAGTAACAGGTTGATCTTGATGTAAACTAAGAAGTTGATAATTCTTTTTATCTTTCTTACTAACTGTTCCAACTTTGGTACCATCTTCTTCTAGTATCCAAAAGTTATTTTTAACTATTGTTTTTAACTTAACTGTCATTGATATTACTCCTTATATCCTAGTTGTAAGAAGTGAGCATAACTATCTATTTGCTCACTAATTTTTTGTAAGTCATATTTTCCACAAAATTTTAAGAACCTTGCCCCTACCATAGGAAAGTTCTTAGGTTCTATAGAATCAATAGTTTCATCTATAAAACTTTTTATTTCTTCAGGTTGTTCTGTCAAATCAATCAATGTAACATTACGTTGATAATCATCTAACACCCTGTGTTCTACTTCGTTGTGATCTACCCAACGTTGTAGCATTAAGTTGTTCCAATTAAAACCTTTACGATCTTTGTCCTCAAAGGCTTCTAATAGTCCTACTTTATTCTTTGTACCTTTTTTACGAACACCAGGAAAAGCACTAAACACGTTATCGCTGGTATCACCTCTCATACATTTCTCAAATAGTAACCATTTAGGATCTGGTATTGCTTTGGGCTCTTTGGTCTTCTTGTCAAGAACCCTATTACCTTTGTCGTTAAATATACCTTCTGTAGTATGTAACTCATCTGTAATACCGTTGTACTGTTTAACTGTAGGTGATATTAGTTGTATAAAGTCTGTGTCGCTACTAATAATGAAATGTTCATCATTTGGATGTTTAGCAATAAATCTAGCAATAAGATCATCTGCTTCTGCTATTTCATTTCGAAGAACAGTACAATTACTTTTATCACGTAAGAATGATGTGAGGTCATCATATGTTTCCCAAAACACTTTATCTTCTTCTGCTTCTTGATCTGTTTGGGCCAACCTAGCAACTTGTCTATTCTTTTTATAAGGTTCGTAAAAGTCTTTACGCCAACTACGTCCTTCTAAGCAAAATACTACATGATCTGCTTGAAACTTTCGGAATACTTTGTTAACACTATTCATTGTAATGTGAATGCTTAGTCCAACTTTCTCGTCAAGTGAAGCACCACGAAAGGCGATATGTCTTGCTCTAAAAAATGTGTTTGCTGTGTCTACTATTAGGTATTTCATATGATCCTCTTATTGCCTATATAATAATATTATATACTATTCAGGCCGACTTGTCAAGACTTAAATTAAACTATTGTCGATTAAATGTTTTCTCATATGTCTTGAAAATTGATAATGGTCTTCATGCTTAAAGTAGCCCTTTGTTTTTGGCCTAGCATTATCTAAATCTTCGTTAAAAAACCGTGTCATACAAACATTCCAAAGCCAATGGATATTTGGATAATTTAGTTTAACTATAACTTCCTCTAATTCTTTTGGCTTTGGATCACCCCAGATCTTAGTTGATGTTTTAATTATATCATCGTCATTTGGTAATGGCCATGTATGTTCCGTGAAGTAAAAATAAAATTTATGTTTGGTTTCTTTAGCAGTTTTTAAAAAGTCTATTAAATCAAAAATAAAATGAATATTCTTTGACATAGTATCATCTTCTTCTATGTTTTCTATTCTTTCACATTCTTTTAAATACTCTTGTTCGCAAGTATCTAACCAAATGTCTATAATCTTAGTAAAACGATCGTCATCTGGATGATATGAAACCATAGGATCATATTCCTCACCTAAGTTTAAATCATTTTGAGTTAAAAGAGAAGCAAACCGTTCATCATACCATGATTTAAATGTAGTATCTTTTGGTCGGACTCCGTTTGTTCTAAGCATTTCAATTATAAGTTGCTTACCGTATTCTCTGTCAAAATCCGTACCGTCCATTTTACAGTCAACGCCAAAAGAATGTAAAGAAGAACTCCAGAGGTGATCTTTAGCACTACCCCAGTCACCGTAAAGAGGAAACAGTTTCCTCTTCCAACTAGGTAGCCCTATAAAATAATAACAATCATCAAAGTCATATATACTTAAAGTTTGACTTACTTCTTGTAGTATTGATTCTATACAAGCATTATGTCTACAAAAACTTTTATTTCTTGCTGAATATACTTCTGCTAGCCTAGACGTCCAACTGTATTGCGAATCCACAGGGTGTGGATAACGTTCTAAACCAACCCATGCTCCGTCATCATTTGCTTTTAAATAGTCTGTAAAACTACAAACTCCGCCAGCATGGCCGTCACCAAAACTTAGAAAATGCATTTTTAACTAACCTCAGTTTTACCATCGTCTCGCCTTACCTTATTAACAGTAGTTCTGTTTTCAGGATCAGCGTCGTAATTTTCCCAAGTTTCTAATGCTACATTCCTACAAACTTTTTGGAACCATTGGTCAACAACATCTTCATCTTTAATACCTTGGTACCCTTCTTTCCTCAATTGATTAACAAAGTAAATATTCCAATCAAGTTCAAAAGCACCTTGGTCTGGTTTCTTAGGATCATCTAAACTTAATCCTATTACATTTACATAAGGTTGTTGCTTATCTGTAGCAATATCTTTTTCAGTTTTATGCTCTTCTTTTGTTTTAGCCTTTTTGCTAAACAAATTTTTAAATGGATTTTCCATATATTCTCCTATATACCATTCTTTCTTAGTCTTTTAACAAATTCAGGTTCATCTAATTCTGCTTTTTTAGGTTTATAATCATCTTCGGAAATTTCAGTAACCTGATCTTCAATTTCATTTGTTTTAAACTTATCTTGTAGCATTTTAAATAATGCTGTAAAACCAAGATATATAAAAACACATATACATAAAACAAGTAAAACAATAGTATGTGCTATTTTAATTGTTACTTCCCCAAACTTCTGTACTTGAGGCTTTAGTGTAAATTTTAAAGCAATTTGTTCAGCAGTATACCAAATATCTCTTAGAGTCATTTATGTTCCTATAGCATTTCCAAACAAATAAACGTGTACTCTTGCCGCTACATTATATCCTCGTTTAAATGCCTTTTCTGCCACCTTACCGGCACCAGCAGTTTGTTCTTCTTCTCTTGCTCCTGTGGGCATAACCCATACAGGCCAATCAACACCAGCATCTCTAAATTTCTGTATTGCTGATTCCATTTCATCCCACTCTCTGTCTTTATCTCCAACTACAAATTTTAGTTGTCCTTTAATAGATGCTGACATATACTTGCCTACAATTTCTGGTCTAATAGCCTTTTCTGGTTTCTCGCCTGATACTGTAAACAATTTAGGACTACACGAAAAGAATACTTCTTCAGGTATAGTGTTTGCCCATTCTATAAATTCAGGCTTTAATGGTTGTGTTCCATTTGTTTCAAATGTCATTGAACTTGGTAAATTGTTTTGTCTTTTAAGTTCATTGTAAATTCCCATTGTAGCCATTTGTCCTGTTAACATCAACGGTTCACCACCTGTAAAACATAAGTGTTGATGTTGTTTACTTACCGGATGTAAAAACAAGCCTTGTGGATTACTTTCATTTTTTAAAACATCTACAATTTTATTTGCTAGTGTAGTAGGTGTTTCATAGCCCATTAAACTTTTAAATTTCTTAGCCCATGTATAAGAACTATCACAACCTTTCTCCCATACTGGCAAGTCTTCAACACGACTTACACTTGATACATCAAAATCTTCAAATGGAAGTTCATATGTATCTGGGTTAGTTGGATCTACTTGTCCAAATCCACTACATTGTAAGTTACATAAAAAGAACCGTATCCAAGCAGTAGGAACACCTGTATAATGACCTTCTCCTTGGATAGAATGAAATATTTCAGAGTAATAAAACTTTTTCTCTTCTTTTTTCATTACTGGTTCACTACTATATTTAAGTGACATCATTAATTTACTTTTCTCTTTCGGCAATAATTTTATCAGCAAGTCCGTAAGCAACCGCTTCTTCACTTGTCATAAAGTTATCACGATCCATGTCTTTACTTAATGTATCAAAGTCTTTGCCTGTGTTAGTAACATACACTTCAGTTAATACTTTCTTCCAACGTAACAACTCGTTTGCTCTAATTTCTACGTCAGTTGCTTGTCCACTAAATCCACCTAAGGGTTGATGTATCATGTGTCTAGCATTAGGTAACATAAAACGTTTACCTTTAGTACCTGAACTTGCTAACAATGAACCCATCGAACAAGCCTGGCCCATAACTACAGTTGAGATATCAGGTTTAATAAAGTTCATTGTATCAAGCATACTCATTCCAGCAGTTACTGAACCACCAGGTGAGTTAATATATAGTGTAATATCTTTTTCAGGATCTTGACTTTCTAAAAATAGTAATTGAGCAACAATGGCATTTGACATATTTTCTTCAACTACACCGCTTAACATTACAATACGGTCTTTTAATAGTCTACTATAAATGTCGTAACTACGTTCGCCTTTTGATGTTTGTTCTACTACAATTGGTATTAATGCCATGTTATCTCCTTTATTATTATTCAAAATCGCCATCTTCTCTATGTCCTTGTCTGTAGGACATATTAGAATCTGTTTCTCTTACTTCTACTCTAGAACACCATATTCTATCTGCTTCACCATAATCTTTTAAGAAAATAGTATTGATATATTCATACAAGAAATCAGCAATACCTTCACAGCCTGTTTTTTCAACTTCTGTAATCTTTGCTAGTCCTAGTTCGCCTAGTTTCTTAAAATCATCATAGTTTGGATCATCAAGTGCTAACAATAGTGTATGATCAAACCAATCTTCTAATAATTGTTTTAGTGGTTTTAAACCGCCAAAGTCCATAACCCAATTTCTTACATCTAAGTCATCTGACTCAAACTCAAAATGGAAACTCAAAGCATATCCATGAATTATATTACAATGACTGTCGGCTCTCCATTGTCTGTAAGCAACTGGAAATCCTTGTCTGTACGTTTTTGTTGAAACATATTTTTTTTGTTTGGCATTAGCCATTATTTTATCCTCCGATTGTTAATAGAGGGGGCAGAATATTTTGTGAGGGTTGATCCCTTGTAGACCTCGTTTATCATGTTATAATTATAACATAAAGTATATGGGATTGTCAACTTATTTATCTGATTCATTAACGACTTCCTCTATATCTGTGACTTTTGTAAAAGGAACCACCCTCTTTACAAACATTCTTTCGCCATCTTGTACTTCGTACATTTCACGTTTGGAATCTTGGGATACTAAAGTGCCCGTTCTTTCCAATTCTACATAACCTTGAACAGGTAAATCAGCCGTACTATACATACCACCAATCCTACCAAATTTATCAACTGGCCATTCGGCTTTATACTTACAAGTGTATTTTTTGTATTCTTTATCCATTATATTCACCTACATTTTCCCAAGGATAAACAAGCCAAACATCTTCTTCGGCTTTGTTAACTTCATCACAGTAATAATCGACTCCATCGAAATCACTTGATAAGTTTTCTGTTAATGTAGCAAAACGAACATTGTCCCCACCATTAAGACCCCAGTCTTCTGATAACCATTTAAAAGTAGCACCAGTATCGTTAATGTCATCTACTACTAAAATATTTTTGCCCATTTTAGCATCTTCGGCCATCCAAGCAATACTGTCTCCAGTTTTACCAGACTCGCCATCTCGTAAAGCAACCTTAACAGCCTCACATCTAATACCTGTCATGTTACTTAAAATTGTAGCAGGTACATTCCCGCCACGTGTAATACCTACAATGTAATCAGGTCTCCATTCACTGTTGTAAAGTTGTACAAGTAATTGTGAACACATTTTTTCAACGTCATGCCAACTATAAATTTTCTTCTTAATCATTTTGTTTTACCTTTAATATTTCATAATTGTCATTACCTGTTTCTTTAACTTTTAGAAACCCACCTCTTCTTAAACCATCTATAGTTTCAGAAATAATAATATAGTTTCGTCTAGTTGCCATTTTATATCCTAATACTGTACCAATTGTATATGCGGCAAGTAACCACCATGTTGTGTACCAATCCATTAGCCCTCTCCTTCTTCTTGTATTTCATCATAGGTTTCCCAAAGGTATTCATCATTTAATCGTTGTTCTCGGGTGTCATGCCAGTCCATGTTCATCCAGCCTACTCGTGCCCAATCGCCTTTACTCCTTGTATCTGCCCAGTCCATGTTATGATCTAATTCTTCTTTATCATACCATGCTTGTTCTATAATTTCACTAACATTAGTTGCTACTGTTGAATAACAAAACTTGTTAGGGTCAAAGTCTTCGCCATCGGTTTCAACAAACCAACAACCCATGCCACCTTTTTCACCTGTATGATATACTAGTACAGGAACAACATTATGTTCATCTTTGGCACTATCGTTATCTTCATGGTATGCTTCTCTATCAAATAAATGTAAAGGTTCAAAACTCTCGCCTTCGTATTCATTTTCCATTGAGTCTCTGGTGCCTGGTTTAGTACCTGCAGGCAACTCTACCCACGACCATTCTGTATCTCCATATGAATTATTGAGATGTTCAATATCGTCACATTCGTTCCAGGCACAAAAGTTATCACATATTTCAGGACCATCATATTCTTCTGGATCATGCTCTGCTGTATGTAAAGCATCAATTAAATCCCCTTCGTCTTTGTCAACAAAGTGTCTAACAAATTCGTCATTAACTTTGCCAATAATTAATTCGCCTCCGTTAATTCCCATGTCTACCCTAAACAATCTTTTTGCCATTATTTCTTCTCCTAAAATACCCACTTAAATGAAGCGGTAACATTGTGATCATTGCCAACAGCAGTATCAAACCTTGATACTGTGCTTATGCTCCAACTAAAGTCTCCTTCGGTATAGTTAAATCCTATTCCGATATCAGTTTCAGTTTTAGCAGTTTGGCTCCATTCTGTATCTGTATAACTTACTTGGTTAGAACTTAGTTCATTTCCACCTCTACTAGTCGGAGCATGTATATTCATGTTACCTGAAAATACATTAACTGGTTGACTAATATAACTTGACATACTCCACTTATCGTTAAGTACTGTATCATTTTGTAGTTTCCAACCATAACTCATTAAGTCGTCACTACTATTAATAAGTGATCCATTAACTGTGTCAACAGTTGTATAACCTAAATTTATATTAGCAGATAGTCTGTTAGTTGCTGATGTTTCCCAAACTCTACCTGTTTGTAAGAAAGCAGTTTGTGTTTCACCAATATCAAACATACCATTAAAGTATCTTCCTAAGTATTGTCCATCCTCTTTCATGTAACCAAATGTAGTTCCATCTAGTGTTACAGCAATACTATCTGTACTATTTTCTTTTAAGTGTACAGCAAAGTCGCTATTACCATATCCTGTTAAACCAGCATAGTTTGTAAATGAATGAAATGCTGTGTCTATTGGTACATGAGCATTAGCAAGTGGTATTAACCAATCTCTGTTAAATCCCATTTCTGTAGTTTCTACTATCAATGAACTTAGTGAACTAGGTAAACTATTACCGCCTGCTGTGTAGCCAGTTGTACTAGTAGTGGCACCATCTGTTCTACCATCTGTTGGAATACCAACAGCACCAATTGGCTGTGTCGCGGCATCCATATCTAATCTACCGTGTCCATCAAGTCCTACATTGTATCCATCATAACTTGAATCAGCAGTTTGTAAAATTAGTTGTACTGTATTAGAACCGGTCATGTGTGGCCACATTTGTCTAAGTAAAGCAATACTACCAGTTACTACTGGAGCCGCCATACTAGTACCATTCATGTTTACATATTTAGAACCGGAGTTGTCTAATGATGTCATACTCTCTGGTGCTCTAATAAAGAAGTCACTAACATGATATTCATCTTGACATACATCGTTTACTACGTCCCAACAAATACTTCCAGCATTAGCAGAATGACTATTATTCGTTCCACTAGCAGGATCATAAGATCCAACAATAATTAATCTTCCGTCTAGCATTAAACTACCATCGTCGTTTGTAGCAGTAGCATACCAACCTGGAGCCATTGCTATCTTTTGATTATTACCAGCACTATTAACAAGTATAATATCACTGTTAGCCATATTACTTGCTAAAGCATTAATTGAATCCATACCTCCATAAACAAGATTGCCGTTATCATCTTGTGCTATAACTTGATCTAAGTTTACATACCCGCCATTTTTGAATATAGTCTTATTCCATTTGTATAAGTTCTTATCAGCATCAATGAGTGATAGTGATTGATAAGTGTTGTTTTGATTATTAGGATCACTACCAACAACATAACTATCATCGAAACTAACATTCTGATCCCAACGACCGTTAATACTTAAATTAACTACGTCAACATCATTTTCTTTAAAATAATTCCAATAGTTGTGATCTAAATAACTTAAACTAGGAGTTCTAACAACAAACAATTTAGAATCAAATGCTACACCTACTGTACCTTGTCCATCATGTTTAGCAACAATAGTACCAGCAACGTGTGAGCCGTGTCCATTCCAGTCTGTTGAACTGTTATTATATACGCCACCTATTTGTCCATCTAATTCATCGTGGTCAATGTTAACACCTGTATCAATAATACCTATGTTAACTCCTTTACCTGTCCAACCTTTTGCCCAAGCATCATTAATACCTGAGGCGTCTATGTGTTGATAACTTGTACCTGTGCCATTAGCAATGTCTGTTTCAGTCCAAACTGTTAAGTTGTCTACTGTACATCCTTGCCAGTTGCCACAGTAACCTCTTGTTTCTCCTGTTAAGAAACTGTCAGCATCATCTGACAATCCTGTAGTCTTAGTACCTAAGTGTGCTTCGTTGACTGTACCTGTTTCTGCTGAATCTACGGTTGATATTAATTCTCTATTAACACGAACGGGTTCACTATCAGTTACTCCATGCTCTACTATATTACCTTGTGTTCTAGCAACCTCACTAGTTGTACCAGTAGTAGTTGTAGTTGTACCGTCGCTATATGTTTTTACTATATCAGTTCTAGTATAACTTACAGTATCATCTCTATAAGAACTATATGTCCTTGTTACTTCATATGTGTCTCTGTAAGTTTTAGTAATAGTGCCTGTTACTTCTGTACTAGTTGATTGTGATGTAATAATTTCTGTAGCATTTGTTGATATAATTACCCTAACAGTTTCTTGAGTGTTTACTACATTACTTGTTGTTGAAACTAGAGTTACAGTTTCTTCTTCTGGTTCTTCGTATGTTCCATTATAAGTAGCAATCAAATCATCTTTAGACTTACTAGCATCAGCAGTTACTTTTTCTGATAAACTAGTAAAGTCAGAACTTGAATCATCCACTTGTCCATTAGTAGCACCATTCTCCCAGAATGTTTCATGTCCTTTATAATATCTATTATACATACCATCAGCGATAGCGATAGCATCAACTAGATTTGTAGTTTCGGATGAACCATTTCCGTATGTAATAGTCACTGTCATACTTTGTAGTGTAAGTTTGTCAGCATTTGATAATCCGTCAAATGTCTCCTTTAGTGTTGCTATTTCTTTAAACCCTGCTAAAGCAGATACATAGTCGCTTTGTTCTATACTAACCATAGCACTAACCATATTGCCAGTTTGCTTTAATATAGATAAAGCATTGTCAACAATTTTTACTTGTTGAATAATATTATTTCCAAATGTGTTAATATTAATTTCTGCTGAATCTACTGTTTCTATTAATTCTCTACTAACCGATTCGCTTGTAGTTACATCGTGTTCCACAACAGTACCTTGAGTTCTACTTGCTTCGGTAGTCGTACCTGTAGTAGTTTCAACTTTACCATTTGTGTAAGTAGTTACAACATCAGTTCTTGTATAGTTAACTGTGTCGTCTCTGTATGAACTGTATGTTGTTGTTACAGTAGTTGTAACCTTATAGGTATTTGTTACAGTACCTACTGTTTCTGTTTCAGTTGCTTCTGTTGATGATGTTCTTGTAGCATTTGTTTCAACTATTACTCTAACAGTTTCGGTTGTATTTACTACAACATTTTTTGTAGAACCGTTATCAAACTCATCTAATAAATCTTCTGAACTCTTGTTCCAATCTGTTTCAACATTATTTTTAATAGAAGTATAACTAGAATCAGTATCGTCAAACTGACCTGTATTAACAGCATCATTCCAAAATGTTTCATGACCTTCATAATACCTTGTATACATTCCATGGGCAATATTAATTGCTGTACCCATGTTAACTGTTTTACTAGCACCGCCTTCTTTAAATGTAAATGTAACAGTAAACAAACTGTTTAAGGCAGTTTTAGTTTCAGCATCAAATCCGTCCCATGTGGATTTAAGAGTACCGATTGCTTTAAAACTATCCAAAACAGTTTTAAGATTATCTTTATCTTTAATTTGTCTTATGGCACTAAGTTCCATGCCGGTTGAATTATTTAAAACTTGAAGTCCATTATTAATAGCATTAATACTACTTGTAGCAGTATTACCAAAAGATGTGTCTATTGGGGTATCTGGATTTGTTGGAGTATTTAAAGTTATAGAACCGCCACCTCCACCGCCTCCACAAGCAGTTAGCAGAAATATTAATGAACTTATTAATATACCTTTGATTGACTTTGATAGCATTATGCCTCCTGGTTAATTACTGTTAAAAAACCAAAAAAGATA